CCAAGGAAGAAGTAGTACCTGCACACTAACACACTCACGTCCTCTCTAAGCTGCGTTAGTTACAGACTGGTAACTTTTATGGTCTATAAACACAACGTCGCTTAGAATGGCTTGTAGGGCCCTGTATGTACATTTAAGTGGGGGGCGGATGCTCCCTGCTTATGCCGGTAAATAATAAACATATATCATTCAGGTGTAACAGGTTACTAATCTTAAATAAAAGGAAGAGATAATGAAAACTTTTGCATTTAGAACTGAAGGTTTTGACGATGGTAAACGTGTTCCTGCCCTACTAGCAAAACTAGGAGTATCGAAATACGTTAATGAAGAAATTTGCGACCCTGGTAATGAAAACTGGAAAATGGATAAGTTCATTGTTGAGGTGGAAGATAGTGTTGAGTTGGAAACATTCCGTACACGTATGGCGGAGTTAGTTGATGTCAATAAGGAGTTTGAAAACATGCATCGTTGCCACGAGACTCTTGCTGAGGGGGAGGTTCCTAGGGAGCAGTGGTATTGTCACGATAACAATCCGACTGGTAATGATTTACTTCCTTCGGAAGATGAAATTGCACAGGAGTCCATAGCACGCAATCGTAAAGAGTGGTCGGCCATTGTGGACCTTCGCCGGTTAAGTGGTGAGATAGCATACACCACAGCGGAAGGAACTACCTTATACGCCAATGCTTGGGAGGCATATAAGGATACGGGGGTTTCTATCAATAATATCATGGCTCAACTACGTTACCACCATGAGGGTAACGAGCGGCCAGACCCAGAGGGTGAGGGAACTGAGGGGTTCCACTTCCCTGAAAAATACTGAAGAGAAAGGAAAGGACAATGAGTTTTAATAATGCAAAGAACATGGTAGGCAACGCACCTGAAGGATTGGGTAAACACATTAAAATGGTTCCCCTTGACGATTTGAATATGTCTGCACTTGAACTAAGGGTGGAAGCTAATAGATGCTACTCCATAGACTATCTACCGGTAGTAGTGCGCCATGACCGTAAGCAATATCTAATGGTGATATCCTCAGACCTAGTCGTTGATATACCAAAAGATGCCGACCATGATTGGGTGGTTCACAAATTGCAGGAGCTAACCTTTTGGCTCAATCAGATTTGGAACTACCTTGAGTGGGATACCGTTGACGTCAATATAGTGGTGGTGGTTCCACCCGACCAAAACGATTATTAAAAAATAGGGGGTGGTTACTCCCTTATTTTTTTTGCCTAAACAAAAAAATAAGGGAGGGCCGAAGCCCTCCTAAATCAAGGTAACACGGTTACGTACCGTTCCAGCTTGTGTCACGTGACGTGGTTACAGAGGTCGTCGCTTCGGACGTTCTTGTAGTAAGCTTGTCAGTGTTCACATTAGTGTACCAGTTAGTCTGCTGTGTATGTTCAGTTAAGAACGCAGATTCAATAGCTGTCATGTAGCTACTGCTTGTACTAATGGAAGTTTGACGCTCGTTAACCCACGCAGTGGTGATTGCCGCACTTGTAGTAATCGACGTAGTCGGGTCACTTGGGTGCGCAGTCTGCCAGCTAACATCAGTGCTTCGACTTGTGTTCTCAGAAACCGTAGTCTCTGTAGACCAAGTTGTGGTCACTTCAGCCATTTGAGCTGTGTTGGTTTCACGCAACGCTACGTTGGTTTGTCCAGCTGTGGTAGCCTGAGTTAACCAAGTGGTCGTAACAGTTGCACCAGTTTGTACCACAGTTGATGTAGACGTTGTCCAACGAGTATGGAAATTCGTTGCCCATTGGGTATCAGTCAGCACACCAGTGTTGTACGACGTATCAACCGAGCTAGTCCAGCTAGTAGCTGTATTGCCCACAGTTGTCTTAGTGACGCTAGTGTTAGCGCCAGTTGTCCAACTAGTTGTATCCGTAGTTGTCCAGTTAGTAGTCGTAGACTTGTTGGTTGTCCAATTTGTCGTCGTCTCTACTGAGCCATCCACAGCGGTCTCAACGCTGGTTGCGTAACTCGTAGTAGTGGTCGCATTAGTTCCCACCAGAGTTGTTGCAGCCGTGTTAAAGGACGTTGACGCAGTCGTTGTAAACTCCGTTGTCCAAGAGGTGATTGTCTCTCTTGTTACACCATCAACAACAGTACTGAAGACTGTCACTGTAGATGCGGATGTCAGCCATGATGTCTGACGTAACGTGTTCCACGATGTTGCCGTTTCCACGTTACCTTCTACCGCCGTCTCATGTGAAGTTACCCACGATGTTGTTACAGTCGCAGATGTACCCACAGTTGTCGTCGCACTCATGTCAACTGCCGTAGTGGTAGTCTTAGAAGTGTTTCGGTTGGTCAGGCGTGAAGTAGACCAAGAGGTACCACCAATGTAGTCAGTGGTCCAGCTAGTTTCAGTCTGCTTAACCAGCTCAGAACTTGTCGTGTGTGACGTTGTCCAAGTAGTTAGCTTCTCACCAGTTGTTGTTACTGAAGTCTCCACCTCGGTCAAGTAGCTTACACTTACATCACTGAAGCCAGTGGTTGCACGTGAAGTCTGGTATGCCGTGTTGGTGTTTCTACTTGTAGCAACCTGTGTAACAGTACTAAACGTAGTAGTAAACTGCGTTGTAGTAGAAGCACTTGTTTGTTTTGTGCTACCGGTAGAGTAGCTGGTATTCCAAACAGTGTTCGTTGACTGGTTAGTAGAACGAGAAGTAGTAGCATTGTAATTTGTGGCCCACTGGGTAGTAGTGGTCGCACTAGTACTAACTGAAGTGTTAGTGCTGTAACTGGTTGTCCAAGACGTATTCCCACTAACCCCGGTGGAGTAACTTGTGGTAGTAGACCTAGACGTCGAGTGTGACGTGGACTTGCTGGTTGTATGCGAGGTTCCCCATGTAGTCGTAGTTGACTTAGAGGTGTTCCAAGCAGTTGTAGTTGACCTGCTAGTTGATTTAGAGGTCGACTTACTTGTACCACGAGAAGTATTCCAGGTAGTCGTAGTGCCACGGTTAGTATTATAACTCGTGTTGTACGATGTAGTGGTCGACTTACTTGCGGTGTACGAAGTATTAACCGTCCAACTGGTTGTTGCCGAGTAGTTCCAAGACGTGGTGGCCTCAGTCGTACGCGACGTGGCTCTACTAACAGGACCTTCATCAAACGACTCACGAATGAGTGTCTGGTAGTTAGTCGTCCAAGAAGTGGTGCGGCTAGCAGACTTGGTAGTACTTCTACTCTTCGTGGTGTTACGTGACGCGCCCCAACTAGTCGTAGTCGATTTCGAAGTAGGCTTCGAGGTTGACCAAGTCGTGTTAGTGCTTCTATTCGTACCGAAGGTAGTATTATAATTCGTTGTGTAGCTTGAATTATAAGACGTGGTTGTTGACTTATTCGTACCGAAGACAGTAGTTGTCGACTTAGACGTATTATAGCTAGTGTTATAACTGGTGCTATAATTCGTGCTGTACGATGTAGTGGTACTATGACTTGTAGTCGCAGTCCCGCCGGTACTAACTGTAGTTGTACGCGATTTCGTTGTTGAACGCGCAGTAGACCAGGTAGTAGTTGTACCCAGTTCAGTAGTACGTGACTTAGTGGTACTGTAGGACGTAGTCCAAGCCGTATTAGTCGCACGCGACGTAGAACGGTCGGTAGTCTTACCGGTCGCAGTTGTCCAAGTAGTCGTAGTAGACTTGCTTGTACTTCTGGACGTATCGGTATTGTACCCAGTATTATACGTAGTCTCGGTTGACTTCGTAGTAGTCCACAGTGTCTGATACTCACCGTCACCTTGAATGGTGGTGGTTTTACTGGTAAGGTCCATAGTTGTCCAGCTCGTAGAACGGCTAGTCTGAACCTCTGGCGATGCTTCTGTAAGCCAGTTGGTATTAACCTTCTCGTACTCAGTGGTTGAATACGTGGTACCGTAGGCAGTATCCCATGCAGTGCCCCAGGTTGGAACAGTGTTCAGGATATACGGGTCAAGCTGTTCAGGCTGAGTAATTGTCTCCAATACCCCAGCAGGAACTTTTGCCATCTCCAAACGTTCTTGGATAGCCCGTCCGAATTCCCAATAATGCCAGTCGGATAATTCACGTCCAGTAAAGCGCCAAGCCACGGACCCATCAGACAGAATGATTCCTGCCTCAGAGTACACATAACCGTCTAAATCGTTAACACGTAAAACCCAACGCAGTGAGTTGTCCATGTCTTCAATCATGCCTTCCGGGATACTGGCCACACGAATAATGGTGTCCCCAGTTTCGTAAGAGCTAACCCATTGGTTAATCTTAACCCCTTCAATCTCAGGGCGACTCAACGTACCAAAGCTGTGCGGTTGAAGTGACCGCAGCGTACTTTCAATAGCACGAAGCTGTGCTTCCTCTTCCGTAAGCTCTGTTGTTTCAGACGGTTCGGTTTCAGCACCAAGGTCAATCGGAATGCCGTCGCTGTATCCGTACAGTTTACCCAGGGCCTGCGAACCAACAACCAATATTTTCTCCATATGGGTCGGTTCACGAGTCTTCAACTCATTGACGGACATTTGTGACCAACGTAAAGGTACCTCACGATACACAGGGTCATCCACGCTCCACAGAATACTTTCAATGGCAATGGTGGCATCTACCCACTCGGTGGTGTCGTTACCAATTGATACACAGATGCGCATATTGCGGTCACGGTAGATATCCACGGCATAAGCCGTTGTACCATGTACTTTGACTTTCTCGATGCGCTCAATGACTTCCTGACCAGACACCGTAAGGATTTCAAACCCTTCATGGTTCTGAATCTGGATACGTGCCACAAAGTTAGAGTTGTGTGTTTGAGTACCGGGCATGATAAAGGTCATAGGTCCGGTATGGCGACCGACGTACGTTGAGCCTTCAAAGGGCTGTCGCTGAATACGGTCAGTACGATTAACAGACTGACGAATCAAACGTTCTAATGGGCGGGTATCGAACAACAAGGACCCGTTCATAGCACGGTTGTTTTCACGCACTGCTTCAATCAGTGTCTCCATACCAGTCAAGTCATTAACATGGTGAGGATGTGATACCGGTGGGAAAGCAGTTGGCAAATTGGTTAAGTCGTTATAGTCAACGTTTTCGTAATTCTTACGAATTCCATTGACCACGTCAACCACAGTAGGGTATAAAGAGGAATACATACCACCCACAACTTGACCAGAGATTAAAAGCTCCCCATGCCAGTTAGGGTCTACCATTGAAATGGCAATGTGTACTTCTTTACCTGTTTTTAGTGTCGCATCTTCAAAGAGATACTTAACGAGATAATCTTTACCTCGCTCTAACGGTTCGATAGAAGACGGTGTTCGAACAACTAGGGTTTCGCTGTAAAAAGGACCAGCTCTCACCACTCGTGTTTTATAACCATCCGGCTCAATCACATGACGTTCATCCTGAAAGAAATTCGTCGGTGACTCAGCAGTACTATCGAACGGGTATTTATTAATAGGCTCGATTGACATTGGATGAATCCTTAATAAAACATTCTAGAATCTTTTATATTTAACCGCGTCCGGTCATATAAAAGGGATGGGCGCTTTGGCCCATCCCCCTATAAATGTAATTTTTAGAATTACAACTTATCGACAACTTTGTTGGATAGCAGCCTGTAGTTCACCTTCCAACATGTAGTCAGTGTCGACATCGGCTTCAGTGGTACCCAGAGACAATACAAACGTATCGCTGTCCTGACCAAAGTTAGCGTTAAACCCAATACAACTACTGCTTACATGGGTCTCACCATGGAAAGAAGCAAGGCTTTTAACTGCCTGTTCCATATCAACCATGATGTTACCGACCGCTTGACCAATGCCACGAGTGGCGTTGAACATACGGTGACACGGCATGATATCACCATTGGTGTCAATGCTCATGTGTGGGGCAGGACACTTCTTGGCAAGTACCGGCTTAAAGATTTTTGGTGGATTGAAAGTTACACGGTTGGTCATGCTTTGGAAATTACGTAACATTTCAACAATGCGGGCAACTTTACTATGCTCAACGTCTTCCCAGTTGACATAATAGTCAAAACGGAAATCCACAGCAGCGAAATCGCTTTCCAGTAATTCACTAACCACTGACTCGTTCAAGATATCCAAATCTTCGATACCGATAATGTAACGGTAAGAACTGGAGATAACTTCCAAGTCCAAGTCTTCATGTGGGGCACGGACTTCTTTATTAGAAACCATTACCTTTGTCATGATACGACCGTTAGACAACTCGTAGCCCATACGAGCAACGCGGTTTGCCACGTCGATGTTGGTACCATTGGTAGTCAGGCTGAAAGACTCAATGCGTGCAAGGTCAGCAGAACAGATAAAGTGCTCGATGGCTCGGCTCGCTAAAGTAGGTTCCCCACCAAAGAAGCTTACATCAAACATCTGACCTTCAGTTTGGTTAATCATCTCAACCACTTGGTCAACGACTTCGATTGACATACGTTTACCAGAATTCAGTTTATCCTGATAGCAGTACGAGCAATCCATGTTACATGCGCTGGTCATGTTAAGCGCGATGTGCGTTGGTAAATTTTTCATGATTATCCTCGTAAGATATTAAGAATGTACGGAGCTCAGTCAGACCATCTTTCCCAGGTAGGAAGAAGCCGCCCGACTTAGCATTTAAGAAATTGACAAGACGTTTACGTCGTACACTAGCCTTGTTGGCCAGCAGAACATTAATTAGTCTAAACGGTCCGATGTCGTGGGGTTTGCCCTCTTTCATAAAGGAGAGCTCTTTATGGTACCAAAGTGCCTCTAGTGCCATCCCACTGTCAGTACTACACAATATCGATTTAGCATTGCGCAAGTGTTCTGACTTATCGACCGTATGGGGTAGGAAGGTAAAGTTGTCCCCTGTTGCACGCATACCGTACACCAACTCTGGTGGGGTATCTTCAGCAAGGATTACCTGACAAGGTTCTCCCCTAGCCCAGTCCACCAATTGATTGCAGCACTTAGGTGTCCGCTCCAATACCAACAGTTCTGAAAGAACAATCAGTTTATTGTTACGCGGCGGTTCCATTTGCTGCGGTAAGAATTTCTCTAACCCACTGCCCGATGGAGTATCCAACACCTCATTGAGATGTTTAATGCGATGTCCCACCGAAAAGGGAATTAAAATAAACCCACCTAGAACCTCACCGTAGATTAGTGCCTTTTCTTTACCATAGACACCAGTATTTGCTTTGTGGTTGGCAACAAGCCTTACCCCGTGTTCAGCACATACCTGTTCAATGGCTTTAAAGTTACTACGTTTAACAGTATTCAAAATTACCATCCTCAAATAAGTGGGGTTGAGAAAACCCAACCCCTAACCAATTAAGATGTAGTACGGCTTGTCACCCACGTGGTTTGACGTTCGTAACCAGTAATCCAAGCAGTCGATGCTACTTGTGATGTCTGACGCGTTACACCGTAATAATCAGTAGTGGTCCATTGAGTCGATGTCAATATTGAAGTTGCATTCAACACATCGGTTTGTCTCGCTGTACTCCACTGAGTGGTGTATTGTGCGTTAGTGGTATACGTTACTTCCGCGTTGGTAGTATAAGACGTAGTCCAGCTTGTAGTCGTAGTACGGTCACCAGCCACTGTAGTGGTGGTTTGTACCGTTGTAGACCAAACAGTATTAGTACTGCGAAGCGTGTCAGTGTTACTAGTAACACCGTCAACTACTGTAGTTGTTGTCCACACAGTCAGAGTACTTGCTGAAGTTTCCCAGCTAGTATCTTTAACCTGAGCCTGTCCACCTGAGGTAGTGAAAGAACTGGTTGTTGTGTGAGACGTTAACCATGTGGTGCTTGCAGATGTTACTTGTTCACCTACCGTGGCAATAGTGTCACGAGTAGTGCTCCACTGTGACTGCGTAAATGCAGCAGTAGCGCGACTAGTCGAGTAAGACGTTACCCAACCACTCTGAGTTCCCGCAGACGTAGTCCATTCTGTCGTTGTGCTCTGACCAGTTAATGCATCAGTTGAACGTTGGAAATCGGTCATCCAGCTGGAAGTGGTTGTTGCATCAGTCAATACATCCGTACTGTAGGACGTAGTCCATGCGGTAGTAGTAGACGCACTACGCGCCTCATCCGTTAACCGCTGTGTTCCCCATACCGTTGAAGTCTGGGTAGACATGGCTACGCTGGTCGTTGAACTTATTGTCCACGCCGTATTGGTTGACTGACTGGTCGTACGGTCCGTTACATGAATAGTCGTATATGACGTGGCCGTCGAAGCCGACGTTTGATACGAGGTCATGGTACCAAAAGAGGTTTGATACTCTGTGGTTTTAGCCGTCAAGTACGTAGTCGTAGTAGACTGACTAGTGCTCCAAGTAGTTCCAAAGTAAGTGGTGGTGCTCTGACCCGTTACTTTATCGGTATTACCTGTAGTAGTCCACTGGGTAGTCGTTGACTTACTAGTACTATAGTTAGTCGTATACGACGTTGAAAACGACGATGAGGTCGATACGTTGGTGTTATACGTGGTTGTCCAACCAGTGTTAGTAGAACGTGCCGTAGCATACACCGTACTATAGCCGGTGCTGGTGCTATGGGAAGTACTCTTATTAGTACTGTGCGATGTACCCCACGTAGTCGTAGTTGACTTGGATGTGCCACGAGACGTATTAAACGACGTCACTGTATTCTTAGAGGTGGCGTACGTGGTTGTCGCAGAATAACCCCAAGAAGTAGTGGTTGACTTCGAAGTTCCTTTACTGGTCGAAAACGTTGTTGTATACGACGTGGTCTTACCTTTAGTCGTATTATACGACGTGGTAGTCCCACGGCTAGTGTTACCGGTGTATCCAGTCGACCACGAAGTATTTTTACTATACCCGGTGCTCCATGACGTAGTAGCCGAATAGTTCCATCTTGTTGTACCAGATGTACTTCTGGTCGTAGTTCGAGATACCGGACCTTCATCAAATGCCCCACCAGTTACCGTTTGATAGCTAGTGCTCCATGACGTGGTGCGACTGGCAGACTTGGTAGTTGAGCGAGACGTAGACCTCGTTTTTGACGTGGAACGTGACGTTGACTTTGTCTTAGAAGTCCCCCAAGTCGTTGTAGTGGACTTAGACGTACCGCCAGAATAACTGGTTGACTTGGATGTGCCACGTGACGTATTCCACGAAGTATTGTAACTTGTGGTCGTAGACTTAGACGCAGTCTTTGTGGTTGACTTACTAGTGTTCCAGCTGGTAGATGTACTACGGCTTGTGCCAAAAGTTGTCGTGTAACTGGTAGTGGTTGACTTACTGGTATTATACGACGTGGTCTTTGCAGTCAGGTAACTGGTTACCGTTGAATGACTGGTAGAATGCGAGGTATTATACGTAGTAGTGGTGCTCTTCGATGTTGAATTACTGGTGCTACGAAGAGTTGCCCAACTAGTAGACGTTGTCTTCAAAGTCGTGTTACCAGTTGTCCACGTAGTAGTGGTACTTTTCGAGGTAGTCTTATCCGTGCTCACAACCGTTGTCCACTGGGTGGTGGTACTCTTTGAAGTAGTGTCAGAGGTAGACCAAGTAGTGGTGGTAGAATGTGAGGTAGAATAATCTGTACTGTGACTGGTTGCCCACATGGTATTTGACGAATGGGACGTGGTCCATTCAGTTGTCGTGTTATGTGAAGTAACGAGTTCAGTTTCAGCAGCGGTTGTCCACTGAGTAGTCGTCGACTTAGAATAATTATAATCCGTTTGTCGACTAGACGTCCAATTGGTAGTCGTAGATGTGTTAGTTGTAAACACTGTCTGCGTCTGGATGTTCCAATTGGTATTAGTGGCCTGGTCAGTGGTATGCTCAGTCTGGCGGCTAGTAGTCCATTCCGTTTGGGTAGACTTAGCGGTCAGCTGTGATACATCAGTTGTGCGTGACGTCGTCCAGTTGGTGGTCGTTGACTGTGAAGTCGTTTTACCAGTCTCAAAAGCACTGTTTGTCATGCGTGATGTGTTAAAGATAGTACCCCACTGAGTTTGAGTGGTAACACCAGTATTCCATGCCGTCTCGATTGTTACGTTGTTGTTAAGAGCGTACAAAGAGCGCCACGTACCATCCGTTTGCTTTTGAGCAATTTGGCGAACACGTAGTGTGGAGTGCTGGTCGTGCATTAAAACATCTAATTGTTCCATTAGACAGACTCCTTAATAAACGAACACGATGTCGCCAACAACGTGGTCATTGGCATCGGGGAGAGTGGGGGCACCGTAAAGAGGGTGACTAGATGTTTCATCAGTAATCAAAAACAAAGTACCTTCTGTTTCGCTGGTAGCCTTTTCATCGGGGATGGTAATAACGTAGTGCGATTCCAGAGTCTCCCGTAGACCTAAATCATCGAGACCTGAACTCAAGCGTTCTGCTTTCTTGGTAGTGGCTACACCACCAACGGTTTTACCGTCACCAAGGTATAACTTCTTTGAATCGGTGCAGACTAAAAACTGGCCCGGTTCTGGAATGAAGTTATTACGTCCATCTTCGGTTGACGTAATGATATCCAAAACAATCATTGGAGATTCTCCATGGTTTTTTTCGAAAAAAAATAAGGGTACACTATGCACCTACAGCGCTATCTCCGGAGACGGCGCTCATAGGATAGCCTGTAAACTTTGGCTATTAGCTGACCATGTATTTTTTTGATGGGTCATTTTTTATTTGTCCTTTTAATCATATTGACAATAACCGACATCCGGAGAAACAAATGAAGAAACATCAACAACACATTGTAGCCATCCCTGCCCACGTAGTCAAAAGCCGTGTTGACGGGATAGTGGAATTACCGGCAGACCTTAGCGACGAACTTGTGCTGAAGCGTCGTGCCACATTACTTAACGATTTCAACTATCGTAAAGTTATTCCACTGACTGTTTTCGTTAGTGGTGGTAAGGTTGCAGCGTTTAGCCGTAAGATGGACCATCAACATGAAGCCCTACGTGGTAAAATTACCGTGGGTATTGGTGGTCACTTTGAAGTGAGCGACTTGGTCTTTGATGGGTCAGTAGTTGACCTACCTAGTTCCCTGGCTGAAGCCAGTGCACGTGAAGTAGAAGAAGAAGTTATATTGGGTGCCCGTCAATTACGCGCAGTCGCTTTGAAGCAAGCCATTGCTGCTGATGAGACTATTACTGACCGTCAGTACATCGCATTGGTTACAGTAGTTGAACTGGAAGCGCAGGATATTGCCCCTAACCAAGAAGAAGATGAACTGGATTGGTTTGGCTGGTATCTACCTGAAGAACTTCTCTCTGCTGGCGGTGACCGTTGTGAAACGTGGACCAAGAAAATCTGTAATATCCTATTCAACATGGATACGCTATAAGTAGCATATACAGGGGGGGGGTTTCCTCCCCTATGTCCGTCGAAATAATTTAGACGGCAAAAACAAGGGGACCGAAGTCCCCTGTTTTTTTTTGGCTATCTAACCGATTAACGATAAATCGTTAAAGGATGGTTAGAAGGTGCCCCCATCAATAACGTCGCCATCTTTGATGTACTTGTCGTTAACCAGCTTGTCGTCAACGAATTGCGTAGTAGCAACGCGCTGTGACTTATCAGTAGCCAGCATTGTCTCAGCGTCAGACGCTAAGATTTCAGCAACCGATTTGTTTTCAACGTTACCCAAGCCAACTTGTGCCTTAGTTACGTTGTGCGGGTTGTTGGTGTCGCTTAAGTGAGCTTGCAGGTTTGCATCAGTTGCAAGACCAGCTTGTGCTTGAGCAACAACTTCTGCCAGGGTCTTACCTTCTAACTGCTGTGAATCAAGTGATTCAGAGCGAGCAAGTGCAGCAAGGTCGTAAGCAGTTTTAACTGCTTTGGCAGATGCGTACAGAGTTGACACGTCTTGGTCAATGGCATCAGTGATACCATAGTTTTCAACCAGGTCAAGGCCCACTTGCGCTTTAGTTACGCTATGTGGGTTATCGGTACGAGCTACGAAAGCATCAAACGCAGAGATGTCCAGTTTGTTTGCCAGCGTAGATGTGATTGCAGCGATTTCTGAATCATTGTCTGTGATGGCTGCGCCAAGCTCAAGAAGGGTATCAAGAGCGGCATCTGGTGCACCACCAAGTAAGTCAGCTTTAACTTGGTCAGCGTAAGAGATAGCAGTGTTTTCTGCAGCGATGGCACGTTGGTTAGCCGTATACACAGCTTTAGAGCTTGCGTACTGGTTAGAAACGTTTTCATCAACAGAGTCACTGATACCGTAGTTCTGAACTTTGTCAAGGCCGACATCGGCAGCGTCAGTTACGTCAGTATCAATCCAGTTTCCAATTACTGTTGGGTCTGCACCCGCAAGTACGAAAACGTGGCCGAGGTCTGAACGGAATACCAGGTCTCCAGGCATTGCTTTTGAAGCAAGCATCGCTGTTTCGTCGGCTACCAATTCACAACTGGCCCCAACACCAACACCACCAGGAGTAGCGCCGTTACCAACGTAAATCTTCTGGGTGTCAGTTGTTACAAGAAGTTCACCTTGCGCGGGCGTGTAGGCCAGGCGGTTTGCTTCTAAACCAGTTTTAACACGAATTTGTACGGTCATTTGAGGTTCCTTAAGGTTTACCGGAATATAAAGGTTGTGGAAGACTTTGGCCTGCTAGTCCCATTTGAAGAATCCCCGTATACAAGGAAACATAGGGTGCATTTCAAAAAACTTCCACGGAACACCCTACATAAGAGTAGGTGTAGAAAAGCTCAGAAACTACTATGGGGCTTGATATACCACATCCGAAGTTATCGGCGTAATAACACCTGCATCCCATTGGGCGTTCTGACGATTGTTGTACGACAAGTGGTCTACCGTCAATTCTGGGTCACCATGTGGCCAGTTAATTTCACCAATAACCAACATGTTGTCAGTGACGGCATTGGTATCCACCAATCGAATCTGCGCTTCCCTGTCAGGTAAATCCACCTTAAAGCGTGGGTCACCAACCTGCCCAAGTGGAACAAGTTCGAGGACGATTGCGCTAAACTGAGGATTGGCGACGGTTAGAATTTGTGCCTGCTTATTAAGCACAACGGTGGCCGACTCTTCACCCTCGTAGATAACGGCTGAGCTACGCTCGGTGACATTACCAACACGTATCTTATCCACTTCGGTTTGTACAATACTAAATCCGTAGTAGATACCTTCTGGCATAACCCCGTAGTAACGACGATTAACGACGTTAGACAATTCACCGACAGTATCCTGCGGCGTCATGATTAAACCGGCGTCATTGGTATTGGTGTACTGCAGACCAGCGAAGGAAGAGGCAATACTAACACGGAAAGGACTTAGCTCACCTTCAATTTCATCTGGGTTAACCGTGAAATATTCGATGATGGCAATATGTGCATTGTTCCATTCTTCGTTGTTACCAAGAAATACCGTAGGGTAGTGTTCACTGTCGTAACTCAGATACACATCACCGTTCCAACATGTGTAGGAAGGGGTAATGCGTTGTGCCGCCCATTGCTCTGGTATAACACCGTCATTGTAGGGCTTCACTTCACCAGATACTTCGAGTGTCTTAATTAGACTACCGTCAGTGATTTGAAGTTTGGCCCTAATCAAACAACGTGTTTTTACCTTTGGTAAGCGACACTGGATGGTGCCAGTAAATACGTTTTGAACATGCAGCTTGGCATTCGACAATACCTTATAACTTCCATTGGCATCCAACTTATTTCTAAGTCTGTCATCTAAGTGACGGATGTTCTGAATGTCATGCATGTGGTCGCCGCTAGTACCTAACCCTTTAACGGCTGCAACAAGGTCATCGTAACCGGCTGTAGTTTCGATAGGTACTTTGTGACCATCTACTGGAAACTCGGTTGGGATGTTCTTTAATTTATCCCAGGGATACGCACCATCTGCTTCTAGCAAATGGATGGCATATTCTGCAAAGTGGTTATCATCCAATGCAAGCTCACCGCCAACGGTGCGATAGATTGGGACAACCTCGCCCATAAAACGTTGGTTAACAACAGTTACGGAGCCATAGATATGTTTCTGTAACGCTTGTGATAAATCCAACACCAAGTGAGTAAATACATAATCCACGTCTGGAGTAAGTACTGCACCACTTGTCTTGTGTACAAGTTTGAAATCTTTCTTAAAGAATGGACCAGCTTTAGGAACGATTAAAGAATAACCCTTACCTTGTACGGGGGTAAGCGGATGTGGTAAATCCGTAACGACATTTAAGGGATTTTCTCCCGTTGGGTCGTATGGGTATTGATAGTGACTAGTCAAAATGAACTCCTCTAACGAATTCGTTATACGTCCGAGACAGCTAAGGCCTATACTGCCTCTGCATACTATTTCTCTCAATAAAGTATTAAACACACTCCAGATGGTTTTTTGTATGTTATTACCTTAGTGACCTTGAGGAACAAAATCATGTATACACTTGTTGAATCGTTTGTTCGTACCAAACGAGAATGGCAAAATATCGGCCTTGCTAATGTTAAGACTAACGAACTCCTCACAGGTTTTGAGGAAGTACACATCACGTTAAAAGACGGCGACGACTTAGTGAATTGGCGACCCATGTTATCGGTTCACCGCCCCACTTTACGCACGGCACCATTTACGTTAACCGAATGGCTTACCCATTGCAATGAAAACAACATTCGCCTGGACACCACTAGTACCCCATTTACGTTTGAAAAACTAAAAAGTATTTCATCCTATAGTGCATACGACATTGGCTTTTCAGTGGACCGTTCTAACTTCTACATTAACCCTAACTCAGATGCCAATAAGTTAGGCGAAGATTTGAGACTAACCCGACCTAACACCGACTACAGTAAGTTTGTGGGGAATGTGTTATTGGCGGTAAATGGCCGCATTCATCCTACGTCATCTAGTGATAATGGGTTTTACGCAAAGGGTGGACACAAAGCCTTACGTGGTAAAGCGGTAACAGACGTTAACCTAATCAACTTTCAAGAGTTGGGTGGTTTTAAAGTAGAGCGTTTAGTTACTTCCAAGATGTATAGCCAGGTCGGTGGGAGCATAAAGCTATACGACAACTGTTGCTTTAATCTGGGGTATAAGACAACAGATAAAGTATTCGGTATAGTCATTGATGGATACCTACATCTATTGGACGGGGTTGTGCAGGTAATTGGTAAAACCAGCATTAGAATTAACTGGAGAATGGTGCCGCTGTTAAAACGTGCCATCATTGATGCGGGTTCTACCCTTAGCGACAGTACCGTTCGTAATCTTGAACGTGTTTCAGAAGCAGATGTTCGTACCAACGAATGGATTACCGATTTGATTTTGAGCCCCTTTACTTTTTTAGTTACACTGAAGCGTTCTGATGTTACTCGTTCAACCAATGAACTAATCAGTAAAGGACTGGCTGGTATCTATGAGTACCCGTATGCGATTGACGGTATGGCGATGTTGGATTCAGGTAATACTTTATCTTATAAGAAATTTGCAGACCGCAGTAGTTATGCAATTGCTCGTGAGGGTCACACCGTTTACAATTTACCGGTGAAGCCAGAGTACCCTAGTCTTTTTGATACCCGTCTTAAAGGTTTATCTCAACATGGTACCGACTCTGTACATGCGGGCGGTGTTCTACAACACCCGATTGTTAAAATGGTTCAGTATCACGTCCTACCAGAAAACTTCTAAAACGGCATAAAACCACGGGGGTCAAAAGACCCCCTAATTATGTCGTTTCCAAAAAACAATAGATACATATTACATTGGTGAAGTGGCTACTTAATCAGCCATGTTAATCAATTATCTCTAAATAAAAGGAAGAGAAAACAATGAATACTAATGAATCATCGTTAACTAAAATTCAACAGTTTAACTTAGCCATCCGTGGACTAGTGCGTAAGAGTACTAAGTTCAATTACTGTAACGTAAGCATTGAAGAAGGTTTCCTAGAAATCAAAGTAGTTGAGGCTGTGTGCAATACTATCAACAACGGCGTGTCTAAAATAATGCAACATAAAACTTTATTAGCACTTGACGTAGACGCTATGGTTCCAATCGAATATGAAGGTAAGGCAGAAGACTTAGGTACTACTAAGTATAAGCTTGCTGAAATGGTTGATGAACTACGTGGATTCTAAAAGGTTAGATTGAACCGTGTGAACATAAGTGTTACTTAGGTAGCCCACCTCTCTTAAATAAAAGGAAAGAGAAATGTACAGTGACGAATGTATAACTGACTTTATCGCTCGCACCCAACGTGCTCCAAAAGTATATATTGAACAGCGTATGTCGGTAAATGACAATGATGATATAAATTACGTTGTGTATACAATCTTAAAAGAAGGTCAAGGTATTAGTCGTGAAGATGCGGACGATTTAGTAATCATCCCGGATACCCGCGAAACTATTATCGGTGACTTCAATTGTAAAGATAAGAAATTAACTATACAAACGGTTGCTAAAGAAATTTTAGTGGACCAACGGTTGCAGGATATGGTAAACCTACCTATCCTCAAAACCCCTGTATGGAAATACACTGACCATGCAGCTAAACTTGCTTCGCCACGAAGCATCAACTAAAACTCTTAAATAACAGGAAAGAGAATAACAATGTTAGATACAAACGTAGAACTAAATCCAGTAATTGAACAATTTGTAACCACCTGCGAATGGGAGCAAACGCACCGCAACGTACCACAACGCGACACCCCGTACTTTGACGTGTCAGTTAAGTCAGCAACCAAACTGCTTTACCCTCTGATTTACGCAGAGTTCGAGAAGCGCGGTTACTCAGAGACCCACATCAAGTATCGCTTGTGGCGCGCACAAGACTGTGACCTTGAACTGGTGGATTGCATCGAAACTATCCTGTCGGATTTTGAAGAAGACTTTAACAACTAAAAATAGAAAAAGGTATACGAATGCCAAAAGAAACAACACTGCAAGAACAATTAATTAATAACGGGGCTCTGAAACCAACTTCTTTGAGTGAAGGATTTTTGGTGGAAGGCTCCATTGCAGGCGCGATTACCGTAACACTACAGCGTATTGATAAAAACTTCATGCGTTGCCAGTATTACTTCCGACGTGTCTTTAATATTGCTAAGCAGCTGGGGACGGCTGCGTTGGTTGTTAACTTGGAGGGAGACTCTGAACATGGCAACTGGACACAGCTATTAAGGGAACACGGACTTACGAAATCTCGTAGCAATCAACTTAGTTACCACATCAGTCGAACTGAGATGGAGCAGGTTGATATTGGTTAACTAGTTTAACCGCATAAAGGAGGGGCGCAATGCCCCTCCTATTTTTTTTGGTTTAAGGCATGTGCCACTTACCACCAGGGGCAGTAGGGGCAGCTTCAAACTCCGCTGCTTTAGCTTTAATACCGCTTGAGTCCGCAGTCAATGACCCATTACCAGCATCTAATTCTGCACACTTAAGCAACCCCGTACATTCGGTATTGGGGGCATCAATCTTAACTGCCGTTGCTTCCATAGTGATGTTATCTGCTTTATGTAACATCGTCTTAGCTTCATGGGTGGCCGTCTTTGTCTTAGTAGTAATGGAGTTCTCTGCTTCCAAGATAAAGTCTTTACACTTTAGCTCCATGGTGTTCACAGCATGAAGATACATGCTATCTGGTGCATAGCCGAAGATATCCTTTTTCTTCAGTCTGAGATGAGTCTTGTCTTTATTAGTAAAGTCAATTGTCGTCTCAGCCGAATCTAACTGCATGTAGTTACCCACATCATCCTGTACAGTAAAGGTACCGTCTTTGGTATTAAGCTGTATTACGTAGGCAAACGGTTCCCCATCGTACTTGTTGGTACGGATAGTAATTTGCTTATGGTGAGTAGATACTTCTACCGTGTAGGCATTCTCATAACTAAGCGCCTCTACGTTTTCTTCTGGGTCAGATATATTACTAAACGCCCAGAGAACAGTTTCTAAACGGCGAAGATTAGAATCCCTACCTAAAGTACTCCAATAGTACCTGCCATCGGTTGAACCCTCGACTTCCCAAATTATTACTTGTTCGCCTCTTCGTATATCTGGGGCAGTCTGTCGATGTTCACACAGCGATAGCCACTCACATTCTAAAGCGGTATTTGCCTTTATATTCACTTGGTATTCACGGTTCTCACCGTCAACCCCAGCGGCATATAGTGTGATAGGTAAGGCTCTTAATTCCCCGTCTATCTCAGTCAATACTTCCGCAGGGTGTATCATTGCTGTTTTTTGAGATGGTTTTTTATGCTCGGCTACGATACCTAAGCTAATCATCTTAAGACCTGAAAGCATTATACTCTCCCTCGGTACAATTTATAGTTAATCAAAACAAAAGGACAAACGATGTCTAAATACGTTGGTATTAAACAAGTCGATGCAGTTCCTATGGTTGTTGCGGCTACTCCGCAGTATCCATCAATGGACGGTCATCCAGAAGGCACAGAAGGTTATGAAGTAACCTATCCGGACGGGTATGTTTCATGGTCACCAAAAGACGTGTTCGATGCTGCTTACAAACCTACTACCGCAATGAGCTTCACAGAAGCGCTGTATATGATGAAGCAAGGTCATAGTGTGGCATGTAATCACTGGAACACTTTCTTCATGCGGGTTGAGCTTGGTACGGTTAAACAACCGCTGCCACCTTTGGAAGAAATCGCCGACGGTACGCTAACAGAATACCCTACAGCAGTTACCATGCTGTACGATGCACCAATGTTCCAACTGACTACGGAAGAACTTGAAGTTTTCCAAGATTGGCACCCTAACCGTCTTGACCTTCAGTGTTCGAACTGGTACGTCTGGACACAAGAAGAAGCTGACCAAGCTAAGGCTGACCATGACGCAGCAGTAGCTGCAGCAGAAGCAGCGGCAGCTGAAGAACCAGCGCCATAAAACAATAGCATGTTTTAGGGATAGGGCTTCGGCCCTATCTTTTTTGAAGCATATATTATCTAAGTGTAGTTTAACATCTATGCTACGGAGACAAACTAAACTCAATAAATAAAAGGGTAAGCATATAATGCAAACTGAAAATACTGCAACTACAAACATTGCACGTGGACGCGTTCGTTTCGTGGGATTGGGTGACCTGCCCGATAACCACAAGTTGTTTGACAAAATCGACGAGTTAGACTTTGCCGTCAGATACTCTCTTTCACCCGAACTGAAAGAAGACATCCCATCGGTCCGTTATATGGACTGCCTGATATGGATGAAACCCAACGTATTTTTCGACAGTGACCAAATCATAGGGTTGTCTGGAGACTGGCAACGTCAGATTAATGAATTGGCTTTGGAAAAGAACTGGGTAGAGATTGGTGAGCCATTAACAGTTGCCGAATACAGTAATTCAATTGGTACCAGTTTCCCACCAAGTAAAACTACACCGGTATCTGGCTTTGACGATGGTGGTCTGGTAATCGACGCTGAGACTGTCGATATAACGCCCGTAGTGGACACACACCGCATCTTTATAGGTCGCGGCATGACTTACCGCACTGGTATGTTAGTTGGCGTCACAAGCGACCGTGAGATGATGTTGCCGTATGGTACAGATGAATGGATGACCTTGGGTGGTGGACGACTGTCCCCTTTGCCGCGTGAAACTCTGTCGCAAGGTGCACTGACCATTTGTAAAGTAAAAGAGCCGCTGGGTAAAATTGGACCAGATGGCTGGCGTGTCATTGTAAGTGGCGGGGTTAATGGTTGTAGTGCGCTGCTAATCATTAGTGACGAATTTAACTTCAACGACACTGCACTGATGGAGGCCATGTTACGTAAGCTGAATTACAAGTGGAGTTCTGTTTATGACAATGCTGGTCTGAGCCCCATCACTTTTGCCATGCTGCAAGATGCGGTAGATTTCAAACTGGCTCGCAAATTCTACCCGATAACCACGGGGCGTTTTTCTGAGCTGCTGGGTAAGGTGAAGGACATTGAATTTGTGGAGTGGAAATATCCATCTCTTAAGTTCAACCCTGTCCGTCACAAAGACGTGCCTGAGAAGGAGTTTCGTAAAATGAAACTAATCGAACTTACTGACGAGCAACGTCAGGAATTGGAATTGAACTTGGTAAACTATTTACCAACTGTAGATTGGCCAGAAGAAGGCGAGGATGTTGTTATTCCTGCACCTTTTGGCGATGTAGAACTAACTTGGAAAGAATGGGAAAACATTCTTAATGGGTATTCCGTAAGTTAAACTAATTAGGGGTTCCTAACGGGGCCCCAACTTATGCCGCTTTAACATTTTAAATAAAAGGAGTAAATGCAATGCTGGTTGAACACAAAATGAAAATGGAAGAGATAACCATCTCGTCAAGACGTAACGGAGCAATACCGTGGACACGTAAAGATAACAGTGAATGTGGTACAGTAATGGCTATGCAGGAGAAGTATCATAACTTTTTCGCCATATTCGAGCAGAAGCCAGAGGGGTGTCATCCTAATCCTTCAGCACTGGATAACAGCAGTGTAGATGAAATCATCTACCACTTACTGGAGCGTGCTGATAACTTAGACCAACTTTGGCATATGTACCAGATGAAATTCGTTAACACCAGTACAGATGAAATATTTTACTTAAAATTATTCAATGTTATTGGTCGCGATACTCGTCGTTTGGAAATACCGGACAACGAAGGGGAGAAAACCCTCATGATGGATATGTGGGGGACCCGCAGTTTATTGCTGTTAGCTAAGCACACAAGGCCACTAACAATGGAGGACATGACATGTTAACGTCTCCACCTTTTGCAACGGTGGGTAACGACCGGCGTTGTCAGCCAGTCCGTGTAGGGCGTAGGAAACTGGGGGTGGTAATCAGTCAGGCTAGCGTGATGGTAAAACCTAACGTGGACCCAATTGACTATTTACTTAAAACGTATTCCTGCATTTTTGTAAGTAATGACGGTACAAGAGTGGAGTTAAGTGAAAAGCTTAAGAATACCTTAGAAGACTCTTATCGCATTGAACTAGAAGATGATACATCGGGTAAACTAGTAAAAGTGCATAAGCATTGTGTGGAGCTAATATACAAGTGGAGTAGTTATAACGTGCTAGAATGGAGCGCTGAGTTACTCACCGAACTATTGGCATGGGACGGGCTGCCAATTGGGGCTAAGGATAAACGTGTTTTTAACTGCATTAAAGACACCTATCCCCATTTACCCATCCTTCAAGCGGAGCTGCGTACCCAAGCAACTACGTTTGTTAGTAAGGGTAAGCCCTATACCTTTATCCATAAAGGCTTTGTGATAGACGAGGACTTTAATATATACCACGCCACTGTAGATGGCACGGAGATTTACTTCATGCTTGGTGGTATAAAAGTGTCTCTTCCCACAATACTTGGATACCGTTTGAATAAACTACAACTTTAATCGGACAGGGGTAATTTACTATCCCTTCTTTTCTTATTGACATCTTAAATAACAGGAGAAATGAAATGTCATTATTTACACTGAATCAACTGGTATCAACCCCAGGTCAGGCAGATGCGTTATTGGGACCCATTCCAACAGATGCACTGTACTCGGTAAAACTGCTGAACAGAACACCAGACGTGGAACGTCGCTTCAATTGTTACTACGTCTGCACCAAAGGCGTGGGCTTCAGCATTGAAGTCATGGGTCGTCTTGAGATTGGTAAATACACTCTTGAGGAGCTTGGTGAAAAGCTGGACAACCGTAAATGGCTTGCTAGCTCAATACGTGAGCCCCTTATCCTCAGTCCTGCGTTGGAAGCCCATTGTAAGTATACGTGGGAACTGGTGAGGAACCGAGATAACGGCTATTATCTGGTTGCGGGTAATTCTTTACTTAAACGCGGTAAAGTAGTCAAGCAGTGGGTTGGTAGTGAGGCAGTAAGGCCACTGTCAACCATCCTGCACTGGGAAACACATGAAGCCTATGACTTTATGGACCTTAAGAAAGAAAGCCGTGACAAGCTTGCTGAGAGCCTCAGAGAAAGCTGGTCAGATGAACAATGGCCAGCCCCAGGTGAAGCTACCATCGTAAACCATGAAAATGAACGTGTAGTCATTACACATGAGAACCACATGGAATACATCAATCCGGATTTCTTTACTGCAGAAGCTAAGACATCTAATGTCACCGTACTTGAGCAGTCACCCAAAGAAATTCTGTAAGACGACATAATCTGAGGAGCTTCGGCTCCTCTTATTTTTTTTTGGTTAAAAAATATACATTTTCGAAAATTTTTTAAAAATTTATATAATTCTTTTATATAATTCTTAATATTACTTGTTATTTAACTATCAAACGAGACTCTTAGGGAGTCTCAGTTGTAAGTTATAACACCACTACTTGTTGGGGGGTTTCTTACTAGGTTGCGTCCACGCCAAGAGGAGCTAATGCTTGTGGTAGTCCATCCTACCCTAATACCCCTAAGGATACTAGAGCAGGACGATGACTATTGGCGATTCGATATTCCTTAGTTACCATAGGAACTCTCTGTGTCTTCTCTTTTCGGTGAGACATAATATATAGTAAAATTATTGATAAAAAAATATTAGTAATTAGCTATCCTTAAGATAGCGTATTAACTTGATTAATTTGTAACCAATACTCTCTCTAAAGAGAGAGGAATAAGGATTCAATATTAACTCTCGTATAACTCGATTTAATATTGATTTTATATAATCTCCTCCCCTCCCCAAATTTTAAGAGAGTCCAGTATTTTTTGTTTACCACCTTTATCGGATGAGGGCCTATGGAAAGTTTTTGATAATAATAAGAGCCTCCAGAGATAACTCTAAAAAAATGTAGTATGTAACAGAGGTATCTATTGTGGATAGAGATAATCAGTTTTCTAAAATTGTACAAGGCATTATCAACCTTGACCCAAGTGTATTTGAACCACGGGCAAGGCTACGTGTAGTCGGTGACACTGGATACGTAGATTTAGATATTGCCGCAGATGTGTTCGCTGGTGACTTTGACAGGGCAGTCGAGGATATGTACAGCCTGTGGAAACAGGAGCTAATGGAAACGATAGCAGTACTAGCACCGCAACAGACATCGTCAGAATTTAATATCGTATTGTCGTCGGACGACTTACGGATGCTTTTAGGACAGGAGGTTAATTAATGGTGGCTATAGGCCTATAAAAAATACACGCCTAGATAATACTATAGACGAAACTAACCCGTTCTGAATTATTTAGGATTTAATAATGTCTACACATGACCACAATCATGCTCACGACCATGCTCATGGTGAGTCGTGTTCGCACCACGTTGACAAAACTTTAGTCCAACGACTAAGGTTCTTCAAGCTTATCATGGATACTCTTTTACTGCCAGATGGAGAGAATCGCGAGCAAGCTTACAAAGCAGGTTTACGTATGTTGGAAATCATCGGCGTACAATCTGCAAACCAGCCAGCCTCTGAAAAAATGAACGGTTGGGTTTTTGCTAAAGAGTTGATGAACGGTATCGAGCCAGATATCACTGCACCACCAACCCCAGATGAGGTGACTGCATTCTTCTTACGCGTTGAAGCTTTAGCAGAAATGCCTCTCAAAGGCCGCGAAGAGATTTGGAAAGCTGAGCAGAGAAAGCTTAATGAGCTCAGTATTGAAAAGCCCGTCGCTGGATTAATGCGACTCATGGTACTTTCCCGTATCATGGTTAATAAGCGTGAGCGCTTTGCTGCAGTAGACATCAAGCCTGAACAAGTGTTTACTTCCCAACACCTTATCAATCAAGACTTGGTGAATTGGAAAAGTATGAATATGAAACCTCACTGGTTCACTGATGAATTCTTGGTGTTCCGCGAATCTGATGCGGAGCGTAAGGAAATGTCAGATGAGGCATTGGAGTACAGGCGTCGCACCGAAGAAGAGTTGGTTTTCAAACTCTTCATGATTAGACATGAATCGCCAGAAGGTTTAAACCTTGTCAAGTTCTATAAACAGAAAATGGCTGAGGCTAGGCAGAAGGCGCAAGAGACTATTGGAGATACCCAAGGTGAGAAAAGCTAACTCTCAACCCGAAGTTAATATCGTTCCGGTGTCTTGGATTAGCGAGGAAACATTCGCAAGGGTAGACGCCGTAGATAAATCGGGTACTTTACAAGTACTGGTTTCTCAACAGGTGGATACCGCTGAAAGTTCCGTTAAAGCGAGATTGCAGAGACTGGTAGGTCACATGACCCACAGTGATATTATTGGCGACGTAGAGTCAGACATGGCTTTAGCGTTAGCGTAAGTTCTAGGTGGGCGGGAAACCGTCCACTTATGCCGTTAAAAAATTACTCCAAGGTCTTCTACTATAGAACGCCTTGAGGGTTTTATAAAAATGAAGATATTAGAAGTATACCTCGAAGGGTATAACCGCCTAAAGCTGAATAAAGTAAACAGCATCAAGATTACTGCGTCCGAGTTGATTCAGTTAATCATCGGGACAAATGGTTCCGGTAAGTCTAGCCTACAAGAGCAGATTAACTGTTGGGTAGCGGACCGTAAAGACTTTAAAGTGGGTGGGAAGAAAATTGTTAAGTTAGAACACAATAGCTCCATTTACGAGACGCGCCAATATTTCCACAAGAAGAATTCTACCTTTGAATTCATTGTTGATGGTCAGAACATCAACGAGGGTGAGACTGGAGCAGTGCAAAAAGAACTGATTAAGATTCACTTTGGTCTAGACCAAGAGATTGTTGATTTGTTCTTAGGTAAACTACGGTTTACTCGCATGAACCCTACCCAGCGTCGTGAGATGTTGACTCGTATATCTGGACTTGACCTGACGTACGCGATTGGGTTGTTTAAACGCGTGGCCTCAGCGGGACGTGATGTCATGGGGGCTAAGAAAGTTCTGGATAAACGCTTGGTTAATGAGACCGCTAACGTTTGGAAGGAAGAGGACTGGAATCAGTGGAAAGGTATTCAGGATAGATTGTCCTCTACACTAACGCAACTGATGGGCTATACCAATTCTTCGGTTCGTAACTTCTCTGAGGTAGACAGGCAGTTTCAAGACCACGCATCAAGAATGCACAACTTGGTTGATAAACATCTTGACGAGTACATGGCTTTTAAACCACTGGCAATTGAAGAACACAACATCTTCTCTTTGGCAGATTACCAAGACAAGCTTTCTGAGCTAAACGGCAGCCGTAGTGGGTTGATGACTAACCGTGATATCATCATGGGTGAGTTAGATGACTTACAAAAGGAGCTGGAAGACCTACGTCAGTACGAATCCATTGATGCGGTAAAGTGGGCAAGGATTAAAGAAGAGTCTGAGCTGGAACTGGAGAAGCTTAAAAGTAAGTCTGAGCGCTTCTCTTGGATGAACTTCGATAATGAATACATCGCTCTACTGGATGAAGTCCGCGATACACTCATGAAGTTTTTGGATGGTAAAACATCTATTGACTTTAAGGGACAGATGGACAGAGCTACCTATGACCAACGTGTGTTAGAGCTCACTGAACAGAAGCATCAACATGTTCGTGCTGAGAGTGCGTTGGATAGAATGCGTCACCGTGTCTCGGATATCGAAGAGGCGAAGAAAGAGGAATGTCCTAAGTGTAAGTACATCTTCATTCCCGGTGTCAGTGAGAAAGAAGCTGAAGAGCTCAAGGAAAAGATTGCGAAGGGTGTTAAGTACCTCGAGGAATCGGAAAAGCTCATTGCTACACTTGAGGAAGAAACTAAGAACTACGAACAGTGTGAAATCAATATGCGGGATTTCCGCAATATCATTAATGGTTTCATGATGTTTCGTGGTGTGTGGAAAGAAGTAATTGGAGACGAAGTATTATACAACGACCCAATGAACGTACTGCACTACTTAGGGGATGCTGAGCAAGACCTGCTTAACATGCGTAGAATCTCTGAGTTAGAAACTCAAATTTTTGATGCAGAGAAAAAGCTTATTAAGGCAGGTGAGTCCAGTGGGGTAAACAGTCGTCTTGAGTCGATAGCCAAGCGTGAATCAAGTCTTACCAATAAACTCAATGCTGCTATGGAAGCATTGGAAGAATTAGAAAAGACCAGAACATACCTACAGTCGAATCATAAGCGTGCGGACTTTGTAACGCGTGCTGAGCAAGCTATTAGTAAAATGATAGCCGACTATGAAGAATTGTTCAATGAACGCTTAGAAGCGATGAGGGAGCTTCGTCTGCAAGAAGACATTGCCTTGCACCAGCAGAAGTTGGCGACGGTAACAAAGACTATCCAAGAACAAGAAACCCAGCGCGGTATTTTACGTGACTTGGAAGCACAGTCTGCAATACTCGAAGAGGATTTGGAATTATGGAAATTACTCAGCAGTGCCCTGTCTCCCACCTCTGGTCTAATTGCTGAGCAGCTACTTGGCTTTATCCATCAGTTTTCAGATTCGCTAAACAAGATTATTGACAAAGTATGGTCACATGACCTTGAGGTATTGCCCTGTAAGGGTAACGGCGAGAATTTGGATTATAAATTTCCACTGCGCGTTGACGGTGGTGACCCACAAGCTGATATAGCAATGTGTTCCACCGGACAGGCCGATATCATCGACTTTGCATTCATCTTGGTTGCCATGTCTTATTTGGGAATGGAAGATTATCCACTCTACACTGACGAGTTAGGGTCTTCTTTTGATGAAGAGCATAGAGAGAACCTACAACGGTTCTTAAAACTCTTAATCGATAGTAGCCACTGTAGTCAGCTTTGGACTATCTCACATGCGTATGCAGTTCAGAACTCTCTAGGTGCGTGTGAAACGTGTGTGGTAGACAAATCAAACATTACAGTACCTAGCAAGTATAACGAGCACGTGGAGTTTGGGTAATGGACGAAACTAAAACTCCCCTCCAGTTTATGGACGGGGAGCATAAGCGTTTGATTGCCGAGTGTCACGACAAGGGACACCGTTGGGGTGGATGGGAGAACATGAAGTATGTAAGCGGGTCTTCTCGCTGTTGTTCTCGCTGTAAGCTCCATGTCTCGATGTACCCCGATAAGAAGGTACAGTCGTATGCAATCGGTAGTACTTGGGAGTCGTATGAAGCGGCTATTCCTTTTATCAATAACCTTGCCTACCGTAGTAGTGTAGAAATAAAGCAGGGCGTAGTAAGATAACTACGATAACCGGAGAAAAATAAGTGAGTGATAAAATTGTCACGTTAACAGGGACACAGGCAAACTTTGACGAAGAAGTTAAAGGGTCTGATAAATTAGTACTGGTTGACTTTTGGGCACCTTGGTGTGGTCCTTGTAAAGCCGTAGCCCCGTACCTTGCCATCATGGCCGAGAACAGAGACGACGTTAAAGTGTGTAAGCTTAACGTAGATGAACACAAAGAAATTCATCCTCAGTACGGCGTTCGTGGTATCCCTGCCATGTTACTGTTTAAAGGCGGTGAATTGGTAGGTAGTAAAATTGGCGCTGTAACACAAGCCCAGTTAAACGAGTTCGTTGACGAACACGTCGGTTAAACGGCATAAAGTAGAGGAGGCCGAAGCCTCCTCGATATGCCGCTTAGTCTAGCCCACACACTGCCCTTATGCGTTTTAAGCGAAGGTTGAATTCGCTAACGGTATCGGTGTGGTGACCTTCTAAATCTTCAATCCAACGGTCAATTTCATTAAGATGCTTAACCATTAGACTGCTACCTTTCGATTTTTCCACGCTGCTAAAAGAAGGTGGTACTGGTCGTTTAGGTGGTGGCTTGAGTAAAGTAATCTTACCTAACTCTACTAGACACTTACCTGCACCGATGGTAACAATAGGTTTACCATCACTCCCTTCCATAGAACCGATGTAACGCTCCAAGTATCTATGGTAAGCGACCAACGCATCGGCGTATGCCTCTAACTCATTCGCATCGTAGTAAGTATACTCACCATTCTTAGAATGAATAAAGGTTGGGGGTGGAAGCAAAGGGTTTGGTGGATTAGTGTGAACGTAATGATAAGGAATGTAAGATTCCTGACCCAGTTCCCCGTCCTTAGTATTAATGGTACCTGTTGCTTCATCAGGCATACTTACACATGCGGTTAACAAAGTAAGCATTATAATTATTATAATTTGTTGCACTACGTACCCTCCTCTTTACCTAGCGTCACAATCTCATCCCAGATAAGGCGATTGTCCTTAACATAGCTATCGATTTGAAGGCGCAGTTTCTCAATCTCATGTTCAAGAGTACGTTGTGTCTCTATTAACCGTCGATTGGATTCTTCTGATTCTAGGTTATTGGCTAGTGCGGTTGAAAGTTCAAGGCGTAGTTTATCGCGTTCTCGTAGAAGTTCCGTGTTTTTATCCGTGAGCTTTTTAGCTTCAGCACTTAGAATAATACGTTCTTCTTTGATGCGCTGATTGGCTTGCCTCAGTTCAAAGATTACTTGTTTACTTTGGGACTCTTTTATCTTGGCAATTTTTGCGTCACCTTTGACGTAACCTTCGTACCAAGTATAACCAATGCCAAAGATGACAATCCCCACGATAGAAACCACCATGGTTCTTTTTTTAGCAGACTGCTGGTGGGTGCTAACCTCTTCCTCCCCAGGAGGCATGGGTTTTGCGCCTTCTAGTATGAATACTAGCAGCTTTTCGAGTATGGAAAACAAAGCTAAACCTCCCTTAATTTTAACCAGCTTGGAGCTAAGTCCATGATAGAATATAAGGCTTTCGTTTCAGTAACAACGTACGCCAACAATGAAAACGATGCGACGGCACCCGTAGGGGAGCTTAGCAAAATCAGTCGCTCTTTTAGCCAAGACAATAAAGTCTACCCTAATGCAGAGTCGCCTGAGATTTTACTGAATATGTTTTCTGGCTACGATGTTGCTGCCCCAGAAGTATACCTACCCCCCTCAGAAGATGACCTTGCGGAGATGCAAATGGTTGCGGAGTGGGTTATTAATCGCGGCGATTTAAAACTGGCACCGTCGGACCTCCCCTCATACATTGATTCTATTACAGGTCACTTTATTGGGATGACGGGAGAATTTTCCATTGGGAATCTAGTGGAATACCGTGGCGGGTACTTTGCTTCGTCAGTGCGCTATGCTACAGCGGGACGTGTCTGGAGACTGTGGTTCTCCGATGCAGAGTTTCGTGTTCAATATGATGAATACCAAATCAAAACGGTTTTCCCAATTGATAACATTGATGACCTGCATCGTAACTACAGCGATGTCAGTGAGCTACTGCGTGGGTCAACGTCTACTAAGATGTTATCCAAGATAATGCAGATAGAGCGCGATGCACCGGCTACAATTAATAAAGGTCAGGATTATACGTGGCATGACCAATCGGACACCACTATCACATTACCTATCAGCTTTGCAATTGTAATTTACGGTCGTGCGGGCGATAACATCGATGTTATTCGTGAAGCAATCGTTAAAGACATTCTTGCGGTTAGTAACTATGACCGGTCTGCATGGGCTAAGGTACTCCCTGAACTTTTTAGCCCTAACGAGATGGTCTTTATTCCATACTGGAACTCACCACTGGAATCATACGACCCTCTGGAAGACGATATATATCAATCGAGTGTTAGACCGAATGCTATCGTACAGATGGCCTTAGACTATACTCCTAATTTCTCTCCTGGACATATCCAGGACAAGGTAGTGTTGGTGCCAACTCTGTGGCGCGGTATTGTGATGTCGGCGGTTCCACATGAACCCGCTAACGATGACCCAAGTCCAACATTTACTGAGATGTATCCAGACTACATTTTGGCTAAGACAACGGATACGGATTTCCACCGTATGAACGTCAGTACCCGTGATGTGGTGTCTATTATCTTTAACCTGTTAAAGCACGCTGAAACGTACAACGATTACACTGTACTGCCGGAAGACTACAGCCGTACTGAAAGGGCCGGTAAAGAATTCATTACGGTTAGTTACGATGGCTACTTGTACCACGCACTTACTAAACGTTCGTGCGAAGCGCTTTCTCAGCCAGCACAGTAAGGAGTAGACGATGCAGTTAACGCCTACCATCTACGCCACAGGTCGCTATCAGGTACGAGACCCCTTCACATTGGTTGACGGGGTTGACTATACGTGCCATGCGGTTAGAACCTTTAAAGAATGTCAGCAACGCGGTATGGACGTCTTTAAAGAGGTGTACGAGGCGAACGGGATTGGTCGTGACAAGTACCTTACCGATGAAGCAGCCGGTATTAACATCATCGCTTTGATGACTGAGGGGCAACCCACACTGTACATACCAGACAGCTATATTGCGTCTTACCCTAACTTGGGGGAAGCCGTACCACAGCGTCTGATTATCTCAGTGGATATCGGTGTCATCAGTAGTCACTGGAGTCCTGATTATCTGATTGAACAAATGCGTAACCTCGCCAGCGATATTGCAGGCGGGGAACCAGAAGTTGAGTTACACAGCATTCCATTGCTAGGTCGGAAGTCGTCAGGTGACGTACCGGCCATTGAAGCAGGCCGTGAAGTTGCAGTTACTCAACGTACATCAGACTACGCTAAGACACAAGAACTTGAGCGAAGCAATGCCTTACTTCGAGAGAAAGTACGGTCGCTTGAAAATAAAGTGCTTAAACCTTAAATAGTGGGCGGGGTCTTCCCGCCTCTATGACCCTAAAGAAAAAATATTTAATGGTACTATTGTGTAGTAGTATTGAATAACGGAGCCAGATAACAATGACTAAATTACATGCCACGATTTATACGGATGGCTCGGCTCGCCCTAACCCAGGTCCAATGAGTGGCTGGGGTAACTATGGTTACACCTATACCGAAACAGTAACGTACGACAAACCTAAAGATACCAAAGGGTTGAAGGTTACCACTGAAGTAGTTAAGGGGACTGACGGAAAACCGGCAGAGCCAGTAAAGATTATGGAATGGCAATCTTGGGGCGGACTTAAAGGGCGATGCGATAATAACGAAGGTGAGATTTATGCCGTCACCAACGCAATTAACTTCGCAATTGACAACTCCATCACTAATCTGGAAATACGTTCAGATTCTAAGTTAGCACTAAATGGTGCTCAAGATTGGATGCCTAAGTGGAAAGCTCGGGGTTGGAAGAAAGCTAATGGGGGTGATGTCCCTTATCAGAACCAGTGGGAGATGTTAGATAATGCACTGACCAATGCTGGGGACCTGAACATTAAGTGGACTTGGGTAAAAGGTCATTCTGGTAATGTGGGAAATGACTTAGCAGATGAGTGTGCTAAGAAAGGTGGGGCACTTGCCGGAGCTGGAAACTACGAGCCAGTACATGAACTAATCATGGAAGTGCAGGAAGACAGCAAAGGTAAGGAAAAGGTCGTCAAGCCTAAGAAGCCAAAGACTCCACCTTACAACCGTCTACTCATGCATTCTAAATGGTACTTCACCACTAACACAGGTAAGCAGACATCTACCGATGGCCGTAACGTTTATATGTTTGGTATCCACAGTGATAATGAACTGTATGGTAAACGTGTATCCGATGCCTCTAACTCTGTCGTCTTTTTAAAGGAAGAAGACAAGGTACTGGAATCACTGCGTGCCAAGCAGGATGAGGTTAGCGATGAATATATCGTACCTATCTACGGTAAGTTTGATACCATCCGTGGGGCAAAGATTTATCCTGAGATATACCACAACGGTTGTGACTACCTTCAGGTTGGTTTACGTACACCAACGCTGGGTACAGTAACGGAGCAAATCTTGACTGAGCCTGCTCGACCTACTGGCCTAGCGTTTATCGGTTTAGAGGTTCTAGACCACTTGCGTCAACGTCTTGAAGAGTACATTGACCCTAAGACCAATACCAGTAAAGCTGGCTCGCAAATGGTTGTTACTGATGTAACAGACAAATTCTATGTGTCGGATACGGATTCTAAAGGCAAGGTGAAACTTGTCCCAAGTAAAGACATCGTAGATAACGCAAAGTTTTTAACCGTTGCAGTCGACTGGAAGTCTGGTAAGCGTTCTGGTACTAAGGACGTTGTATTAACCATCGGTATGGATGCACCAACCAAAAACATGTTAAATGCCATGTCTAAGGAATCACCAACCATTAAGGTTATTACTTGGCCCGAATCCAAACAAACTATCCGCTACGCAGTGGTGGTCGAAACTGAGGACGATGTAGGTCTGTATGCTTCGGCTTATTCTAACTTGTGTCTAGTTTAATCGAGGATTAATCTATGGGCAAAATAAGTAAACTTGGAAAAGCGGTAGGAGGCGGCTTATTAGGACTGTGTTTAAATCCTAAAATGCGACGGATGATTGTTGTCGTATCAACCGCTACTTACTTACACACCCTAAACCGGAGTGGCGAGTGCAAGTTAAAAGACTTGAACGATAAGTGCAGGTTGTCACATAACGTACATGCGCTCGATTTCCCTGCAGCTGTAGGGAGTAACTTATGGAAGGGTAGTGAACTTGACAATATCGACTTGCATGGTGGACACGATTCCATCGTTACGAAGATTTTGGATAACATACCACCCTGGCTTCGTTACGGTCGCATTAGCGACATGCAGAAAGATGTTCAAGGGGCTGTTGAGTTTGCACTTAGTTAGGCAAGCAAAAAAAGTAAGGGCGGGGTGACCCGCCCTGACTTATGCCGTCGTTACTTTTTAAGTATGTCGGCGGTGGAAGCAATTGCACCGGAAATTGAGTCTAACATGGCACCAGTAGAACCAAGGTATTCTAATTCACGTCCTACCATGTAGCTGGCTTCAGCCAGTAACTGTTGAGCGGATTTAGAAATCTCGTATTCTTCAGGACTTTCACTGATATGGTCAGCCAGACGACCAGCCATTTCATTCAGTTCCTCAGCTTGACGTACTATACCTTCAAAGTTCAAGCGAATGGCTTCTTCATTCAACTTGGCAACTATCTTACAGGTTTCTTCCCACTCTTTGTAATTGCGGTACAGGTTACCAAAGGTGTCGGTGGCCTGTGAATTACTTGGCGAGTAAACCTTCTTTACGTCTTTATGAATATCGGCAATGTCCACAAAGTCAATAAGCTTACCTTTCTTTAACTCATCCACATCGTACAACTTCTTCAGTTCAGATGGGTTAGTTAAAAAGTTAGCCAGCACCGCACGCCAAGGGGCGAAGACGCGGCTCTCAATGTCCTTCTGTAGCTTGAAGTTCTCTTCGATGACCTCAGCTAGCTGTAGCATTGTAGTACGTGCAGCAAGGTGCAGAGGACGATATACGGTAGTGTTCCTCACTGCCATATAATCCTCTTTACTACGTACACGTTCCACCTGACCGGTAAAACCAAATACGCCATTACCAACCATGCCGTTAGTAAAGTCTTTGATTCCTTCGATAAAGCGAACAAACTGTACACCAAATACAGTCTGGTCGGTAGCATCGGTGCGGGCCTCTAGCGAAGCACGCTGATATAATTTTGTTAAGTGGTCCACTTTGAGCTCCTATGGTACAAGTGAATGGGTGTCTAGACATACCATTATTAAAAAATACGCAAAGAGCCTTACTTATGTCTAATAGCCTTAACATTATTTTCGTTTAAAAAAGGAACAGCGGATGAATTTCGGAGCTGAAGAATTATTCCCACAAGTACCAAGTTTGCGACCAGCGATGAACGTCGGTTGTCTGTTCGATATTCCAATTGGTACGTATTACACCGGGAAACACGGTGAGTCAATTTTAAATGGCGGGTTACAACAAGTAACCGGTACATGTGGTCGCGGTAACTCGTATAAGTCTACCCTGTCGGACCACCTTAACTTGACGGTAGTGAACCGTTACGAACAAGTCAACGAGATGGCGTATGACTCAGAGTACTCCAAAACTCCTGCACGCTTAAACTCACTGGCATCAAGAATGCACAACATCGGTGGATTGGACCTGTTTGCTGAAAATCGTTGTATCCTTTCCGACGGCACAACTATGGCAAATGACTACTGGGAAATGGTACGTAACTTTGCTGATAAGAAAGCAAAAATGGGTGATAAAGCTAAACTGGCTACCCCGTTCTTTGTAGACGGTAAACAAATTTCTATCATCGCACCTAGCTTGTTGTTACTGGACTCGATGTCACAGATGCAGTTTGATGCTACTGAAACCATTAACGATAAAGCGGTGGTTGACTCCAAAGACCAGAACACCATCGCTCTGCGTGATAACCTTATCAAATCACGTATGTTGGGTCAGATGCCAAGCGTTGCTTCTAAGGGTTCTATCTACTGTACTGTAGTTGCGCATATGGGGGATGACTTAGCACTTGACCCCATGGCTCCGCCGCAGAAAAAGCTGGCGACCATGAAACAGAAAATCAAGTTTAAGAAGGTACCTGAGAATTTCACGTTCCTAACCAACAACTTGTATTATTGCTCTGGTGCAAAGGCGCACCACAACCAAGCGGACAAAACACCTTACTTCCCAAAAAGTGAACACGACCGTAACCCTGGAGACCAAGACCTACAAATCATTCAGGTGCAAAACCTGCGTGCTAAATCAGGTCCGTCTGGTATTCCATTTCAGATTGTCGTTTCGCAAACGGAAGGTCTACTACCTACACTGACTGAGTTGACGTACTTACGTAACAACAAGAAAGTGTCTAACACTAACTACCCAATGGGCTTCGGTGTCGGTGGTAATGACCGTGGCTATTTCTTGGATATTTATCCGGATGTTAAATTATCCCGTACTACTGTTCGTGGTATTGCGGATGAAGACTATCTGTTGCAGCGCGCAATGGAGATTACTGCTGAGATGTGTCAGATGCAGTTAATCTGGAAGGGTGACAAGTTAGCGGACAAGTACCGTATAACTCCTGAGGAGCTCTACACGCGCCTTAAAGAGAAAGGCTATGATTGGTCGGTGTTATTGAATACTCGCGGCTACTGGGTGTTTGAGGGCTCTACAGACCCATTAAACTTCCTATCCACTATGGACCTTCTGAAAATGGCATTACCTGCTGACGACGTAGATGTATATCATCCGTATTGGATGGAACCATTGAAGAAGTAATTAAACTAAATAGGGGAGTCTAACGACTCCTTTATTTTTTATCTAGAGGTAACACTGCCATGTTTAAGAGTTCAGGGCCTACCCTAAATGACCTATTTGAAAAGTTTGCACCTTTATTGGCTAGCTTCAGCAATATCATGAAGGGGGCTAAGTGTGATAACATCGAACGAGTGGAAGAATGGAAACATCAGTTAATTGAAATATGTGCCCTACCCTTCACTTCTGGCACTGACTTACCCAATAGCTTCTTTAGCGATACAATGGAAAAAGAGTACCCACATATCAACTCAATGTGTCGCTGTTTATACATGCCTTTTATAAACGGGTTGGGGGATAAAGAACGGAACCTATTATCTAGTGCCTACCCTTTGGGGATGACGGGTAAGTTTGACTGCTACAAGCTTCTCATGATGACTCGTGAAATGATGTTGCATGAAAAGTATTACACGTTGGTTTTGAAAGACAATGTGTACGACGTCAAAAAGGCTTCCTGATAATAACTATAATTTACTGAACGATTTATTTGTATAGTGCAGAGTTTAACTGTTTCAGTGCAAGGAATTTTCAAATGTCTGAACAAACAACCGTTGTGGGTTTCAGCCAACAACTGATTGGGTTTCTAACCGCTAGTCACCCTACGTTGGCAGCGGACTTCGGTAACGACATCAATAGCATTGCGGTGTACACCGCAAACATTGATGAATTTCGTAAACAAATTAACCGTCACTTCCGTGGAATACTTAGTGGACTTCCGTGTGACACCATTGCTATCCGTATCTACTTGGATGACCATGACAACATCGAATACTGGTACATGAACTTGACCAGTAAAGTATTCCCGTTCCTTGAGGACGCACGTACATACAGGGCATGATATGTGGGACGATACTTTTAATGTTGTAATCTCAGGCTCCCGTGAATTCACGGAGTTCGATAAATTTGCTACAGCTTTAGATGAGGTATTAAAAACGTATCGTACTAAATCCTACATTCGCCTGTTTGAAGGTGGGGCAAGGGGCATAGACCGCTTAGCTAGAACTTACGCTATTATGCGCAAGGTTCGCCATGAACGTTTCCATGCTGATTGGGATAAATTTGGTAAACGTGCCGGTATCCTAAGAAACATTGAAATGATTAATGCAGGGGATATGGTCGTTGCTTTCTGGGATGGGCAGAGTAAGGGGACCAAACATGCTATCGACTACGCTATTAAGAAACGTAAGCGTCTGGTAGTAGTTCGTTTGGATAAGAACATGCAGACTGAAGAAGTGTGTCCAATTACCCATTACGAAAATCGTAGAATGTCGGACGACCTCTCTAAGAAAGGATGGGGTGAATTAATACCCTTACTACCAAAAGAGTTTGAAGTGGCAGCTTAGCCAAATCTTTTGAGTTGATAAGGTTTATTGGAGACTACCATGTCTAAGGCACGTAAGCTTGCTACCGAAATGGCGGTAGCGTATGTTGAAAAGATTTCGCCAAAGTCAGGTAATAGTGAAAAGCTAAAAGAACGTCTGGAGAAAATGTCCGACAAGCAGTTTGCTACTTACATGACAGACTTACGCGATGGTAACGTAACCATCCGTATTAAAGCCCCTAACCTAGCAGACGCTAAGTTAAATGTGGCGCGTAACATTAAAATTGGTAAGGAATTAGGTTACGATTTCTTCCAGCGACTACGACTGAAAGACCCTGCAACGGGACAACAGTACACAACGCCGGAGAAGTATTTAATTCTTTCTTTACCGTTTCGCCGACAGGCACAACACTTGGTTAAGAAGATGTCTGTTCCTGCGGATAACGAATCCCGCGATGATTTGACTGGTCAACCTACCGGTAAATCAAAAGGTTCTTCTTTATCTAACCCTGAGATGCAAGTACTGTATGCGCTTGGCTTGGATAAAACAATTGAGGAACTACTGAAAGTTCGTGGTGGTGATGCAGCAGCATACACAGCCATGAATAAATTCGCTCACGAAACAGGCGGCTTCTCTTTAGACCAAGTGGCTAAGGCTGGCGGTAAAGTTAAATCTACCGAAACCCTTGCTACGTTACTGAAGGCGATGCACCTGAATAATAACTTATAAAGGATGCAATTGTGGGAAACCCAACTCGAGTACAATTAAACAAAGACGACTTTGAAGTAGCAGAGGGAATTACTTCTGCTTTGGCTAAGTTTGAAAATGTGGTTATCCACCAGCTACAAGCGGCAGGGAGTAAGACACAAAACTTCTTTCTGCGTATGTTGCAGAAAATGCCACATACTGTCCTAAACGACGAAACCCTGGAAACCATCTGGGAGACAGCCCGTAACACCGACCAAGACATAGTTCATTGGATTATGGATACGTATCGCATGGCGGTCTCTGTTTGTGGTACAAAGGGTATCTACACGGCCATACAAGAACTGTACGTTGAAAGCCTGTTCTTCGGTGACATTGTTACGTTGTACGGTGATAAAGATTTGGGTGACCGTATTATACTGGATAGTGATGCGGCATTACAAGTCTTACAGACACATCGCTGGCCTATTGTTCTTCTTGCGTTGTACTCCATTGATTTTGAAGGTGTGATAAATGAAGAAGGTGAATCAAAACCTACTAGTTAGTTTGGATGTATTACTGGATACACGTCTCGCTACTCTGGCTAAGATGAATATGCAGTATCCCCAAATTGTACTGGAAAATGGATGGAAGGACCGTAGTGGCGACTTCTATTCCAAATGGATTGATGGTTTTGACCAAGACCTTTTCAATACTCACTATTGGTACCGTGGTCGAGATGGGGATATCCATACGAACGCGCTGATGACAGGATACATGTCACGTTTAATAGCTGATGTGAAAATCTTGAGGGCACAATCGGAGAACCATCCGTTGGCGGGGGAGATAACGCTGGACATCAATATCTGGCCATACAACTTCGCCGAAGACGAGAAAGAAGCACTTAAGTCCGTAATGCGGGAATACCTAGGCGACATTAAAGTCGGCATAGTGCGCGCAAGTCCTGGGAGCTTAACCCCCAAGACTATACGCGGTAAATGGTGTAGCTTTAGCGTTTACAACTTTGACGAATGGTTCGAACTTCATCGTGAGGCTTTATTGGACACCCCTATTCCATCGGTAGTCTGTGTTGCACCTAGACTTCTTAAGAAGCCGTTGGATGAGGACATGGACATTGACCCGACCGTAGCGGTTTCCGGAGCACTTGTTGAATTTCTAGGTGTCGAATGGATAACTCCACAAGAAGTATCTATCGTCATCTAGTCTTCGTCAGCAGGGGCTTCTTTGACAAACTCATCGTAAGTTAAAGCAGACACCCCAATAGCATCTTCTTCGTGCTTAGGTTCGATGGTGGGGATTTCAGATGCATCTGGTGTGATGTCTTTCATCGGTGCACCTGGGTCTTGAACACGGAAAGGATTATCTCCACCAAGTTGTTTATTCATAGAGGCAATAATCATTGCGGCTCTACGGTCAGCATCTTGGTTTGCATCATCTGACTCCAGCTTCTTAACATTGAGTGCAGTTGCATCCATGTCTTCAAGAAGTTTCATCGTGCGGTACATATCTTTACCAGAAGGAATTCCTTCTGCTAGTGTGTTAACCAACATCGACCGACGTGTTTCTTGCGTTAGTTTGAGGATGATATCCTCGTTGAGCTCTCCAGTCTGGGCGAGCTTCATCAACTCTTCATGGGTCATAATTAACTCCGGAAAAAAATTATAAGCACATATTATCTAAGGGCATGTATCATAGGAAAATAAACAAATACCAAATAAGTTACTAATTAAAAGGGAGGACTATTATGGTAAAGTGTACAAATTTTCTAATTAAAGTCGGTAACGCTTTCTACGGTGTATGGAATCCACTGAAGTATGGGTTCATGAAACTTGTATTGTCAAATGAGGTATACAAAAAGTGGCTACTTGATGGCATGGAAATTACTGATGACACTGCCGTCATAATCAAACTGTGTGGTAAGGTGGACTATATATCCAAGTATTACCGGATAGAGCTTGAGGACACCGCTTTTGTTAAAGCGTATGTGGCAACTAGTAGGGGCGAGGCTACCGACGAAGATTGGGCGATATTTAACAAATACTTTGCACTGGGTACCAGCGCTAGTGTATCCGATGTTTGTCGGCTGATGTTCGAAGATGGCGATTTAACTCAAGGCAAAATTTCATTCTTTGGCAAGTGTCCCGAAATAGGTGATAACGAAAAGGACCATTAATGTTAAAGAAGTGGCTAACTAAGCGGAAGCTCAGTAAATTTAACTCCGACAAAGATGCATGGGAGTACCGCTTACATAATCAGATTTACATCGAATCGTACAGTAAAGAAGAGCCCTCTTCTAAACAGTTAGACAAAATGTCGATTATGTCCAAGTGTGCTTCAGCAGAAAAGCTGGTAGACTCTTTAACTAGGTTACGTGAAGCCGTAGCCATGTTAGAGGACATACCACCCATTAAACACGTAAGCGTAGATAAAGGAGAAATAACATTAACAAACTATTTGACAAACAAAGACGGGTACCCATACCCAATTGCTAAAGTAGACAGAGACCTTAGAAGTGTCTTAGATGAACTCTCAACGTCGTTGGTGAGAGTACGCGATACAAGCGAAACTAAGCACAGCTACTATTGTAGAAAAATAAAGTCCTACGTCACCGAAGCAATTGACTTTCGAGTGTTAGTCAATAATATAACTTAACGAATAAAAGGATTAACCATGGCCAGAGGCAAAAACAGCATGGTTCAATTGCTTAAGTTAAGCGACTATGGTAGAGGACGGGTAAAAGATGCCTTAGCTGGTTTATTCAGAACTGTTCTGGCGGACTTAGAAGTCACGCCAATGGAATGGGAACGAAGGGTCAATAAGTATCTCGATACCGTTGAAAAAGAAAACCAATCCGGGAGTTCGCGCTCTACACTTAAAGGGAATATAACAAAAGAATTTTCCAAGGATGAAATTGCCTGGAAGGTATTTTGTAAAACCTTCTTAGTGTTGGGGATGGACAGAGTCGTTCTTGAAATTGAACTTAAACGCTTGGATGAAGTATCCATACATTCCTACGACGGTATTAACCGTAACAAGGATGCTGGTGAAATCCTTGCGCTGATATTCAAACGCATACGACTTGATTTGGGTATAGGTCCAGATAACTGGATACTATTAATGGACACTTTCCTGAAAGCACCTGAGTTGGGGTTACCTGACAGAGGGGGTGAACGAAGTGCCGTTAAATCCAAAGTTGAGAAAGATTTGGGTACGGACACAATGACGTGGAAGATGTTCCTTCGAGGAATGCGGTTCTTGGGTGTACATGAAATGGCACTTAAAGTAATCTGCTTTCGCGATGGAGAAGAAACCAGTCATCGAATCCTTATTCGAAATGTATGCAATCGAGTGAGTTTCCGAAAGCGCTTTGAAGAAGTTGTTAAACAACGTAAAGAGCGTCTAGAGAAGTTACGACAGCCAATCGTAAAATCTACTGAGGAACAGCAGTAAACATAACCCTATATCTATAGAGTCTAGTATTATGTTTATTCCATTCGTATAAAGAAAGAGGGTGTGTGGCAGCACCCTCTTCTTTTTTTTTGTCTTTCCTATGACGTTCAATTAAAAGGAGCTCTTGACATGAGTGGTAAAGTTGCCGACCCCATATTTATTAATGGGGCAGACGACGAAGTCCTTGTCGGGGATACGGTAGAGATAGTTGCCGCCGAAGAGGCCGCCTCTAATGCAGGGGCTAGTCTGTCTACATTTGAAAATGCAATTCCAGAAACAACCCCACCTGAGAAACAAGAAGCATTAAAATCACCAGCAGGTCAATCTGCCAGTAGCTCAGCTTCTGAGGTTAACTCAAGTAGTGCGGGGGCAGAGACTTTAGCAGCCGTTAATAACATCGACATGAAAGATGAAGATGCGGCAAATGCAACAGTCAAAGAACTGAAAGAAAAAGGACAACTAGATTCCTTAGAGGGGAATGGTCAAGCCATCAATAAACTGGTGACAGCAACTGGCTTAGAAAAGCGGTTAAAAGAAATAACACCAGATTACGATGAGAAAACGTACAACAACAAACTTAAGTTGAAACTACTTAAGGAGTATGATTGGAGTACGACTGCCTGTGACAAATCCATGCGGGCTTTGTTCTCCGGACTCAGTGCACTCTTTCCTAACATTACGTTTGGGGACAACAGTGACGGTAAGGGTACCCGTGCAGCTAAGGACACAAGTTTATTAGCAGCATTACGATGCGGAGCTAAGTGGTTAACCGACCCAGCGTATGATGGGATGCTTGAGGAAATGGGACGCGGGCTACGTGACCAATCCGATAGCTTTATGGAGACCACGCTGAGTGACTTCCAAAGTGACAAGCAGGTTCGCTTTGTTAGGAAGGCAGTGAAGAAGATGAACGAAGACGAAGGGGCACCTGCTACCGAACGTCTTGCTCGCTACAACCCTCAGCTTATCCCGGATATCTTAAATAAATATCCATGGGGCTTTACCGACTCCTACGATACCACGTGGGAAAACGCGTACAATGAATTGACCTCTTCACTCAATGACATTGACCCTAACTGGTATACAATGCAACGTGGCGGTAAAACCATCAGTAACCTAGAATACTATTACAAGGCTACCGATGAAGCACTACATATATTATCTTACGACATGACACACGCTCGTAATATTGCCATGGCAGGACGCTACCCCAAGAAAGGGTATTCGCACCGTATGGTCAATGGGGTGTTATTGCCGGAAGGTTAATCGCCGCGACGGAATAAATAGGGGAGCTTGCGCTCCCCTTATTTTTTTTGTTTAACTGATACCTTGGGCACCACGATAGAAAGCTGATAGTAATCGACCGGGCATTGTACCGGCAGCCCACTGAGCAGTATGTGCAGTAGAGAACATACTTTCAAACTGTCTAAACTTGGTAACCATAGCACGCTTAAGCTTTGCCGTCGGGTAGAACTGTTCCGCTACACCCAAGGCACCTAAGATAGCCATGTAATCATTAAACGCATTATCATCGTCTAAGATACCTGCTCGCTCATCTAGGGGGACATGAATAACCGAAGACATGTCGGTAACGGTAAAGGTTACGTCAATGCCTAATGGTAAACCATCAACACTCCAACCCGCATTTGATGTACCGCGAGTAATGGATAAGTCGGTAATCATACCGCAACGAGTTTGCATACGTCCCGGAACGAAACACTGACACATAAACGGTGAGGTGTATGAACTAGGACCGGTAGATAAAGGTAGTGCACCAGCAAGTAACATAGCCAAAGGCATGTACAGGTTCTGGAAGATACTTACCTTATTACCGTACGGTGTACGCAACTGGATAGTAAATGACTCAGACGGTAACTGCGCAGAGGAGTTATCCCATACATTCTGGATATCCGCAAATGCACCGCCACCTAATACAGCAAGACCACTTAGGCCAACTCCATCCAAAGCACCCAAAGAGAACTGTTTAAGGCTATCCGCAAATGCACCAAGTACATCACCTACCACACCCCCACCAAGATTGAAGTTCATGGTGTTAGTACCAAAGTCTTTGGCTTGTGAGGAGATACCGTTAATGGTAGCGGCAATACCTGGCTCTTTAGTAGAGTTGTTGAAACTCTCACCAATACTACCCACTTCATCTAAACGGAAGGCAACCCAATTAGAACCGTCACGAAGTTCTGCCTGAATATAATCCGTGAAGCTAGAGTCGTCAGACTTAAATGTCGTATCGTCCCCAGAAGCAGCTGCTGCAGCGGCATCTTGCTCTTTTGCCTTTGCTAGACTTGACTCGCGGTAGTTCTCTGTATACTCGCGAATGGTTTTGTTATTCACGTTACTGTCAAAGTTACCACCGGCAACCGCAGCCAACTTCTTCTCCAGCTCCTCTTCAGTAGCTGCGGATTGGATAGCTTTGATTTGTGCGTTTAGCTGGGCATCGTAAATACGTTGAGCACGGGTAGCCATGGCGTATACATCTATACCACCTTCACGACGAAATATCTGCGGTAATATTTTTGTATACTCTTCCCAAGAAGCCCCAGGGGAGTCCCCTGAGTAATCTGCCCTTTTTACCGAACCGTTCTTACCACCAAAGTCAACCGATTCTTCAGCAGTGCCCTCACTGAATACCCCAGGCTGAATACCAATGTTTACTGCCAGTTTATTGGCCATGATATTCACAGCATTCCAGTAAGGTCCCATGGTAGGTTTAACGTAGTAATATTTACTACTAGGCTTCCCACTTAAATAGCGAATCAATGACCCAGCCATAACGAAAGGAATCAGTGGAGCAGAGACTAGCCAACCTACTGCCTTGCCTAACGAATAGCTCAGTCCAGCTGTTTCACCTGTTCTTGCTAAAGCACCCATCTCTGGGTCATAGAAGTTTGAGAAGAAGCGTGTAACACTATTAAACTCTGGAACCCCAAAACTCAAGTGTACCTTTACTGAGTTATCGTCATACGCTTCACTGTAAAAGCGTCCCATCCCTTTACTGTTCGAAGCCTTAATGTTGTTTCGCTGTAAGTAGTCTCGCAAGTTATGATTCTTACGGTCAGCAAAGCGGCAAGCTTGTGGTGGATTGTTTATTGTAAAGTTACCACCCGGAGTGGTATCTGTGAACTTGTTAAACGACCCAGAATACGTTCGATTGAAATTGTCTTTAGCCGTAATAGCTTTTTCTGTATTCGGTAGAATAAAAGCTTGACGTAGCCAAGAGGAATCGTTAAACGTAGTGGCGTCTTTTTCAGCAGCCATATAACCACTCCTTATTAAAAGAAAAAAATAAGGGAGGCGCTAGGCCTCCCGAATTGTTACTTGTTTCGACCCATAAGTAGAGGGTGCGAAAGTGGCTTAGTTTTCTCTCGACTAGCGAAGAGTGCGTTTAGCTCTTTACCAGTAGCAGCTTTTGCATCTGGTTTAGGCTTTACGCTACCGGTGTCTTTCTGTGCTTGTTGTGTAACAGGCGTTACCCTTTCGGCTGTAGCCATTGTGTTATCAACCACCTTAGCCATTAGTTCTTCCATGCGATAGTTAGACTCTAACTGACGATGCAGTATCATCCCGATTAACTCGAGCTGTTGCTCACTTTTCGCATTTGCAACTTCTTGACCAAGTTGTGCACGTTTTTGCTGTAACACCTCAGCTTCAACGATTAGCTCACCTTCAACTGCCTGCTTAGGTTTCCGTACCGGTGTAACCGGGGCATGGTTAATTGTTGGTAACTTCTTAGCCGTAACAGGTTGAGTCGGTGCTAATGTAGCCACCTCATCCTCAGTGTAGCCTACCTTAACAGTTTCCATTACCGGAGTAGATGGTACCATGTTAGCAGGTTTCACCAGAGGAGTATTCACCCTAGCCGTAGCTTCTCGTTTAGCATCGTGGTTAGTCGCTTCACCTTTCACAGTGGATGCAATAGTATTCTCACCTTCAAGGCTTGTATCTATCTTACCACTCTTCTCATCCTCAGCAGCTTTCACTGCCTTGGCCACTTCTTCTCTTGCCTTTGTAGCCTTGTCCCCGTTAAACAGGTCCAGAGGGTTTAGGGCTGAGTTTTTATCATACGTATCTTTACGTACTTCGAAGTGTAGGTGTGAACCAGTAGACGCACCTGTCGACCCCATCTCACCAATTTTAGCACCTTGCTCTACTCTGTCCCCAACACGATAGCCAGGTTCAAAGCGATACATGTGTGCGTAACGGCTATGTGTACCATCATCGTTTTCAATGTAGATAACATTACCATAGTCACGTGAGTAATCACGACGACTGATAACGCCACTTGCACTGGCCACGATAGGAGTACCTTCCGGTCCGGCGATATCAATGCCAGCATGGAATTTCTTTGTACCGTCAATTGGGTGGACTCGGTTACCATACGGGGAACTAATGTTTCCATCCGCAGGTACAACGAACCCGTCACCGCCTGTAGCAGTTTTGGTAGTCTCCAGTTTCCGCTTGACTGTTGTCGGAGTAGATGTAGGAGTAGATGTCTTCGCTTCCGTATCCCCTTTAGACGCTGCGCTAGTAACAGTACTAGTCAACTTCATTACCGGAGCAACACCATCGACCACAGGGCCTTTAGTGTTAGGGGTAGTTAGCTCAAACTCTTTCTCTTTCACCTTAGCCTGTTCTTCTAACGCTAACAATAGTTTAGTAACCATGTCGTCGTTAGCCACCGCTTCATGTCCACGTCTCAACATACCCGCAAAGCGAGGGGCTATGTCAAGAACAATGACTTTCGCCACTTCCCACATATCCTTCTTCGACAGCTTAGGACTGTGAATTTCGTTAACGGACTTACTTCTTAATGCAGCGGCGTAAGCTGAAAACACTGGTAGGAAGGTAATGGTAAACCATTTGTTCCACTCCCCTCTAGCAGCACCATCCCTTCTAGAGTAGCCAAGGGCGGTTGCCATATCGTGCCAGATACGTTTCAGATTACCAGACCACTCTACTGTATCCCCTGCGTATGCAAGGTCAGCAGAGACTGCACGCTCTAAACGGTAGAGTAATGCAGCGGTTCTATCAGTAAGTTTACCCACACCGTATTGGTAGAAGCGTATAGCATCCAAGTGAGAGATGTCACTGCCGTCTTCAGTTTTAAACTGTGGCACCTTCACCTTCACTTCCTCATCGTCGTCGGAGAACATGTTGTACAACATTGCTCCAATGCCTACCCCAGGAACAGCCATAAGGCCACCCTTAAGAATCTTACTAATACTTCCAGATGATTCCTCATCCTTAGTACCAGTACCAGCATCTTTACTCGTTAATGTTTCAGCGGCTTTCATTGCCATGCCTACCGGAGTAGCCATCATTAACGCCGACTTGATTTTAGAACCAATACCCGACTCTTCCTTGTCCCCTTCTTGATACGCTTTATATTCAGCTAATAGAGCGTCACGTTGCGCATCGATGTCATCGTAGCCGATGGTATACCCTTCGATGAATGGCGTATCCACAAAGTATGGCGATTGACTCTCACCGTTATTGGGATAATACGAACGGTCAACAAACCTATGTTTCAGTTCATCGTCCATTTCATCGTCAATGTCAAGTAGGTCTACGTCTTCATCCAACTGACGAGCATGGCCATGGTGTAATAAGAACACAGGCTCAAAACGATTCTTGAACCATTTGTAACACTTGCCAAAACGCTCACCATTTTCAGGGTCTTCCTCGTATTCCGTATGTGCATCGATACCAATGTAATCCATAGCCTCGTACAACCACTCAGGGTCGTCACCTAGTAGGATACGGTTATTAGTACCATCCTGTCCCATGTACTCAACGTTATCAGCAGCGCCAGCTTCCAAGATACGCAGGAACACACGATGCTCTTTGTTATCCGGATTTAAACCGTACTGTAAGAAACGATAACGCTCAATAGGTTCTGCCTCAGAACGTCGGAACAGGAATCCACCCACACCACTTGCCACTTCGTAGGCTGTCCATGCAGTACCCGCTATAGCCAATGCACTTGCTACTATAGGGGCAGCCGCCACCCCACCTACCGCCGCTAAGGTACCACCCAGTAAACCTAGGCCAGCCCTTGCCCCAAATAGCCCTGCTTTTTTAAGCAGGCTAGAACCAGGACCAGAGGTAAGTTTACCACCGAATGACTTAATGCCTTTACCAAGGCCTGCAACTAATCCAGCCGTACCTGTGGTTAACGCTTTCGCATTCCCCATTATACTACGACCTTTAGCATTGGTAGCCATTTCCTTAACGCTACTACCAGCACCTTTAATTGCACCCCACGCTCGCGATGCTAGATTCCCCTTACCTTTCGGCGTACGGGTACGTCTTCTACCACCACTATCACTGTCACCACCTTTACCACCTAGTTTATCTGCAGCGTACTCCCCTGCAACTTCAGCAGCAACGTCACCTGCGAAACTGTCGCCATCCCCACTATCTTCATCAGACCCTCCGCCAAGTCCAAGTAAGCCAGCCATTCCAGCTAACATACCCTTACCAGCTTTCCGGTTCCCTTCTTTAGGTTTGTCCTCAGTGGAGTCGTCTTCGGTTTTCTTACGACCAAAGAGTTTGGAGCGCCAACCACCATCACGTAGACCATCGCCATCACCATCGGCTGAATCTTGTTGACTCTGACGATGGAAGTAAGCAAGTAATGCAGCCATGTAACCTTTGGTAGAACCATCCCCAGCAGGAATAACCCCTTCTTCAGTCTTAAGGCTTACATTACCGTTAGCGTCAGCAACCAGTGTCGTGTCTTCCCCAATCTCACGACCAAGTAGACTGTCTTTGGTTTCCTTCGCTTTGGCCTTTGCTGCCCCAGTAAGTTCTGAAGCTTTCGCTGTGGCGGTGTTTAGTTCAGCAGATGCCCTCTCTTTTACGGATGCAGTAGCGGCCTTCAACTGCTCGCTCATCTCTCCGGTCTTTTCACGTACCGTAGATACAGCAGAGCTTACAGTGGTACCAGCCTTTTCAGCTACCGAAGGTTCACCTTCCCGAATGATGTTACCATTAAGGTATACGTTGGTCGCCGTGACATTCATTGTCTCTGCAACTTCCGAACCACCAAACCCAGAAAAGCCATGCTTTAGCTTGTCAAGTAGACTACCTGAGATTTGACCCAGACCAGAATAGTAAGTTTTCAAAGCACTGAATGCTTTACTCGCACCTTTCTTAGCAAGGCCGATGCCAGCACCAACTATCCCTAACCCGTTGCCTAGAATACCCGCAGTCTTAATGTCATCCCCTTGAGGGTCAACTAAGCCAGCAGAGATATCCTCGTCACTAATCAACTGGTTACCGTCTTCATCAAAGACTGGTCCCGTAATGTCCCCGACAGAGAAGATAGGATTACCTTCAATATCGAAGTATGCACCACGCAACAACTTAGTACGTAATAATGCAGGACCATCGCCCATACGGTTCTTAACGTATACGTCACTCTCAGTTCTTAGTTTACGGTCAAGGTCCGTAATCTTCTCCTTGCCCCATGTGAGTACATTACCAGCAGTGTTACCTAAAAAGCCATAGTAGCTACCCAGAGCTTCCATTCCGCCAGAGATTAACTTCTGAGCTCCTGCACCTAGTTTAGCGAACAGGGTATTGCCACGGTTATCAAATAGACCCCCACGATAATCCTCAGCTGAGATAACTACATTGCCGGTTACTTTATCAATGACCTCGCCACTGATATCGTCTAAGCTAGTAATTACCTTCCCCGTCTGCGAGTCCACATAGCGACCAGCCTTTATAAGCTGTGCACGCAGTGCAGGCATTTGCATACCGTTTATGTAGACATCTGACAGTGCGGCACCTTTTTCTTGGATTTTACCCCAAGCTGCAGTACCCTTCTCTTTCAAGAAACCGACAGTGGATGACGCAGCATTACCAAGTGCACCGTAGTAACTACTTAACATCCCCGCGCCAGCTTTAGCACCATCGACAATGCCACTAGTAAGGGTATTGTACCATTTAGGTTGTTCCCAGTTAGCCGCCGCAGTAAACTTCTTCAATAGCTCCGCACCCATTGCTGCGTCTTCACTGGACAAGCCAGTCATCTGCTGTGCAATCAGTAGGTCACGAATCTCAGTCAGGATTTGTACCTGTTGACTGTTGAATTCAGAAGCTTCTACATTGTTAGTAGCCATTTCCGCTAAACGGTCAAGGCTTGCTTTACTGGTAGTACTTAACTGCCCCATCATTGCATTCAGACCAGAGATAATACTACGGTCTTCACTGCTCATGACAGGTGGTAGGTTAGATTTCTCAGCCCGCTCGCTCTTAACAGGTTCCACAGTACTGTTATCGTCAACTACCCATTGTCCACGGTCGCGCTCTTGCCACTTGGTTTTCTCAGCACCCCGTTCCTCTTTCAAGCGGTCACGTTCCCATTCCGACTGTAAGTCATCTAATTCAAGACGACCGGTCATCAGGTTATTCATGCGCTGTAAGTTAAACTGGTCTCTACCTGAGGTAGAGTCAATCCACCCCGTAGCGCGCAACAAATCTTTATCGCCAGTGGCAACGAACTCATTGATACTACTTTGCATTTCAGGGATTCGATTTTGAAGATTCTTACCCTGATTCTGCAAGCTACCAAGTAACTTACCGGTTTGCTCACCGTACTCAAAATCCCAACTACTCTTACCGTCAACGACCTTCTCTTTCGCTTTAAACTTATCGCGGAAAAAGTCACGTAGTTCAGCAACAGCATCAGGGTCTAGGTGTGATTCAAAGGCATCGGCGTTTACATAGCGACGTACATCAAAGTTCCAACCACGACTCAGGTCGGTGTGTAACTGTTCAGACATTGCCATACGGGCTTCAGGTGAAATACGTGCACCACTAAACAGTCTATTCAGTAACTCATCAGAACGACTACGGTATTCCGTAATCTCATCACGACGCACAAACTTATCAGTAGCTTCAGCAATAGCATCCGATTCTGTCATGAAAGATTCAGATTGCTTACTGTACACCATCTTCTCAGCAGCTTTACCCGTTGCCATAGATTCGGTGTTTTGAGTAATGCGTGCTAAATACTCAGGAATGATTTCCACCAAAGTACGGCGAGACAATAAATCCCACTCAACCGAAGCTGTAGCATCCTTAGAAAGATTTTGCAGTACACTTGGCGTAGTATTCATTGTAGGTGCAACGTCCTGTAAGAAGCGTCCAGCTACACCTAGCATTCCATCGCGACTATCCGCAGTATCTATAAACTCCTTCAATCTACCGTCGAAGCCTCTGACAAAGTTAGATGCTTCAATACCCTTTTCAGCAATGGCTTTAGTTGCGCCAGTTTCCTTACGCATCCGCCTACCAATAAAGTTAATAATTTTATTAGCAACCGTACTACCACCAATGCCACCAGCCATCTCGGCAGCTTGCACCGCCCCGCTTTTAGTTGGTCCATCATCGAAATCCGCCATCATTGCTTGGGCTTCATTCATCTGACTGATACCGCCAGTAATTTCCTGAATACCGTCAGCAACCTCTCCCACAGTACCCATGACTTTCGTCTCAATACCCTTAAAAAGGTTCTCACGGAAATTGCCCATGTAGTCACTAACAGTATCAACGGTACCACCCATCAACCGTTGAGAGAGCATTGCATTAAAGTTTTCGTTAGTCTGGGTTTTAATCCAGTCAGGTAAACCTGTGTTTGTTTTGATGTCATTTAAGGCTGTGATAACATCAGCATTACTTGCGGTTTGTAATTTAAGTAAATCACGCGCTGCGAAGTAATGACGAAACTGTAGGTCCAATGATTTCTTTTGGTACGCTGCAGTAACAGAATCTTGATAGCCAACCAAGCGCGACATCGACTTTTGAATCAGACTCAACTTGTCAATGTTCTGCTCGTGTCGCTCCCCTTCCACTTCACCTTTTAATGTGTCACGGACGGTTTGTTCTTGCTTGTCGGCTTCCTGTTGTTCTAACTGCGTAGTGAAGATACTACTTAGTGCAGTGGAAATAGATTCCTCATCGGCATTGACTCGAGGACCACTGTTATCATCATCCTCCGACCATTTAGCCATACGTTCGTATAGTTTTTTAGGAAGAATACCCTCTGCCTTAGGAAGCAATCCACGGGTTGCCTGTTTCGTGGATTTGATAGCAGGTTCTAACCTTTTCTCGGCTTTATCGTATAGGTCAGAAGCCCGGCCTGCAGTCTCATCAACGAGGTCCATGGCCTCGCCATAGCCTTCGGGTAATCCCTTACGAGCTATCTGCTTAGCCGCATTAACGCTCATTAAGTCGTTAGTTGCCGCTTCAGTGAAGCTACTGGCTGCAGCCGTAATCGGCGTGCGGGATTCATTACCGCCCCCGACATCACCGTCGAAATCAGGAGCATCGAAATCATCAAAGCTATCAAAGCCGTCATCATCGATGTCTATATCGTCGGACATAACGGACTCCTTTTCTAATTTAAAAAATACTGTGGTCGCCTATAATAAGACCACCTAATCATAGGAACAGCAATATGACAGCAATAGGCAAGATGCCGTTCAATGTTCAACTGTTAAACTTGACGGGTCAGAATACTGCATCCATGAAACCTGTTAGGGTTTCAGATATATACGATGGCGGCACTACAAACTTCCATGAAGATGGACTCTACTCTGTTTCTATCTTCGGTGCGTCTGGTACCACGGAAAGAAGTAACCGTTTTAGTTTCATCGACTTGAAAGTACAAGTACTCCACCCTTTAATCCATCGCCACCTTGTTCGTATTAAAGGACTGTATGGTGAAATCCTTGCCGGTAAGAAATATGCCAAATGGGTTGCTGGTGAGAAAGACTTCGTTGCATCTAGCGAAGTAGAGGGGGAAACTGGTTACGCTTTCTTCATGTCCCATTTTAAAGACCTGCGTTTTAAGAAGACGGAGTCTGACCAGCGTAATCTACGGATTAGCGTAATTGAAAAATATCGTGACACGGCCACCACCAATAAATGGTTAGTGTTGCCTGCTGGGTTACGTGAAGTACAAGTCTCAGAAGACGGGTATACCCAAGAAGATGAGATTAACGACATGTATCGTAAAGTACTCTCCGTTGCCAATACGATAGCCGTGAACGTTAATAACAATAACGACCCGGTCTATGACCGTTCGCGCTACTCGCTCCAGTTAGCCATCAATGCTATCTACGAGCATCTTGAAACGTTTATCACTGGTAAGAAAGGTTTCATTCAGGCTAAGTGGGGTTCACGTCGTATCTTCAACGGTACACGTAACGTAATCACTTCCATGGATGTTGGTACCGACGACTTGGACAGTCCACGTAGTATCGACTCCACTGACACCGTAGTGGGTTTATACCAAACGGCGAAAGGGGTTCTACCTTTAACTACTTCATGGTTATCTAAAGGACACCTCTCGAAAATATTTACTGGCGGTACGAATGTTCCATTGGTAGACCGCAAGACAAAGAAAACTGTCTGGGTTAATGTTACCACGGAAACCATGGACCGCTGGACCACAGTAGAAGGACTCGAGAAGTTCATCAACTATTACGGGAATGCTTCCATTCGCCATAAGCCTATCTTGGTAGAAGGTAAGTATCTTGCTCTGATTTTTAAAGACGAGCAACACTTCCGTCTATTAAACCCTGGTGAGTTTGACCGATTGGTACCTAGCCAAAAAGAAAAGTGTCACCCGGTAACGTATGCTGAGTTCCTGTACATCGCCGGGTATCGTCACTGGAATCGTTTGACGTGTACCATTACCCGATATCCAATTACCGGCCTAGGTTCAACGTATCCTTCGACGGTCTATTTAAAGACTACGGTTGAAGGTGACATCTTACGTGAACTTGATGACCAGTGGGAACCGATGGACGATGAACACGTTGCTTACGAGTTCCCGCGCTTCAATGTTCCGTTCTTCGATACCATTGGTGTTAACCCTAACCGACTCGTAGGTCTAGGTGCTGACTTCGATGGTGATACAGTAAGTTGTAACTTCCTGATGTCAGATGATGCCGAAAGTGAAATTCACAAGTATTTTGATAAGCCTACTGGTTACATCGACCCTCGTGGTGGATTACAGATGTTTGGTACGGATACTATCGACTGGTTGTTACGTGGTTTAACTTTCGGTTCAGAAAAGGTATTGAAATAATGAGACCCATACTAGCCGAAGGTCTAGAGGCCATTAAGGAAGAACGACAGTTTAAGAAAGATGTCTTCTACCACTATAGCCCTAGAAAGAATCGAGAATCCATACTTAAGGACGGGTTAAGTTTAGATACTGACCCATCTGGGTACGGTCCTGCACCTGAGAAGAAAGCCATTTACCTTGCCCATAGCGGTAACGTTAATTTGCACCATGAGTTCCTTAAAAAGTTCGGGGACTTTGATGTCTTCGAAGTTAGTGGGCTACTACCTGAATTTGCGGTAGCTGACGAAGACTCCGGTAAGGGGAATTGGTTGGACTCCATTAATCGCTTTGGTACATTTGGTTATACTAAAGATATACCAGCTAAGCAGATTAAATTTGGTTGGAATGTTAACCGGGAGCTTAAATAATGAAAATGCAGGCTACTTTAAAAGCTAACCTTGTATCGTTCCGTAAAGTTGAGTTCGATACAGAAGTGCAGGAAGAGATTATCGCTTGGGGTAAAGGTAGAATTACCAAAGGTCCAGATGGCGGTGTGCGGATTCCAGATGGCACCGCCACCGTGTACGTCCCTTCGGGATTTATCATCATTAGGAACGACCACGGCTTTTATGAACAACTAAGCGAAGAACAGTTCCTACTAAATTACACCATCTTTTAATAGGAAATAGCAAATGCTTTATCCAGAATTTTATCGGAAGTATGGTGTGCGAACCTACGAGAAGTTGAAGTCGCCAATGTTCTTTGAACAGGCTTCTCTGATTCTTCCAAAGGAATCGCTACTACACCACATCCCGACCGAAGAGACTGAAAATGGTCCAGACCAGGACAGTCCACTGTTTAATGGACGTGAGTCTTGCCATGCATGGCACATTGAAGAATTAACCTTAGACCTTGGTAGACCGCGTCAGCGTAGCTCTGAGCTGCGTTCGCGTTTAAAGATATACCACAAGCGAATGAGAAAGATTCGCCAGCTACGGAAGTTTGAGCAGGGTGTACGGGACCAAAACAATTTGGTTGTTGTAAACTATGCCATGCTACCCCACATTTACCGCTATAGCCGTAATGCACTACAAAGCTGGTACGAGTGGAGTAACCTAAATCGTACTGTTTGGGATACCGTGGCAAAACTAACGGCAGAAACTCTACGTAACCAGTTTATCCACATGGAGATACCTGAAGTATTTCCTGAGCTGGAAGAACTGCGTATGTTAAATAAGAAACCCACGCTTGAATCGCTTGAACCGTTTAAGAAAGTGGAATCCCTGTACTTCTATTACCTGTGGCAGTACTGTACTCAAGGTACTCATGAACTGGATACTATTCTTGGTGAGAATATCAAGTATGTTAACTTGGTATTTATGCGTGGGGGTAAATTCAGTATTCTGAACTTGGGTGAGTTACAGGCATGGAAGGTCGAAAAGTTAAGCGATGACGAAGAGCAAATTAATGGTGAGTTTGACAAAGCCTTTGTTCGTTACCTGACTCGCGTGCAGGAATTGGAGACGATTACCAATGCAACCGAAGAAGACTTCACCGAAGAAGACCTTGACCTGTCTACCAATGTGTATACTAATGACCGCACTATTGCGGTTGAAGGTAAGGCTAGAGAATTGCGCGATGCCGGTCAGATGTCATTACCGGAATACAAACGTGCCGTACGTCTGGCCAACACGTATAAAACCATCGAAGCCACCGATGGCTCTGGGTCTCTTGAAGAGCAGGCTACTGTAAAAGAGAAAGACCTTGAGATTCCTGAATGGTCTGCCCCTGACTTAGATGGCGTGCTTGATAAAAACATGCTTAAGTCATCGCTTAAAACAGCGGATGCCCACTACATCAGTAAAATCCTCGAGAAGGACGTAGCGGCAATGGTTCTGAATGTTCAGAACACCGGTGTGGCAGTAACCAGTTTTAAACGTGAAACTGTAATGGATGCGGCGAACAAATACGACCACTATTCTATTCAGTTAACTCCGTTAGGTGGTAAGCCCTCGACTGTTCACGTCAGACTTCCTAAAGTAGGAAAGGATGGCAAGTTCAAAGCCAATGGCGTTGTGTACCATATGGCCAAACAGCGGGGAGATAAAAAGCAACATATCTTATGTGAATAATATCCATGAGATATGAATTATGTTAAAAGGTTTTAAACGTAGAGAGAAAGAATTCTACGACAAGATGAAAGAAATGTATAATGACTCATTAGATTTTTCGGAGTCAAAATACTTAGGTTCTAAGAAACCTATTAAAGTTCGTTGTATGGAACACGGTGAATATATAACCAAGCCGTGTTACTTAGTTAGAGGCTCTAAAGGTTGTTTGGCTTGTTCCGGTAAATTTACTAAAGATGATTTTATTAAATTGGCTAAAGAACAACACGGTGACCGCTACCTCTACGATAAGGTGGTGTTTAGTAACACCGATACACCTATTATCGTTACCTGTAGGGAGCATGGGGATTTTAAAGTAAAGCCCTATAATCATTACAAGTTGGGGACCAATTGTCCAACGTGTGCGACTTCGGAAGCCATAATGGATAAAGGGAAGTTCCTAGAAAAAGCTAAGTTAGTACATGGCAACAAGTACTGTTACCAAAACCTTGATTTCAGGGGTTATACCGAAACCGTAAAGATTGGGTGTTTCAAACATGGGACATTCCATCAAAAGGCTAGGGTACACCTAAATGGTTCTGGGTGTCCAGCCTGCTATCGTGAGTCGACTAAAAAGACTTTAGAAGATTTTATAGCTGAGGCACAACAGGTACATGGTCATATCTACAATTACGACAGAGTCGAGTATGTCAATAACAAGACACCTATAACGGTGGTCTGTAAAGGACATGGTCCTTTTAAAACTAATCCTAACCGACACGTTTCCCAGAAACAGGGTTGCCCTAGATGTAGGGAATCTTTAGGTGAGCGTCAGATAGCACATATCTTGGAAGTAAACGGGATTGAGTTTAAAAGAGAATATAAATTCGACGGGTCGTTATTTAGATACGATTTCTTTCTACCCAAATTTGAAGTACTCATTGAGTTTCACGGTATCCAACACTATGAGCCAGTAGAACGGTTCGGTGGTTACGAAGCTTTAGAGGAAACCAAGATGCGGGATTGGGATAAAGTAAAGTTAGCTAATAGTAAACAGATTCCGCTAGTAGTATTGAACTATCTTGATTTGGATAGAAGAAGACTTAGGAAGATGCTTTCACTCGAGTTAGCTAAACTTAATATCTCGATAATTTAAAACCAATTAACATAGGGTCTCCCAGTCGTAGTAATACGACTAAGACAAACCTACCTAATTGCGGGAAAATGTCTATAATCTATTAAACTACCACTTGTGGGTGGAAACACGCCACAATACCATCCCCAGTAATGGAAGAGGGTGGCAGGGTAAAAACGTTTAATGGAGACATAACCGACGCAGCGAAGTCCCTAAGTCGTTAGATACGGGATGTGTTCAGAGGCCATCGAAAACTACATTCGTACATAGTACGGACTAATGACGACCGTGGTGTAATAATCGGTTGGTCACACAAGTGATTGAAGTGAGTAGAGTAGGGGAAACCCCAAACGGTAGGCTCCTCAATTGAGGATGAAGATATGGTCCACTTTGGATGGGGGTGCTTCCCATCCGTAAAACCAAGGCAGATACCGTAGCGCTAACCAGTTATTACGGTAAGCTGTTCGTAACTCGAAGCTCGAAGGCGGTCTATGACCGTTCGGCATGGCAGCGTAAAAAGATTATTACGCTTGGAGTGGATGATGAAAACACAATTATCACTTCCGTTCGTCAGGGTAATGCGGTCAGTAAGTCAGCGAAAGTTCCACCAACCTATAGTGGAATGGCTAAAGGCATTCTTAGTTTTAAGTGTGCTGCTGGTGACATGTCGTATGAGTACGATAAACGAGAAGTTCTTTATGGTGCGGACGTACTTAAGAAACTTGAACGTCGTGGACACGTGGTCTGCGGTAAAGGGAAAGGTAACAAGTTCATTACCTTGGATAACGCTGGCCTGTATCATTACAGCGACGTTGATGGCAATGTTGACACTATTGGTAGTCTGGCTAGTCTGCTCGGCACTGATTTGGGTAAAGAACCCAACGACATGGCCGAAGTTAAGATATTCTCGACGGCTATACCGGCGGGCGTAGTACTGGGCTACATGCTTGGTTTAACCAAGTTGCTACGCATTATTAAAGTAAAGACTCGTTCGGTACGTAAGGGGCAGCGGGTAGAGTTAGAGGATGGGGAAGCCAGTATCGTCTTTAAAGATGAAACGCTTATTTACCCAACGGATGACCCAGAAATCACCATGTTGCTAAATGGGTTCTACGAGTATCGTTCGGCAATCAAACAATTCAACCGCGAAGAGTTTGATAAGAAGACGGTATACCAACCAGTGTTGGAATCTCGTGGTGTGGGACTTCGTTTCATTCGTGAGATGGATTTACTGCAACCTTTATTTATCGACCCCATTACCGATGGTATCTTAGAGCGTCGTAAAGAGCCACGGTCTTTTGAAGGGCTGGTAGTCAAAGCAGTTGAACTGCTAAAAGACGACCGAACTCCTGATGAGACTGATACGGAATATATGCGCATCAAAGGCTACGAGCGTATGCCTGGCTTTATCTACAAAGAGCTGATTGCTTCTATTCGTAAACAACAAGCACAGCCCATGAGCTCTCAGTCTCGCATTGAGATGAATCCAAAAGCTGTGTGGATGAACATCCTAAAAGATGCTACTACTAAAACGGTAGAAGAGTTGAACCCTGTCCATAACCTGAAAGAGAAAGAACTGGTGACTTACTCTGGTGATGGCGGTCGTTCCTCTCGTTCCATGGTAGCGAGTTCGCGTGTATACCACAAGAACGACATGGGTGTTATTTCAGAAGCAACGGTGGACTCTGGCTCAGTAGCTATTAACACTTACTTAACTGCGGACCCGAACTTTGATTCAATTCGTGGTACAACTAAGCGAGTGGATAGTAAAGAGAAGTCAGCTACCAAACTGTTGTCAACGTCTGCTATTCTGTCACCGGGTGCAACCAGTGATGACCCTAAGCGGACAAACTTCATTAGTATTCAGCATTCTCATGGCGTTGCCGCTGAGAACTACAAGGTCATGCCATTATCCACTGGATACGAACAAGTATTGGCTCACCGTGTCGACCCAATGTTCGCTGTTGCAGCGGAGCAAGAAGGGAAGGTAACGGATGTTGGGGAAACGCACCTGACAGTTGAGTACAAAGACGGCAGCTCTGTGAAGATTGAACTGGGAACGGTTTACGGTACAGTTAACGGTACTCACGTACCCCAGCGCATTGAGTCTGACTTGATTAAAGGCCAGAAGTTTAAGGCGGGACATATCCTGTCTTGGAACACTGGTTTCTTTGAACGTGACTATGATGATAATACTCAGGTCAACTGGAAAGCAGGTGCGCTTGTTAACGTGGCATTGATGGAGTCAGTAGATACACTTGAGGACTCCTGTGCGGTATCGGAAAAACTGGGTGCGGGTCTTTCTACTGAAATCACAGCGGTGCGAAACATCGTAATTGACTTCGAACAGGGTATTTTAAATCTTGTAAAAGTCGGAGATGAAGTAGATTTAGAAACTATCCTATGTACGCTAGAGGACCAACTAACGGCCAATAACTCGCTTATTGATAGTGAAAGTGCGGAATCTCTAAAGGCGTTGGGTCAGTTAAACCCTAAGGCAAAGAACAAAGGTGTGGTAGAGAAAATCGAAGTTCTCTATAACGGTGACAAAGCCGACATGTCTAGTTCACTTAAGACTATCGTCAACCGAGCTGATAAAGAACGGGCTGAACGAGTCAAAAGTCTTTCTCTGGAAGATGCCACCACCGGACAAGTAAACGAACCTATCAACGTTGAGGGACGTCGACTTGTAATGGACCAAGCGGTTATTAAGATTTATATCACTAAGTCACTCCCTGCAGGGGTCGGTGATAAGGCGGTATTGGGTAATCAGCTGAAGACCATTATCGGGCGGGTAATGACTGGTACTAACGAAACCGAGAGCGGGGAACCGATTGATGTAATCTTTGGGCGTCAGTCGATTGCTAACCGTATCGTACTAAGTCCCGATATCATGGGCACTACCAATCGGGTTTTAGAAGTTCTCTCCAAAAAGGTAGCGGACGAATACTTTGCAAATTTGTAAATAAAGGAGAGGGGAGTTAAACGCTCCCCTGACTGATAATGAAAGATAGAAGACATATCACGTATGCCAGTCTGGCAAATGCCGTAGAGCTTGGCGCTCGCGTTGTGCAGAAAGTTGCAGGTAACGAAGCGTCTGACCAAGTCGGTGGTGTGCAAATTAAGGAAACCGTAAAGGATACCTTGTCTGCACGTATCTCTAAAAAGTTAATGTTGAATGGGGGCGCTAAGTAATGATTACTCGTCAATCTGTAACCTCTATTTATTCATTGGCTCAGGTAGCTGAACAAAACGGCCTCATCATCCTTCCACAAGCCACCACCCCACTTGCAGTACTGGGTGATGCACTTGGTGAATTCACGTTGGGTGAGTCAGTCGAAGAATCGGTCATTGGTGCATCAGAACGTAAAGACGTTGCTGGTGAGAAAGCCTACGCTGTCGCCATTGATGAAATGGTAGATATTGCTGCCGGTGCCGTACAGCGTCAACTTAAGTTTGCGCGTGAAATTGTACGCCCTGTTGTAACGGATGCATTTGAAAAGGTAACTGCCCATTTGGACCAGGTTCCGGTATCTACGCTGCGTAACTCTATCGTTGAAGTACAGCTGCCTGAAGTATATCTGGAAAGTGGCCTGAGCGATATGGTTGACCGCTTCAAAACTCAACCACAGTTGGAACTGACTCCTCTGGGCAACATCATGCCGGAGTTGTCTGCTGAAGATTTGATTGAGCGTTGTAAAACTGGCATGTCACGCATTGACGAAAAACTGAAGTCGATGATTGAAGCATCTCCAGGTATTGTTAGCCGTGTCTACGATGAATACTTCTTGGGCAAACTTAGCCAAGACGCCGTTGAAGGTTCTCGCTACAGCGAAATCGTAGTTGCATTTGTTTTGGCTCGCAACCTTAACATGAATGTACCTGAAGGTGTAAATGAAGAGTTGGCGTTCTACCGTGAGCGTACTGCATTCTTCATTGCTGAGTTTGGCCGTCGTGTATTCCAAGCATTGCGTCGTCAGGAACGTATCGAACGTCAGAATGACATTATCGATTACATGCCGCCTGCTGACTTTGCTGGTGCTGAGATTCGTGTTAATGCCAGCGTCTATCGCCGTTACTTGAAAGAAGGTGGTACACCGGAAGCAATCATCGGTGCGTGTCTGCGCGGTATCTCTCGTCCGGTATACGCTGACTTACTGGAAGATGCCTACGGTGGTGCTAAAGCTGTACAGGTAAATGAACGCGCTATCCAAAACCGTATCAAAGCGGAATACGAAGCCAACGTTCATGCGGCGGTTATCGATGTGGTTTCTACATTGATTGCTGAAGACAACTTCCCTGAAGATTTGGACCGTCCCACCACTCGTGGTGCACGTGAATGGTTAACAGCCAATCCTTTCCGTAAGAAGTTTGACCTGGACAACTATGTACTGCGTGCAGTGTGTGGAATCATCTTCCCACGTTACAATGCATATCCGGTATTGTCCGGTATCATGGAATACATGGCAGCTGATGAAACGCTGACTAACCGTGAAGCAGCAACAATGGTTACCATTGACTTGGTAGGCGAATGGCTGGCAGACCAGCTAATCACTGAACAAGCATAGTGTTAAATGTCGGGGGACTTCGGTCCCCCACTTTATGGGGATGTATCTATGGATATCTCAAAACTCATTAGAAAGCCAGATGCGGTATTACCACATTTGACTAAAGCAAAAGACGGTAGTCTGGTTGCTAAAAAAGAAACCCGGATTTATGTCCCACTAAAATACCGTGCTCGTTCTTTGGCATCGTTTGGTAACACTACCCGTGTAATCGGCATCTTCCCTATCGTGGTGGGTAATCACTACTCGGTAATGAAGGTATGTGCTAACGTAGACCTACTACCAACCAGTACTCGCAGTGTGATTATTGAGGGTGAGGAATACATTGAACTGTTCTTTGAGGCAGGCGCTGTTATCATCAAATCCTTAAACTTGGTACAATCGGCAATTTTGGTATATTACATTTCTGACCATTTCTATTCGAAAGGGGACGTACCGTGGTTTATCAATTACAACGATTTGTCTGAGTTATTTGACACTGCCATTAAACACGCTGGTACAGACTTGAACGTTGACCCGGCAATCCTTGAGGCAATTGCGGCCAGTCTTTCTCGTCAGGTAAAAGACCGTACAAAGTATTTACGCCATGCACTGCGTTCACAGGCAGACTTTGAACATCCTGAAATCCTTGGCAACGGTGGTGTGAGTTATATCTCACTGAAGAACATCGAACTGGGTGCTACAAACACTACAGCAAAGCTTATGGGGAACTATTTCAATGATGGCTTGTCATCGGCCTTGGTAACTAAGTCAGACCGTCTGGAAGGCGTAGAAGAGCTCTTACGACGTTAATACTGTGAGAGCTGCTGCTTATAACTACTTTTAGATGGAGTTGAATCTAATGTCGGATAAAGTCTTTTACAACTGTACTGCGCTGGCCGGTACAAACAAAGCAGGGGTATTAGCGCCGGATGCAGATGGTTATTATACCGTTATCCTAGGTGCATTTGATTTCCCTAACTCAACGGGTGATATCTACCCATGGCAATCTGCTAAAAAGCTGTTTGATGCTTCAGGTGCTTTGTTGCGTCGTATTACCACCGGCCAACAACGTGGTGAATGTGGTCATCCTAAACTCGAGCCAGGGATGACTAAAACGCAGTTCATTACCCGTATCTGTACTATCGAAGAGACCAAAGTCGCTTTCCACATCAAAGAAGTGTGGATAGATAAGGAAACGGTTAAGGGTCCAAACGGCCGTGCGGTTACTGCGGTTATGGGTAAAATCAAACCTTCTGGTCCAATGGGACCTGCATTGAAAGAAGCGTTGGATAACCCAAATGAAAACGTATCGTTCTCTGTACGCTCATTGACACGTGACACACGTATTGCCGGACAGAAGTACAAACACATGACCACATTGGTTACGTGGGATTACGTTAACGAGCCGGGTATCTCTATCGCCACCAAGTACCATAACCCATCTCTGGAAAGCTTAGATGATTCTGTATCGTTGGGTATGGAAGATTTTAACAACGCCAAAGGTGAGCAAGAAACTTCTGGGGTCTCTATGGAATCGGGACTGGACATCCTGACTGTCATTGACCAACAGGGATTCAAGCGTAAGGTTGCTAACTTGAGTGCTTTAGCAAACTGGTAAGTGTTATTAGGTTAGCGGGGAAACCCGCTACCTATGCCGCATTAATTTTTTTATAGACATATATCATCCTAGTGAGTTGATGATAAACTTAAACAAATAAAAGGAGAAAAGTATGTCATTATTGCAAGAAATCAAAGCCTTGAAGAAAGGTGAATCCATAACCCTAAGTAAAGACATCGTGTTAATAGCTGGTTCCGGTGACTCGTTTTCAATCGAAGTGAAAGGTCAGACAATGCTCGTCCTCGATGTGACGCAAACGGTTAGTACGCTAACGGCAGAAATCCTAAGTGCTATTATAGCGGCGTGTGAAAAATACAGAGATGATACATTGAATGATGTATACGGCGAAATCATGCAGGCCGTACCAGACGACCAGCTTGATAACCTTGAAAAGCTGGGTATCGAAATAAGTAAACCTTACGCCCCGCCCATTAAAAGAACGACGCGACGTAAGCCCCAATAAAAGGAAACCAACGTATGTCTGATAAAGTAGATTTACTCAGATACGGCCAAGTAACAACTGTAAGTCTGTACGATATCGTAGTAATGTCCCAAAACGTTATTGCGGTATATAAAGATGGCAGAGAGGTTACTATACCAGAACTTACCGGTAAGAACATCCATGATTTAGACCCTGCAATTTCATTTGATGATGTTATTGCAGAATATGAAACCAGAACGTCACGGGCTCCTATAGGTAAGTTCAGAGGTATTAAAACTGGCTTCATGAATATCGTAGGTGGGTTTGGTAAGAAAAGTTAGAAGAAAACTAACAATAAAAAAATACAGCATTCCCTGTTCAATTGACCATTACAAGTAAAATAAACGAGGTACTGAAAATGGCAAGAAATAACGAGGCTTTAGCAAAGCGCTTTGCTAGAAAAGCACAAAGTATACTAAATCGCCGTGGCTCTAAGTTACGGTTTGTTGGCGGCACTGCAATTGACAGCACTGCCAATATGGGTATGCAAGATTTACTTCGCGCAGAACCGAACCAGAAAAACAGAGTGTTACTTGCAGAAGCAATCTCTGAATGTCTTAATCAGGTTCCCCGTGATTGGACTGTTATCTACGGATTCATTCATGAGCAAGGTGAGGACAGCTTTGTAATTGAGGCTGACTCTATGGTGATTCATGGTGCAGATGCAGATGGTATGGCCACTGTAGCAAACTACACCATGGCAAAAGAATTCCGTAACGAACCCGTTATGTCGCGTTTAGGTCAAGTATGGATGGCTATCCCAGCGGTGTTACCCGACACCTACGATGAGATAGAGTACATCACCAATATTGGCCAGTGGATGATTGACACTGACTTCTTTGAGGCCGAGCACATGCGTAACCGTCTTGCTGCTATTGCTGCTTTCGATGTCTTTGCCGCCGAAGAGGCGTTAAAGGAATTGGAAGAGAAAGAGCAGGCGTAGTATGATACATGATAGATTCACCATATCAGATGCGAACGTTCCGCACGCAATACGTATATGGTTGATGGCATCGTACATCTATTACTTAAGACCAGACTTAGATAGCTTCATAACCGATTCTGAGTTTGACACAATAACCCAAATATTAATCGACAACTATGAAGTACTCACCACGTACGAAACGTTTAGTAATGGTGAGACAAAAAAGATGTCGGATTTAATTACTTTGGATGACCTACGAGCAGGAACTGGTTTCGCGTTACGTGAACACGAATACCCGTCCATTACAAAAAACGCTGCCACTATGATTGTAAAAGATAAATTCTGGACACTTAAACAAGAGTTCATCTTTACCTATCCCCATGTAAAACGGATACGTAAACGATACCGACTCGATAAATCCAGGGTTGCCGATTGCTTTGATGTGGACAGACTGTACGATTGTATTTCTGCTCGAGAACCAGCTTTACAAGACCCTGAGAGGTATTACCAAACTGACCGTGACTCTGACTACATTGATGAGGAGCGCGAACGTCGTAGCGTAATCCTTAAAGATAATGAGGCTGAGGAGTTTCTTAACGGTATGCTATATTCAATAGATACCAATATGGAACAAGGTCTAGTTTTAGGTAATATATACTACAGGGACGGTGTTGGTTGGGTCGGGCAGGTATTCGAACCTACACGAACATTCATCGTTCAACGCAGTAACTGTGGTTAAATAAAATGTCCTATACGTTGTGTTCTTGAGGGGTGTTCGAGAGGACGCCTCTCTTATGACGTAGTGGAGGTATTTCATGAAACTATACACAATACGGGTACAGAGCTGGAGACGAGCAAAGGAACTAGACATTCCGTTTGAAGACGTCACGGTTAAATCGGGAAACAAACTGTTTGCTCCTACATGGCCACTGTTAGCGAAATATAAAAGTAAGCTAATAACGGAAGAGGAGTACACGGAAAGCTTCTATGCTTTAATGCGAGACAGTCTGAGAAACCATCCCGATGAGTGGGACAGGCTATTGTCTCATGAAACTCTTGCCATTGGTTGTTACTGTCCTTCCGGAGAGTTTTGCCATCGGTACTTACTTAGAGATATATTCCAAAAGGTCGCAGAAGCCAAAGGAATACCTTTTACTTATTTAGGGGAACTATGATGCAAGAATTACATCAAACCGAAGAATTCCGGTCTTGGTACGGAAAAGCAGTGCGCACTCAACCAAGTGGTAACGTTCAAAAAGACTTCTCAATGCTTTGCTGGGTGGTGTCATTCAGTGGACGTATCTGTGGTGTGAAAAATTCATTTGATGCATGGAAGAAAAGCTTCCTAAAGCATCGTACAAACGTAGTAGTTACCAACCACGATGAATTGTTGTTTTCTGAAATATACTTTAAGTATAACATGAAAACTGCTACTCAACTTGGGCTGGATGACGTCGTTCGCCCACGCATGGCATCTTTCACTACGGACTTTGCCGGTGAGCAGGATTACCAACGTGAATACCAGAACGATTGGGTAGCTAGTGAGAAATTAGCCCTGAGCTAAGCAAGGTGAAAAAATACACACACTTCACCTTGTATGAGAAACAATGATATAACGTATTTAAGATAATTTGATACATATATCATCATGGTGCATAGAGAACTTACTCTATACATTCGAATGTATAACTGTTAATTCAAAACAAATGATATAAAAGGACAATACTATGTCAAACGAAAATCAAGTACCAGCAGCTGTTGTAACCCGTGCCGAAGAATTCAAAAAGCACATGACCCATGCTGGTGAAGGTATCATCGATACTGATGCTAAAGGTATCCAAGCAGTCATCGAAGCAAACCTGCCTGAAGGCATGGACGCGAAAATGGCGAAGTCGTTCAAAGAACAAGAAAAGGTTACCCTGGCAGCACTTGGTTACGCAACTGGCGAAATCGCACAAGACGTGTTCGGTGAAACCAAAGACGTTCAATCGGTCTCCAGCACCATTAAGTTCTTCGGTGACAAAATGGCGGCCTCAATGGACCGCTCACGTGAAGTTACAATTCCTGGTCGTAACGGCGCACCTGCTACTAAAGAAGAGCGTGCAAACTACCTGGTTGTCAAACACAAAACTCAAAGCACCAGCCCGTCCGGTGCACTGAGCAAAGTTAAAGCTCACTTCGCGAGCATGGCTAAGTAATTAGCCTACCATCTGCAAGAGTATTGGGGGGCTTCGGCCCTCCTTTATTTTTTCTCATAACCGAATAACAGGATAAAGAGTTATGTCAACTGAACAAAGTAAACTTGCGACGTTTATCTTAGATTTCTACAATGGTGAAGAATTCGCTAACAACAAAGATACGTTGCTACCTATTACCCCTGCGCTCTATGACTTCGTAACTGACGCTGATGCTGATAACCTCGATGACATGTGGGCTGACCTACTGGAAATGGATTCTCTGACTGAGATGTACGAAGAGATGATTGAGGCAGTCATTGACTTTGATGAGAAAACGTGGAACACCAACTTCAGCAACGGCGATGTGAAAATTGCCCAAGGTGACAACGTACTTATCATCAACATACAACCATCGGCCGGTACTAGCGGTGTGGAAGTTAGCAAAGAACCGCCTCACACGCATTCTAAGGGACTCATTAAGGACATGGGCTTGTACAACATTGCTGTCAAGTTTTATATCCTTGACCGTGAGCACAATGCCGAAGAGTACGGTGAGATGGATGACGGTGACGATTCAGATAGCGATTCTGAATAATATTTACTAAGTAGAGGGGCAAGTGCCCCTTTATTTTTTTTTGTCTAGACGGCATAACTAGGGAGCCCTTTCGGACTCCCCAGAAATGTGATTCAATCAATCAGCGATTAAACGTATTCTTTCGCTGCTTCATCAATCATCTGCGCATTGCCTTGCTCGGCTGCTTCAACGTCAGCTGAAACTGCTTCTACAATAGCAGGACGCAGGTTAGTGTTAACAGACGTCAGACCCATTTCGTCCAAGAACTTCTGGGCAGTTTGTTTAACACCTTCACCTACTTGAGTCACACCAGTGAACTCAATTGAATGCTCAAGGCCTTCACCCGGAGCAGACAGGTCACGAGAACCTTCAACCGTTCCACCTACACGAGGCATCATGGCAGTGGTCAACCACGCCTTTTCAACTTTCGTGTGGGTTGAGTCTGGTTCAAAGAACAGCACTGTCATGCCACGGTAGTCAGGCAGTAAGTCACCTACCTCACCATCCATGTATTGAACAACGCGCGGAACCTTAGTCTCAGGGTCACCAAGAAGGTTAAGAATCCAGTAGTCGATGAACTTCTGAACTGGCATCCCTTCTTTCTCAGGCCATACGAACGCTGGGTTAGAACGAGCACGAGTAACGTTAGAAACGTCTTCTTGCTCTTCACCCGCACCGCCCACAGGCTGTGCTACGTATTCTACTGTAAGAGTAGAAGTCAAGCCGGTGATTTGTTTAGCGTGACGCTCAACCAATGCCTTCAGAGTACCGTGAAGTAACTCTGAGTTAGGCAGGTCGTTGAACCCAGTTGGAGATTCCAACAGGATTGCAATAACGTTACGCTTAACGTAGTTAGCATTGCTAACCAGAGACTTAGGGTTAGTAGCAAAACCGCTCTGACCGCTGTAACGCAGGTCAGTCACGGCTCCACCAGTAGCTCCGCCGAACAGAGCACTGGTATCGTCTGGTTTATTAACCAGCGTTTTGTTTGATAAACGAGCCATGTCTTAATACTCCCCTTTATGCTTGTAAGTCAGATGCGCGATTAGCGGTAACAGTGTAAGTACCAACAGTACGCATGTTGTTAGCATACATGTGTAGCTTACAAGACCAGCTGTAACCACGTAATTCGTCAGCTTCAGTTTTGTACGTTTCAGGGATAACCGTAACACGACCATCGAAACGTCCAGCAGTGTAGCTAGAAATCATCTTGTCAGACTTCTCGAAGAACTGGGCATCAGTCAACTTAGTGTCACCAGTAAGGTTACGCCAAGTACGCTCACAGACCTTCTCAAGCTCAACAGCAATCATCATGTTGATGGCTGAGTTGATTACAGACGTGTCGTTGTCGTACACAGTCTGATACGCAGGATAGAAGAAGTCGTTGCGGTCTTTACGTTGTACCCAAACCAGACCAGCAGCCCAGTCTTTCTGACGTACACGTGGAGACTTGTACACGCAGTTGATGTCACGGAACATCGTCACGTTGTTCAGAGGAGAAGTATCCATAGAGAATTCTTCTTTCATTGAACCGTGGGATGCACCCATGTAAGCCGCACACTTGTCTGCGAAGTCCAACGTCAGAGGCAGTAAGCCGTCGTAGTTGCTGTTCAGCAGTTTACCAGAGTGACCCACGATGATAGCACGACAAGTAGACGTACCGTAGTGAGTTGATTCTGGATACAGGCGAGCACGGGCACGCAATGCAATCGCAATTGACAGTTCTTCGTCGGCAGTGTTCTGAGGCTTGTTTACGTCCTGAGTAGACAGAACAACATACAAGTCTTTACGCAGACCAATTGGAGCCAACATCGCTTTCTTAGTTTCGATAGAGAAACCAGAATCGTAGATAACACTGAATGGGAATTCAGCAGAATCCATGAACTCATCAACATTGTTGAATTCGAAAGTATCGAACAGGTTCTTAACGAACGCATCAAATGCTTCAGGGCTTTGGTCACCATCAGAACCGCCTTTGGCGTAATGGTAGATGCCTTCACCAAGAAGGATGCCACCGGCTTCCGGACCCTGAAGGTTGAAAGTGTGGTAACGAACACCGCTTACATCAACACCGCTAACGGCATTGAACATGTGTGGTTCCATGGGTTCACCCATGTATTCAGGCGATGCTTCTTCAGCAGCAGCTAACATACCTAACGCTTCGAGCATGTTAGCTTCGTAAACGTGGTAGTTGTCCATTGGACCGTAGATAGGTGCAAAACCTTTGCTGTCTACATCGCGGTATGCTTTTGGCAGTACTTTGTCGATGTGCAGGTTACGGTCTGTGCTCTTATCAACAGCACCCTTCTTAAAGCAGAATTCAGTGTACTGACCGCCCATAAGAGTTTGAGTGATGTTCGGACTTGACTGCTTGTCAGGACGCTCTACGAACTGCAGACGATACATCATCGCCATGTTTTCGTATACAACGTCTTCTTTTACCGGACCGCTTAAAGTCTCGGTAGTAGGACAGCTCAGCGCGAAACCAATGTTGTCACCGTAAGAACCGTGGTGTGATACTTCAAAATCCATCCAAGGATAGATAGTAGACTCACCGCCAAAGCTACCTACAGTTTTCTGACCGGCACCAAAAGGAGCAGTTTCGTCGATTGGGATGATTACCCAACGAGCATTGTAGCCTGAAGTAGTTACAGGTACGCCGTCAGCTTCCGTTTGGATAGCTTTGCCGTCAGCACCGTAAACCAGACCACCAGCTTCGTCACGTTCCCAAACAGGAACTTCGCCAGCACTTACTTCAAGTGCAAGACGGACACTGGCCTTTGCGTGTGATTCAGAAATATAACGACGAACCATTTGTACGTTACCACGAGCATTGATGGTGTTAAACATCATCGTAGCATGGTTAGCGTATTGTTTGGATGCGTCGAACGAATTTACACCGAACATTCGCGCTGCATCTGCGCCACCAACTAACTGAGTGGATTCAGGTCCACGCTCAGTGTTGAGTACACAGAAAGGCAAATGCATCGGCAAAGCTTCACCCTCAGGTAAAGGAATACGGATAGACAGGTCTTGGATACCTGCTAACTGTATGGTGGGCGCGCCACTTAATACATTCATTATCGAACTCCATTTTTTTGCAAAAAAATTGAAATGGGTAAATCAGGTGCTATATGCCGCTAGCTGCCATAGACCGTCATAAGTATAGTACCTTAATCACTGATAAATAATAAATTGCTGACTTTCTTATGACGCTATTATTAATAAAGGGAGCGGAGACAAAATGTATCCTTATCAAAATTCGTACGAAGCTATTGCCCTTCGTTCATACGCTGTTGATAAAATCATCAGTGGTCTACGGTTAGCAAAAGCTGACCGCCAATTGGCGGGTGCCGAAACCGAAGGGTTTGGCCATGTCCTTACTGTGGTAGATAAACACAGTGATTTACCGTTCTTCGCACATCCCATTGTTGATGGTGGGGATGTGTATGTTGATGTCCGTCCCCTGATTTCTGTGGTAAGTCAACATGGTGATTATCGTGTTAAGGAAAGAGCAGAGTATAACTTCCGTGTACTGCGTGCCGCCATGGAATTACGTTGGGCGGAAAGTGAAGACTACCGTGACCAACTTACTTCTATTTCTGACTTACCTTTAGAACTATATTGTAAGTGGTTCTCTGAGAACATTACTCGTCGTCTTGGTTTGGATGCAGAAACACAAGCTATCTTAGCTGGTGTAGCGGGGTTCTTCTACCTCAGCTGTGTAGAAAAAGAAATGAATGACCGGGTGTGGCAACGTAACGTCGCTATTGTAGCCCGCGTTACTCGTATCCCTGCGGGACGCCTAACGCAAATGTTCCCTGACCCAATTAGTTTCCAATCTCTGGACGAACTGGCTATGTACATGGCTAACGAGATGGATAATCCTCGTTTGGGTAAAATGAATGTGGGGCTACTGTTCAGCATTCTAACGCCGGGGTGGTTTACGCACCATGGACCTGAAGTCATGGGCGTAGCACTGGAAATGCCAGTAACATGGATGGCGTGTGTTTACCATGCTGTGGGTGACAGAGCGTTACGCAATTCAAACATTGGTCGCCTACTGCAACGCACTAAGGCAGACCCTGCACAATACCAACGTGCCATCCTGAGTCTTTTACGCTAATAAAGGAGTAGGTCGTGTCCGCGTTTTTACAACAACATGCCATTCGAAATGTTTGGTGTACCCCAGAACAAGACCGTCAGGCAATTTTAAAGCCAGTCCGTTACGGTAAAGTTCGTGGCGTATACGAACGTATCGTTCTTGGTTGGGACGAATTGCAAACACCAACCAGAGACAACTATATTGTCTATCAAATCGGACACTATCCTCCAGCACTGTTTGGCCTTAAAGGGGTAACTAACACTTGGTTACCTTTGGCGGGGTTATCTTCGGAGAGTAAGTGTACGATAAACATTTATAATACCAAGGGTCTGCTCCTTCCTCTGCATGAAGTATTCATCATTCAGTTGGATAATAAAACAGTACTATTGGCAATCCGCGAAAGTAAATATGTGGACATGGTAAATGAGGACATTTACTTCCATCATTATACTAACGCTTACTGGGCATCGCAGCGCTCATCTGAGGAATTGGATTTTTGGGTAGAGGGCATTACTCGCATTAGTTCCAACGAGCAGGCGGTTCTAACTTTGTACAATAAGTGGCACGCTGCAAAACTGTACGGTAAGAAGCCTCAGTTAATCCACAACGGTGTTTTAGTAGAAAGTTTGCCACCTGCTAACATTTTGGTAGGGGACACGCTAGAAGTGCGTGTAGACGATTCTATTGAAGAAGTCATTGACATCTCTCTGGACAGCCTTTATTACGCTTACTCCAATTTGGACAATGCACGTAAGTATGTGGTTGACCTTGGGGTTGCTGAAACTATTCGGTATCACGATGACATCGAAATTCGTATCTGTAAAAAGAATGCGGATGGGTTGGTGACTAAAGGTTTGTTGTTAAACCGTAACAAGCCGGAGAACGTGCGGATGCTTGCGTCTGCCACATATTCAGTCAACGTCGACCAGGTCGAATATATTCGTCAGGAGTTGGAGTTAGGTGAAGCCTTTATTCGCCTCACTGTCAGAGAGTCAGGGTACAAACGTCCACTGATTTTCGAAAACAACCGTCTACACGAGTTAAATAAGTTACCGGAAGAACAACGCTACAATATCATTACTGGTAAAGTAACCTCTTGTAGTTTGTGGGACATTACTTCTTTGGAACGCTCAGCCTATCCTAAAGTCATGCGGCTACCTAAGATTGATAGTGCGGTAACTATTGACCTGTATCGCTGTTACGGTTACAACTCCATTGCGTACTACAGCGCCGATAACCAACAACCTGTTTTTAATACGGGTGGCATTCAGCGTATTGTAGCACCTGAGGCATACCGCAAAGGGACAATGGTGGAGTATGATAAAGACGATAACGTACTGGCCATAAAACGCATTCGAGACGATGGCTTAGGTTACTCCGAACGGGAGACTGCCCTAGTTGAATTCTTCGAGGATGAATTTGTAGAAGACTGTCCGGATTATTACAATACGGAATTGGTTCCTTCTGGTCACCGCGAGTATCGTTTGTACCATCGCCTCAATGGGACGCAGGATTGGGTAGACATTACCAAGTCTGTATCTTTTACCGACCAGAAAGACGGCTTCCTACGTCACAACTATTCTAGTCCTAATCATGAATGGGTGGTTCGTCACTCAGGTTGGGCATGGAGTAAAACATTTGTGCTACCGCTGCGTCAGGGTGTAGGTGAAGTTAGTCTGGTAGATGCCAACGGTACAATGGAGCTTCCATTCCGTAGAATCATCGTTCGCCTCAACGGGAAAGAATTGGTACAGGGAATTGATTACGAGATTAATCGTCAATCAATCTGGATTAGTTCTACAACCCACTTAAAGGCGGAAGGGGACAACGAAGTCTTTATTGTAGCTTACGACTTCCCCGATGACGGTGGTGAAGGATACGTTGACTGGGGTAGACCTGAACACGTAGGTTGGGTTGACCACGGCATGATTAATGTAGGGAACGGGTATGACCTACACAGTGGGTTATTGTATCGTGCTAATGTAGATAACAAACATCTGCAACGTAGTTATGTGGAAAGACATGAGGAGTATCGTGGAGTAAATGGGTCACTACGTAACGGTGCACCTTATTCTATCTCCATGGTTAGGCCTCGTCTACAGGCAATTGGTATCCCACCCAGTGCAGAAAAGTCTCTTCGCTCTGACGCACTGAGCCGCGACAAGATTGTCCGTGACTATCTAACGCTACATGCACCGATACCACCATTTACAAATGTATCCCCAATTCCCTATCGCCACCAAATGTACAGTATCTTCTGTGCGCGTATTTTGGACGATGCGATTACTGGGGTACTGCATATTCCGGATTACCGTATCCTGGATAGTAAAATCAAAACCATGGTAAAGCAGTACGAATACTTATTGAAGTTCGATATTGCTAAAACTGGACTTGATGGTGCGGTGGAGTCAGGATTAGTTTCGGCTCGTCCACATGCCAGTGGTACCTTAATTGAAGTACCGCAAAAAGTTTACTCGTTTATGGATAGGGTATCACTACTTTATCTAAATGGTCGAGTTGACATGACCGGTCACTTGACTATTAAAACTGATAATGGGGAATAGCAACAATGTCTATTAAAAGACCTATCATTCAGTTGGACAGAAGTTTTACTGTCCATTCTGAAAAGGACATCTATACCGGCCCGAACGGGACTGGTCAGGTATGTCCTAACGTTGATGACATGATTTGGAGCTGGGTCCATGGGCCAATGCGATGCATTAGCCTGAATGTTGACACGGGGATTTCTATCGTAGAACCGTGGCAGGCTCCTAATCAAAACATCGATGCGTCTGGCTTGGACGTTCTCCTCGGTAATGGTGGTCATACTCCTCGCGAGTATTACGTCTTACATGTGGACAACTCAGTTGTTCCAGCTACTATTACGGCAGACGCTAAGTTGCGTCTGTACCGTAAGGACGCAGACCATGTTAAGTATTACCTTGGGTACAATGACGAACAAGTTGACGAAGTCATTTCGAAGAACTACGACGGCACTGGTAATTACCTAAATGACCGTGTGGGTCTTGAGCCTATCCAGCAGGGTGAGCCAGGTATTCATACTGCATTTACACCAGAGCAATCCCATACTACCCATACATTGACCGGCGGCGATATCGTTACCGCCGTTATCTTCAATGAACAGGGTGGTCGGATTTCTACTACGGAAATGGTCGTGGTAGAAACGGCGTTGTCCAACAAGGGATTGAACAGTGCTCGCTATGTCAGCGGCATCAGTCTTAAGTCCCCATGGATGCGTACTGATTCAAACGTCTTAGAAGTTCCTGTAAACCTGCCTGTGTCCTCGTTAGGTCTTATGGCAGAGGTTATCTACAATAACGGTGACCGTGTCACACATCCAGTTGATGGCACTCGTTTTAGTGTTTACGGTTTGGATAACTACGTAGCGTCTTCGCCTGATTACAATCATCCTCTGGTACTAAGCTACCGCATGGATGCTAATGAAATCTCAACGAAGCAATCTGCTACAGGAAGCAACCACATTACCAAAGAGTACAGCATTCATACGCTACCTGCTCAACACGAATACAACCTTAAGTTGTTTGTGTACCCTGATTGGGACGGTAGTATGTGGAAGCCGCGCTACTTCTTGGCTAACCTGTCTCGTTCAGAAATTCTGGAAGTGACTAACTTGGTTACGTACGGTGAAGGTTCTTTGGGTACGTTTAACCCTACCTTGTGGGGTGTGGAACAAACGTTTACTGTATCTATCCGTCTGAACGAAGTAGATGCATCGTACGCACCATATCGTCATGTACAAAGCATTAAGCTGGTGGTCTTTGGTCCGCCACGTATCTCGAATACGGTAAGCTGGTTAGTGCATTACGAAGACCATGGTGGCCAAGCCTATGGTGAAGGTATCTACGCGGAACAGCGTCTGGTAACGGTATCGGATTACGCATTTAAGTTAGATGTAGATGCGAACTCCGTGGACGAGTGGTTAACTAAGACCTTCCGTCCAACGCTACCGCTGTACGATAAAGCCATTGAATCGTCTGCGCCTGTACCAACCCACTTTGATGTGGTGGTAGGTGAAGAGCGTAAACGCTATCCAATCTCATCGTGGAATCAAACACTGAACTTTGGTGTGAAGTTAGATACGGGTGCATTGGTAGGCGTGGTATGGATTATTGAGGCCGAACACGAAGACCTTTACTTGGGCGTGTCTGGTTTCATGGTACGTGCCGTGTAGCTAAATGGGTGGACGGGAAACCGTCCACTTATGCCGTAGACCAGAATATTACAGCCCTATATTATCCAAGTGGACAGATACTTAATGTAGAAGTTGTGATAGGGCAAAAATTATTGAGTCCGATTATCTTATTGATGGGTACCGTTATCTCTTAAATAAAAGGAAGGGGAAATGCCACAAACGTTTAATACTAAAATATACGGACACATGGTTAGACAGGTAGTTGATAACACAAAGGACTACTTGTGGCTATGTAATCAAATGGGTAAGTTGTATCGAAAAATTGAAAAGGGTGGATGCGTAGATAATGCTCGGGTGTGCCTTGCTGATGAAACTGGCGGAATGACCGACAAGTATCGTCGAGTGCAAGAGGCTGGGTGCTGTGGTTCTACGGATGAGAAAGTAACCAACGCTAAGACGGGTAACAGTTTCTGGATTGGTTTCAACTATGGTCATTAATGGAAAAGTATTAGTGGAAAAGTTTATAATTAAAGCTGCCAATTTTGCACACAAACAACCATGGTTAAGTGCTCTTATATTTGGTGGCGCTATCGTGACCGTTGTATATGGGGTCGTTTTAATTGGAGTGGGGATGCAATATGGTAATGGGTAACATGAACTATATGTACAAAACGCAGTTTCAAATGTATATCAACGCTTTTGTACGTAAAGCAATATTAACACATCTGGTGGCTGACTTTGGGGCAAAGAAAAACCTCTTTGTACTGCTTATCGATAAGTACTTCACCACCAATCCTTTATTGGAAGCAAATTCAATTGAGGTCTGCTTTGAGAAAGACGAAAAGCATAAGGCAATGACCCATGCCATCGTCGATTTGTGTGTGGAAGTAAACGAACTCAATGCTCGTTTAGAGGGGCAATATCCTAAAGTGTTTCCGGGATATTTCCACAGCATCATTTACACGTACATGCGGTTGGAGCAAATCTGGGATAACTCAGTGAAGAATAAGCCGGTGAAACTGAAGTACTGTTGGCTGGTGGAATTTGACAACAACGTATGTGATTTACTGGTATCGGGCTACACGTGGGATATCGTAATTCGCAAGTATCCATCCCTGACAGATGCTAAACACACATCGCTAATTAAGCTGGATATGGACAGTGAGACAGTTGCTAAATATAACGACCTCATTCAAAATAATCCTTGGTGTGTTGTAAACCTAAAAGGTGAGGTGTCAGAACGCTTTGACAAAGAGTTGTTTACTCCAGACCAGTGGGCAACCGAACAGCTCAAAGTCAGTGATTTAATGTTAAAAGAAGATGGGGCACGATTATTAAGAATTTGGGAAAAGAGTAACAAATGAAGAAAACTTGCCTTACATGCGCAGACTGGAATAAGAAATACGGATGTGTATCTAGTATGGCACACGTGTGCGACGGACGTCGCCACTATCGACCAAGGGAAAATAAAAGCAGTACCCCGTGGTCACTAATAAGAAGGTGGGTGATAGTTATTGCGGCTATCACTCTACTGTTTGTAGAAATTGACTCTTAGTAATAACAGGAACAAAGTACGATGGGAACAAAGCAATATATACGAGACATCTTCGATAGCAAAGCCGGTTTACATCAACTGATTTGTCATGAAAACAAAAAGAACTTCCATACTGACGAGTTGACTGCTCATGGATTTAAAATACTCGACCCGCTAACTAGCGTTAAGGATTATGAAACCGTATTGGCAATGGTTGATTCAGGTAATGGACTTAAAATAGCCATTCCACACATGCTTCAGTCGGGCCATGGTTTCTCTCATCCTTCAGCCGAACAAAGTGAAGGTTTTTCCACTGCGGTGTTTGATGAGGGTCTAAAGTCAATCAAAATGACTCAAGAAATACTTAAGCGGATAACTGTAACCTGTAAACGAAACGATAATTATATTGTATCCATAGATACCGTCCATAACGAGTTTGATTTACAGCGACGAGAAGATATCATTGCGGCAGTAAAGCCATTGGTTACGTTATCACTATACATCACGTCTTACATGGCTTATATAGAAGATGACGTAGTTAAATTGATGCGTAACAACCGCCGTGGTAATGAGGAGTTACCCTCTCCTGTTTCGGTGTACCGAAGTGAGCGGGGTAAAAATCTTCTTTGTCAAAGTACATCCGACAAACCTATCCTTACTGCTGAAAACTATGGTAAGTGGTACGATTTGTATGTACTGTTCCCGGATGGGTCAGTGAAGGGTTTAGGGGATTTGGGCATTAGTAAATTGGATGTCCCCGGTCTTGAAGTGGGAACTCCGGTTATTGACCATAATTTCCATCCTGAGTTATTTCGTCGTCTGGCCACCGCCAACGATTGGTACATTCACGATGTTTCGTTGGAAGTAACTGCGGGTCGTTGGGCCTTGGAACACCATGACCAGTTTAATGGCGCATCGTACTACCCCGATTAAAATTAACCGCAGGAGGTTACAATGGATTCAACTAAAAAGGTAGTATCGTTTTGGGGTCTACCGGAAACTGCTCGCAAAGAAGTCATGGATATCATCCATCCTTTGCAATTGGAAACAGCAGTCATCAACAGTCTTACTGTTAATTACGGAGATTTGTTGGTAGATATCCCAAGACTGGACGATGCTAAGCTACATTACAACGCAGCAAACATCATACCGGTCTACATGGGCAATTTAAACGAACCTAATGCTAACGGCTATGTATACGACCAAACGCTGTTAGTGGCCGTTAAGGACCGTCTGGCAAAAGGTAATCTTTATGGTGAATATGGTTCACCTAGTGACCCACAGAACGACTTGGATAATATAGCAGTAAGTCGCCGCTATATGCAAGTTGAAATGTCTCGCGTCTCCCACGAGATTCTAGATATAGAGAACAAGGACGGGCAGGTGTACATCTACGTTCGTCTTCTTGACTCTGATGCGGGTAACGCCTTAGCTGGTGTAGAAACACCATCATTTGGTATCCGTGGTATTTGCAGGATTAAACAGCAGCCACAGATGGTACGTGAGTTTGGTATGGTGGTATCGTTTGATTACGTCGGCGATGCAGCTACGCAATAAATAGTAGAAGGGACGAAAGTCCCTTTTATTTTTTTGTCTTTATATGAACTGTATCCATTTTTTGGCGGGGACAATAAAGGCGGACTCATGATTTTATTTCAAGACCACTACCGTTACTACCCCAATGCGATTATCGATACGAAGACCACAAACCAGTCTGCACTGAATCTGGTTGGTCTCTATCGCGCGATGGGGGTTAAAAATTGCTATTTCCCGTTGGTGTTATTACAACCTGAATTACAGGGCGTTGACCCGTATTCAAAGACTCTAACCGAACAACAGAAAATCATGATTGCTCAGGAGATTGAGCATAACCCATGGTATTTCTTCAGGGAAGTTGCACGCGTACCTGCACAGGCGGGTATGAAACCAAACCAGTACAGAATGAATCGTGCTAACGTTGCACTGTACTTCTGTTTCTTTAACAGTGTTGACTTTGCGTTAATCATGCCTCGTCAGTTAGGTAAGTCACTAGGTACTGACTTGTTGATTGTGTGGCTGGAGCTCTTCCAGTTATGGAACTCAAAGATTAACATGTTAACTAAAGATAATGGCCTACGTGTAGCTAACGTTGAGCGTATTAAGAACATCATCAATCTGTTACCGGATTACCTGCGTGTTCACCGTAACGATGCAGATAACCAACAAATCATCACGTACAACGAACGTGGTAACAAATACCTAACGTCAGTTGCCCAGTCATCAGAAGCTGCGGCACTTAACGTTGGTCGTGGACTGACTTCTCCAATCATCCATATTGACGAAGGTCCATTTATTAAATTCATCGGCACCATCATCCCTGCGATGCTTGCATCGACTACAGCGGCCCGTGAAGAAGCAGAGCGTAACAGTCAACCCTACGGTAACATCTTTACTACAACAGCTGGTAAAAAGGATGACCGTGACGGTAAGTACATGTACGACCTAATTCATGGTGGGGCTATCTGGTCTGAGAAATACTTTGACCTGAAAGACAAGGCGGAACTACACTTTGTTGTTAAGAAGAACTCCAAAGGTAAGAAGCCTCTTATCAATGGTACGTTCTCTCACCGTCAGGTGGGTAAAGACGACAATTGGCTACGTGAGGTATTGGCTAACACCAATGCCGTAGGTGATGAAGCCGACCGTGACTTCTTTAACGTCTGGACGTCTGGTACATTGCGTTCACCACTATCTCCAAAACTGAATGACTTAATTAAAGACTCTGAAAGGGAATACGAGCATAACTCGTTCTCTAAAGAAGGCTACATCTTTAACTGGTTAATCCCAGAAGACGAGATTGAGGAAAGAATGCACAATGGTAAATTCGTATTGGGCATGGATACATCCGAATTGGTTGGTCGAGACGATACCGGTATGGTCTTGGTTGACATCACGGATATGTCTGTAGTTGGTACGGCTTGTGTAAACGAATCGTATATCCTAACCCTTGCCTTGTATGTGGTGGAGCTAATGGTTAAATACCGCAACATCACTATCAACATCGAGCGTAAGTCATCGGGTATCACATTCCTTGAGACGTTGCTAATCGAATTACCGAAACACGGCATTGACCCATTCACCCGTATTTACAACACGGTAGTGAACGATGCTGCAAGTGATAAGAAACTACAGGCTATGCTTAACACGCCATTGACATCACGCAATGGCTTCTTCTACGAATCTATCAAGACTAAGTTTGGTTTCGTTACAACTGCCGATTCTCGTAAAGAGCTGTACGTTAACATTCTCCCTGAATTGGCTAAGCGTGCGGGTGGCTCCGTTTGTTGTAAGGTGCTGTCTGACCAAATTAGGTCTCTGGTTGTTAAAAATGGTCGTATTGACCATACTGCATCTGGGCATGACGATATGGTTATTTCATGGCTGCTGGCTGGCTGGTTTGTTATGAAAGCTAAGAACTTACAGCACTATGGAATTGACCCACGTGACTGTATGCGTTTGGCTGGTAAGGATGGAAACAAACTTACTGAAGAACAAGTCGTTATCCAGCAAGAACAGAAAGCACTACGGGATGAGATTGATAGAGTCAAGGATAAAATGGCGGAGACTAAGGATGCATTCTCACGAGTGCGCTTAGAACAAACGTTGCGTTACCTTGTGGCTATCAGTCAGGAAGACGGCGGCGTTCCTTTAACCTACGACGAGTTAGTTAAAGAAGCTGAGGAAGCTCGGTCTAACCAGAAACCCAACTATCAGAAGCAAACGGCAACCGATAAGTTCCTAAAAGCTCACCCTGATGCTGAGGTTATCTACGGTTAGATGGGTATATCGAGGGGCATAGTTTTCGCAGGATAAAAAAATTACGCCCCATTCTTCTTTTATGGAAGCAGAGGTATCTTCCAATAAAATGATAATGGAGTATAAGTCGTATTATGACTGATAACAGCCAACAAGACCTAACCAATGGTCGTTTTAATAAACTCACTGTATCAGCTTTTGTAGGTGCGCGTCCTGTAGGAACCCAGCAAGAGGTTCCACATTGGAAATGTAAGTGCGATTGCGGTGGAGAGATTATTGTATCAGAGACAAGTTTGTGTTCTGGGGAGAGCACTTCATGTGGGTGTATTCAGTCGAATAGCATTTTCCACTAACGTCAGAAAACAATAGGGTACCCGATTTTGGTCGGGGCCCTATTTACTTTTGCCATTAATACTAAATTATTTTAAAAATATATTATAAAGATGTACTACTAGTATAACTAATAACAGGAGTGTTACTAATGGGTACTCGTGAAGAACAAGAGGAGTTACTACGGCAAGTATTGGTGTTACACATCAACGCTTTGTTAGGTGGTGCACGTCCTCTGTTTCTGGTAGAGGTAAATAAAATAACCATGGAGGGAGATTTACGCACGCACCGAAGGGAATATAATAAAGTGCATGAGTTGGCCGCATCACACGTTTCTTACTTAGGTAAGCGACGCGCGACGATGGAGTACACTCGAGATGGTGGTAAAAATACATTTCATTCAATTAATATGGTGGCAGGATTTCCACCACCTAAAAGATTGATGGATGAAGCCATTCAAATTCTTATTGATAATCCAAAGTATACCGGCGAGATTGTTGCCGATATCCTATTAACTAGAAATAAACTAGACCTAGAAGAAAGGAATAGTAGATGGAACCCCAAGTTATTGTTGACCACATGCTTTCGCTTGATAAAAGAAAAGTGTCAGTCAATGAAGAAGGCTTTGTAGAACTTAGTTCATTACCGGATGAGTTTTTCAGCGCCGCCGAGAAATATCTCATTACTCCCAAAGGTAATCCGCACTACGGACTCATCGTCCAATTGGAAGATGAGTTTAACGTTAAAGTTTACCCAGGTGAGTCTGATAGTTTCGGTTGGGTAACCGGAGTTATTGAAAGTCCTGAGGGTCGTAAGGTCCTCGCTCTCTAAAATCAATTTACTTAAATAAAAGGAAATAAGTCATGTGGAAAGTAAGCTTACTGGTACCGGGTGTCGATGAGCCGAATAGCGTTATCACTGCTAACCCCGACGGAGAAGTAAATCGCTTCTTATTTAAAGACCCTAAAGCCAACATCCGCGTTGAGTTCGAAGGTGAACTTCGCCGCGAATATAAAGACGGTGTCCTTACTGCCGACAACATTGAGTATCCTAAAAAGCTCAAGTCTGTGGAAGACTACGCCGACGCCTTAACGTTCATGGCCTATGTGGGTGAACGCCGTGATTACATGCAGGATATTGCCGGTAGCACGAAGAAACAACGTGACCGTATCATTCGCCGTCGCCTCGACCAACTGCAAAAGCACACCGAACAGAAAGTGGCTTGAAAGTAATACTGAGGTGAAAGATGGATTGGTTGACATGGTGTATTGAACAAGTTCCCGCTGCCTTAAGTATAACAATCGCAATAGCTTTGTGGTTGCTGTCGTGTGTGATTGCTATTAACTTAGCATTCGGTAAGGATAGTCTGTTCTTGTACAAACAACTAGAATATGCTGTAGGTTCATTGCCCGCAGCCATTCTATTTCACATCGGGTGGTTCCTTTGGCCAATTGGTTTACTGGTGGCGTATGGCGTAATGCTTAACCTCACGGTAGCCAAAGCTCAATGGACTTTAATTTTAAAGAAACTAAGACGGTTTGTATTGTGGGTAATGTGTTACATCATTGCCACAACATCTATTGCAATGCTAATCGTGCTAATCAGTTAGACCCCAATACTAGGCGGCCGTAGGGTCGCCTTTTACTTTTTAAATAACAGGAGAAAAAGTGATGTGGGAAAAAATGAAAAAGATATCTTTGGTTACAATAGTGACGCAGTCACTTGTTGCTTGGTTTATTTTAGCTACCGTCCAGCCATTTTGTTCGGATAGCTACGGGTTACTGGGTGAGTGGTTAGGTCACAGTGAATTTAATAGCCACGTGTTAATGGTACCAACCGTGCTGTTGATTTGGATTGTTTTATCACTCGCAGCAAACATACTGGTACTGATGATTCGTGAACGAACTAATGGGTGGGGTGTGAAATGAAGAAGCCAGAACAACGCATGTTACTGAAGTGTACCGAAACTGGTAAATTCATTAAATTGAACATCGATGAAATTCGAGCCGGTGTAGAAGGTGCACCCATTTGGGTTATGGTGGATAACGAAGAAGATGCCACCCATGACCCAGGTTGGGTTGGTGAAGACCAAACCATGATGATGATAATGTACTGTAAGGAACATTACGGCTGCGGTTCATTTACTACCCATACACCAAAAGCTGATGGAGAGGCTATGGCTGAGTACGAAGTACGTCAAGCCACCGAAAAGCTCGACGAAATTCTAGGTGAGACCGTCGTTATAGGCGGTGCTAGCGCAGCCACTAGGGCAGCCATGCTTGCCTTGGCGACATCCAATAAAGTAGTGTTGGTGGATTCACTGACTAGTCATCCGGACCATGAGTTAAGTTTAGCTGACGTAGCTGTCGCCATGTCGGATGTTCACTTTGCCGACTTCGATGGGGACCGCATGTTATTTCCAAAAGAATGTCGTATACCAAAACAAAAAGGCTATCAGCCTAACCGCAAACAACAGCGAGCGATGAACCGACAGGCTAATCGTAGAGCAGGTAGGAGAAGATAATGTCATTGTATAACGTGCCGTACGCCGCCGCAATAAGGTCCGATGGTGATTTTGCAGTAGACGGCAAAGTTTACCAAACTAAGGTTGGTGAGAATGGTGTACGTAGACTTAACGACACTGGCAAGTATTCCGATGCGGATACTGTAAGTTATAACCACATACCTAGGGATGAGTATATCGACCGAAGGTTAAATAGTAATAGCTCTGTGTGTAGTATCATAGACTCACTAGAGTCCCAAGATGTTCCTTACATGGTGCACAATCCCAAAGATAATGAAAATTTCATTGCTACAACTTACGACAATATCTGTGGTTACATGGATAAAATTGTGGTCATGGGAGACGTTGCCCTTTTAGTCACTCCAAAACATTTTATATTTGGGGTTAGTTTAAATGATTACAGTGACCCTAACCAAACCAAAAAGTACAAGGAACTAACTGGGTATTATTTTGGTAAGGACGGAAAAGAGGTAGTTCGCTGTGCAATACTCCCGACTAACATCATTGAGCTAAAACCAACCATGGTTATTTTGCTCAGTATAGAAAATCTGGGGTTCCGTAAGTTCCATGCGTTCCAACATGCTACCGAGTTAGCCATTACTGATAATTCCCTTGACAATAATTTCTGGGGTGAGTTAGCTGGCGTCATCGAGTGGTATGGGGCTAAAGAAGTTCTTAGCGGTATTACGGATGATTCGGTACCAGTTATCCAAAAGGATGGGAAGACCATAAAGCTCGAGATTTACAATCTTGGCGCTTACCATAACGCGGATGCAGCGCCTAAGTTAGACTGTCTTTCATATCGGGCTGAGTGTCAGGCTGATGTATTTAAATTCTCAAACACGTTGGTTGAAAAGGGGTTATGTCACAGAGTTACAAAGTTTTTACCGGACCTTAATTTAGGTGAGGTATTAGTAGAAATGGAGTACTGGGACTGCACCCAAGAGGAGATAATGAAGGTAATGCAAGAATTACCCGATTTACACGTAATGGTTGGAACTGCACGCCCTTTGGCGTTGGAGGATAATACCATGGAGCGTGATAGTAGTAAATAGGTGGAGGGGGTTTCCCCTCTTTTATAACGTTTTAGTTTTTTTCGAATAACAGGATGAAGAAATGAAAACACAAAAAGTACCGGTTGAGGACACCAACCATAAAACGGTCCGTAAAGCTTTAAAAGTCTCAGGGGACATAGGTGTGTTGGCACAATTGCGTGGCGCTAGTCTATCCCTACCTGCCTTGGTTTGCCTAGGTATTGTAAATGATAACTACTCTGCACGTTACCCAACGATTTATCCGGGTGAAGTAGAAGGAATGTATATCTCATTTACATCGGGGCAAGACGATGTTAAGTCGTGGTCATACTCAGCCATATGTCGTTTACTACGTAACCTAGCTAAACAGGGTTACCTTAATCGCCACAGAGATGGTCGTTACGTTGCCTACGGGATAACGGACAGGGGTGTAGAACTGCTTACCGCTGTTCTTGGTAAAGAGATGGACTTCCGTAAAAAGAAGAAAGTCACTGCAAATAAATAACGCTAGAAATTACACACTCAAATAATCTTTTGAGTGAAGGTAGTCTTTTACATTAAACCAAAATAAAAGGAATCACTTAATGATTAAGTCATTAATTCAGGGGTCTGAGCTCGAACCAATTTTTGCCACCGTCGAAAATCCTGACAGTGCACTGGGTATCGTTGTACATTCACATGTACACAGTGGTAAGTCATTGTTCTCACGATATCTTGTTAGAGAAGCTGCTAAAGGTTTAAACGAGCAGTCTAATAAACGGGGTGTACTAGTGTTTGACGGTGAGTCTACCCTTACTACGATAATCGACGCTTTGTACAGCGGTAATACCAACGTACAGTTTGACATCGTCACTACGATGGCGGGTGGATACGGTACCGCACAATGTTTTCTAGATTTATTAGAACATAACCTTAACGCTGCCCAGTGCGACGTGGGAATGGTTTTGATTGATGTACCTGACCTTTGGCCACATCTCACTAGCGACACCTATCTCATGTCGGAACTTCCGCTGTGGAAAGGGTTGAAGAAACTGCTGCTGGATAAAGGTATTGACTTCGTACTTACCAAACCAGCACCGCATGAACTTCTTATGTCTAAGGACAAAGCGTTTGACCGCGACGCAGTAATGCAAGCGGCCTACGACACGTTCGAAATTGCAGCTCTTGAAAATCGTGAAGAGCCGGAGTGCTTTCCAATATCAACTGGAATCTATTCCCCTTCTGAGAACTGTGACCCAACTGGAACATTGGTGGTATATAGCTCCTCTGACTTATTCGAATATAAAGTATCGCGTTTAGTGAACTTAATGTATAGACTCGATAAGGTCGGTTAACGAAGTGTCCTGGGAATGCTATCTTTGAGTGTTTTCTGAGTGTTCCCCTTGGAGAGCTGGACTAGTGCCTCTCTCCTTTTTTATTCAAGCGGTTCGCACGACACAGTAGCGTCCACGAGGAGGTTCGCGACCTCCACTCCCGTTAGGGGCCCTTCCCTTGGGCCCCTTTTTTTTTTCGTCTTGTCTTGTAGGGCAGTTGCCCTGCTTTATGCCGTCTAATGAAAAAATACGCTCAGTAACTATTTTATAGAACCACGTAACCTATTTTATTTTGCCATGATTGACCCACATAAGTCCAAATATTTTCCATTGTATATGGATATGGCTATTCGATGCTCTCAGGAGTCCGTAGCTAAAAGAAGAAAGGTTGGTAGTATTCTGGTTACCAGCAACGGATTAATCTCCGTAGGTTGGAACGGGATGCCACCTGGGTCCGATAATAAATGTGAGTACGAATGCGACCACCCACATTTGCCCAACAAGACCCGCCCTGAAGTAGTACATGCTGAACGTAACTCTTTAGATAAGTTGTCCCGCACAGGGCACACTACCGTGGGTGCTATTGTCTTTATTACCCATGGCCCTTGCTTAGAATGTGCAAAGAGCATGTACTTGCTGGGAATAAAAGAGGTATGGTACTTAAATGAGTTCCAACGTAACGCCGATAGCTTACCCGATGAAAACGATTACAAGAAACACGATGGTAAGCAGTTTCTATTAGACAAGGGTATTCCCTGTCGTCAATTTATCAAACGGGATGAACAATAATGAATTATGCAGTAAAAGCGGTAAAAGACCATTTCAAAAAACTGGAGCAGTCCGTTGAGAGCTGCGAGAAAATGCGTGAGGTGGTAGAGGTTGGTGGCGATAGTGATTTTGCCACTATAACCGTAACCAACATGGATGAGGGAGCTTTTGGCAATCAGGTAGGTTTGGAACTTAACTTAAATGACTCCACGGAAAAACGATTGGTTAGAGAGTTCATTAATGACATCGCAGCCTATCGTGCAGAGGGCTTAGCCTTAGCCAATATTAATCGTGAAGCGTTGGAGTCATCGGCTAAAGTTATTGATGAGCTATCAACACCTAAGGCCGGGGACCGATGAAAAAGAATCCAGGTAACCTTAGAAAGTATAAAGGTAAAAACGTAGTAGTCCCATGGTCGGGTGGATTAGATTCAACCGCCGCCCTTTTAGGCTTAGCCGCCGCTGGGGCTAATGTCACTGCAGTAAGTCTCAATGGAATTAACTTACCTAATCCCAACCATGAAGAGTTGGCTAGAACCCGTTTGTCAAACATTATTGGTGTATCGGCCTTGGGTAGAAACATTAAGTTTACCAAGTTTACAATGCCGGGTATTGTCGGAGACACGGCGTGGCCAAATAATATCAGGTACGCACAAAAACATTTTTGGTTATCGCTACTGTCTTTTCTAATACCAAAAGAAACCGATTACATCGCCGTCGGGGCAGTAGCAGACGACACCATTTCCATGAACGATGATGTCGTTAGACAATGGAAAGCTTCGTCGTGGAACATCAAAGAGTCAGTAACCCAACCTAAGATATTTTTCCCCTTACTCAAAATGAGTAAAGAGGATATCGTGCCGTGGTTACATGGCATTTGTGCCGACTTCGGTATTGGCGATGTAATGAAAAACATCTCTTTCTGTGATTCCACCACCAAATTAGGTGGGATACTTTTCTCTTGTGGTAAATGCTCTTCTTGTCAGGCAGCAATTACATCTCGTACACATACACTACAGCCTAGAGCTGGTGTGCCGATTGACACACAGGGTTACCATGCGCTTCGCGATTTAGTCAGGTACCATGGCGGTGCCGGTTTCTTTAAGATAAAAGAAACTAAACAGACTTACAGTTATTTCTTAGCTGTCGATGCGGTGAAGGGTGAAGGTACTGAGAGATTGTATGCTCAGGACAACCCAGTCTCCTTTGACAAGAATGCCATGGCAGTCATCTACCTTGGCATGGGACCGACGGGGATATTCGAAGATGACTCTTTTAATGAGTTACCATCATTGTTGGATGGGTGTGTAGTAGTTAACAAAACGGAATACAGTATCCGTAAATTGACTTACCTGCTCAACGCTAATTATACAGACATCGATGTGGACGACCATGTTGATGTGATTGCAATGCGGGAGTAATTGTAATGGAAGAAAATAAACCAAGTCTTACAACCACCTATGGTGACATTGACTCACCCGAAAATGCAAAGATGGTCAGTTGCTGGCCAATGTCCCGCCCACATCCAGAAGACCGGGTATGGGATACCAGTGCTGAAACAAAACGCAATCGCCGCTCTGGGGACCGTGTTGACCGCAGCTTCGTGTATGTTGCTCTAGCGTTACTTACTATTGTCATAGGCCTCGGCTTTTGGCAATACAACAACATCATGGAACTACCCTTGGCTGAAAGGCCAGAGGCGTGGGAAGATACCGCGATGTGGATTTTAATGGGTTTACTGTTATGCTTTGTCTCTAGCGGCAGAAGTTAATTACGTAAAAGGAGTATTACATCATGAACAATTCAATGCCTAAGATTAACCCTGTAGAACAAGCAATGCCGGATATGAATATGCTGGACCCAAGAACATTACGACAACGTAGCTCAGATGTTAGGTACAGCACAAAAAGAGTACTGCTTGTCATCTCCCTGTTCCTCGCCGCCATGACGCTTAATACGGGTATGGAAATTTACCAAGGTCTGGAAGGTGTGCCTAAAGAAGAGTTTAAAGGTTCACTGATTAAGCTTGTGGGTTTCCCTGTTTTAGTGGCAGGCTTCTTTGGAATTGTAAAATTTATAGACTGGCTCGCTGGAGTCAAAGCGGAGTACTAGTTATGGTACACATGTACACTGCACTTAAAGACTCACCACGTAATTCACCCAATCCTCCACCTCCACCACCAAAGGGCGTGTGGGTATTGGTTGTGGTGGGTCTTATCGCACTGGGCTGTCAACTTTGGTGGTAGTCCAGTATCTTTAAAGTAAGACAGGAAATATCAAATGTCGTTACAGTATAATAAACTGGGGCAGCGAATCCTAGCAGAAGGCGAATTTACCTTTAATGACCGCACGGGTAAAAATTGCCTCACACTCATTGACCACGACCTTACGTATAACGTAGGTGCAGGGGAGTTTCCTATTGACACCACCCGTGAAAGTAACTGGGAAGGTGCTGTAGCAGAACTTCTTGGATATCTTCGGGGCTTGGATGACGCTTCTTTATTTAAAGCGTTAGGTACGGGCACGTGGTTGAAGAATGCGGCATCCCCTACTTGGGTTAAAAGTAAGTTCCGTAAACTGGTGTATCAACTTATTCCCGGTAACCAGGATAAAGAACCACCTGAAACGTATATGGGTCGTCCCTACGGTAAACAGTTACGTAGTTGGATTATTCCTGACCGCTTTGTTCCTAAGGACGAAGTTAGTCCTCGCCAAACCATTGACCAGTTAAGAAAGGTGTACAATAACCTGAAAATGGGCATTGATGACCGTGGTGAGATACTGATGATGTGGAACCCAGGTGAACACCACCTCGGATGTCTACGTCCGTGTATGTATGGGTATCAGTTTTCTTTACTGAACGGTACACTACACCTACACGCCACTCAGCGTTCTTGTGACGTGCCGCTGGGCTTGAACTATAACATGGTTCAATGTTATGCTTTCTTAGCCATTATGGCTCGCATCACCGGACACAAGCCTGGTAAGGTTTTCCACAAACTGGTAAATGCGCATGTTTACGAAGACCAACTGGAGAACTTCAAGGTTCATATGGCCCGTAAACCAGACGACCAGAAACCCCAGTTTATTCTACCGGATGAAATGAAGACACTGGAAGATATTGAAACGTGGGTGACACCTGAACACTTTGCGGTAACAGGGTATAAACCACAAGGGCCAATTAAGTACAAATTTAGTGCGTAGAGAGTAGTACCATGTCCGACATCGAGAATTGGAATAATGAAAGCAATGTCCCTGATGATGCTGAGCAACTAACTTGTAAGAAAATGTTTTTCACGACCGGTATTGGCTGGGAAGACAAACCTTATCTGTTCAATACCGCAACAGGTAAACGTGAGGTCGTTGAAGACTGGGACGGTTCCCAATTGTGGACTGAAGAAGAAAAGGGCAGTTCGGGTTGGACATGGCTAGCTATCTTTGTAGTGGCCATGAGTGCACTACATCTATTACGTGAGTTGTACGTAAGTGTAATGATTAATTAGGAGACAATAATGACAGAAGCAACTGAGATACCGGTCATTGGTAATGATAAAGTTACCACCGTATCGATACCAGTAAAAGCAACACGGCGCATCGTACTGTGTAATGAGTGCGAAGACGGTTCTTACCGTCGCTCTACTAAGCGTAAAGTACGTGTGGGAAATAGTCCTACTGACCCAGTACTAATACCCCATGAATGTAAAGAGTGTGGTCATGAAGCATTTATTGAAGCGGCATGGGTTGAGCTGGTGTGGGAAAATGCCAACTTGGATGCAAGTCGTAATATGTTACGTGACCAGTATGGCCATGCGGGCGTTATCTCGTTAATTTGGGCGCGTACCCATAACTTTGGTATTGGTCACAAAGGTGACTTACCGTGGGGTCGTGATTTCCCTACCGACCTGAAATGGTTTAAAGCGGTTACTACCCATAACCCTAAAGCATTACTGGTAGTTGGCCGTGAGACATATGAAGGCCTCCCACCGCTACCTGACCGCCAGTTTGCAGTACTGACCACCAGCGTAAGTGAGAAGACTCCAATTGATGGTACAGAGGGTAACGGTTATTATTATCCAGATATCCCTACCCTGTTGGAAGAGCACAGTGAAACTGACCTGATTGTTATCGGTGGCGGACATTGTTATAAGCAATGGTTTGCTATGGCTGATGTCGTGTACGAAACAATCATCTACGGTAGCTACCCAGTAGACGTGTTTTGCCCCATGCTAAATGCGGACAACTTCACTAACTTGGATTCACACTGTGTTAAGAACTGTGACGATACAGGTAAACCGGTTGTGTTTAACATCTGGCTATCCAATCGAGCGAAGGGTTCGATAGAAGAGCACATTATTCGTGACCGTTGGAACTTTAAGGTAGAAGAAAAGCTGTTCCCTGAAAAGTTTACTACCATTAGCGAATAGTAAAGACGACATAAGCAAGGGAGGCTTCGGCCTCCCTTATTTTTTTTTGTTAACTTGGTTCTACCCAGAAACTTAGTTGTATAGATACCCGACTACAACTTCTGGTGGCAATTGCCCAAGGATAAACCCACCCGTCAGGATAAACTACCAACGGCGTAGTGCCGTAGCCATAATTACATTCAATAACCATGCACATCAGTCGATTGGGTCGCGCCCAGCTAGGTAATCGGAAAGGCGAGTATTCACTTTTCTTGTCCTTACCCAGCATTGCATCGATAGTGACTAGGTTACCATCTTTACGGACCCTAGGTTCACCGCCAGCATCGTTACTCTCACGCCACCCGCTATTAAGGGTAAGGGTTTTCCAACCCATCAGACTACTACCGTCTCGTAATAGTACTTTATCTACACCGTCGCTACCAACGTAATAATAGTCGGCGTCGTCTACCAGTAGATAGTCTCCAACTATAAATCTGCGTTTAGAGGCAGTATTTAAAGAAGGGACTTTCCAGATTTTACCTTTGGGTGGGATGCCGCCTTTAGTAATGCCATCGCCAACGACAAGTTTCATTGTTACGGGGTCAACAACCGTTATACCGACATCTAATATAGTGTCGGGGTGCTCAGATATCGCAAACGAGAAAGCCTCGCCCAGACTAAACACATTACCATTAGTTTCAACCATGTTACCCCCCAACTATATAACTAATGTTAAACGATACCCAATCTACGGTACCGTTGGTTATCAGGGTTACTTCCCCAGTGTTAAGGATATCCATGCGCATAACGCCACTAAACCCAAAAACCACATTGGTGATATCGTACTCTGGTCGATAACCTACAGGTAGTGTGAAGATGACATCTTCTTCGTTAGTCCGGCTACAACTACCTTCAAGATAAACTACGTTATCACGTTTAGTATATCTAACGGGCGACGTGTCATTACCATAATTAGTCCAACCTGCATTTAGTGTCGGTTGATTCCACGTGACGGGTTCTACCGGAGTATAGATATTAATCCAGGTCCCATTGACTCGAATGTATACTTTATTGGTAGCGGTTACGTCACAGGTGTCGCCATCACGACTAAAGCCAATGTTGGCAATATCATCAAAAGTTTCCACGTCAAAATGTTTCTTGACAACATTTAATCCACCCGGCGTGACACCATCACCCATGTAACTACGCTTGGAATCCGTGGCAAAAATCCATTCGCCGATAGCCGGAGTAAAATTAGCACGGTCTGTCTCCAAACCGTGTCTCACTATAATAGGAGTACTCATGGACTATCCTTTAATACGTGAATTCATTGTTGCAATCGCAGTGGTAATCCTCAATTGCCCCAGCACTTAACCACGCAATGTAGTGGTCATAGATTTGCTTTTTACGTTGACGATAAGCAGCTAGGACTTGTTTGAGTTTTAACGGTGTGGCAATAAATATGGACCCATCTGCCATAATCCAATCTTGCTTGTAGTCATCGGGTAAATTATTCATAGCGGCTTCATCGATACCGTCTTGAATATTGTTGCGGTCCCGTAGGTTCATTTTCCATATTTCACCATGTACCACAATGGGTTCATTAATGGCCTTGTTACGGGCCCTTTCCGCTTCTTCTATCCTACCCTGCATTGCCAGTTCTTCAGTGGTATAGACCCGCACTGCGCCATTATCCACTATCAGAAAATTTGTAGGGAAGATACGCTCATAGGGGTACGGTAGGGTTTTTTCCGTAGGGGTTCCTTCGTTAACCTTGAATATACCATTGTCGTATTTCAGTCCAACAACGTTATCCTTATCATCAAGGTAACAAATAGCAATTGTTTCAGACATAACCTGTCCCCTTAATCAATTAGTAGTTCAGGATGTTCAATCTGTTTTGCGTTTCTCCACGCCTTCCAGCCCCAAGCTCTAAGTGCCAACCAAGCTCCGTAAGCAAGGATGTAGTCGCCCGTGTCATCCAAAACTATCTTTCTAAAAATGGCATCCGCTTTTCTTCTACTGATTACTTTTGTAGTATAGAAGTAATCATGAGGCACGGACGCCCTAAATAACTCACCAGTGGGTGAGATGATATCTCGTAAGAACTTAGGAACAGATGCACCGTTGATGACGGTGTCTTTCGGTACAGGGTACTGTGGGAAGTCGTCATCTATATGTTCTTTTGCTAGCTTATATAACTTAAGTCCATCAACCTTAGTTAGTAAGTCGATTAACTCAATGTTACCAATAACGACTGTGTTCATAGTGGTCCTCTCCAAGTTATCAGTCATACAAAAAGTTATTTTTCTACACAGTAGCCTACTACTATAGAAACCAAGTTATAAATTTGAAGAGGGCATGATGGATAGTGTAGTAGAGAACTCCATGCTAGTTATGGGCGCAAAGGCATTTATTAGCAGCAGTCGTTTGTCGGCCAAAGATGAGATATTTTCCAATAACCACAAGCGATTGGTCGCTGGGTCAGAACCACTTATCTATAGTGAACGGCGTGTAGATACAGAAACACTGGTTTCCATTTTAGACCAGCAGTACATTACCATGCGTAAGAAAATATTTGAGCGGGAACAAACGGGTGAGCATGTCAATCACCATTTAACGTACGTCGACATGAAACATCGCTGCAATACTCGAAACTATCTCCTTACCCTACAAGCACTGGCTAAAGATGTGGGGGTAGAAATCTGCCTGGAACATGCTAAGGACCATTCACGCTTTTTTAAAATGTCCGTAAGGGATATAGAAACCGTTTAAACGCACTGAATAAAAAATAAGGAACTTATCATGACTAATTCATTAACGATGGTTAAAACCATGATGTCCACCATGGGTGCGGCCGCGTTGCTATGGATGAACCGGGTCGATTCAAAACAGCGACTAGGTGACAACTATAATCAGAAAATTACCGATACTGAAACGCTGATGGAATATGCTGACGTTACATATCTGGACCTAAAGCGTAAGGTAAAAAGTTTTACCGCAACCCCAGATACCTACCCCAGCTTAAATAAGGAACAGTCGCAAATGAGAATGACTTGTAATAAGGATAGTTATTTCGTGACCGTTCAGGAAACTGCCCTATTATTAGATGTAGAGTATGATATGGAGCACCTAGTTAAAAACTCTAAGTTTCTAAACCCTTCTAAACGTGCTGAATAAAAAATACATAACGGTACCTTAGTATAGAGACGCCCTTGACCCGTGTCTCTAGTTTCATGAAATACCTTAGGGGACCTTCCACTCCCCTAAAACTTCCTTAAAGTAAAAGGGCCCTTTTGCTGAGGGGCCCTCTTTTATGCCGTCAAAAAATAATTTAGTACCCTTAATCTATAGGTCGTCTTAACGGTAAAAGAGAAATGAAACAACTAATTAGAAAACTATTAGGGATTAAGCCGCCCAGAGTGGTGGCCATTATCCCAGCAAGAATGCAGTCGCAGCGCTTACCCGGTAAACCTGTACTACCAGTCAACGGTAAGCCTATGGTATCCCACGTATATAGTGCGTGTCGTAATGCAGGGCTGTCAAGACGTAATGTCTATGTCGCTACTGACCACAGTGCTATTACAGACGCAATGTACCGTTACGGTGTTCCCACGGTTGTCACTAGTGCAAAGCATAAATCCGGAACCGACCGGATTATTCAAGCGGCAAAGATACTTAAGTTAAACGACAACGACATTGTTATTAACGTCCAGGGTGATGAACCTGAGATGCCGCCGGAATTGATTAAACAGCTAATCAGTGAAATGATGGAAACGGATTGTGACATTGCCACACTCCAAACGCCCATCAAGACTGCCGAGGAAGCCCTCAATCCAAACGTGGTTAAAGTTATCACCACTGCCGATAACAAGGCATTGCTATTCTCAAGAGCTGCTGTACCGTATCTACGTACGCCTTTGAAGCAATATAAATATTACAGACATGTAGGTATTTATGGATACACCGTGGGTGCTTTAAAGAAGTATGGGGCATTACCAACATCGTCACTGGAAGATGTCGAGCAGCTTGAACAGCTAAGGGCGTTGGAACACGGTATGTCAATCAAGGTAGTTACTGCTTGTACTGAACCCTGTAAGGGGATTGATACAGAAGAGGACTATCGTGAACTCTTAAAACGTACGGAATTATCCTAATGTCAAAACCAGCTGTTCCAAAGTCAACCGTTCATGGACTTAAAGCAATCCTTACCGAAGTCGATGGTCTACAAGAGTTGGCAAAGAATCTTACGTTGGATGCCCAGTGCTTCAGCGACGCAGTAGACGCTATCCTTAATACCAAGGGTCGTGTGATTGTCTGCGGTATGGGTAAATCAGGTATTGTGGGTAAAAAGATTGCAGCTAGTCTAGCATCTACCGGCACCCCTTCCTTCTTTATGCATCCGGGTGAAGCATTCCATGGTGATTTAGGAATGGTCCATCCCGATGACATCTTTCTGGCCTTGAGTAATTCGGGAGAAACCGAAGAAGTGTTAAAGTTACTATCTTTCTTAGAGGGTAATAAAAACACCATTATCTCGTTTACACAAAGCCACACCAATACGTTAGCTAGAGCTGCGAACTTTAGCTTACGTTCAGGGGTTAGTAGAGAGGCCTGTCCTTTACAACTAGCCCCTACTGCATCTACCACCGCCACTATGGCTTTAGGTGATGCGCTAACCGTTGCCCTTTTAAAGGCACGGGATTTCCAACCTGAGGATTTTGCTCGGTTTCATCCGGGTGGGTCTTTAGGGAAGAAGCTACTGTATAAAGTCGAAGATGTCATGGTTTCTGAGGAGTTACCTTTTGTAACTACAGAGACAGACTTTGGTGACATCGTTTGGAGTATGAGTAGGTGTAAACTTGGCTTGGCCTTAGTGGGTACATCAGAGGACCTTAAAGGGATTATAACCGACGGCGACTTACGCCGTTGTTTGCAAGCCAGCGTAAACGAACCTATTGGTAACCACATTTTTGATTTCATGACCAAGAACCCAATAACAGTAGAAAAGGGTACTCGCTTTGGCGATGCCTTGGATATCATGGAATCGAATAAAGTTACCCGCTTGATTGTTGTTGAAAATAACAACGTGGTGGGTGTTGTACAAAAATAAAAAGGGAGAGTGGACGTATGTCTTTCCATATTGACGTTAGTGGAGAACAGGTGTCTTTACACTTTGAAAGACTAACAACCAATGCCTTCGCAGAATTATTAAAACGTACCGAAGGCGAAAAATGTAAAGTGGACCATCCTTGTTTAGAGGAAGAAACTTTATGGGGCTACATTGACGAGGTCGTATTGCTACCAAGTCCGCATCGGGGATACGCTCGTGTAATGTGGGTGGTTGAACTGGACATCCATGAAATTCTGGAACCTATGAAAGAAGGTGCGGAACTCAAGATATCTAACCTGATTAGTTATCAAGCTGGTGGTAGCTTCAAAGGTGCCCCAACGTTCAAAAAGGTATTCAAGGCTTCACTTCGTCAGCCAACCAAGTATGAACACTTCTTGGATATGACCCTGCCAGTCGTTAACAAAGCTTCTTCTAAGTGGGACCATAAACTTTCAATAGAGGAACTGTTGTTTAATCACAAAGGGGACATCTACGTTAAACGTACGATAGACGCTCTCCCTTGGATGGTTCCTCACACCCAGGAAGTTGGGATTCTCATCGAACAATCACTCGACGATATCGAATTAAGTAGTCCGTTGTATACCTACCTGACACTGGATGATGAAGGTTGGATATATAACTGCGACCTAACCACCAGTGACGAACTGGAAAAGCACGAATCTGTTGAGTCGGCCATCAAAGCTGTACAAAACGCGGAGTTCCACATTCGTCACAACCCCTAACAGGAAAACCTATGAGAATACGGAACTGTCGGGTCAAAGTTATTGACCCTTCAATGACGTTAGCAATAGGTACTATGGAAGAGATTGAGAAAATGTCCAACGGCAAATCGATTGTCGTTGCGACACTTTCTTTTCTGCCGAGTATATATGCAAACGACATTACTGTTAACCGACTAGAAGATGAAGTCATGTGTACCCTTGTTGAGATGTGCCTGCGAAAAGCATTGGCAGTTCGCGACGCCATGGGAAATGTGGTGAATGATTTTGGTGGGTGGAGTTATGTGCAGTATAAGGCAATCTCTTTCCTACAGGGCGATAGAGCGGAAGACTGTACAAACAAACTTTGGTATGGAATTGAACATTTATATAACCAAGTGTTTGCCTCCATGCCGTATTACGCTTTGCGTGAAATTCACTACTCGATACGTAGCAGGGAAATAGTATTTGCTGGGGAGTACCAACAAGCACTAAACCCTTACGTTAAAATTATAAACCACGATACCGATTACTGCGACCCGACTAGTATTGTCACCAAGGCAGTATATGCAGCAGGTAACGTGTGGTAGAAGGAAACGAAGATGTCTTTTAAAAGTATCGATGAGGTTTTAGGTGCACACCCCATTAAATACTCCCACCTTATAATGGAGCAGTTCCCTAAACCTGAGCAAGTTACCATCGCTAAGATGATGACACGGGGTAAACACCTCGCTGTAGTTATGGGTAGACAGGAAGGTACTACCACTGCTGTAATGTTGGGTGCAACTTTTATGGCCAAACATATGGGTAAGAAAGTGTTGTACCTTGGCAACAACGAAGCCGCAACAAAAGAAATAGAAAAGGGTAAGGTTGTGAGCTGGGGTTCCTTTAAAAACCCTATAGGGTTCGCTGCTGGGGAGTTACCGGAAAACTTCAAAGACTACGATATCGTCATCGTAGACGACTACTTTTATCGCGAAGACATCTACCAATATTTGGAGTGGATTAGTCGTAACGGTGGTTTGGAGGGTATCCCCCAATTCGTACTGGCCACATCGTTAGATATAGACGAGTGGAGTTATGCAACGTGTTTTGCTGACCACAAGGTTCAGTTGATTGACTTAAAAGGAGTAACGTATGCTTAGTAAAGGTGGAAAAATAATTAGTCTTTGTCCGGCTTGTGACAACCCTGCTATCTTCAATACTCGAAAAGGCATGAGTCTTCAGGGTAAAACCGATTACATGATGTTACCAAAGAACCATTGGTTTTGTGGTGGTTGTCTACACTATGGCCCATGGTCTAGCCGTAAACGACTACAGTCCCATAAGGCGGTTGATATTGCCACCGATGACATGTTGGGAGTTGGCGACTACGCTAAACTGGCTAACCGTATCAGTGAAATCAAACTGTGGAAAAATGAAGCACAGTCTCAGGCGGACAGAGAGGCGTCTGACAAGCTTAAGATTGAAACGGGTGTAATGACCGACCCTAACATCTCTTACGAGCGTCCTAAGCCTCCTATAGAGTCTGGCGACATAACCCAGCTGGGAATAGAGTGGTCACCTGAAGGTAAAGAAGATTACACTCACTGGACACACCGTCCTGATGATTTTGGTGTTTGGGTTGCCTACAATTCATGGCGATTTAAAGACACGTATGATGTCATGTTGAAGGATGGGACTATTCACAAGTGCTGTTATCCCAATGCCGATGCATTCCATTCCGAAGAAGGTGTGCAAATTAGCGAGTATGATGTCCTTGCCGTTAAGCTTTGTACATTTGAAGACTTGGGTAACTCTTGGCGTTGCTTTAGCGATACTGAAGAAGAATCCAATGCTTATCGTGCTGAACGTAACGCTGAGATGTTTGGTATGGAAGGACGTAATACCCCTACCGATTGGAAACACGTTGAACCGGTTGAGTTTGACCCTGAAACCAAAAAGTTAAAGCCTAAAAAGCTTCAACTTCACGGGGTGTACGGTAATCAGGTTATTAATCGCGACGGTTGTTTTACAACTGAGACTCCTCAACCTTTAAACCCCGACATTGGACGTGGTCACACCACACCCATGTTTCATATGGACCACTTTCCATTCACCGATACATCATTGGTCGACATCCCAGGTGATATACCAGTGGTAACCACTCTTGTAGATTATCCCAGCGAAACGGTCCTTGGACAATTTGCCATAGGTGGCATGTTAGCCAGTGTCCATGACCAGCAAGATGTTGTAGTTGCTGACCTGATGGATAAGAAGGAACTAACGTTTAAGTTTACCGAAACACCGGAGAAACCCTTGAGCGATTTCTTCACTGGATGGCTACGGGACTTGGAAAAGTAATATGTCAATAAACAACTTGTATGGGCGGGGACATAGTTCCCCGTACCATCACCCCGAACATGGGGAAGTTAAAAAGAAAAAGAAACCGGTGGACCTTCCACCTATTATTAAAACCAGTGGCGAGACCATTCCGTTAGATTTGGACTATCGCCATGATGACAAAAGGTAGGGTACACAACATGTCACATCAAGCTGCTATGATGGCTGCAATTGCAGCTGGGTTAAGTCATTCACCTTTATATGGCACCAGTCAGCGTCAGGCGTATGTTAAACCCGGTGCAAGCAGTGCTACCAAAAAGAAACGGTCGGTACAGAAGAAAGCACGTAAAGCAAGCCGTAAGAAGAAGTAACCATGCTTACGGATGACGAGATACTTGAACGTGCAGCTAAGATAGTCTTTGATAGAAATATCCAAGGACAGCGTCTTAGTGGACCTGAGCATATTCGCAAGTACCTAGAGTGCAAGATGCATCAACATGACCGCGAGGTCTTTGGTGTCATTCTCATGGGACATAACCACCATGTCATTGCCTATGAAGAATTGTTCTTTGGTACTGTGGATAAGGTAACCGCATATTGTCGACCCATCGTGGAGTCTGCGCTAAAGCATAAAGCTATTAATTTGGCCTTGGTGCACTCCCATCCTTTTAAGGACTCGATGCCTTCTCGCTTTGATATTGAGTTAACTAAAAAGATTAGGCAGGTACTTCACCCGCTAGATATCTTTTTAACTGACCATTACATTGTGGGTAGGGATTTTACCTCAATGCGATTTGATGGATATAAAAACCTGTTCGTCTAGGGTGATAGTATGAGAGGGTTGAATCCTCTTGCACGATAAATCACTTTGGAGTAGAAAGTCATGGAACAGTACATTCCTTTCATTATCGTTGCCGCTGTTGTCGGCGGGATTGTTTATGTGGTACGTCGCCGTAAGGCTAAGCGTCAATCAGTAAGTAGTTCTGGCGGTGAGCGTGGTGGGCACATGAATCGTACCCAACGCAGACAGCATCGGAAGTAAAAGCTTCGTATAGTTGAGAGTCCGCCAGGCTCTCTTCTATGCCGTCTAGAGTCGATTCCAAATATCATCAGACCTATATTCTACAGGTGAAGTAGTTACTTAATTAACTATAACCATAAACAATTTCTTTACATGAAAGGAAAAGAAAACATGAAATCATTATTTAATAAATCAATCCTGACTGCCGCAGTTGCACTTACTTTAACAGCTTGTGGTGGCGGTGGTTCTGACACTAAGGCAGAAACCCCAACAGCGGTAACTCCACCACCGGCGACTTCTACTCCTGACAAGGAGCCAGTAACAATCTCTGGTAACGTAATCGACGGTTATATCGTCGGTGCCACTATCTTCATGGACTTGAACTTCAACGGTAAATACGATGAAGGCGAACCAAGTACCGTGACTACAGAGCCCACTGCGGATAACCCTGGTTTCGTAATTGAAATCCCAGACGTTCACGAAGACTGCGGTCAGTACGTTCCTCTGGTAACCCATGTACCAGTAGGTGCAGTTGATTTGGATGACCCTGAGAATCCAATCACTGAAGAGTACTACATGACAGTACCACCTTCGTTTGCAATCACTTCTCAACAAGACATGCGTAACGTTACGCCTCTGACTTCAGTTGTGTGGAAACACATTGAACGTGAACTTGCCAAAGACGGCGAAGAACTTACCTGTGAATCTGTTATCGAAAGTGAAACCATCCGTAAGGGTGTAATCGCTCGTCTGGAAGCGCAGGAAAAGCGTGTGGCTAAACGTTACAACCGTAAAGTGAAAGACCTGTACTCTGACTATGTCAAAGGCGGGGACAACGCTCTGCACGGTTTGGCGAAAAGCTTGGTACCTGGCCTGACTAAAGGTTATGCCGATTCAGTAGCGCTGGAAAAAGCAAACCCTAACTCTCGTGTAGCGTTCGTAGAATACTACTTTAAGGATGAGTCAGCGACTCGTGGTCAGAACTGGTCACGTCGTGAATTCGTTCAACAGAGTGCGGGTAACTGGGATGAAATCGGTAACAACATGGAGCAAGGCCTGAACAAAAAGGGTAAGGAGCTTTATCGCCGTCAGCAACGTACTACTAACGCCAGTGGTCTGGAAGTAGAAGTTGCCGCTAACTTAGAAGATGGTCAATGTACTATCTCTGAATACTTCACTGAGAAAGGTGACGGTGTTGGTTATGCGCTGGTGAATATTGCGTCTGCGGAAAATGTGGGATGGAGCAACTGTCTGACTATGGACCGCGTGGCTCTGAATGTTTCACAAATGCTGATGACTAAAACTTACTACAGTGATAACGAAACTGTTAAAACTGAATCAGGTCACTCGTACGGCGCTGAGAACGTATACAAGTTTGAATCAATGATTGGTGCAGATGCGCAAGACTTAAGCGGTGGCTGGTTATCTAGCGCCCTGTCTCACATCTCTCTGAGCTTTGAAGATGACTATGGCTACGACGCCGACAGCTGGTATCGCATTGATAACCGTTACTCTTCTGAAGAGTTCTGGAATGCGACGCAAGAAGTTCACATGCACAACGACCAAGACGTGTATGAAGTAACTACTTACAATCCAGATGGTACTTGGACTAAGCAGTGTGGTACTTGGACTGGCGGTACAAGCAGTCTGTCTACCTGTGGTGAATAAGTGACATAAATACAAGGGAGCTTCGGCTCCCTTTATTTTTTATGAATCGACTTATTTTTTTTTGGGGGTGCGTCATGAAACAAAGAAGCACGGAAGTAGAATCAGTTTACGTCATAAACGAAATCAGCGGAGTTGCATCATTAGTACATATCCCTGTGTATGGCGAGAACGAAGCTTTCCCAGTACCCACAACGGATTGTTTGGAATGGTTGAGGTATGTATTCCGTAAACCAACTCCAACGTACATTGCAAAACGTAGAGGTGACCACCATTATTACTTCTACGACATCCTGTACAACTTATGGGTGAGGATGAATCCCCATAAATTTTCTATTGTCCATATAGCTCCTGAGAGCAGTAGGCCAATAACTGCTGCTTTAGCTAAGATACATACAGCCTAATATATGAACAACTTCGTTCATTTAGTTAAGGAGCATTATCGTGAAATGTATTATTTCAGCAATGGTGTTTCTGGTTATGTCTTTGCCAGCAATGGCCTCGACTATTTCAGTGCACTGTCCTCAAGGATGTCCTGAGAACCCGGAAGGCTCAACGGTAATCTATCGTCATGTCTACGCGCTCTCTAACAATCCCACAACTAAATTTGCCAATTGGGTAGCCTATGAGGTTAATCCGGTTAACTATGGTGCACCAACGGGAAGAGCTTTCCGTAGTGACCCTGACCTACCAAGTGATGAAACCTTAGAGGTATCTGACTATAAAAGTGCAAACGCCAGTGAGTTGGAAGCGGACAGGGGACACCTTGCGCCGTCGGCAGCCCACTATGGTTCGCACTACCGGCATGAGTTGGATTACATGAGTAATGTCGTTCCACAAAACCAAACCCTCAATCGAGGTGTGTGGCGGGAATTGGAAGACGCCGTTAAGTATGCAGCCCAATACGAACATGAATTCTATGTCATCGCAGGTCCGGTTTACGGTAAGGAGATGCCCAAGCTGCCCAGCGCAGATGAATATCATGTCGTGCCATCCGGATACTATAAGTTGGTGTACGATGATTCGGGTGGCGTGGCGTTTCTGATGGAACAGTCCATTGAGTTAGGTACTATGTACTGCGCAACTCAAATTGCTATTGTGGAATTACAAAAGGTTTTGCCTTATCAACTGCCAACCATAAAGGAGTCTGCTCTGATAGCAGACCGAATAGGTTGTAAGTCCGCGTCATAACCAGACACTAGGGCAAACCTCGTCTTAACAGATTGTAATTATGCTACACGTAAGGGGCGGGCTATCCGCCCTTTATGCCGTCGTTCCAAAAAATAACGAGCTCTTTAATTGCATGAGGGGAGAGTGGTAACGTTGCTGTGTAAAAACCCTCACGACTGGTAATAGCTGTACAGGTCACAAGAGCCGTATGAATAGCGGTAACTAACAGGATATTCGTTACTCATGCGGTATAGGTAAAGGACAAAGGAATAATAAGGTTTACCAACCCTCTGGAGTTAGCTTGTATGGGAATAGTGAGTAAGAAAGTAGTGTTGATTAGATGGGATACGCTACCCTGCGATATACGAGAATGGTTCAAGGAGTATTTTGGACCATTGTTTGGGGAAAAGAGAATGTTACCGGTAAAGACTGAATTACCAGTGTCTTGCCTAGGTAGCATTGAATCCATGCGTGAACAGATGGTAAATAGTTGGCGAGTGGATGAGGTCGACGTGAGTTCTGATACAGCAGTACTGGAATACATAACCGACCATGGGGACGCAGGTGCATTCATTTACCGTATACTCCAGTTATTTCCTAAGTTTGAGTTAACAGACGAAACAGAAATAATAATGGATATGTGTCAGTATGAATAATATCATCAGTGGTATAGCAGTAAACAGACAAGTCAAAGATATGAGCAGGTGCAAAACCTGCATCAACTACCAGCAAGGAAAATGTACTTCTGAGTTCAGTGGTTGTTGTAACGGGTATACCCACCATGAAGAAAAGTGGTGGGTGATATTTAAGGACATGCTCCTCACCGTTATAGTAGTTTCCATAATCATGAGTCCATTCTGGGTCTTTAGTAACTGGTAAGACAAAAAAATAAGAGGGTCGCAATGACCCTCTGCTTTATGTCGTTATGGCTTATATCCATCATCGGCTAAGATAGCTGGATACCATTTGAAGTGAATGAGCCATACGTAATCGATGGTCTCCCTGCTATGCCTCCCTGTAATCTCAGGTAAGCACTTTACCACTTCATTGTACAGGATACTCCCCGGACATTTTCTCTGTGCCTTAAGCATGTTGCCACCACCTGCATTATAGTTAGCGGTGGCTAGCATACTTCTGTCAATCCACGGTCTTTCACTAGACCAGAACCGATGTTGGTAAGACATGTAGATGGCAGCAGCCCGAATAGACTGTGCAGGATTCCACGGATTGTTCAACCCGTACTTCATCATTTCTTTCCACGTCCCCGGCATGAACTGACACAGACCCTGTGCGCCAACCGGACTCACTGCCTTAGGATTCAGACGAGACTCCTGATAACACTGAGCTTTAAGTTGTTGCCACGTCATTCCAGGCGGAAGGTATTTTGCTGCTGCCTTGAAGTATGGGTCATATTGGCGCGGAAAGGATGAACCCCATGAGAATGCAGATACCGACAATAGTAAGACCGCGATAAATAGCTTGAGCTGTACCATCCCATTTCTCCCTGATTTCAACAAGACGTTTGTCTCTGCTTTGAATAAAGATAAGTGCAAAGTAAGAAATGCAAAGACCGAACATTGCAATTACTACTTTTACGCTAAGGTCTACAATAAGACCACCATAGTTCATCCAGAACCCAAGTTGTTCTGGTGCGATGTAACCATCCATTTCTTTCTCCCTTAAAAGGTTGTTAGTGTCATAGGATGTTATTTAAACGACATAAACAGGGAGGCCGAGGCCTCCCTTATTTTTTTTTGGTTACACGTCCCAATCTGGAGAGATTGATTCTTCTTTAGTACCCATTACCTCGTTTTCTGTATACATTATAAATTATCCTTAGCCAATGTACGCAATACCAAATACAGAATAATCGCGGCACGTACCGATGCATGTACCGCTTGGTTTTTACTCTGTACACTCTGGTCAGTTATCTTAGTACCCAACTCACGAATCTCCAATACGGTTTTATCCGATTGGCGAGACGCTAAATGGATACCGCGAAGCCTAACCAATATTGTAGCAAGGTCACTTAAAGGAAGTTCGTTTTTACGAATGTATTCACACGCATGGGTGATGTTCAATTCAACAAACTCTTTGATGTAACCAGTACGAGGTGCACCGTAGTTAGAAGCTAACCATTCCAGAGACTCCTTAACGGCCTGTGGTGGCGCTGTATGTACAATTGAGGCAATGACCCCCAATGCCTTCTCTCGTAGCAGAGAGGACGGCGTAGAGGCTATATCATGCGCTGCCGCACGATACTTCCCGTAGTTGTTCTGTTTATCACGAACGCCCATCTCACCAGACAACTCAATGGTAGCTGAGATAGATTGAATGCGGGAGTCACTTTCACGGAACTCGTAGAACAATGTGGTCACACGCTTGTAGATGTCTTTATGTCGACCTTGTGTATCGTTAATAAGGTAGACAATATCTTCATCGTCATCCATTTTATCAATGGCGCGTTTATGAATAGAGTCGTCCCCTAGTAAATCCTCAGAACGTGCTTCAATTACCTTAGCCCAACTGCCGTACTTTTTAAGCAAGTACTTCTTAGAGAGGCTGGCATATACCGCAGAGGCAACCTCAGAATTGGCAGGGTAGCGGAAGAAATGAGAGTCCAAAGAAGATATCAGTTTATACTGTAACATCTTCATACAGGCCATTTCGCCTTCGGTCTTTTCACGGTCTTTTAGGTTAGAGTTACGAATCCTATGAGCCAACCACACGAAAGACAGGTTGGTGACATTCGAAGAAATCTTCCATGTGGCAGAAAGATTGTTGTCTGAATCACCAAAGTGTTCACGGATATTGCTTTGGAGGGTAAGGTCATCCATCTCAAGCACATCATCGAACCACTCGTTCTCATCCGTCTTGGCATATCTGAAAGGATAAACACCTACTAAGGGTGACCCAAGGAATTGTAGGGTATCGTCATTCTTATTGACGAAGCTTGCTACATATCGAGTGATGTCCTTGATGAGTCGGCTATCTATTTTAAGATGTCCTGCTTCCGCATCGAAGATTTTTAAAATCGTCAATTTCATTATAATACCTACGTTTTTTACTCGGGACGCTTTACCTTTGTAGGGGCATCCAACTTATGGTTGTCTAAAGTTCATATATAAAGGTTCTGCAAGCGCGTGATAAATGGAGACAATAAAATGCGCAAGAACAATTCATTTAAACGGGAACATACGGTACTAGGCAACATTACGGATTCGGCTCTGGCTAAAGGTGTTGTAGTAAGACCGTATACAACTGGGGTTCTACTTCATGTTGTTAAAAACTTCAGCGGTGTAACCGCTACTATTGATGGTGAACAATACTCTTGTTGCTACCCATCGGTATTGAAGTTAATGAAGGACTTAGAACCTCGCTTACAATATGGCAAGTACTTATTTCTTTGGCACAGTCAAGCACGTGACGGTGCAACGAAAGCAAGCATCACGGCTAAGAATGCCTTACTTGGTAAGACGTCACAAGCTGGGTTTGTGCTTTGTCCACTTAAAAAAGACGATTTGGTTTATCAGACTCTGGATGACATGGAGCTAGAGGAATGGCTTCCTGGTGAATCTAAGAAAATGAAACTGCTTCGCTGGAATAAGGTAGCAGGACCTAACGACTTTAAACGTCAGCTTAAAAACATCTATGGCCGGGGTTATACCTCAGCGGTAGTTAGAGTGGGTAAGAAAGTTTATCGACTCAGTAAAGTTGAGGAAGACCATTTGGAAGTAGTGGGCTTTCTTGATTCAAAACGGTGGGGTGAAGTTGGGGGCATCTTAGTGAAGGTTCCTGAGTTTAGACAACCGGTAGAAGTAAAGCGAGGCATTGAACGCCACGACTTACGTGACATGTATAACAGTCCTGAGATGTATTTAGGGACCACAGCTATTATACAGCACGAGGGATTTACCACTACCAGTAATCTACGCAACTCCAAGGTAAGGGCTTTACGTGTTACTTGTTCGTCCGAGTAAGTAACCTATGGAGACAGTGTGGGTAAACTCATTATAGAGAAAGGAAAAGACATCTGGGAAACTAAAACCGGGATTGTCCTTATTCCTGTGAATTGTGAGGGAGTAATGGGACTTGGACTTGCTAAAGAATGTAAGGAAAGGTTCCCACTGGTATATCAGAGTTATCGGAAACGTTGTAAGTCTGGTAACTTCAACTTACTCACATTGGACTTCTACTTGTTACGTGATGACTATGGACTTATGTTAGTTCCGACTAAATATGAGTGGCGTCACGGCAGTAGGGTAGAGTGGGTGGACAATGTGCTATACAAGTTTAGTCGCTGTTTACCACGTAGCCCAATTAAAACTCTACATGTCCCACCCCTGGGGTGCGGTGCTGGCGGTTTGGTTATAGATGATGTTCTACCCCTGGTGGAACGTCACTTATGCCAAGATGGTATCACTGTACATTTCTATCAACCCAACTAAAAGGCTCGGTGTATGTTTAAATTCCAACTCACTATCGTACTACTTTTGTTTTCCTTTGCTGCTGGTTCTTCCGGCCCTTTGAAGCCACAGAAGTGGGAACGTGTTAAAGATGTGGTCTTTGAATCTCCGTCCCGTGTCAGTCCGGCTGGCTATGGTATCACGATACGTTTGTTTTACGACAAAGAAATGCGCGTTGAGATTATTGTAGTTAACGGTGACGAAGACTCCGACAAAAACGTATGTGCTCTATTAGACACCGACAGATACCCGAATGTCTGGGATGTTAATGGTAGAATCATTACTTACGAAGGCGAGTGTGATGACAATGTCGTTAAACTCTGGCCTAAATATAAAAATGAGACAAAGTACATCATCGATGAGTTTCTAACGAAGACTGTGGTTCACTTAGGCCCTACTTCGTTTGGTACCAAAGGGTTTATCGATGGGTACAGTGAAGTTTTGCGTTATGCCAGTTATCTGGATTAAATGATACTTAAATAAAAGGTAAGAAGAACAATGATTATCGATGCCGATAAAATCTTAGAAGCAGTTGCTATTGCCAACATTAAAAGTACACTGGCTACTCTAGTGTGGGACATGCAGTTAGAAAATTTCAATGCCGAAATCCTTAACCATGTTGCAGAGGATATTTTACCTCGTTTGGATAAGTTGAGTGACCCTACGGATGTGCATAATGCATCGTGGCAGGAAGCTTTAGAAAAAGAGTGCAGCCGTTTTTTAACGGAAGATACTAAACCAGCGCTATCCATCGTACCTTGGCTTGATAAAATAACTGGTCCTGACATTAGTCACATTGCCCACATGGCGTTTGGTGGTATGCGCCACAGTCCACTACACGTCCGTTCCGCTATAGTTCTCATTAGGGATAAAATTGAGAGAGGAACTGTGCTGTCTAAGATTACCACATCTGGTAACATGAAAGGTTCTCTTCCTTGGTACATAGTTGCTAAGGAAATAAAGAAGGGAGCACCGGATGCTAAAATTATCGAGCATCTTCGTATTGCTATAGGGTATGAAGTAGAAGTACAATATCGTTAAAACGACATAGGTAGGGGTTCCCTAGGGAACCCCTGTTTATGCCCTATCAATAAAATTACATACATACATTATTAATGAGGATAATACCTCATTTATCTACAACAGGAAGGAACAAATGAAACTTATAATCTTAACAGAGGGTGGCTATAACCATGATAGCAGTAAGTTGTCGGGTAAGACTACTGTGGATATATTAGAAATGGATAAGATTCTCGATGACCCTAGTCGTTGGGCAGAGGACATTTCTAAACTTACTGAAATACACGTTGTTGGCTTTGATGTAGAAAACATAACTGGTGACTTGTTTGGGATAATGGCCGATTCTAATTTGGAAGAACTTTTCTCTATGAAGAAAGAAGACCTTCCCAAGTTTGATGTCGCATTAACTCGTAAAATGCCAAAGTTGGTCACAGGCGACATTGTTGCAATACCTATGTTAGGGTCTCGTGTTGCTATTTATCGGATAAACTATGACCCTGTCTATAACTTAACTAAAATGCTGGAAATACCACCACTGTCATCTCGCAATCTATTGGAAGGTTGTAAATTGAAGACACCTAAGGCCACGGTTCAATACGTGCCCAATCCACGTAATCCGGAGACCTGCATTATATTCCCACCTAAAGGTGCAAGGCCAATTACGGTTGTTGGTAAAAATGCACCGGTGTATGGCGTGGCTGAGTTATTTAGAAATAAACTTGTTGAAGGTCAGATTGATAACAAGCCACCGTTCAATGTAGAAATCAGCGATGCAAGGCTGTTGGAATTGGCGCGTATGGTTATTGATAACAAACAAAACGGTAAGTTATCTAAGGTTGAGAATAAACTAATCACCGAAGTAACTAAAGAATACGTTTGGCCCTACTCCGATAGTTATTGGCGGGGTGTAAGAAATGGGTTAATGTTTGACATCAAAGAAGCGTTACAGAAACATGGTTTATATTAAAGCAGCATAAAGTAGGGGCAATGGCCCCTACTAATTATGCCGTCGGCAATCTTTTTTTTTTAGATTGCTTTGATGTCCTGCATCATTTGCTTTAGGTCATCATCGAACTTTTCCAATTTTTCCTTTAACGGTCGCGCAGCATCCAGTACGTCCCGTTCCCAATCAACAATCATTCGGTAACGGTGTACGTTTGCTTTTACTCGTTCGTAGAAATCTTTGGTGATATACGTACGGTAAATATCGCAAGCTTGTAAGTAGTGGTGGAATGGATACATAGCACCGGCCAACTCAGGAAGGTCAAAGTCCGAAGTTTCACGCCAAGGCTTGTGTACCCCTACAAAGTTAACCAGTTTAGATAACTTAATCTCCATACGACGACTAAGCATCTCGCCGAAGTCCAACTCAAAATATTCTTCGGTAAAGGCATTGTAGCGGTCAAACAAGTTGATGTACTCAGTAATCAAAGAGTTTAGTGTATCGGTCGGAGACCAGCCCTTAGACATTTTCTTAGCAAGATAGAGTTCTTCTAAGGATGCGTAGCCAGCACGCTTCACAGCGCGATACAGACCGGATATCAGCAACATCATTACGTCACTGTTGAAGTAACCCATGGGCGCAATGGTACTTTTACGCTGATAGTCCTCATCGTACATTGGGTAGAACTTCTGATTACGCTTTGAATCGAAGTACACGTGTTCGTTACGGGCAGCCAGCCACAACTTTGAATCCAGAGGACAGTTGCGAATCTCTTCTACATCCCCTTGCCACAATACATCAGTGTGTGCATACATGACATGGTCTTCAAAACCACGGCTGTGCATCATGTCCAAGACACGAATCAGCATCTCTTGTTTACTCTGCCCTTCCATATTACCCACAGAAACACAGAACGCACTGAAGTCAGTAAACCGCGATACGTCTACATCTGCCGTATGGAAGATGAAGGTACGAACCCCACCTGTCCCCTTTAGCAACTGTTGTTGTAGTGAGGCAGCCCAGATAACAGCAGCATCTTCACTTTCTTTATCTACACAAGTAAATACTATCACGACTTACTTCCTCTTCTTTCTTTTACGCTTGTTCTTCTGGTTTACGCGTGGCTTAGCCTTGGGCTTATACCCAGCAAGACTTTCTTCGTAATAGGCGAGGTACTCGTCAATTTGCGCTTCGTAATCATCGGTTGGGAAGATGACGCCAGAGCGTGCAGTTGAAAGTACTTCTTCTAACCGGTCAATCTGGTCATACAGTCCAAAATAGCTACCTTTGTTCTGGTAATTGATTTTGTACGTGTGTACCTTTTTACCGTCCAGCTTAGCGTACAGACCAAGTTCCGTAGAACGCGATACCCAAACCTCATCCGCATTTTCAAGTACCTTAGCACCTGAGGCCAGCTTATGGATAAGTTTATCACGGCCAACGAACGATTCGATTTCACGAATGTAGAACTCAGTGGTGATTGGGTGAGGCTTAAAGTAAACCCCTGGCTTGTTCATCCCTTTAATAACATTCGGTGACATACGACACAGTAAGTTAGTACCCGGCAGGATAACCACTTTCTTCGCTGGATGTTCTGCATCAAACAGAGAGTACTTATCTTTCTTTACGCTCAGGAAGTCAAAGTCGCGTTCACCTTTACCGCAACCTTTTAACAATTTAATTGTAAAGTCATCGTCGGCAGGGTGAATAACCAAACAACCATGCCCACCAAAGGCTTCGGTAACAATCAAGTCACGGGGGAAACCATTGTAGGAAAGGTCATAGGACAATTTGCGTCTCAGTTCAGCACAACGCTTTTCCAAGTACTTGTATATCTTATTCGATTCAGTGATTGCATCTGAACGAGATAGGAAACCAGAGTGAGCAAGCTTACCGGCCTTACTATCGAACTTAACGGTTTTCTCGTATAGTAACTGACCCATGGACTTACTCCTCGTCTTTATCTACCTGCGTAATTACTGCATCCACCAATACGCTTTCATCAAGCTCTTTAAGCTGACGTTTGATTTTGTCAGTGAAGATGGTACCTACGCTATCTAAACGTTTGTCCAGTGTGCTTACGTGCTCAACAACAATACCAGACGTTTGCTCAGTTAAGTGAACACATTCATTTACCAAGTCACGTAGGAACTTCAGGTTACCACCAAGGTTACGGATAGAGCCTTGTAATTTATTGATGGTTTCTGCTTGCTGCTGTACAGTTGCCTGCATTTCGCGTAAGGCTTGTTCCATTTGTTCTTGGGTCATTGGTTGGTTAGCCACAGGCTGTGCATTACTCATTGCAATCTCCAATTTCTTTTTCAGTAAGGTGTAAAAAACCTACACACGTTATCTTAAAATAACCTGTATATGTAAAATTAAACTTTTGTTATGAATAACAAAGTCGAGGGTTCACTATCATGTCGAATGCATTATCCGACAGGGAACTCTCCTCTGCTCTCAGAAGTTTATTCAAAAGGTTTAACCGTCTAACTGAGAACCGACTGGGCGAGCAGGTGCTACTGCTAGAGTACAAGCTCCGCTGTGCAGTCAAGTTCAAAGAACCACGAATGCTCGAGTTGTCTAAGAAACAACTGGGGCTGGAAATGGCACAGATGGGTAAACATTACGAGTACGTTCTGAGTCGTTATCGCGAGGCGTGCTTCATAGGTAAGCTCAAAATCTTCTGGCATCAATTCAGTAAATAATTTTTACTCAAGTCTCTAACGATTTGAATATAAAAAGTCGAGTAGCTTGTCTACGAGAGTTGAATTGATTCTACGAGCGAAAGCGAGTAACCTAGCCGAACCGACGCTAGGAGGAGAGGGCCTTATGTATGTCTAATCAGTTTTAAGGCATATGTAGACAGGGAGTCCCCTTAGGAACTCCCATATCACTGCGACAAGTTATGGTCTTCCAAATTGATGTTGGATTACCCGACTATGTCGTTCCTCATCAGTCAAGGCCGCTATACGTGGCCAACTATCATGGATGAACTCATTGTACATTTGGTGAGCATCAGCATACTCATCAACCGTCTCTTTAAAGCGACCAAGATTAAGACCGCCCGACAGCTGACCTTCATCCATCCGGATGGCAAGTTCTCTGAAGATGTGGGCCTTGGTAGCCAAGATGACAAGTTTGGAGAAGTCCAACCAATAGGCGGCAGGAAGACGAGACATGTTTTCGTCTGACCCTACACGGCAACGTAAGAACAAGTCCGACATAGTCTCATCAATCATTTTAACGTATACCACGTTATCACCGATGAGTCTTACTCGGGCCTCTATACGAGCCATGTTACCGCCACCAATACTTCCTTGCATGATAGCATCCATTCGATTGGAGAAGCTATTCATTGCGTTTGCATTAGTGTACACGCTACCCATCCAACCATCAGGTGCTTGGGCAACACTAAGTACGGAAGTAATGCTGAGTCCTTCAGTACGACTCTTAGGAATTGTAACCACAAAGGTTCTGTCCTGAGCGTACCGTAAGGAAAGCCCCGCTAAAGGAACAATAACTTCATGGCCACCCATGAGGTTACAATCCTCAAGGACTTTCTTATCGAGGATTTCTTCTCGGATGCGTGACTCCAGAGAAGTTTTAATACCAGCAGTGCGAGTGGCACTATAACCGGTGTCTATCTTAAAAGTCTCGTTTAGTATTTCGTAAGGAATAGCAAAACGGACCTCGCTAATTGCTTTTTCTATAGCACCCATGTTAACTCCAAATTAATTAGAGGAAGTTGAAAATGTCTGGTGAAATAAACAACAAACCACAAAGGTCGCGCCGTAATGTAAGTCCGAGGGCTGCTATCAAACAGGGCGACAAGAAAGGGGATGTATCTCAGAAGAAAAGCTTACCAGCCCCTCTGAATCAGCTTCCCCTTGAGAAAAAGACCGCTAAAGTAATACCTATACGGATGCGAGTTGGTCTTAATGAGGCACGTCCTACCTTTGTTCCTGACCTTGGTGAACCGCTCTTTACGACTGATGACAGACGCTTCTGGGTAGGAGATGGTGTAACCCCTGGTGGTATCCCTGTCTCTGTCTCACAGTGGCCTATAGAGGACGTATCCGACCTACAGCATTTAGAAGATGCTGAGATTGGTGACTTTGCATTCTATCGTGACCGTACTCGTTGTTTCATGCTTGTTAATCCCCCACCCAGTTCTAAAGTAGCGTGGATGGAATTACAGGTTGAGCCACTGGTCTCTGACGATGAACGTAAAGCTCGACGTTATCTAAATGCAGTACAAGAGTTCTTATTGGACGTCTTGTTAGAAGAACGCTTTATCAGTAATGATGAAGACAGGCTGTTGCCAAAGAAAACAACCGATGGAAAGATTGCTAAGTTGATGCATGACCGTCGTGCGTTAAATACGTACCTGGCCGACACAAGTGAAGAGAAGCAATTCCCTGAACTGCAGTTTACCAGCTATAGTAAATTGTAAAAAGTTAGGGGCACTTAGTCCCTTTCTTTTGACGATATAATTTTTACACTTCTATAGTTATTTATGTCTAGCCACATGGCGGAGTTTAGGTAAATGAAATACACAAAACAAAATCCGAGCGAGGACTACCTCTCACTCGCAGAGCAGTATCGCCTGCTCTACTCAACTGAAGGTGGGTCTTTAGCCAACGGAACCAAACGCGCTCCAAAAGAGATGTTTGCTAACGGGGAGTATGGTAAAGAAGCTCCTGTTATTAAACGGTTAATGGATAAGAACGATTGCCGTTCTCTTATTAACTTTGGTTGTGGTAACCCCGATGCGTTCTTCGTAAAGCCATATATCGACAAAACGATTGTGCAGAAAGACGACAAAGGTAATAAAATGAGTCCGGTTCATGACTCTGTTTATGATTACCTTGGCCGTCCTTACGTTGTAATGTACGACCCTGGAATCGAGGAGCTCTCTGAGTATCCTACCTTCCCTGGGGAGATGGTGGTGTGCACGGATGTGTTAGAACATATTCCAGCACAAGACATTCCTTGGTTCTTAGATGAACTGTTTAATCTAACAACTAAGGTACTGCATGTTACAATTCATCTTGGTCCGGCGGTAACATTCTTACCTGATGGTCGAAATGCCCACGTAACTGTACGACCTCGTGATTGGTGGTATCAGCAAATTGAAGCTGCCAAGAAACGAGCCAGTCACCAAATTCACGTTAACACGGTTATGCGCTATCCTGTAGATAAAAAGGGTAACTACGTTAACATTGATTATTCCCAATACACGTAAACTGAAGGAAATCAACTATGAGTGATTCTAACAAAAGCACTATCCGTCTTTACGGTTGTGGTGGCTGCGGTATCAACATCGTATCCCCATTCGCCAACAAATCATCTGGTCGCGGTTACTCCGACATTGAAGTGGGTCTGATTGACTCCTCAACGTCTAACTATACCGCTGAGCACAAAGAGAATGACGTTCCGTTCTTCTTAGCTACAGATGAAGGTGAGGGTTCGGGTAAAGTTCGCCGTGACAACGCTGCGGTAATTAACGAAAACATTCGTGCGGCATTGCAGAAACAACCACCTGCTGGTTTCAACATTGTTGTCTTCTCTACCTCTGGCGGTACGGGTTCTGTAGTAGGGCCTCTTCTGGTTAAAGAACTGTTGAAGCGTGGTATTCCTGCCATCGCTATTGCAGTAGGTTCTTCTGAGTCATCTATCACTGCACTAAACAGTCTGAACACCCTGAAGTCTCTGGCGGCTATTGGTGACTCGTTGGATAAACCAACTATCATCAGTTACCACCACAACAGTGCAACTACTCGACGTAGTCAGGTAGACGCAACTTGTAATGCAACAATCCAAGCCATGGCTGCTCTGTGTTCACAGCAGAACGATGAGCTTGACCAACGTGATGTCCGTAACTGGGCTTTCTATAATCACTCAACTTCAGTACCGGCTCAACTGTCAGTACTTGAGATTTGTGATTCGGTGGAAGTAGCAAAGCAAATCGACGCACCTATCTCAGTGGCGACGCTACTGGTTGATAAAGATGCACCGGCTCCTGAACTGATGCCTGAATACTCTTGTATTGGTTATCGTTTGGATGGTCTGGAAGATGGGCTGACTGAACTACACTACATCATCTCGGTAGATGGTATTGCTGATTTAATCAAATACCGCCAAGAAGAAGTAGACAATTACAGTCGTGCTACTGAATCGCGCAACGTTAATACACGTAGAGTATTGTCGGGCACCGACCAAATCGATGCAGACACTGACTTGATTTTATAAAAGTTAAGTTAAAAATACCTATAGTATGTAGACGGGTGTACTTTTAAGGTTCTCGTCGGCGTTGCTGTGGTTACCCCGGCGGGGACGCAGCTGATTCTCTGGTGTGGGAGTTTTTCAATTTCGCCTTACACCATGACTCTGAGCCGTGCGCTGACGGCAGAGGCACACTTCACCAACGACGAAAGTGCCCATGTAAGCTAGCGGTACCCTGCCGGGGTTGAACCAGGCTGGAAAGAGTCGGGGGTTCCTTTAATTAGGAGCGCCCGCCTCGGACCAGTTCTAACGGTTTTTAAAAAATTACAATCTGGCAAACACAAAGCTCCCTTAAATGGGAATTGGTTATAGTGGTCCACAAGGACTAACTGCTTCGAACGAGAGATGTCTTACATTACGCCCCAATGGATTTGTAAGCATTACCTCTAGTAGGGTGATAAGAAAGTGCATAAGCGATAATTCCCCCGTGGTCAATATCCATTAGAACATTGACTAGAACATCTAAGTATGTGACGGCCGATGCCGTCGCTTATGCCGTCTTACCTATTTTTTTATAAAGATATATTATCTTGGTGAAGTAAACAAATAAAAGGAAAGGTAATGAAACTTATTATAGTTGTATCTGACGATATCGAGGTGGTGGGGAAATCTGAGAAGGGAGACTTCTTACAAACCAGAAAGCTCTGCGACCCAGAACACATCTACATTGTGTTGGGAAGCGGGGACATGCCCGAAGGGATAATTGCCCATCTGAATAAAGTATATGGGACACTCCAAGTAGCTACTACGTTTACAGCAACGTTACCGGTGTTTACCCCTGACGATAAGGTATACGTCCACACAACGGACTAGCCCCTTTAAATCTTTCCAGAGAAGCACGTAGAGGGTAGATTAAACATTAAATAGTACTACCGTATCCCCAGTATATCCTAATTGATTACAGCGGTATACAGGCCGTATAAAATTTACATAGAATGCTTTTAGTATAGGGGGAGGAATCTATATCCTCTATATAAACGGGAGAGGCAAAATGAGTAAGAGACAACGTCTTGTTATCTTAGATGCCGGATGGGAAATAAGAGCAGTCACTACCTATGTAAAAGAGATACTAACGGAGTACCCAGAGTATCAACATTTACAGGATAATATTGTAGAGCTTATCATCCACCAACGTCTAAGAGAATTCTCGCTGATGTTTGCTGCACACTTACCACAACACAATTCACGTGCACCCATCCCTGATAGTCTATACCGTTACCTACATTCTGTACCAACGGAACTGACAGGACGTGTAGACAAAGAACTGTATAAACGGGAGCGTCACATGCGAACTTTACTTGGTGAAGTGCAAGTGGCAAACATTAAAATAAAAATACGCGAGTCATTATTGGAGATAACATGTTGAAGTTGAAATACCCAATCTACAAAATGGTGCGGGATTCTAAAGACGTTATCATGTCTGGTTGTTTTATACTGGACGGAACAACGTTGAAGAACTGTGCCAGGGCAAATTTTGCTGATGAGGGGTTTGAACTGCCTGAGTCGGAAGAAGGTCTTGAGACATTTATCGTCGATAGTTTCCAAGATGTAATTGCCAACAACGTGGAATACGATGCTGGTTCCAAATACGTCTCCATTCGTGTATTGGAAAAACTACACGGTAAGAAGTGGACAGGCGATTCGACATATGTCATGGACTACGCTGAAATGTTAATGACGAATATTTTTAAGCGTCATCCTTTTGGCATGTGGGACGTGTTCTTTAGAAATGGTGGTCTGTTTGTTATCTACCAAGGTAACTACGCGGAAGTATTGTATCGCTACATGAAACATACTAACTCGACAGAGATTCCATCTATTGAAAAGCTGGTAAGTTTCTCTATTACTGGTACAGTCCAAGAAGACGGCATTTCAGATTTCAGGTAGGTAATATGGCAAACGCACTTGGAGCAATCTTTGATTTAGGCCCAGCGATTAGCCAAACTAAGAAAGCCTTGAGTATTCACGACAGTCTTATATTAGACATGGTTAATTGGCGACCTTGGGTTGAGGCGGAGTTACGTCTTATCCTTGAACCAATGAATCCCATGAGCTATTGGGAAGAGAAAGAATATGAAGAGGCTCAGTTTGGTGACATGGGCTTTCCAACAGATAACATCGAACGGGCACGTAAAGTAATGCGTAATCTGCTAACCGAAATGGTGGCTAATGCATTAGGTCCTGTTCGTGACCATCATCTGTACGAGGTTGAATTTCTGGACGTTGACGCTGCGGGAGCTGTGTACAACCTAAAGATTATCGACCGGGGTGACCGTCGCGCACTCGAGTATGAGCGTCACTTGAAAGAAGAGGCTATGTTCGAAGAGGCGGGTGGTTACGTTCCTGAGCGGATGCGTTCTGCTTACAGTTACTGAGGTATGACAAAATGAGCAAAGTAGTTTGCGTTATTCCTGGCGATAGCGTTGAACGGGCTTTGCAGGGTGAAAACATCCTGATAGAAGATTTTGTGCAAATGACGAGACAAGACTTTATCCTTAGCACCATTTACCTAATGGCTGAAGTTGGGTTCTCGTCACTGCGCAGAGCAAATGAAGATTTGGCTAGAAGGATGTGGTATAACCGAATGGAAATGTATAATTTCTGGGATGTGGGTATGAGTTCTGAAGAAGATGAACTTATTGCCCACGTAGGTTTTACCTATGCCCGATATTTGCTTTCTTTCTACCAACTGGATGAGTTCCTCTGCGGTATAGAGATAAGTGTAGAACTATTAAACGGAGATGTATATATCTATGGCCACTAATAAACCGATTGTGGTTATTATCAACACTGACCGTTTACGGTACGAGTTGGAACACCACCGTAGCCCAGTATACTCCACAGATACATCCTTTGGTTTATCGTTCGAAGACATACTTCAATTGCTATCCGCATTAGCGCCTCACAGCGATGATGTGGATGCGGTATCGGAGATGTCTTACGATATTGCAGAGAGTATGGAGTTTGCTGATGGTAACGATTACAACGCACTGGTTGCCTTGCTTAATGATACCATTCGATTCATTAACAAGAACCTAGGGGAAGTAGCACGGGCGTACCCTAAACGTCAAGCTTACTTTTCTGAGTTGAAAGGAAACAGTGCATTCTTTTTACTGGAGTAGCTTATGAAGAAAGAACACGCTATTCTACCAACACGTGATATCTCAAGGGAACTGGCTGAACTTATTGTTGAGTGTGATATCCCAGAAGTAGATTACGAAAAACTAACCATGGTATTGTTAGATGCAGCACTTGCCTTTAATGATACCAACTGGGCGATGATGAATGACGTTATTCACAATAACCTACTTGCCTTAGGTACTGAAATAGGCTTGGTTACTATGGACGCTGTTCCTCTAGCTGATGTACCTAATCTCCACGACACGCTAAGTAACTTGGCGGTAAAGCTTTATCGTACGATGGTGGCTTTGGAGTTAGACCGTTTTAACAATGACCCAAATAAAGATTGGCCATGTATTACTATACTGGACATGTCCCATCAAGGAGATTTGGTTGTAGAAATCTGTGGCTAGGAGAACAACATGGCAAAAGAACGTGCTATGTTACCTAGTGCAGAATTTTCTACATTGGTAACAGACCTTATGAACAGGTCAGGGCTTTTGGAAATCGACCCAGAGGTATTTGTCAACATCATTATAGATGCTGCGCAAGTAGTTCACCCTAACAATTTCTATGAACCCTACGACACTGTTAATAATCATCTATTGGGATTGGAAGAAGAGTACGCTGGTATCTCTGCTGGACATACCCCCATTCCAGATATACCAAACCTGAGCGATGACCTTTGTGAGTTAGCGCAGCGTGCCAATCGAATAATGTTACGGATAGGACTCGGTGCTTTAAATACCGACCCTGAAAGGAACCTACCTACATTGTACGTGATTGAGATGCTACCGTCCGGAGATGTAATAGTGGAAGTTATGAACTAAGGAGGTTGTATGAAAGTAGTACTTGTCCAACCTCTGCGGTTGTCGTACTACATGGACAGAATCTATCGGGAATTCCAAATAGATGACGTACCAGAACCCATTGATATTCTATCGGCTGTGTTTAGAAAGGAAATGGAGAAACCGGTGGAAGAGATGCATCCAGCATTTTTAGATTTACTAGAATTGCTACTGGATACTCTTTCATCGTATGGTGTTAAACTAGATTTCTTCTCTGTGGCTGGACTTGAGGCTATAGACGAATGTAAATCCCTAATGATTAAGGTTATGTAGCAATGGAAGTAATTCCCGGTATAAAACTTGGGGACGTAGTTAGCTTCAGCGTATTTGAAAACGTGAAGGCTGTACTACCAACTAAGTTTGACAACGTTAAAGTAGTGGGCAGTTTAGATGCCGACTCTGCTAAGGCATTGATAGACCCATATACGCTTCATCGCAATATCTATCCAATGCTTGCACAGGGTACCGCACCCGACGACCCTACTCAGTACTATTACATTAAGGTTAAGCTGCCGAATGGGCAATTTACGGCCGTAGGTATCCCATGGATTAATCCTACGACAATTGAACAACGCGATTCCAGCACTGCGGTAGTTAGAATCCAAAATATCAGCTCAACCGATTTAACCCGACTCCGTAATCACATTGCGGCTGCCGGTTGGACACTAGTGGACGCTAAGATGGTATAAACTCATGGACAGGTTCGATGTACGAAGATACGGAAACAGAACGCAGTATATTTCTAAGTCGTATCCACATATATCGATAACGTTAAATGGGTTTGACCAACATGCACTGATTCGTGTCAAGCGCGATATTATGGTAGACATAGTGCTACTGATAAAGCGTAACCTGCGTATAACCCTCGCTGAAGAACTTGAGAGGTTATTACGTATGGGGCGTGGGGAGCAACATAGAGTTTATTAGGGAGGTACTTACCTCCCTAGTTATGCCGTTTAAATATAAAAGGAGAAAATGGCAATGTGGAATATACAAGTACACGCAATAAAAGGCACCGTCGATGTGGCGGATGAATTTGTTACTGAGGGAGATGTTCTTGAACGGGCGCTCGAACTGAGTAGAAAACACATGGGTCACACGGTTACAGTTTGGGGATTTGCCCGTATGCGTTACCGTATTAAAGATGGTAAGGTAGAGGTCAATCAAAGTAACTACGACCACTACTACACCATTGAAGATGATGGGGATATGGCGTCTGCATTAATTTTCTCCGAATGCATCATTCATGACAATGAAGGTACCGTAGAGGAAGAACTAAAGAAATTGGGTGCGGACGAAATGCGTAGACGTATCATGGAGGCGATTTGTCCCGCTACATTACGCGAAGATAGAGATGCCTTCGAGGTGTGGTATCGTTGCCGCATGAGACACTACTTTTATTAAAAGGTGACATATCCAATTAAGGAGGGGTAGATTCCTACCCCTTAAATGAAAAGAGGCATAGCCTCTTTTTTTTGTTTAAACGAAAAAATACTGTACTCCATTTTAATATAGAAGTTCTAACTAAAGGAATTCGAGATGTTATCTCCTTTCGTAAAACCTGCTACAGAATACGGCAGAGACCTAGGTATTCTGGATGCGGCTATAAAAGATACAGCACATTATCTTGCCACCGTAGAGGGCATTCCTATTGAGGAAGCCATTGCATTTGTACAAAAAGAAACTGGTAAGGGCGGGAAGTTCGAAACTAAAGACCCAGCGACCCGTATCTTACTGCGGGACGAAAAGAAAGGTAGACAAAAGAAAGTTATTCCTTTCAGCCAGTTCTTGTCTGATATCGAAGACCAAGAATACCTGATGGCCCCTACTTTAACTAACTACATCAATCCAAATGAGAAACGTTCTATCCTCTCTGAATACATTGATGGTAACGTTGCTCAACGTAAAGTGGTTAAGAAGGCAGGTCAGAAAGACAAGGCAAATGGTGACCATGAATCAGCAGCAATCAAGCACGTATTGCAGTCTACATTTAAAATTAAGAACAACTCTGTGTCTGGTGCTCACTTAAGTGCACATAACTCACTGTACTTGAAATCGGCTCACCCTACACTAACGTCCACGTGTCGTTCTGCAACGTCTTATTCGAATGCAAATACGGAACGTTACCTGATGGGTAATCGTCATTACCGTAATGCCGACATTGCGATTAACAACATTGTATCCGTGGTTCAGTGTAGCAACTACGATAAGATTGAAATGGCTATGTCCGCCTACAATCTACACTACCCAACTGCAGAAGAGGTAACAGATGCAGTAAGGCGTTCTACTGACCAATATTGGCGTGCTCCAGATAGGTTTCAGCGTATTGCAGATTACATCAAAGCATTGACTCCGTTACAACGTGCTGCCTACTTATACACACAGGACTTGTATCACCTAACGCAGTTTAATCCTGAGGTAGTACGTAGTTTTATCACGCCACTGGCAGTTAAGGCAACTACTCCAATCGATAACCCTAAAGAGTGGATTGAAAAGATGGATGCTGACGTCACGGCTTTGATTGGCATCGTGTGTGCAGCGGAACTGAAAGGCTCTACTTGGTGGGATTTGGAGAAAGACCATCCTGAGCGATATGCGTTGGTGGCCGCACAGGTGAAACAGACCTACGAGACGTTAGAGAAGTTCTCTCTACTAATTGGTTCGTTCTGGTGCACGGATAACCCGCCACCGTCTATGGCCTACTTCCTACAGTCTATCCGTAAGACGGTAATTGTTTCAGACACCGACTCTACTATCTTTACGGTACAAGATTGGGTGAAGTGGTACAACGATGGTGACATGGGCTTTGACGATACTTCTAACGCTGTTGGTGCGGTGATGGTATATCTTACGTCTCAGACTACCGTGCATCTACTGGCACAGCTCTCAGCGGGTATGGGGGTTATCCCTGACCACATCCGTAAACTGGAAATGAAGAACGAATTCTTCTTCCCAGTATTATCACTGACTACTAAAGCGAAGCATTACTTTAGTTACATCAGTGCGTGTGAAGGTAACGTGTACGATGAACTAGAGCCTGAGTATAAAGGTGTATCGCTGAAGAACTCTAAGATTCCTAAGCACATCATGAACCGGTTTAATACCTTTACCGAAAACATTATGGATGACGTAATGGCAGGTAAGATGTTATCGCTCACTAACCTGTTAAAAGAAGTGGTGCAGATTGAAGAAGAGATTACCAATTCACTGGTGACGGGTAAAACCGAATATCTCCAGTTCTCTGCAGTAAAAGCAATGGAGTCGTATAAGAACCCAGAAAGTTCCCCGTATCAACATTACGAGATGTGGGATTATGTCTTTGGACCTACTTACGGCAAAGCTCCACCACCACCATACATTGGCGTGAAGTTATCTTTGGACTTACCTAACCAGACAGCGGTTAAGCTATGGTTGAGTAAGATTGAGGATAAAGAGATTGCCTACCGGATGGAAAAATGGTTGGACAGTAAATCAAAAACTGATTACAAAATTGCTTTACTGCCACTTGAAGTCGTAAGTCAGGTGGGTGTACCTAAAGAACTGTTGTTAGCAAAGGACATTCGTAAAGTGTGTGCTACGCTGTTAGAACCGTTCATCCTGGTACTAGAGTCGTTGGGTATATTCATGAAGAATCAGTATAACTCTAAGTTACCATCTGACTTCCTGAAAGACCTACCTTTCTTAACAGGTGTATAAAGACGACATAAGTGTGGGGCTTTCACCCCACAGACTTATCTTTCTTTACATAGCTGTGCGATACGCTCAAGTTCATCACGAACTAAGTTAACCGCTTGGTAGTTGCGGATACCGTTAACGCCACGGTCACGTTTAAGTTCGTATAAGAAACGTTGTAACCGTTCACGATACTGTTGGTTTACACCATCGGTTTTATCGTGTAATAATAAGAAGCGCCACAGGTGCACCTGAGATAAAGCCAGAGCCCAGCGGTTTTGGCTTGTCTCTGCCGTCTCGATTATATCTAGGAAGTATCCTAAATCTTGGTCGAGGTCAATCTTGGTGTTCTGTAGTAGTTCAACCCAGTTAAGGTCCCGTAAGGAATTATCCTTAATCATGGAGTACTGAGCCTTAACTAAACGCGACTCGTAATCTACCACTGATATTTCTGAATCGGAGCGAACATGGTCTACATCCAAACCTTGTTTCATTCGAGTTAGGCGAACTAATTGTTTTGCCATCTGTAACGATTTGATAGCATTGGCCAGTACGTAGTTGCGAATAAATGCCGAGCGGGTTTCTTCAAGATTTTCTTTCTTGAGAAATTTTACCCATTCGCGATACATTATAGAGAGCATTGGCAAGTCAATTGCAATCATGGCCCAACGGTTACCATTCTCAGGTGCTTCACCTGGAATCCATGGATAACTGTCATGGTAATTACAAGCCACAACTCTGACGGGCGTTAAGTTAATCCAATCTGCATATCCACCATTCACAAACTTACTGTTAGGTATTCTGTCAACGGAACTAATGAGAAACTCGATGTCTCCACCATTGAGGAACTCACCTAGGTACGGTGATGCTGCCTTAGAAGCAGTTGTGATGTCATGTGCCGCACACCATTTATCGTTTAGGTCTAGGGCTGCTAAATAATGAAAGCGGATATCTGCATCGAGCATTTGTCCTGCTTGGTTTAGCATTCCTAATAACGGATGGTCGGACGCCACTACTTTACTGTTACGGCGTTCGTAGTTGAGAACCTTCTCTAGGTTAGCTTCTAGGCCGCGCAACACGTAATCAAGTTTTGGGTACTCTACCTTAGAGACTTCAAAGTCTGGTAGGTCACCGAAGATTAAGTTTTGCATGTGTGTATCCTTGCAGGAGTAATTTAAGAGGAATCATAAATAAACTAAAAAGACGAGGTGAAAAATGGATGAAGAAATAGAAGAAGCCATGAATCTCCTAAGGCGACGAGTACTCTGTAGAGAAAACTTGTCTCTGGCCGAGATTAAAGAACTCGCTGAATTGGGTGAGGAACTTAGCTACTGTATAAAGGAAAGTGTGGGAAACCTTGGGGAATCATAGCCTCAAATATTTTTTACACATCGTTCCTATATATATGTAGAGAAGCTGTGATGGCTTCCTAGGACAGTATGCCCTGTCCATCACAGCACTGTGTGCGTTTAATTTTAATCCCAAGTCGATTCAAAGGGTTTTCACATCTATATCATTCAGGTGCAATAACAGCAACGTTGCAAAGAAAACACTTTAAATAAATCGATTTAAAAACATGAAAGGAAATTGATATGTCAATTAAAGACAACAAGCAACAAAGCGGTCAAAGTGCAATGGAAGCTGCTTTCAAGAAAGCGGGTGAAACTGAGCAAGCTACTCAGAGCACTGAAGGTCGTGGCCCAGGTGGTCAACAAAAGGTACGTTCTGGCATCATCGGTGCTAACGCACGTATCCGTCGTTCAATCTCCCGTCAGGGTACTGGTAAGAACATTGCAGCTTACCAAGAAGCTTTCCAGGAAATCCTGAAGAAAGAAGGCGCTGACGAAATCAAATTCTTCGCCGTTGAGAAAGATGGTTACGGCTTACCATTCTCTCTGATTCTGGCGTGCTCTCAAATTGAGAACACCGTTGCAGTATCTACCCTGGTACTGGAAGAATCTGGCGAACCACTGGCACCGCGCCAAAATAACATCAACGGCACTAACGTTGAAGTTGAGCGTGTACCTGGTGATATCCAATCTGACCGCCTGTGGGCAATTGTTCAGGAAGTACTGTCTGGTCACTTTGATGCAGGTGTTACTTTACATGAAGCCGGTTTGATTGTTATCCCTCGCGGCCTGAGCCACGAAGACGAGCCACGTCTGCACAATGTCGTATTCGACGTAAGCAACTCTAACATCGGTCTGCTTGACCGTGTACTGGGTGGCATCGAAGAGAAGTACACTGTTGCACTGTGGGACCCGCAGAACGAAACCGTATCTGCCCGTCTGGACTTCATGGCTACTAGCACTGAAACTGGTGTTGGCGAAATCGTACGTAGCGACATTCAAGTTGCTATGAAAGCTACCTCTAACCAAGGTGGTCACGATGAAGGCTGGGGTCAGCAACAGCTGATGATTTCTGAAGTAACTGGTTACATGGACCTTATCTACGTAGCGCCGCCTTCGCAGCAAAACGTATTTGGTCAGCCTATGGGTCAACCACAACAGCAAGGTCCTTGGGGACAACAAGCTGCACCGGCGACTCAATGTTACCTGCCTCGTTTCATCATGACTGGTATCACTCACGGTCTGGACTCAGTAAGCCTGGAACTTCAACTGCAAGGCCTGGCATCAGCTGCGGTACTTGATGAAGACCACAACTGGGCTCGTGCGTTCCTGCCTAACTACAACATCAAAGGTACTGACATGCACGATATCGGTGCTGTTAAGTACGAGTGTCCAGCACTGGCGGATGTGGAAGTTGATACTAAATCAGCAGACTTCACTCCTCAGACTCTGCTTCAATTGCTTGGCGTAGCAGTACACCCTAACATGGTATACTCTATGGATATCGCAGAAGCCGGTCCAATGAGCTGGGTACAGCACATCTTCATCGATGCTGCCTGTGGTAACCCTAAAGCGATTGAAGCAATCGTGAATGCAGCGGACACGCTGACTAACGGTAACTTCAGCAACATGTTTAAAGGTAAGCAGTTGTTTACTGGCGACGTAACCCGTATCCACAACGGTTACTACGTTGACGCAGAAGGCAACAAGAAAGACCTGCGCGAAATCGACTACTTGGCAATGCTGAACCTGCAAGGCGGAAGCGACCTGCAAGTAGTTACTGATTACGTGGATACGTTCACTGCAACTAACGTTCCAGAAGACTTCCGCTTACAGCGTCGTCTGAACATCCTGCGTGGTCTGCTGGGCGAAGGCTCAGTATTCGTATCTGGTTACTCTCGTCGTGTGGACTTCACTTCAGACTTCATCATGACTCTGGCAGCAGCTTGTGCAGCAGCCGGTGCAAATGTACGTCCAGAAGGTATCTACCAAGACATGACTACCGGTACTCGTCCTGCAACTAACTACCAGCGCTTTGCCTCTCAAGGTAACCAGCACTCTGGTATGTTCAACCAGCAGAACCAGTTCGGCGGTCGTGGTAACCAATACCAAAACATGAACGCACGTACCACCTGGTAATCGCAACATGTAAATCGTGAATAAAGGGGGCTTCGGCTCCCTTTATTTTTTTGCCTAACTACATTTTCTACACAACGCCGTAATTTTATAGTGGGGTCTTTTTACGGATAAGAAGGAATCGTGCAATGAGGCTGCAGTTGAGGTATACAGCACTAGTTGCTATTATATTCTGTTTTGCTGTACTTGGTGTGCATATCACCACCGAATCGGTCTACTTGACAGTTACCATGTTCGCTACGGGTCTCCTAGCCGTTGTTGTGGACAGGGTAGTAATGATTGGGGAAACTGAGCCGTATACAGCACAGCGTATCCTGATTACATTAATCATCGTGTGTTGCGTTTGCATAGCGTCGCTACACTTACATCGCTTTATAACCTAAAATGTTTACTAAAATAAAAGGAAGGTAAAATGGGGACTAATTTAAAATGGGTGACGGGAATAAACCGCACCGTACGTGAAATACTTCAGCCAAAATTGGCGGGGATGAATGTTGACGTGGTTGCTGAAAATTTGATGTGCGATAACGTCAAGGCAAAGGCGATTATGGATGGAACAATCGACATGACCATTTCCCACTTGGTAATTCTGTGTAAGCTGTCAGGCTTTGAGCCACATGACGTAGTAAAAGTGGCGGTACAGCACAACGTACAAACTAACCGTGCTAAACTTAAAACGAACGTAGCAAAGGCGGATGGTGCAGATGGCTGAACTTAAAGGTGTGGTTATTAGTCCAACGGGTAAGGAACATGCTTTACCTTCGTTAGAAGATGCAGTGCGTACACTGGTCATCGTCAGCGATGAGTTACAGAAAGAAGACTACGACAACATCCTTAAAGGGTTGAAACGTAATCCTCGCAGTAATTATCAATATAAAGGCTGGACAGTAGCTGTAGATTACACAGCAAGGCGTGCCGGAATTGGCGTAGTTGTGACGTCCCTTAGTACCAATGAACCAAGGTATTTCAGTTCTATTAAAGAATGTGCTGGAGTAATGGGAATAAAAGAAGCTAGGGTGCGTACACTCATCAACGGCTTTAGTAATACCCATGAAGGTTTTCGCTACCGGAAACAAAATGTGGGATGGTAATATGATACTGAGGTCGGAAAGAAGAATAAGTTACCTGATATGGCTAGTATCCATTGCTATAGTTATACTGGCGAACATATTTGGAATACCGGGAAAGATGAACATGTATCTAATCCTAACCTTGTTCATTGTCTGCGTGACTGATGAGTGTTGGATACATTATGATGCCTCAGGAGTTCCTATAGCAAGATTGGCCGTTGGGTTATCTACGCTATCAATATGTATAACCGTCTTCACAAATGTGGAGATATAAAGGTAGGGGCGAAAGCTCCTTCTTTTTTTTTTGGCTAAAAAATACGCCGTAACTTCTTTTTATGTCTGTAAACAAACTAACTATTATAAGGTTGAAAACCATGAGTGATAAAGTGGTACGCGTTGTGGCCCCCAACGGCAACAAATATCCTTTGACCAATGTAGATGAGGGTGCACGTTTCATGTTCATCCTGACCAATGGTTATCTTGACATCGCGGTAGATGCACTTCGTGAAAAGTTGGAAGGTGACGAACCTACACATACTTGCGGCGGGTGGACTGTAGAAGTTGTGGAAGCAGATTTGGTTGCAGAATCAAAATCCTACACCGTTTCTAAAGGTGATGTCGTTGAAACCGTACATACCGCAGAGGCAATCGCACACATCTGTGACTGTACAATCAATACCGTTGTTAACCGCCTGACAAAAGACCCAAGCGGTTTTACAGTGAAAGGCTGGACGGTTGCTCTGAAGAAGTAAGTAAAACGTTCACAGGGAGTCTCAGGACTCCCTACTTATTTTAGCTTTCTACTTTTTTTCAGAGATATATTATCTAGGGGATACAGTAACCGTATAATAAATAAAAGGAGCTACATATGGGTTATCACCTCGGAGTCGTAAACCACGAAAAGGTATTTGATGATTTACCTTACACACCAGTGTTCGTGAATGACTTCTCGCCCGAAACAATAGAAGGCCGCGAAGCGCTATCGCGATTACTTACTACTACGTACGATGGAGACACAATTGAATCTGTCCCCAAATGTGCGTGTACGGACAATCCCACACGAGGGGTTGCAAACAAGGGTAAAATCTGTCCCCACTGTAATTCACCAGTCGAAGATATTTTTGGTAGCGACATCAATCCAGTAGTTTGGATTCGTCCACCGGAGTCAATTTCGTATCTGTGTAACCCTGATATCTGGAGCATTCTGCAAGAACACTTCAGTAAGTCAGACACCAGTTTCATTTCGTGGTTTGCCAACAAGGATTACAAATACAATCCTGAGCACCAAGCGAAAATTGATAATCTCCGTAATGCGGGCTTTGAGCGTGGCTGGGAATACTTTGTTAATAACTACAAAGATATCATTACCTACCTACATCAGAACGACTACGGTAAAACCGGTGACTCTAAACTAGCAACACAGATTCGACGTGATGCGGTGTTTAAGTTGCTGGTGGATAACTACGACTCGACGTTTACCAAGTACTTACCAATCCCAAACCGGATTGCGTTTGTTACTGAAACAACAACGGCGGGTAAAGTAGTTGACCCTAGTCAGGTTGAGTGTCTTGATGCAATACGAGCCATCTGTAGTGTGAGCGGTGCTAATGTACCACATTCACAGCGGGTGATAGAGAACCGGGTATTCAGATTTCATGAGCAAATCTCGAACTACTACAAGGTTAACTATAAAGACATCATTGGGCGTAAAGAAGGGATGTCGCGACACCATGTGTTCGGTTCTCGTCTAGAGTTCACAGCTCGTGGCGTTATCACATCCATCTCTAACACCCACGACTACGACGAATGTCACATGCCGTGGACAATGGCTATCGGTCTGTTTCGTATCCACATTACTAACAAACTCGATAAACGTGGTTACACTCCACGCGAACGGTCTTACAAACTGTCGCTGGCCGCTAACCATTACGATGAAGAGATTGCAGAGATTCTGAATGAATTGATTGAAGAATCCCCTTACGCCACAATACGCAGTGGTAAGAAGGGTATTCCAATTGTTCTACAGCGTAACCCTACGTTGGACAGACTGTCTGCACAGTTATTGTACGTCACCAAATTCAAATCCGACAACCTTGAAGATAATACGATTGGTTTATCGGTATTGGTGTTGAAAGGTCCTAATGCTGACTTTGATGGGGATGCGCTTAACTTGCTACTTATCACTGACCGGAAACTGTTTGAGCAATTCTATAACATGTCTACTCACTTGGGTATTCAGGATTTGCATAAACCGCGAAGTGTATCTGGTATTGTAAGCATTCCAGCCCCGACATGTTCTACGCTGTGTGGTTACTTCAGTGAGCATGAAAACCTTTTAGCGGTAGGACAATAACTGACTGGGACGATGGCATTGCGCTGTCGTCCCACTTATGTCGTTTAAGGAACAATAAATGGATAAGTTTGTAAGTAAGTTGAGCAATGGTCAATGTGTAGTATTGGGCTTTGCCATTGGCTTTGTACTAATGGGCGTCGTTCATCTATTGGGCGTTCAGATAAATTGGACTAAAGTGGAAGGACTGGTAATGGGTTTATTTCTGTCGGCTGTCTTTCTGTTTGTGGTCATGTGGTACGATGGTCGCATTAACCCGAGGAGCTGGTTCAATGGTAACAAACGATGAATTAACATTTAAAGGGTTTCCGGAACCTAAACATTCAAGTGAAGTCAAGGCTGACCTGTGTAAATGTGGTAGTTGTGGTAAAACATTTAAAGTCAGTGAGTGTCCTACGGAAACCGAACGGGATGGTTGGGAAAACCCATCCTATCAAATTCACGAATGTCCTGAGTGTCGAGATGGCGGGGACATCAATGACTACTTCATGAGTCCAGAACGATTGGCCTTATGGGATAAACTAAAAGAACAAGAGGGGAAGAGATGACTGCTCTACTTTATCGACTAAAACCAGCAGCGTACATCACGTTATTACTGTTGCTAGGTATTATAGGTCTAACCGTCGGGACGGTCATAGGTCACGCCATCAGCAACTTTGCTATTGGGTTGATTCAAGGTGGTTAGTTTGTATTGTGCCTTTGCAGTATTTATCATCGTCCCGTTTTTAATGCTGTTTATTGGAAAAGAGGTAAAAGATGGCGGTGAAGAAGAAAGAGAAAATAATAGATGCGGTGGTGCTACCGCATCAGTGTCCACAGTGTCCAGAATATGCAAGTACTAGACGAGAGCTAGATGATGCATTCGGAACTCGTGTGGTAGATGGTAAACGGGGTGAACGATATCGCAGGCGCATAGCGCAGAGCTGGTGTCGGGCGTGTCGCAGTAGTAGAAATACAGCCAATGAATAACAGGAGATTGGTATGCAAAAAGTACGTTATAAAGATATACGGGAACCTGCAAAGTTCTTTGAGATAGTGTTGGTGTTTACTGCACTAGGTTACATCCTTACGGAGTCATGGGGAAAAGAGTACATGGTACAGACTTACTCGATATGTATTCTTTTCTTAATCATCAAAGCTTGCATTAGAATCAATTTCCGATTCTATTCAGCACGAGTATTAGCGTCTCTGCTGGCTTCAAGTTTTATGGTGAATATCGTAACCTAAAATATCTCACAAAGATATCATAGAGGGGATAGTCGTTTAGCTTCGCTATCCCTTTTTGTCTACAACCATAACTACAATAACAAAACAGGAATTATCCAGGAATGCTGAACGAAGCAGTAATAGGAGATTTCAGCGCTAAGATTAGAGGTTTATCGGAGAAGCCTAGATACGCCGCAGTGAGTCCCTTGAAAACAATACATCCTACACCAAACATGCATTCTAAGATGGAAAACATTAGACTGTGGTTATACAATATAAATCCGCTATTTGAGGAAACCATTATCCTCAAGTTCATGTCTAACAATGAGTTAGCTAGTGATGGCTGGTTTAAATTCTATTTTGATGGTGTTAGATTATTTCTCTACGTTGACGTGAACATTGGTCGACGTATTGTGAATGAAGAAATTATTGATAGTTTGTTTCTAGCCAAACAGGCTATTGGGAATTGGTACGAAGAATATAAGCAGGTTGCTAGTAGACCCGTGAAATATTCTACGGACTACGTTTCTAAACGACACAGTTTAGCTATGTGCGAACTATTGCGCCATGCCATGCCTGTAGAGGCGCTGTGTAAAGAGAAGGTAGGGTATGCCGAGACATACATTAACTGTCGCATCGCGGTAGTTAACCTTGACCGTGTTGACGACGATGTGTTTTACCACCTAAACAAATTACCCGACTACCGCTGGTATTATTCAAGTGGAACTTTCGTTATACACTACACTGATTTTACCAAAGAGTTATTGGAACAGTTACGTCGTGAGGCAGAACTGTCCATTGCAACAACAAAATATTGGGTGGAACGCTTATTGACATACTGAAAGGAGATGTAACATGGTTGAAGGCGTAGAAAAAGAAGTACGGTACTACAGGCGATTTAAGGAAACTCTTTTAGAGGCACTCAAACCGCAAATGGATGTACTAAGAACATTTTTCAAAATGGATGATGTTGTAACATGTGCTACTGAACGATTCGTTTCTATTGCTAAGCTCAACCGGTGGAGCGAATCCCAGATTAGCGTCTATATACTGCCGTACGTAATGCGTGCAAAGGTAGGATTAGACCGCGTGTTAAAAGAAGAAGATAGTTGGGTCGGACTGTATCGCGATAAGGGTTCTAAATACCCCACGATATTTGAAGCACCAACCATCTTCATGCATGACGCTGTACACTGGCGACAGGATACGAAATTGGTTACCCGAGCGGTACTACTAGATTTCATGTCTCACTACCCCTACGTCCTCTGTGGGCGTTCTAAGGTAGATAACCCAGAGTCAGTTAACGTCAACGATTTGTTAATCATGCGTGGCTTATTGTCAGACGATTTCATGGAACACAAACCCATTGTGGGGATGTATACCTTGAATGAGGTAAAGAATAAGTTAGGCGACATTGAGTAGGGGTGAAATTCCCCTACCTTTATTAGTTAAAATAAAAGGAAGACTAATGAACACTTTAAATATAGATTTACCCGTTAACCCAATGCCAAAAGATATTTGTGCAATCGGCTTGGCGGCACTGTTACGTAAAGAGCAGATTATTCATACCGTGGAATCTGAAACCAGCTCTGAAGTTGAGATGCATACGCACAATCGCCCTGCCCTGGGATTACTTGACATTAAGATGGTCTTCCCCATGGGTTACCAGTCATGTAATTTAACGCCATCACTGTTTGAACATATGGTCGCGGATGAAAGTGGTAAAGCCCTTACACTCAGTGATGAGACTGACCCTAAAGTGTTGTTTGATATAGACAATGCAAAGTTGCTATGGTCACCGCCAGAAACACATGACGATGAAAAGATTCGTAATCCATTATTGGAAGATAGTGGACATGTTGTAGACTACGCCACCTTTATTATCCGTGAGGAATGTGAGGTAGAGAAATTTCATGGTCAGATGTTACCGTATCGCTTTGTTCAGGTGGTATGGGCGTATGAAGAAGGCATTTCGTTGGAAGAACAAATTGCACCTTACGCGGATTGCAAAATCTACGAACCCCAAGACCCTGAGATTGAAGAATACCTGACGGAGAACAATCGCCTTATGGATATTTACGTGCAAGAGGTTACTGGGGAGATAGAGGATAACGTCAATAGTTATCTGGACTCTATTGGACTGGACTTTGATTTTCATAATCTGGAAACGGACATTCCAAAAGACGTTTTGATTGCAGCTGCAACTAACTTCCCTAGCGTACGTGACCAACTACCTAACAATCCATTCTTCTTGTATCGTGCACCGCGCACAATGTCTGAAGATGAGATGAAGGTATATGCTGTCTGCTACAATGAAAATGCGGAACTGTACAATCCCTTATGTTCGATTAAGTCGGACTCTGAATTATTGTGTAAAAAGACCGTGGCGTTTGTAAAAGATAGATTCAAAGCACGTTTAGCCATATATCATCCAGATGACATACCAGACGATGTTGAAGGTGTATGGGACGATGAGACGGTGCGAGTTCACCGCAGTATCATCTTTATCCCGATTAACCACTTTAATCTGGAACTAATCAGTCACCTGAACGATGATATTAATCGTCGCTTAGATGAATTGGAAACGTTCTTTGATGAAGTAAACGCGGATAATGAGTCGTAAAATTACACCCTTGCCTATCTTTATAGGTGGGCAAACTTTAACGAAATAAAAGGAAAGGTAGGATATGCAGATAGATAGCCTCGACGCATTCGATGCTTCAGTCTACGGGCTGCCTCACAAAGGTACAATCGACTTTGTTAAGAACCAGTTTACACAAGGTTGGGAAAACTTAACGGAAGCCGGTCGTAGTTTCTTCGAAGAAAAGCGGGAGCTTGTAGAACGAGCAACTAGTGAAGAAGCATACCGTCGTACCGAAGCTCTGGCGCGTAAGTTTCGCCATGCATGGGACACTGACGACATCAAGTATGTTGGTGACGTGGGTGCTCTACAGCAAGCTAAACTTACTATGCAACGTTGGCTTATGGCCGACCCTGAAATTCGTGAGATGCGTAACCAACAAATTTGTGATGGTTATTCTAAAACTTATGATGATTGGGAACCTAACCGCATCGGCGAAGACCATGCAGATTATCGTCGTGTTACTGACGGTATCTTTATGGAAGACGAAGAGGGCGGTGGCTGCTGTACCAGTTACTACGAGTCGCATGTAAACGCAGAAGATGATTTGACGTTTACGCAACAAGTGGATATCAAGGCAGCTTGGGGTGCACAACGTTTGTTGATGAAGCGCCGTCGTGAGGATACAACGTCTCCTCTAAACGACAGACTGTAAGTAAATAGAAGAGGGGGGTGAAAACTCCTTTCTTTTTTGTAATGGGGATACCTGGGATATGAACAATAGAACAATACCAACTTTATCGGCAAAGGGTTGGCTTAAAGATGGGGATGTTGCAGAACGCTTAGACCATGCGATGTCTTATGCCTTCACGAGTGATAATTCACAGTCGGTAACATTTGCTGGTAAAATAGTAAGTATTCAATGGGTTATCTCTAAGTACAATAAAAATATTACTCAATTGCAATCTTCTATACAGAAGACGCTTGAGGATTACCTTAAGAAACTTTTTGATAGCGTAGACCTACACGTCGAAATAAAAGAAGACGGGGCTAAGCTAGAAATTGTAACGCGTGGGGTTATTACCAATAACGGTAAAAGCCAAGACATGCAATATTTAATCACTGTTCGTAATTCAACCATTGAAAAGGTTACGAACGTTCTTAATGATGTCGAGGGTTAAGATGGCCGACGAAAAACAAGTACCCGTAGTTCCGGATAAGTACGAAACAAATGAAACCACTATGCCTGCGGAGCTGGTGGATGCCATGTTATCAATTGGTGAAATGACAGACGGTATTGTGCGTGCAATACCTGAGGCAGACTTCCGTAACAAGTATTTGCCTATGTTCACGTCCACTGCTAAAAACGTTGACCTGTCACCGTGGCTGGATATCTCCGGTACGGCGTACGAGTCTGTAAATGTAGTGAAGAACGGACAAGTCATCTTTGTTGTTCCACCACTGGTTAAACGCCACCCCACCTTGATTAATGTTCAATCGCATAAATCATCCCACACCATCATGATTGAGGCACGTCAGTACCATGACCGTCACCCAGCATTGGGTCAGCGCCACATCATCGATAACTTGGGTGAGAAGATTGTAAAAGAAGGTGTGGACTTGGAAGAAGTTCGTCAGTGGAACGCAATCTTGGAGTATTACGGATTCGAACCTATTGGCGGGTTAAAGTCCGAGAAAATTGAAGAACCAAAAGCAGCAGAGTTCAAAGACGATGATTTCGAAGAGATGTAAGCGCGGCGAACTCAATGTTGCTTTCATTTCTGACATACACGTTGGGCACCCACGGGTGCCTACCGTCAGCGTAGTCGATGGTCTACATAAAGCTTTTCCTGATAACAAAGAAACGTCTGAACTGGATGTCATCTTTATTGCTGGGGATTTCTTTGACCGTAACTTATATTTGTCGTATGACGGTATCGGTGAGATTCAAATCTTTATCCGTCACCTAATACGCCTGTGTGAAAAGTACAACATTGTGTTACGTCTATTAGAAGGTACGCCTTCGCATGACTGGAAGCAGGGTTGTATGTTTACGCAGATACATGAGTTGTTAGAATCCAAGTGTGATTTCCGCTGGATTGAGAACCTGTGCATTGAGTACATTGAGTCGTTAGACATTAACGTTCTATATGTACCTGATGAATGGGAACATGACCCTAACGACACATGGTCGCAAGTTCAAGGTTTACTACACGACCGTGGATTAGAGAAGGTTGACTTCAGTGTCATGCACGGATTGTTTGAGTTTCAATTACCTGAACACTTAAACTTTTCACATCACCTCTCTGACCGGTACTTAGGTATAACCGAACACTACGTTGACATTGGACACCACCATACCCAACGTTCGTACAAAAGTAAGAAGTATAATTCCTCTGTGCTAGTGAATGGGTCTTTTGATAGACTCTGTCATGGTGAGGAAGGTGCTAAAGGGCATTACCGTGTGTGTATTCATGCGGACAAACCTGACGATATTACTTTTATCGAAAATGAACTTGCAACTAAGTTTATAACGATTAGCTGTTTAGACATGACGCTGTCTGACACCATGGACGTTTTAAAAGAACGGGTGGAGAAGTTACCAGCGCATTCGCATGTCAGAATAATTGCACGGGCAGGCTCAGAAGTAGCGGCAGCCAAACGTGACCTCGAATTGATGTGGGACCATGTTAAATGGACCATTAACAGAGAGGCTGCGGAAGACATGGTTAACGATTCTAAAATGGAATTGGTAACTAAGTATCAAACTGTCGATATTACCAAAGATTCTGTCAAACGTTTACTCGAGGCACGTCTAGACCATATTGACATGCCTAAACGAGAGAAGATGTTAGGTCTTCTCGACGGAGTATTGTAATTATGATTAGTAGTATAACTAATAATCTGGACATGACCAATTGTTTATCTGGGGTGATTAACGATACGGCCGATGCGGGGATAGCCAAGTCTCTCCCCAAAGAGGAAATATTTAAAAGCATAGAAGTTGCTTTATACAATCATTTGCGTAACGGTGGGTTAGAACACATAACTTTCACTGCCATACCTAAATCATTAGTTAAACCAGAAGTTGTAACTTACCACTTTTTAAATAATGACGAAGAGTTTGGTAGGTTGGTCTTGGAACTAAAGGGCGAGGTAAATTAACATGAATGCCTCACTCGAAAACAGAGAACTGGGGCAACAAGTCCCGGTCTCTATTCCCACGGCTATTCCTTTCGAGGAAGTCGTATTAAAAGAAGACGGTGAAAAGGGAGACATCTGGGTTAACGTCCGGACACTCGTTCGTAACTGTCTTAATTGTTTGTCTACGGAAGATAAGCTGACTATATCCCCAATGGATTTAGCACCAGTGATATTGGAAGAGATGCACGTACTTAGTGATTTAACACGTCAGGCGAGTCATGATACTCGTCGTGTCGTATATTATGTCACCGAGAAGAAATCTTTTGCTCGATGTTTCCCAAAGGCCATACCTAAGGGTTATACAACCGCTCGACAAAAGCATGAACTGCAACTGACTACCGAAACACTACTTGAGGTATTTGGTTCTGCAAGTGATAGTATTAAAATCTTTGACATTAAGTTACAGGGCGAAGACCGACCCGTTTTATTACTGACGCACCAACCAATCGATTTATTATCAAATTACAGTTTCCCATCTTGCAAACTCTTAGAATCACATACTGGCAAAATTAAACCAAAAACTTACTGGAACAGTAAACTGTCTGGTAAGGATAGTGGACTTATGCCATTTAATGCGATGACGTTGCAGATATTTGGGGATGGGGAGAACTTTGCAGCGTATCCCCGTAAATTGAAATTGGAACTGATTGAGTTGGCGAAGAAGAATAAATGGTCGCCCATCACAACCAACGCCAAGGTGGAATCTGACTTAAACAAAATGACGGATAAGTTAGGTGCCCAGATGCTGAAGGATATGTTGCGGAATAAACCAAGATAACTTTCTGGTCAAAAACTACACACTCATGCGATTGTATAGCAGTCGCATTGACTTCTTTTAACTAACCAAATGTTGGGAATAAGGTGAAAAAATACTCACCCCCTCTATTTATTGATAAGACACACGTAAGGAAAAGCTCCCATGAGTAATCAACAAAACTTCCGTAAGCAGCGTAAGAAGACTGCCTTGGACCACGCTAAAATGCGTCTCTATGGTGAAAAGCTGGACAACGCTAAATCAGCGCCTACGTTACTGTTCTACTTAACTGAAGATGGTAACCCGCGTATCGATGTTTATACTGGTGTTGAAGGTGATAAAGACAATGGTCTGATTCGTGCTGCCATGGACATTCGTACTGCACAAGCTTTGATTGCTCTGTCCGACGAAGTCATCAAACACGATGGTCCATGCCGATTCTACATCTCAAACAAAAACTATCTGTGGCCTGGCGGTAAGCGTTCAGACTCACCGGTAGAAGTATCGAAGACTGTTATCGGTAAAGCCGAAGATGGTCGCATCTACCTGTCGTTGGTAGCGAAGGAACGTCCGAAGGCTATCTTCTACATGACGTCTCCGTTCTTCCACAAAGTAACAGATGCTGAAGGCCAACCAATTGAGAAAGGTCTTGAGTCTCGCCTGTTTGCTAAAGGTTACTTCGGTCAGGTTCGTGAACTGCTGGCTATCGTTAGCGCAATCACGTACAAAGAACCACAGCCTAAAGGTCAAGGCGGTGGCGGCTACAACCGTGGCGGCGGTAACGGCGGTGGCTACAACAACAACAACGGTGGCGGTAACTACGGCAATAATGGCGGTGGTAACGGCAACGGTGGTAATAGTGGCGGTGGTAACGATTACGACGACGACATGCCTTTCTAAGGACGTCCGATGTCAATCTTCCAGTGTCAAGTCTGCGGCTGTGCTGAAAACACAGCCTGCGGATGGTTCCACACTAGGTTCAATGAAAGATTGAATAAACCTGAAGACCTAGGCATTGCTAAATGTAGTGCCTGTGGTCCTCAGACCTACCCTAGTGGGGACGATAACAAAAACTTTAATGGTGAATGGCACGGTCGTTTTAAACGACGCTTTTTACCACATGGGGAATTCTTTACTAATGAACAGGGTAACATTGAACATGTTCACTCTGGGTTAATTGGTAATGAAGCATATGAAGTCTATGGGGCGGATGTAATGTATCCTAAGGTACAAGCAATCTATCCCGTACCGGCTAACCCACGCTTTAAGAAGAAGGGGTGAGCACAATGTCAATGGGTATGTCAAACAAGGAACTACAGGTAGCAATTGACCAGGCTTCCAGCGAAAGACGGATGTGGGGTGAGAACAATGAAGTGGATAACCATATAGCAAACCTAATGGCTATTCAGTTGTTACGTGCTAGCGAACCCACGCATCCCATCAACGCAGTGCAAAAGGCCATTGACCAAGTTAGTGACCAACTGCATAAAGCGGAAATGGGTGCTTTAACTAGTGCCACCTGTAACCAATTCCGTAGTCGGTTGGAAAAACTGTATGCGCTGCAAGATATGCTTCTTGAGGCTAGTGTAGATACTCCTTCCAAAAAGGAACAAGAATAGGGGCGTTTCCCCCTTTTCTTTTTTTATCTAAGGGGAAATCAAAGTGTCCAGTTTTAACGCAATAAATACTGGTGAGGAACTAAAGAAATGGTACATCAAACTTTTAGACCTAAGTCAGTTTGAAAACCCTAAAGATGTAGGCGTGTTGATACGTAACATCAAACATAGGTCGACTTTTGCTATAGCGGCGGTTGACTCTAAGGTGAGAGACATCACAAATGTTCCAGAGAGCGCCATATCAAGACAAATACCACCCACCGGTACCACAATAGTGTTTGTTGATAACTTGTCTATAGCGACTTGTGGCGAAACGCGTAAGCTATTTCTAGTTGGTAGCGCAGTAGGTTTTAAACCAACGTTCAAACTTAATGACGAAGTGGAGTATCTAATTGGTGTAGTAGGCGGGGCAAGGAATAACGTCTTAACTGAATTGGATTATTTCACCATTGAAAAGGATGAATCTGGTTACCATGAACCTCTGTCAATCTGTAGATTGGAATCTCTGAAAGATTGGTGCGGGCGCAATTGAAAATATTTTCAAAGATATATTATAAACGTGCTACGGACCTGTTAAATAAAAGTATTGGAGAACAGAATGCCATTAAAAATATACCCTGCTAACAACAGATTCACTTCTGTTAAAGTAGAGTTGGATGATACGACCATTTCATTCAACACACAGAACTTTGACCGAAGTAATGTCAATGACCCTGCAAGAAGCATGGGGCCACTGAATCGTTATTTAGCGTCCTTGAGTAAAGAAGACCAGCAAGAAATACTTGAGACCTACGATGACATTCGTGAGTCCTTCGATTCCGTACGTTCACGTGAGCGGCTCACTGTAAAACTAAAACAACACATTGCTCGCCTGTATGACACCATTGATGTAGATAAAATGTTCCGGTGGCTAGAAATGCACTTGGACATTAGTGCAGGTGAAGTTAATGAGCACTACAGTGAAGACGATGGTCCTCGTGAACTAACTTACATTCGAAGCGAGTATAAAGGCTTGGTTCGTTTGGGGATGGTGCTAAAGCCGTTGTTGCCAATTATTGGTGAGTATATGGCGGCGATAGCGAAAGATGTTGGTACTGCTTATAAAGAGTACCGTACGATGGATTTGATAGACCCACGCATTATGGCGCGGCCTGAATGGGAGCGTTTAAATGTATACGTGACCGTCAACTCTACGTACAGCCGTAAGACTACATCAGCAGTTTACGGTTCATTGAGTACTGAAGAGTTACCTGAGTGGCTGTTGTCATTTGCGGTGATTCGTAAGGTATTACTGATTGACCCTAACGATGGTACTGAACACATTGTGCGTAAGATGTACAACTATCTGAAATCCAAGATGGACCAGATGGATAAATCATTCGAGCGCATAGGTGATAAACATCGTCCTACGGATAATGCCCGTGAAGAAGACAATTTGTCTATCATGGAAAATACCCGTGTCCGCCAAGAGTTGTCCAAACGTGTACCCCGTGACATTGAGCATTACGTCATCAGGCACTGGGAAACAATGGCAGAGCGACTACAACCCGGCATCGATATCAAGTTAGTAAAGGCTTGTATTGATAACCTAGTACGCTCTAACTTGGTGGTGAATGAAGTACACTACATGATTTGCGGTAACATGGTCTCAGAGGTAATTGCACCTTCTGCCCAATACCACATCACTCATGTACCAATGTGTCATCTGCTAGGTATCTGCCAAGCTATCTTACACACTCGTGGTTTTGATGTTCTTGCTGCTTTGTGCAGTGCGAAGTTCTTAGCCCGCGACCCAGGTGAAATCTCACTGGGTGGTAGTGGACATGCTAAGTCTCGCGTAACTCGTGCGGACTTGGAGATACTGGCTGAAATCTATCCACATTATCGTCGCACAAGCGGTAAACCACTGACGTCGAAAAATAACGTCGGTAACGATTGGATTGATGACCTGTTGGATAAAGTTAATTCAGTTAATATTGAAAATAACTTACCCACGCCATTAGAAACAGACGAAACTGCTGAAGGTACTCCTTTGATTATCCCAAGCAACTTCCGTCCGGAGTGTGCACGTTTCTTGATGGATTTGGACAAGCACTACCGTGGTGACCACGGGAACACAACGAAGTCAACTTAACTCGTGCGATTAATAACCATATATTATCGTAACGAATCAAATAACCCGAAAGCATCTTATTGCAAAATAAAAGGAAGATAAGAATGTCAAATTTTAACGTAACCAAGTTGATGTTTATTGAAACCGGCTCGTACCACCAACAGGCGGCACGTCCTTACAATACTTACATTGACGATACGCGTAATGTGAGCTTGTTGAAAAACGCGACCCAAGATGGTAGTAATATCTCAGCTAACTCAGTAGCCGGTGTTGCTTCCACTATCCTTCGTCCGTCTTCTGAAGCCGGTCGTGATATCAACATTACTCAGGGTTGGAACGAACGTCGTTATCGCTTCTTCATGGAAATTGAGCTGATGGTTGGTAATATACCAACGCGTAAAATCATCATTGGCTATACGGACCATGTTGGTAAAGCACCGTTCAGTGACCATCTTGACCCGAACATGCGGATGTACATTAATAATGTTATCGTACTTCGCATGATGGGCATGGGTCAGTGGCAGATTTGGGAATCAAACCACATCATTGTTAACGACCTGATTGTACATGGTGGTGGTTTCCAAAATCAGAGCGTTGTAATGCGTCCTGAAGACGTATTCAATAATCTGCAGGCAACCAACTTCTATCCGCAAGAAGAGGTGAAGATGCACGACTTCCGTGCAATAGCTTCTACTGGTGCTCGTAAATCTGAGCGAGTTAATACTAACCACAACCAGTATCTGGCTAAGTCCATGAAAGCTTTGCATTCGGCACAAAACAATGTCGACCACATGCAAGGCAATCAGGCGGACATCTTCAATGAAGCGACCACCAAGGTACGTGAAGCAAGTATTGTAGACGATACGCTACTGCGTAACTGGGATGACCAGGGTAACTACTTTGAAGAAGGTTATATTACCTACGGACTGTTGTGTGACCTGTCTCCCTCTACACTGCACGTAACACAGCACTTTGAGTTATCGCCACCACTTAAACAGGCGTCTGCCTATACGGAGAATACAGAGCACTTTAAAGGTTCTGATGTAACTTCTATCATGGCCACCATTCTATCCAATACGGTACCGCCGTTAGCAATGGAATGTCTACTGACCAAGGTAAAGTTCTCCGCGACAAACGCCACTGTTAATGGTCAGCCTCACGCTACCCTGACAGATGTACCACGGGGCTTTGTTCAAGACATTCCGCTGGATAGATATATTCAGTTATTCTTGGACCGTTTGGAAAACATTGTAATGCCCGACGTTACCAACAACTGGAACTTCATTGTGACACTGGATATGGAAGTAGATATCTTGGGTGAAACCAAAATCTCTATCCAAGTTAATAATGAGCCACCGGTACCGTATGTAATTCCATCTTTCGCAGATGGTCTGACTGCACCAATCATTGGTAACAACAATAACGACCTGAGTTCACTGGCCTCAGATATCTACGCGGTGACAAACACCGTAGGTATGGCTACTGAACAATCATCGAACATCCAAGTCTTTGGCTCGGCTGATTCAAGTAAGTGGTAACAAATCAGGGGAACTTCGGTTCCCCTATTCGAATAAGACTTAAATAAACGGGAGTCCATAATGGATTTATTAGAACTATATACAGCTATCGTTGAATCGGCTGGCTGGAATGTAAACAGCGAGGGATTTGTTACCGCATTTAAAGGTCCGGTAGAAATTGCTGGTAAGCAAATGGTAATGCCTACCAAAAAGATTTTGCGTAACCCTGACTGGGATAACCATATTGCGTTCCATCCAATGTCTGAAAACGTAATGCGTGGTGAATCCGCTGTACTGTTCGAACTGCGTAACCAAATGCAATTCAAACTGAACTTCGTTGCTGCAACACTTATCCAAGGTCTGGGTGAGTTAGCAGCTGACCCGGCACGTCAAAAGCCACTGACTATCAAGCAGAAGGAATACCTGAAGCTGGTACCAGACTTTGACGCTAAGACGGTGAAGTCATTGGATTCATTGCTTGACCGTATCAACCCAGCAGAAGCTGAAAAGATTATCGGTCTGTTTGTGAAGCGTTCTGGTGAAATGGGTGATAAGAAATACAATCGCCTTGCTACGGTACACTCACCGTTGCGTATGGAAGCCAGTAACAAAGACCGCACTATCTTTGGTGTAAAATTCCGTAAGTCCGATTTCAAACCATTCTTTGATATGTTTGATTTTATTCTGCCGGATATCAATGAACATGCGTACAGCTTCGGTAGCAACTCTATGGTGGCTCCGTCGTTCCACGCATTGCTTCATGCTTACATTGCTACGGCTAAGCGTCTGAACGTTGTCCTGCGTAAGTTCCAGAAAGTCTGGGGCGAAGATTTCGATGATTTGTTAATCGATGTATCGTGGGAAGATGACGTGAAAGAATTGGACCCGTATAAAGGTCTGATTCCCAACCTGCGTGGTAATGAAGGGGCGGTTGACCCTAACGAAGTGGAGGAGGTTGAACCACCAACACCTGCTATGCCTGCAGCGCCTGCTGGTAAGTCTAAGAAACTGGACTGGTCTGCTAAGCAAGAACAAGTACTGGAAGAAGGTCGTAAAATGACGCTGACTGAAAAGTTGGCGCAGAGTGCACCTAAGCCAGCTACTTCGTTTGCGCAAAAACCAGCACAGGAAGCACCTGCTGAAACGGCACCGACCAAGCGTCGCTTTCAGGATATGGTTAACCCGCAGCAAAACAATCCACAACACACACGTCAATCCACCCCGTATTCACAGCCACAAACATTTGGTAATACTGGTGGACCTGGCTGGGCACAGCCTCAACAGCAAAATACTGGCTGGGGCGGTCAACCACAACAACCAATGCGGCAGTCTACTCCATACCCTACCGGTAACCAATTTGGTAACCAAGGTAATTGGGGTAACCGTGGTTGGTAAGTAATAACTAATATTGGGAGCTTCGGCTCCCTTTATTTTTTTTGTCTAGACGGCATAAAACACTGAGAAACCTAAGGTTTCCCAGCATTTACGGTGAAAAAATACTCAGCCATCTATTGTTTTGTAGTAGATGCTTCATACATTTGTTTGATTTTATTCACACTGGACTGGTGAGGGATGAACAGACGAGTAGGATTTAAGAACTCTGTGTCCTTCTTCCAACCATTCACTCGCATGGTAATCCAGTGTAGATGATGTGGTACGTTAATACTTGCAAGGTAGCCAAATAAATCGCGTTCGAATTTATAGGCCACATTAGGTTTAACATCTACCACTTCTGTGCTGGCATCGTTTCGTAGTAACGTAACATGGTCTTCCAAAACATTCCTGAAGTCAGGGGTGTAATAGATGTCGGCACCTGCACTTGCCATTGACTTGGTTAGTTCCATGGGGCTGGTCTCCGAAGCTTTCTCTAAACTAAACATAAAATAGAGATGTTGCCATTGAATAAAATTTCAAAGATATATTATCTAGGTGACATACTCTCATTAAAATAAAAGGATACTACGAGAATGATTGATGAAACCCGTTACCGTCATATCACCGATATGGATGGTGAGCCAATGTACATTGACTTACAGACTGAAAAGTTCGTCCGCTTAGACGAGCAGGGGAATGCCAGTCTGGTTAATGAATTGGATATCGAGTTGGTAGGTGCCCCTACTAATTTAAATCCTTGGGTGGCAGTTAACTCAGCATCTCGGCAACAGATGCAAGCTTCGCACCTTAAACAACGATTAGTTACTGAAGGTGTAACTGTTCGTCGTAACTTAACCGGTACCGAACGTGAGTTTGGTAAGTATACATTTAACCAACGCATTCCGGTGAATGCAACAATCCTTGGCGTGTTCCCAAAATATGCCAAACAGATATCTCAAGGAGCAATTCAAGAGAACCCATCGACGCTAGTCGTCTATGAGGATTTCGAGACCAAAGAAATTGGCAGCATCTTACTGGAGAATTACTTCTTCCAGCACACTAGCCTTGGGTGGAAGTATAAAGATACTGAGAACGCCAGCAAGATAGTTAAAGGTGCAACCATAGCCAAAGGTACCGTGATAAAAGATTCGCCGTGTGTAGACCGTCAGGGTAACTATAAATACGGCATCGAAACTAACGTGGCATATTTAACCGTGCCCGGTATCATTGAGGATGGTTTTGAAATCAGCAGAAGTTATCAGCAAAAACTGGCAACGACTATGTTGGGAACGCGTACTGCATCTTGCGGTAAGCAGTATTTCCCACTGAACTTGTACGGTGATGAAAATTACTACAAGCCTTTCCCAGGACCCGGTGAAACAATTCGTGAAGATGGTTTGATTATGGCGTTCCGTCAAATGGACCCTAACCTGACAATCTCAGATTTACATCCACGTAATCTGTTAGCCGACCGTGTCGATTTTGAATTCGATAAAACAATCTATGCCCAGCCCGGTGCAAAGGTTGTTGATGTTGATGTCCTGACCGACCACAATGCGCGTTATCGTACCACGCCTACTGGCATGGAAGATGACATGATGAAATACGTGCGGAGCAAAGATTTGTTCTTCCGTAAAATCATTGAGCTGTATCAGCATAACAGCAAGAAGCGTGGTAAGGGTAATTTAGACATTACCCCTGAGTTCCACGGCTGGGTAGTAAAAGCTTTGGCTAACTTCCCAGAGTCTTCTAAAGACCGTGTAGTTCGCACTAAGAACAAAGCGCCTTTGGACGATTTCAATATCGAGATTACATATGCCTATCGCAAGGTTCCCACTATCGGTTACAAGATTACCGATACACATGGGACCAAAGGTGTAATTGTAGGTATTCGTGAAGACGAAGATATGCCTACCACTGCTTGCGGTATTCGTGCGGACGTAATTAAAGACCCGTTGTCAGTTATTAAGCGTTCAAACGTCGGACAGATATTTGAACAATGGACTAACCAGGCAAGTACACAATGTGCTCGTCGAGTGCGGAATGCAAGTTCGTTAGAAGAAGGTTTTGACCTACTGATGGCGTACTACAAAGCAGCGTCGCCGTATATGTATTGGTATTGCTTAAAGCACCTTGATACTAAGGCTAAGCAAGACGAACATGTGCAGTCAATTCTCAATCCGAAGTTATCGGACCAAGAAGCGATTACGCTGATGCTACCGCCCAACAGCCCCAACGTTGGCATTCAGCAAGTCAGGGATATTGAAGCGAATCATCGTTCTATTGTTGGGCCAGTTACCTATCGTGGTAATACCGGTCGAATGATTACGACGAAACGCCCAGTGGCCATTGACACCAAATACATGATGTTGCTGGATAAGACTGGTGAAGACTGGTCTACGACGTCAATTGCTAAACGTCAGCACCATGGCATTGTGGTGCAATTAGGTAGAGCGGATAAATACTTAAATCCGTATCGTGAGTCGCCCGTTCGATTTGCGGGTGAATCTGAGGTACGTCTGATGTCTGCAGTTATGGACCCAGATACCGTAGCGGAACTGCTGGATAGAACAAACTCGTTGTATTCATCAGAAGCAATCAACATTAGCATAATGAATGCGGATAAACCAACCGACATTGATTGCGTTGTTGACCGTAACAAAATACCTCGTGGCAATTCACGCCCACTACAGCTCATGAAACATTTGATGATGTGTGGTGGTGTTGAGTTTGTCTACTCACCGTATAAACCGGGTAAGTAACCTGAATTAATAAAAGGAATATTCTGGATGCATCCAATTCATCTAAACGAAACAATTCTGGCAAGAGATTTACTTAATCTATCAATCCCAGAACTAATGGAACGGTTTGACAATGTCCTGACCATGAACTTAAAGTTCGATGATGGTACAGTAGAAACCGTAAACGGTCGTAAGACAATAGTCTCAACTATTTATTGGGACTATCATCGTCAGTTCCCACAGTTGGCTCTGTTGCCACATCACCATATCGGTAATGTGGTATTCGGTAATGGCGTGCACAAGAAATTGATGTCACGCCCACTGTGGGAATGTTTCGACCAAGGCATCTGTCGCGATATGGACTTGTTGAACCGTATGGCGATGGTTATTTTTAACAACGTGTTTGTATTCACTGGTGAACAACTGGAAGAGTACGTTACAACAATCTCGGTGTTAGATTACCTTGACATCTTCGAACATCCGGTAGTGCGAGAAGCCATTGCTGAAGTACGCCCTAGTACTGTCAGTATTGAACAGGCCTATCGTCAGATTACGGAAACGGTGATGACATGCCCTACCTTAAATGGTAATGCAATTGCAGATGCATGTCGCGCTAACCTAATCTCTATCGGTCAGGTGTTACAGGCATTTATTCGTGGTTTCATTACAGACTACGATTCTAACATCTTCCGTAAACCAATCCTGCGTGGATTTATTGAGGGGCTTAAAATACTGGCGGAATCTGCACAGGAATCTCGCTCTGGTACTAAGGCTCTGAAAGTAACCACAGAACCACTACGTAAGACTGAGTACTTTGGTCGTAAGGTTTCATTACAGAACCAATACGTTAAAGGCTTAGTACCCGGTGATTGTGGAAGTGACCGTACGGTTGTATTCCAAGTCACCAAGAAATCATTGGTTAACCTTAATGGTAAGTACCATGTACTGCCAGATGGTAGTCTGGAAGAAATTACCTTGGAGTCTAAACATTTGGAGGGACAGCGAGTTAAACTACGTTCTCCTCTTGAATGTAAGCATCGCCACGAATACAACGTGTGTGAGGCGTGTGCTGGGGCATTGAGTTATTCAATCCCTAGTCAGATGTACTATCGTCAAGCCACTCGTCTTGGTCATATCAGTGCCATTGCGTTATGTTCATTCGTAACGCAAAAGGTAATGTCAACTAAGCACGAAGACGGCTCATCGGTAGCTGAGCATTTGAATATTGAGAAGCGGGATGCAGAGTTCATTAAATTGAATGGTGCGGACCAATCGAAGATTCAATTCCACATGACCCTGAAGGACTACGAACCAGAGTTAATCATCCCTGAGCAATACGTCAAGTACCTTGATGACATCAATAACCCTGAGGTAACGGATGTTAAAATATTGCCTACAACCACACTGGCTGTGATGGCGGAAGTTGTAATTCGTCGACACATTAAGAATGCCCGTGGGGAAAGGGAAGCGGTTGAGCATATTGTTCCTACTAGCGTAGGTCCGCGTTTGGCTAGCTTTACTTATGATTTCTTAGAATACTTGAAGAAGTACGGTTGGACGGTGAACCGGTATGGTGACTACGTTATTGATTTGGCCAATTGGACATTCAGTAAACCATTCCTGGTGATGCCTCAGCGACACATGAACATGCTTGAATATATGCAAAGCATTTCAGATTTCACTGAGAAGAAGAGTCGAAACGGAGTCTACGGTTGTAAGACGTCAGCAGAAGCATTGCGTAAGCTTTACGATATTGTAAACAGTCGTGCTGATGTAAACGTATTGCATCTTGAGATTCTACTATTGGCGCTTCTGGCTACGGACGCAGCAAGGTCTAATTCATGTGCCCCACCAATTGGGAATGATGAAGAGGTCTTTAATATTCACCGTGAAAATATGTTTAACCGTAGCTTGTCTGCGGCGATGGCATTCGAACGTCACGGCGATGTTATTCTGCGACCTACGTCGTACATCGACCATAATAAACCGGACCACAACTACGACAATATTCTAGCTGGGTAAATGGTTTAAAGCGGGAGAGGTTATTTTGAGCGATTATTGTAAAATAGATGTCTACAGTCATCACTTTTCGGTGACTAAGGTATCTCCACGTTTAAGGCCTCTCATTCAAAACTTTCTCCGTCCGCTCGTTGAGTGGACGGGGCATTACGCGAGAGGTAAGTTCCACAAGAAGATGGCTAAGGTATACGCGGCGTCTAATGCTGAGCGTACCTACTACCGTTTTCACATTAACCAGTATGAAGAATTTCTCGACATGCTGAAAAATGCTAACATCCCACCGAGCCTTGTTGAGATAACGGTGAAGCGTATGTATACGCCAACTGAAGTCGATTACAACATTCCAGACCATTGGGTACCACGTGATGACCAACCTAGGGTAATCCAGTATATGGAAGACCCAGGCGAATCAAAGGTGGTTACCCTTGCGACTGGCGGCGGGAAGGCACAGCCTTTGGATGCAGCTATTAAAGTTCCCGGTGGTTGGCTAACCATGGGTGACATGGCTGTAGGTCAGGATGTAATTGCTAAGGACGGTTCAACTACTAAAGTTACCGCAATACACCCTCAGGGTAAAAAGGCAATTTATAAACTGACATTTTCCGATGGCCGTACTACGGAGTGTTGCAAAGAACATTTGTGGAGAGTGTATAACCCCGACCAAGGTTGGACGGTGAAGCAACTAGGAGAAATTCTAGAGCATCGTAAATCTAACCCTAACGCGAGGTATTACATTGACTTACCCGAGTCCGAAAAGAATGAGGGGAAAGCGTTACCACTTGACCCTTACGTCTTGGGTTTAATATTAGGCGATGGTCATGTTGGTAATCAGGTTCTAAAATTTAGCACACCGGATAAGGAGCTATTAGAAGCACTGCATAAAAACCTTCCAGCTGGAATGACTCTATCTCAAGCGGGTGGGGTTGATTATAACATCATCAGGGAAGACAAGTCTATCTTGGCTAATCCTTGGTTGACCATTTTGGAAGAGATGGGTTTACGTGGAAAGTTAAGTCATGAAAAGTTTATTCCTGAGGAATACTTGGATGGCTCGACTTATCAGCGTAGAAGTTTGTTACAAGGGTTAATGGACACGGATGGAACAGTAAGTGAGAACAAAAGTTCAAGCTTCTCTACGTCTAGTCTGTTGCTGGCACAACAATTCCAATACCTTGCTCGAAGCTTAGGTCATCATGCCAAGTTGACTAGTAAGGTACCTAAGTACACCTATCGCGGTGAACAAAGGGTTGGGAAGACAGCATATCGTGTACATTTACGTGCGGCTAATCCTACTGAGTTATTTAGGTTGCCACGCCATATCGCCAAACTGTCTGAATCTAATCAGTACAGTAAGAACTTTAAACTTGCATTAACAAGTATAGAGTACGTTGGTGAAAAGGAAGCACAGTGTATCTCGATAGCCCATGACGACAAGCTATACGTTACGGATGATTTTATCGTAACCCATAATACGTTCTGTAGTCAAAAGGCTGCAGAAACATTAGGTGTACTCACTTGTTTTCAGATGGGTGGTAAGTACATCGAAAAGTGGATAGGTGACCTGGAAGATTGTTTAGGCCTAAAGAAGAAAGAGATTTGTGTAATACGAGGCAGTGCTGCTTTGTTAAGTGCAATCAATCTAGCTTTGGCGGGCGAATTCGATTACAAGGCCATCATCGCTTCAACAACGACACTGGCGCGATTCTATAAAGACTACGAGGCGGGTAAACTCAGAGGTTATCCTATTAAGCCCTGGAATTTGTGGAAAGTGTTAGGTGTAGGTCTACGAGTTGTTGACGAAGCCCACGAGAACCAGCACCAAATCTTTAAGATGGATTTGTACGCTCATATTCCTAAGACAATTTTCTTGTCTGCTACAATCACAACGGACTCACCGTTTCGTAACAGAATGTTGCAAATACAATGGCCAGAAAGAATGCGTTTTACGCCTGGAGATTTTGACCGTTACATTCGCGTTAAAGCATTGCTGTACGAACTATGGGAACCGGAGAAGATACGCCACATCAATCAACAAAAGATGTATAGCCACACGCTGTTTGAAGAAAGTCTTATTAAGAGACCTCTTTACTTAGCACAGTACTTAGCGATGATAGATTCGTTGGTGTACGAGTGGTATGTCAAACGTAGGGATGATGGTCAGAAGTGTCTCGTGTTTGCGGCGACCAAGGAAATGTGTGGGAAGATAGCGGACCATCTTGCTAAACGGAATCCAACACTAGAAGTAGCTCGTTATATATCAGAGGATGACTACGAGGTGTTAATGGAATCGGATATATCGGCATCCACTGCTTTGTCAGCGGGGACTGGTGTAGACATTCCAGGGTTACGTTATAGCTTAATGACAACAAACATTAACTCCAGTCAGGCAAATATCCAGATTGTGGGTCGTTTACGTCGTTTGAAAGATTGGCCTGATGTTGAGCCAGATTTCATGTACATCTTAGCTCGTAACTTACCTAAGCACATGGAATACCATGAGAAGAAGAAAAAGCTTCTACGCCCAAGGGTTAAGAGCATAGGTGAACTGAACTCAACCTTCGTTATAGGGAGACCAAATAAATGAGGGAAAAGCTAAAATTCGTATCTAATCGGATTTTAAAATTTCTCGGCAACGCGGCGTTAAGTTTCGCCGCTACCTGCGCTACATTACGTAATAGCGGTTTAGATGTTGCTGAAGAATCTAAAAACCAAGACGACCAATTGACGGATGTTTCCCCAACACCGTCTACCAAAGAAGTTGTCGCTAACGTAAGTCAAACGAAAGACGTAACGGGTGTAATGCCCATGTCTGAGTTACCTGTGAGTCTGTACACAGCAGAGTATTTTACCGTGCCGCAAGAGCTACGGTCTTATCCTGCTCTGGTGCAGGCGTATCGTAGTGAGTTGTTATTAAGAATACAACAGACGATGAACTGCGAGACGTTCAAGACACAATATGTTTTGGAATCAATGGAGTACTACCTAGCATTGCTTACTAGTGGTCAGAAACCTGATTACTTTAAGGGTCAAACGAATTGGCTAGAGGCTTACATGAGGATGGCTGGCATAGTAGCCGCCCAGAATCGGGTTCCCTTAGCGGAACGGGCTGACATGGTGGGTAGACTAATCAATAACCTGGAGGATGCACCAAGCACACTAGACAATAATAGAGAGTTGTTAGCAGTGATGCGAGAGACAGGACGATTACCCAGTAACGCCCCGATAGCGTTATTGGATTTGTTATCGTTCGTTAACCTACCAACCTACTTGAAAAACAGAGTGGAGAGGTATAATGTCTCTTTTAACTCCAAAATGGAAATACGTGGTGAGTTTTACATAAACTGAGTAGTACCGTAAAACCAACGGAGTCATCAACTAGCAACTCGTTGTCTTATCCCCCATTCAGGAGATTTACAATGTTTACAGTTGAAACTGGCTTAATTAGAAAGATACCTATCGTTGAACACTCATCCATTAAAGAAAATGAATTGGCAGCAATTCTATTAACAACTTGGTCACGGTATAAAATGGAACCGCAAGTGACTGAGCGTTGGGTACAACAAACCTGTAACTATCTAGCTACTATTAGGGAACTACTTGGTAGTAATGATACGTCGGTAGCTGTATTTGTAGTTCGCGGATTAGTGTCTGAAGCAAGGCACTTGGAAGAGGACGCACTTCTACGGTTAATCGATGAAGTTATAGAGCGTAAGCAACTTGGGGCAGTCCTTAATGTATTAAACCTTAAGGCTGAAACAGGACGCACTTCGAAAGATATTCTTAACGCCTTGGGTAAAGGCTTAATTGTTGAGTTTAATTCTAAAGAACTTAATGCATTACAGCTTCGCGAAAGGGAAGTTAGGGATGTCGGTTCACTGATGCTATTAACTGGCGTTAGTGACGATGCGGTAATTGATGAAGAAGAATTAGAGTCTACTCTTCGTGGGTGGGCCGAAAGAAATGTTCCTTGGTATAAAGAGGAAATGACTTTCGATAAAGATTCTTTGAAAGAGTTATTGCATACGACTTGCAAGCTAACGCAGTTGCACATTAAGAACATGTCGGAAGAGCAACAGAATCTGCTACGTAGCCATACAAGTATGGGCACATTGACTGAGGTGATAGCCAAAATCAAATTACGTAAAGAGATTCTATTCGATGAGTCGGAGATGCAAGAGGATGAACCACAAGTTCAAACTTATCCGTCGCTGACCATGGAAGGAGTTGCTATCGGCAAGGCTATTGCATATACGCTGGGTCGTATTCCACTTGAGCAAAGAAAAGAAATGTTATTGAAGCGTCTGATTGAAATTCAAAAGGACCGCTCAATACTTCTATTTTCTAAACCGGGTGAATATGATATTACAACGGCGGAATGTACGCGGCTGTCAGATTTTGCATCGCGATTCCTGTTCGACCTTATCAGTCGGTTAGAAACGAATGACGCACAATCGTACATCATATCGCTGGTGGAAAGATTGGGATTGCTGGAGCAAAAGTAAATGGTAAATAAAGGGGCTATCAAGCCCCTCTTATTTTTTCTCTTAACATAAAAAAACCTAGACATATATAATACAAATGAACGGGTACCTATAAGTACCACTTTAAACTACAAGTAAAAGGAAGATAGTAATGAAGCAACATATTTTAAGTAATCTGGTATTTGCTAATGTGTCCAACAGCGTATGTGTTTTCGCTACCTCTGCGGTTGATGAAAATGATAAAGGCGCAGTGCTCGGTGCATTGAGTTCTATGCCTGAACTTACAAACCGTTACGAGAAAGCATATGTGACTACTATTCCGGACGGTGAGACAATCCCGAACGTTAAGGACAACCTTGCCAAAGTTGTGTTACCACTTATCATGCAGAAAGCAATGGCGGGTGACGAAGACATCATGGAAGCATTTCAAATCCCCAAAGAAGCGGTGACCCGACTGAATCACAATCGTACCGTGATGACGTTACATGATAAAACACAGCTTTGGACTAAAGGCGGGATGTTAGAAATGCCGGTAGCGGTACCAGGCGGTGAAATGGCAATACATTACCGCGCAAGTAACTACTATGTTACTGTAACTACCAGCGCCGAAGGGTCTGAGACCGTGGAAGAGTTTCGCGTGAAACGCCAAGCGGATGTGTTAGGTAAATTTGCTGCGTTGGCACTGGCTCGTTTTGGTGAGCAACCAATTGATTCAGTGGACGTCAATGTCGCACACACAATTGCCAGTGTCTGCATGACCGAAAGCAATGACATCCCTGAGGTGTTGGAAGACACTCCAGTAATTGAAGGCGCAAAGAATCCTTCTCCTGAATCATTTGCGCGCACTGCTGTCCTGACACAGCAAACCGCTGAAAAGACCAATGCCCTGTCTGCAAAGACTGAGCCTAAGGTTGAACTGGAAGAAGGTACTAGTGTGTTCTATCCAAACTCCATCCTTCGTCTAATCAACCACTATGGTCTGGTTTACGTTGGAAGTGGTATGATTGGTAACTGCTATACCGGTGAAGTCTGCTCGCCTGAGAAAGTAGAGGGTGTTGGCTTAGCCTATCGTATCCATAAACACTTCGGTGTAGACGGTAACGACCTGGTCATTCCTTACGACATTCTGCAGGATGGTATCCATAGCCGCAATAACTATGAAGTTGCCACGCATCAACAACATATGCGCATTGCCGGTCACAATGACCTTGACTTCAGCTTCAACGGTAAGCTGTTGCGTGAGATGGTCTGGTGGATACGTGACTAAGTAAGTAATAAGTTAGGGGAGTTCATCCCCTTTCTTTTTTTGAGGGAATCTGAAAATATGGACAAGCATCCAATGTTAACGGGGCAGGCTATGGTTAATATCATAGAGCTTGCGGTGAGAACCAGGTCGGAAGATATTCTAAAAGCACTTCGCATGACCGACGAGGTAGCGTGGTCGTTAGGTAACCGACGTACACCTTTTGTTACTTACGGGAATGAGTTATGGACACGTCGTGGAATGATAATAATTCCAAGTGACCATCGACCTAAAGCATTATCTAAGGAAGCCTTGCTTGAATACGGTGAAGAGTTACTTGCAAAAGGTGAAGACTTGACGCAGAAAGAACGTACCCACATTCGCTGGGTACTATACATAGACGATTGATTCTCTAGACGACATAAAGTGGGGCGTTTCGGCCCCAGCTTTATTCTTATTTTTTTTGGCTGAAATTCAGAGGGATACGTTCTCTTCGAACACCGCCCGCATTAATACGGTCGTACTCCAACACCTCTGCCCCCAACTTATGTGAAGCAATTGCAATCGACCTCACGTCTTTTTTCTTAATCTGCGTAATGTCTCTACCAACCATGGTATCAACATAGGCATCTACTCCATTAAGAGTTATATTGGCGGCGGCTAGATACGGCATACCGTACTGCTCCACCTTTAACGCTCTTACCATTTTTACATCGAATGTCCAATCATCCACGGCAAAGCGGCGAAGAGTTACTCCGTTGATAATACCGGAAACTACAACATCTTCGTCATGAGCTATCTTATTATTACTATTCTCCAACCCTGCACGATAGGCCATCCGTAACGCTATTTCGATGTCCATTATTTAACTCCGTTAATTCGCTAAGGACAATAACCGGATAGGGGCTATCATAAAAATACGTCATAAAGGAGAGCTTTCGCCCTCCTTCATTTTTTTGCTTTAATCGTAATGACTTTCTTCGTCTGCTGTGACGCCATCGTCATAATTTTCTTCAGAATATTCAGCCGGATTTTTACGACTAATCTTACCCACCATATCCTCTGGTAAGTCAGCGGTGATTTCTTTCCACCAACGCTGATGTTCTTCACGCGTCAGTTTATTAAATACCTTACCACGAGGAACGTAGCGCTTACGAGCCTTACGTTTAGCATTGTCCCATGCCTTACCATCACGATGTTTACGCGCCTTGTTAGAGGCATCGATGATGTGTTTGTTTACTTTTTCCAAATAATCCGTCATGACATTATCTCACTTAAATCCGCTTCAACCAGTGTCAGTGCACGACCGTGCATTGCTGACATCATGATTCCCATGAATGATGCACCCAAGTTTGCTGCAAGCATACCAACTGAACTAGGGTTGATGGCTACAGAGTCACCCACGCAAGTTTCACAGAAATGCGTGCCTTTAGTCTGGCAACCCTGAGGACTACGAAGCAGTACACGAGTACCAATAAACTTCTTAGCCATATCAGTCGTTATCTTCTTACCATCTAAAGTAGTACGGCCAACCAGACGGTCGTAACTTTCTTCAGTGAACAATACGCGCTTACCCACTTTAGACTTGCAATCCTTTTCAGAGATTTTGATGTTCTGGAACATTCGTGACAAGTCTTTAAAGTCAGCACCACCTAAAGCCGTCTCAGCACCACGCTTATACGAACCCATACGCAGCGCATTTACCATAGCAGGCATTTGACTGACGTCCCATTCTTCTTCCAGTGAATTGCTCACCAGATTCATTTTGGATGGGTCTTCTAAGTCACTCTCACCGCCAAAGATAGAGTACATACGCTTACGGGTAACGTTGTGTGCTTTACCGGACTTGTAGAATACTTCTGTAACATCGCCAGCAATATATTCTTTATCCAGTTTAGCAAGCGCCGTATCAATCTCAGCAAGAGCCGTTGGGTCATCTAGTCGGTCTTTACGTTCTTCAATTAACTTTTTACGCAAAGCCTTAGCCTCTGGGGAGCCCTGTATGGACTTGTGAGAGGTAGGTGCTATAAAGAGTGGCATTATACCAGTTGCCCAAGAAGCAGCCTTGAGGAAAGCTCTAAGCTCTTGTACCGTGATAACTTCATCCATCAAGGCAGTAACGATTTTGGATTCCAGTGTACCGTATCCAATTACTCCATTGATGAACTCAATTTTATCTTCAAAAGCGTGACACAGCATTAATAGGTTAATCAACGCAATACCGTACGTGGTCTTAGTCTTTACCTTTACATTGGGTAAATCGCCCGGTTCTAATTCAACCACTTCATTAATATCGAGGTAAGGCTTATCGCTTACCCATCCTTCCAATACCACCGGTTGCAATTCTTCATCCAGAATCATAACCTTTGAGTCTTTGGTGATTACCTGACCTACATGTGCTTCAGGCGTATTCGGTAACCCGTACTCATCAGGTTCAATGATGGCAAAGGTCGAGATTAACATTTTCTTTTTGGCGTAGAGTTTGTTCTTAGCCAAGAATACAAGAAACTCTTTTCTTTTCATTGCCCTTATCCTTCTTCTTTAGGTGGGACGTAATAATGCATCTCTACGTACGCTACCACCAACGACGCGGTAGTTATAACATCCGTGTCGGTAGTAAATTCTTCAAAGAGCTTCATGATAAACTCACTGGACTCATCCTCATGGCTGGAATATCGAACCAGGGTTTTCAGTTCCAGTAGCACTTCCTTTATAAGGTCCGTACTTGGTCTCTCACCCAAGCGTTCCACAAATTCGTCAAACAGGAAGTTGTACGCTGCTTCAAGATTGTAGCCCTGTCTGCGAGAGTTGGTAATCCACTCCCAAACAAAACCCTGTACCTGTGGGATACGTTCATCAATAGCGGGGCGGTCAAAGTCTACAATTTCTTCCTTGGTGCCATCTAGCACTAGGGTTAGGTTTGTCCAGAACCGGTCACTGACGCTCTCAACAACATTGTAGAAGTCGTAAACGTTTCCGCTCTCCATATCCTTAACTACTAAAGATAATGCTTCCACCAGCCGCTCAACACTGTCCTCGTGAATTTCTAACGCATCCAGCAACTCTTCGGGTTGTTCGTAATGGGTTAAATCTTCAATTCCGTTGACTAATGTATATAGTTCGGTTAGTGACGGGTTGTGGTCCGGATTAAGTACTATGCCATACTCGGTTAGAATGAACACAAGGTGCTCTACCATACGAGCATTAACTTCTGCCAGTAGGCTAGGGATGTCTGAACTGCTACCAAAGTCGTCAATGACTTTATCCAAATCTTCTTCAGCCTGAAGAAAATCCAAACGCATGAAAAGTTCGAGAGTTTTACGGGTAGTTTCGACCCTTTCTGGGTCGTTATTATTTCTAAGCAACTCGCCTAAAAGCATGACTAATTCCTCTCTAGGGTATTTTTTACTCACACACATTTAGTTATGTGGAGAACTAATTTCATTGAATTCATAGTAAAGGAGCAATAGATGCCCGAATCCAACAATAAAAGAAAGAACGGTAAAAAAGCGACGCAAGGTATAGCACCGGGTGTATCTCGTCGTGACCAGTTCCTTAATGAAGCAGCGGGTATTCGTGCTGCTTGTTTACAGTTAATTGCCAGTTCTGCCAACATTAGTGTGCTTATTAAAGCAGCTAAAGATAATCCAGACGTCCAACTGGATGAGGCAAAGGTAGGTGCCCTGGCTAATACCTTAGCTAACGATTTAAAGGTTCTTAAAATTGAGCTGGATAATCTGGTAGCGTCCTGCGATGCAAACATCCGTGAGATTACACACACCACGGATGAGCTTACCGTAATGGACATCACCGTAAAAGTTGGTCAGCGCTATCAAAACTGGCAAGACCGTTTCATCAATCTTACCGCCCCGACCCTGGAAGAAATCACTGAGTTGTGTGGCGGCACAGGAGATTAGTAGACAATGGCAGTAAATATCGATAGTAACTCGCCGATAAAGACACTGCATCCCAAGCCCGAAGGAGCCGCTACTAAAAATGTAGAGGCTTTGAGCTTGTTGAATGTTAGTGCGGTGGATTTCCAAAAGGACATCCAAAAACTTCCAAACATCCAAAGTGGTAACAGTAACTCGGCTATCTGGTTACAGGCCATCAGCGATGGAATTGAGCATATTGCCAATGGCGATATCTTCCGTCGTCGCCTAGGTGACCCTGAGGCAGATTGGAGCAACCGTCCGGTCTATGATGGTAAACCTATCACCCCCAACCGTTTACGTCATGGTGACTCCAGTGGCGTTACTAGCGGCGAAGCTGCGGTACTCAAGGTTAAAGCTCGTCTGGGCTTAGGTTCAATTGTACCTATCCCTCTTTGGCATACCGGTGGCTGGATTACCATCAAGGCTCCAAGCAATGCTGCTATCCTTGAACTGAATCGCCGTATCGCTGCTGAGAAAATCACCCTGGGCCGTATCACTAACGGCATGGTTTTCTCAAATACCACTATCTACATTCAGAGCTATCTGATGAACTTTGTTCTGGCTCATGTGTACGATACTACCTTTGGGACGAAAGACCCTGAAGAACTGAAGAAGATTATCCTGACTACCGACCTACCAAGTATGGTGTGGGGTATGGTCTGTGCAATGTATCCTGACGGTTACGATTTACGTGAACCTTGTGTGGCACAAATCACCAAGTGTAATCACGTGTCTGAAGGTCGTGTCAATATTGCTCGCTTACGTGTCATCGATACGTCCAAGCTAAGTGAAAAGCAAATGAAGCACATGTCCAAGCGCAATGGTGCACATACGGCTGATGAGCTAAAAGCGTATCAGGAAGAGTTTGACTTTCAAACTCGCAATGTCCCCATCAAAGGAGCCGAAGGCTTTACCATGGACATGTCGGTACCGAGCATTGCTGAGTATGAACAGGTTGGATTTAACTGGGTTGACTCTACTGTTAACATGGTAGACAAAGCGTTCCGCATTCCTTTAAAAGGTAGTGAGCGTGACCAGTACATCACCGACCAGGGTCGTCTCGCTACATTGCGTCAATACTCACACTGGATTGGTAAACTGTACATTACTGACGGTGATGAGCAGGACATCATTGAAGACCGTGATACCATTGACACAGTGTGTTCTGAGTTTTCCACCGATGATACTATTCGTACTTCTATCATGAACAGTATCGGTGAATACATTGAAGACACCACCATTGCTATCATTGGTTACCCTAACACTGAATGCCCAGCGTGTGGTTTGCGCTACGGTGACTCAGTGAAAGAAGGTAAAGATGGCGAGCCGGATGAAATAGTTAGAAGTGAGGCTGTCCCTGAGTTTATTCCTCTTGACATGACAACCACTTTTTTTACCCTCTGCGGGCAGAGAATCCAAGCGACAGTAACACGACCCCTGTAGTAGACGGTCGTTTTGGATTGGATGATAAGAAGGAGTACGGGCGAGAGCTCGCCTCCCTCTTTGAGACGCAAGAGAAGATATCCACTCCGCTCGCAAAAATCTTGCAAGTCGAAGCTTACGATACTGATTACGGCATCAGGGATTACGAAGGTAGTGTAACTGGTTTAGACTACGTGAAGATGAATCCTGCAGAAGAGACTAATGCTAATAGCTTACTGTATGATGCCATACGCAAGTTTGGTAAGCGTAACATCGCTAAAACGTTTGGTTTGTCTTTGACGGATTTTTTAGAGCTTCCTCGTGACATTGGTGAACACATTATGACTGTTGCCCTTGAGATTGCGAAAGAAAGAAGTGCCTCTATTGAAAACGCCATGGATGAGCTTGACGAACACAAACCTTAATTTTGGAGAATCCAGAAATGGGAAAACGTCGTAACCCACAACCGACTGAGACACAGACTACTGAAACTCAAGCGGTTGAAGAAACCCAACAGACTGAAGTTCAGTCTACTGAAGAACAAACCGTTGAAGCTACAGTAGAAACCACTGAAACGCAAACTGCTGAAACCACGCCATCAGACGATGACTTGGCTGCCGGTAGTGCCGTTGAAGAGAACACTGTTGTTGAACAGCCTGGTGCCGGTAAAGCTGACGAAGGTGATGCGGCTGTGGTTGAAACAGAAGAAGGTAAAGTAATGAACCTGAACTGTGTAACCATCCTTGAGTATGCGAAGCGCATGGCTCCCAACACGCCAAATGACCGCCCGACAATCCTGCGTAGTCAGATGCAGTTCTATCAGGCAATCATGGCCATCCTGAACAACTTGGAAGGCGCTGCGTTTGTTGAAGCTTACGGTCAAGCCCTGGAAATCATGAACGAGTACTCTGGTACGTTCACTGACAACATGGTTTTCCGTGGCATGAACGAAATGCGTATTCCACCTGCTGCTCGCCAGCGTTTTGAAAACATCGTGGTTTTGATGACTTCAACCGCTGACCCGCAGAACCGTGCCTCTGCTCTTAAAGCAATCGACTTCAGTGCGTTCTCTAAGAACTTCACTGCTGACGTTGAGCAGAAAATCCGCGCTTTCTATAAGTAAGCGGCATAAACGAGGGAGGGGCGAAAGCTCCTCCCTTATGTCGTCTATGCATATCTTACATGCGTCTTACCATCCGACCACGTATCAATCATGTCACCTTTAACGCGTTCGTCAACAATGTATGCGTTGATTAACATTGCCACGGCAATGGCAACGGTGGAGAGGGCTACGGTACGGAAAGCGTGAAGCAGGAATTTCTTAAACATTATTAATTTCTCTTAAAGCCAAATATTAAACAGACACATATTATTTTGATGCGAGAGTGCATTTAAACAATTACTAAATGAAAGGAAGGTAACATGTACAGTATCAAAGTTGTTAACGTATCTAAACCAGATGGTTCTATCTCTCACGAGTTTGCCCCGGTGGAAACACTTGAGTTTAAAGAGAAGTGGCCCGATTTTGTCAAGTGGGAAGATGGTAAGGCTAAGGGTATTGACTACGATATTCTTGAGCGGGTAGTGAAGACAGAACTCGAGCCCATTATACTAAGCAGAATTCAGGAACCCAATAAGCGGGTTGTTGAGCTAAAAGTTGATACGGGTGATTATCATATCTTAGTTACCACCATGCGTAACATTGAGAAATATAGTCAGTGCAGGGACATCTTCAATACTAAGGCGCTTGCCTTGCCTAGTAGCGCCAAAGAGTCATTCACCTATAGTTCCATAAACCGGTTGAACTACATCACTTCAGTAACGGTGTTTGAAATTGACCCATGTTAATTGCCTGTTTTTTAGGCAATAGTATGTAGGGTGTGTTTCTCTCTGGAACCTACGAAGACTGTCCAAATGTGGATATCAGAAGGGGCCTAGTGCCCCTTCTTTTTTTGTCGTTCCCAGAAAACAATAGATACATATTACATTGGTGATAACGTATCTAAAGATACTTAACCCTTTAATTCTATAAGCGATTAAATAAAAGGAAATCGTGATGAACGCAACATTAAAAGCACAAATCTATAACTTGTACCAAGCTCTTGTAATTAAGAGTGAAAATAAGGAGAACCTTTTGGCATCTGCTACGGCTGCTAAGATGGTTGGTTTTATCAAGTGGATTGCAAGTTCTAAGACTCGTGGTGAGTTAAAGAACAAAATGAACCAAGTGATTAACCACCTGAAGAAGTACCGTAATACCGAAGCAAAAGAACTGTCTTCTAAACTGACAGTGCTGTACGGTTTAGTATAGGAGATACTCTAATGAATAAGGTTAAAATACATAACCCCGCAATACCTGGTCTAGGTGGCTTTAAAACCACGGAGCTTAACCCCGACCAGTTTAAAGGTAATACATTAACCCAAGGTGGGATAGATGCAGTCTTGGAGCTGTTTGATACCACAACTCTAGGACCTATAATGTCGGTATCGGTATCCGGTGACATCGTTGGTATCCTGAGTAACGTTAGTGGTTCCTACAAATACCTTCGGAGATAAAACCATGTTGAAGAAACATTTAACTCGTTACGCATTTAGCGCAACTATCATCATCGCTGTAATGGCAACGTGGATGGTGGCTGATTACGTACACGAGACGGAACAAAAAGAAATTGTTGCTGCTACCGCACCCGCTACGGTTAAGGTAGTAGTTAAACAAACCGAGCCTCTACCCGTTGTGGAGGAAGAACCAATAGTAGAAGAACCCGTAAAGATAAATGCCGCCGCTTTTGGTAAGCAACCCGATGATATTCCAACCATTGATGAACTGGATGCCATTGGCTATGTTTACGGTCTTCCTGGAAAAGTATTGATGGGGATGAGTTTTAAGGAGACTCACCAAGACAATACACGTGTGTCACATGCAGGGGCACAAGGTATGTTTCAAATCCGTCCACGGACCGCTGCTTTATTAGAGGTAGAGAACGTAATGGATAACTACGAGTCAGCGGATGCGGCTGCTCGTTATTTGGAACACCTACATCAACGGCTGTTCAAGAAGCCTCTGGTGGAGTTTACCGAATATACACTACGGATAGTATTAGCTGCTTACAATGCTGGACCTAACCGTTTGCGTAAAGTCGGCAAGGTGTATATGACACCTAACTTCGAAGAGACCATTGAATACGTTGAAGACATTATCGGGTACTATAACGGTACTCGATATTATGTCCGGAAAGGCGATACAATCTGGCAAATAGCTGAAAAGTACAACTTACCCACAAGTTACTTCATGAGAGTAAACGGGCTAAGAATTATTCAGCTTGCTAACGGCCATAGTACCACCAACCTAAAGTACGGTGAGTTTTTAAACGTCAGTGAATCAGTGTACACCATTAACAAAGGAGATACCCTGTACGCTATCGCTAAACGTCTAAGTACTACGGTGGACCATTTGGTTGCTAAGAATAAAATCGCTGACCCCTCGAAGATACATGTCGGTCAACAACTTATAATCTAATAAGGTGGGGAGGGCAAAAGCCCTCTCTTATGACCACTTTACTTTTTTATGGGGGATTTACCATGCTTGAACTTATAACCGATTCAGAAATAACTGACCTACTACCAGCACGGGACGTTAACGTTTTTGTAAACACCGAACGCCCAATGGTGTTCCGTGGGGTTCTTGAAGGTGTCCTGTACGCCACTGTAGAAGGCTCTGAGACCATCTACGCTGTACCGGATGAACTAATCCATGATGAAGGGTTCGCTGTTCAGGCGGACAATCAGGGCGATTTAGGGACCACGTTGCAGGAAGAAGAAGGTTCAATGGTAGTTGAGTATGGTGGTAAATACTATCAGCGCTGTGGCGTGGATAGCTATACATACTACGACATCAGTGGCGGTACGATAACCGTACCTGAGCCACCACCAGAAGAACCAGTTGCTTAACTAAATTCGACAGGGGCAGTTGTCCCTGTCTATGCCGTCGTAAATAAAAGGAAAGACGAAATGAATATTACAAGACTTCGCCGATACGGCAAGATGAGTTTTTGGAAACGCTTCAAGTTGGTTTGGGATATCTCTAAACGGGATAGCTTTTACAGTACCCGCAGTAGTAGAGAGCGTAAATGGGGGGAGAATGTGGATACCGTTATCCTAACTAAGGGTGATGGTAAAGATGGACCTAAGTTAAGCATTACGCTACCTGACCTCTGTATTACATCTGACGGCATTACTGAGAGTGGTGTCCGTGTTATTTATAACGTGTTAACTGCAACCATCTCTAGTAATAGAATGGGGATGGATATCGACGGCGATGTGTTTAATGTATTAGTAGCCGATGTGGTTGTTGGTAAGTTCTTTATTAGTGCCAGTACTGGGTACTGTGAACTAATTGAACTATAGCCATACGGCATAAGCGGGGCATTGCGCCCCGACTTATTTTTTTTTTGCTTTAATCCAATTCGCCAGCTTCGCGCTGACGTCGGAACTCAGTTAATACCTTGTCCATTGATGGAAAGCCAAAGAATGTACCAGAGCATTCTACTGCATTAGTACGCGCTGCCGTTAGGTTCAGACCAGACATACGTTTATCGTACTCACTGATATCCCCCACCCCAACTAACTCACGAACCGTTGTTTCCATACTCATGTTCATGAACGAACCTGTGTTAGGATAACTGGACGCTACGTCTAAGTCAGCTACGTGTACACGTAACATTGAGCGAATGTGCGGTGCTTCTTCTAACAACTGTAAACCGTTGTCGTCAACCAAATGACTGGGTAGTGTTACAATCCAATCGTTCGAGCCTACAACGTGTTTATCCAAGCTCTCCGCCATATCGTCAGAGGTAGTAGAGATAACCTTCTTGTGTTTCTTCAGATAGAAGTGCATGTCATCGCACAGACGACGCGGTGTACTGGTAAAGTTGTAATAGTCCGAATGCTGACAAAGAGTTGGGACCGTAAGGGCCAAATCTTTATTCTTATCATCCAAGATTTCAATCGACATACAGTCGAAGATGTTATAGATGAGGTATTCAATTTTGTGGTTAGTCTGCATGTAGACGTGCCAGTCTAGCCCGGTTAAGTGGTCAGCTTCTTTAAACTTCAACTTACCAAGATTCAACTCGTCCGTCAGGATTGCATCTAACGAATAACTATTACGGTTACCTTCAGTTACCCTTACCTGTTTAAAGACACACATGGCGTCGATGAGGTAGAAGGACGACGGCGCGTAGACTTTATGCCATAGGTCAGCAGGGTGTTTTGACATTGTCCGTCCACCAGCAATCTGCTTAATGGCTTTACCGGGAACATACTTAAACTTCTTGTAACGTTCAGGTAAGGTTGGCTCACAGAATACATCTTTCGGGTCAATGTTAGCATTCTCAAGAGAAGCAATCATTTTGGGTAAATCGAAGTTCATGTTCCAGAAGGCAACGAAGTCTGGCTTGTGTTCGTGGGCTGCACGGAAGACGTAGTCGGTAACCAACGCAGGACTCGCCACGAGCTTAGAATTGATTTGTACCTTAGAGCGCTCACGCAATGTCGCTGCTGCCCGCTCCAATACCTGACGACGCTTACCGTTTAGCGTATCACCCGCCAGTAAAGCATCTAGGTCATCTGCAATACCACCAATGTAGTATTCGTATTTGTCCTGTAACTTCTTGGCGTAATCAGATAGCTTACCTGCAAAGTCTTCAGTGTAAGCAATGTAGATGTTGTTTTGGTACGTGAACGATGCTGAGATGATTGTACTGCCGTCGCCATTAACAACGTCAGTCTCGATATCCATTACCCCCACAGTAGACTCACGAGTCAGTTCAGGGAAGTTATCCATGTAAGCACGTTTGATAAGTGCGCTGGTACTGATATCTGCACCGTAGACATATGGCGAACGGAAAGCGATTGATTGTTGTGTCCATCCACTAGGGTTACGCCCCAATGCTCGAAGTACGCGGTTAGTCAGTTCAGTCTGGCGACACTTGTAACGGCGACACTTAAACATGTCTTCCCAAGCTTTCTTTTCTTCATACGTTCGATGTGCTTCGTTTACTACCCAGAACTCACGCTCGTAGTTTTCAACAAAGTTTACTTCTGGGATTACTGTACCGTCTTCTTTGTGGACGTTACGTTTTACTAATATTAGGTCATCACCTGAGCGGTCAGATGCTTCGGTGTAGAAAGCGTGCTTACATTCGTAGCCTTTAACGCCTTTAGGTAATTTGCTCATTTACATGTCCCATTTAAAAAATTCTTTATGGTAGTCTATATCAAGATGGCGGTCAGTATTTTTTAGAAGATTAGAATTTGCTGGGAATTAATTTTTACATGGATTGGTATTTGTTTAGGTGTAGACCGGTGACTAGTAATTTATACGGAGTATAATTACCTAGGAAAGGGAATCGTATGCCTTAAGAATAAAATAATATAAGTTAGTAACTAACACACCCTGTCCTACAGACAGGGGTTTTATGACGACTAGTTAAGAAAGCTTTCCTATGTTATGCAATTGCATTAACACTAACCTTGCAAGGAGTTATCCTAAAATGAAACTACGTACTGGCGGTCTCGGATTAGAGGCTATCAAGGTACAACGTAAGGATGTGTTGTTTTTAGGTCTGGTAGGTAAAATCAATGAACTCCGTAAAGGTTCAGTGAACGCATCTACTCTGACTAAGTCGGGTATCGCGGACCTGATTGAGAAAGCGACGCAGCTAAACGTTAACTTGAAACTAACACCTATTAATTGGTGCGCATTCGTTGGGGTGCCCCAGTTAGATAAGAACCATCCTTTGTTGGGTAAGTTCAAGAATGACTTTAGTGATGAGGACGCTCTGAAACTATTGTCTAAAGGTTCCGACATCATTAAAGGTTGGGTTGACCTTGAAGAAGGAAAGGTGCACGGCGACTTCCGTAAAGTCGAATGTACTATCACTATTGCCGAAAATATGTTCGTCACCGATAAAATGTCGGATGAAGAACTGGCTGCCGTCATCATGCATGAAGTAGGACACCTGTTCTCTTATTTCGAGATGTTGGGAACCACGGTTACTACTAACTACGCAATCAACACTGCTGTGACTGCGCTTTTCAGCCCTGACCGTAAGGTAGACAAGGTTGAGATAGTAGATGCCTATTCCAAACTTCGTGACGTAACGTTTGAAGAAAAGCAAAAGCTGCTGACCATGAATAGCAAAGAAGGCGTGGCTACTGTGATGTTACAGGCTGAAATTCAAAAGTCTGTTTCTGAAAGCGGCGCTAGCATGTACGATGCCACAGGCTTTGAGTTCCTGTCTGACCAATTCGCTACTCGTCATGGCGGTGGTATGGCCTTGGTTACTGCATTGGATAAACTCCAGCGTTACAATCGTGACCCAGTCTATCGCAATGCTGCTGTCTTCTACAGTGTAGAAATGCTTAAAGCAGTAGGCTTCTTTACCGCAATCACTTTTGGTGGACCGGCTACTTGGCTTATGGGTATTCTCATTATGAGTAACAACCCTCATGAGTCAACGTATGACTTACCTCGTGACCGCATCGAACGCATCAAGCGTGACTTAGTTGAACAACTAAAAGACCGCAAGTTAGACGATGACACTCGTCAGGCACTAACTGATGACGTTGAAGCCATTGAGGCTATCATGTCTACCATGACCCAGCGTACCGGTATTGCACAACTGGTATGGGAAGTTTTGTCACCAACCACGCGCAAACAGTTGAGACAGAAAGACGCTCAACAGCAAATTGAAAAGTTGTTAACCAACGACATGTTTGTAACTGCCGCGAAGTTTAAAAATTTAGGAGCAGGCTAATGTCTGATAAAATTAAAGAATTAGTAGCGCGTCTGCGCATGATGCGTAATATGATGGATGAACAACACATTCCGTTGGAAAAACGCGAAGCCATTAAAAACCGTATTGTCGGGGCCCTGGTTGCAGCACAACTACCCATCCCTTCATCTCCTATTGAAGGTAACCCTCGTCTGTACTTTACCAACTTCCAATTGGCCGATGCCAATGTATTCATCGGGGCTATCAACGAGCACATCGTTTGTAACGTGGATGAAGTTGTGAAGTGTGTTTACGATGTATGGAAAGGTCGCTATGACTTGGTTCATCATCCACTGCAAGGTGTCATCGCTTCTCTGAATGCGGTATATCCAGAGCACCGTGACGACATCGATTTCGCCGCTATGGTAATTGGGGTACAGTAATGTTGGAATTTCTTGAAGAACTCGAAAGCTTAGAAGCTGAAGTCTCTCAAGAAGCCGCATTACTTATTGATGCACAGTCGGACATGTTCAGCGCCATGCAAATGGTTAAAGAACACAATGCAATAGACCGTGAAAATGCGATGGCCATTCTTCGGAATGTGCCGTCGTGTGAATCAATAAACCCTAACGAGTTTACGTTATTCCCTACAACCACTAAGATGTCTGTTGCCATTGAAGGGTTCTGGGAAGGTATTGCGAGCGGACTAGAGAAACTATTCGGCCTCATGTTCTCGCTTATCTTTGGCGTCTTGAAGTTATTGGTTAAACCAATTGAATGGTTGGTAGGTGGCGGTAAAGGCGATGGTGCCAACGCTACCGCAATCGATACACTGGACAAGCTTGAGAAAAGTGACAAACCTGAAAAGATAGAAGATGCGGACCGGGAAGTTCTTGATGAAACGGTAGACGAAGTTATTGACAAGAAAAAGCTCAACGAGTTTGAGTTTAAATCCATTGCCAATGCTAACGTCGACATGTACAAGGACATCAACGATTACATTCGCAGGCTCTATACGGTTATGTGGAAATCAACCAGACGCTTCATTGAAGCCCATGGTAAGATTGAAGGCGGGGATGCATTCTATCGTCTACATAAAGACTTGGATGCTATCAGTGTAGAAGCAGGAAAGGAAATAGCAGCAATTGCTGGGGATTTCTTGAAAGACCAAGCCAAGGTACTTGACCTAGGTTCTGTGTCATATGGCAACCTGACAGAAGCAACTGACGCCTTTGAAAGATTAACCACACGTGTACGGGAGTTAGAAGGTCGTGAGGTTGACCCTAAACTGGTAAAACAGCATTACCGGAATAAGGTTAACAAACTCCGTAGTTATATCAATCAGTTACATTCGGATATGAATTTCGATAAGAGTGACCGTGAGTTACTCAAAGAAACTGATAACTACACCAGTCAGTTCAATACTTTGCAAGACAAACTTGAGCAGATGGAGAGTCGCGACAAGGCTGACTCTAGCTTGACCTCAGATGATATCAATGCAGTTCGAGACACAGTAAATAACCAGCTTACGTTAATTCGTGCGGCCAATGCTTTTGTCAAGAATATGTTTATGGTTTCCATCAAAGGGAAGCGTGGGTTCTTTAAAGGTATTAAAATTACCGATGAACTTACCGAAGCAGCGTTTGCTAAAATCAGACGCATGACCGGCAAAGCGAAATAAGACAGGGGAGTCCTAGTGGACTCCCCCTTATGCCGTCTTAGTCTGTATGTCTAATGAATTTAATGTCCAAATCATCGACCAGTGCAATGGCACCATCCGGTTGACGCTCTAAGACTTTAGCTAGGCTACAACCTACTGAGTCGTTGTCCACTACAAATGCATCCAATGTAGAGTCATCGTTGAACGAGTGCACCTTAATGGTCACCACGTCATCACTGACAACTTTACGGAGCTTATCGTGAATAGAACCCGTTGAGATTTTAGACTTAGCCAATTCATTAATGACCACCTCTTTTACCGAAGCGTTGAGGCTCTTACGAATTGCAGCGTTTGAGTACGCATTAAAGCTAACGTACAAATCAACACGAACACTAATGCCAGCACTGATTTGTTTTGGCTCACCTTGTACTGAGTACACGGTAATGGTCCCACTGTTTGCTTTAGGTGAGAACATCAGGTCAGTACGAGCCAGAAGCTTACCACTGATGTCACCAATGTCTGTTTGTACCCAATCTACAATACTTTCAGCCACAGTACGAACGTATGCATTAGTTCCTGTTTCTGTAGAGTAACGATAACGACCATCAAACAGAATTTGTTCAATGAAGTACGTCTCACTGCTCCCACCAACAGGAATACGTTCACCGTGCTCGTCCAGCTTGTAATCCCCTTGGCGGAATTGGTAAACCGGTCCACCAGTTTCCGAATCCATGACAGGGTCACCTTTAGAGTGAAGTAAGATACCTTCAAACTGCCCATCCACCTCAACTAACTTGATAAAGCCGGAATCGGGCTCACGTTCGTAAATGTCCTCACTGTAAAGCATTGGTACGTCACGGTCCCACACTTCGTAATTAGGCTCGTTAATCGATACCCGTGAACGGTTGATTAATCCATCCATGCTTTCGAACAAACGTAGGTTAGCCGTTTCATGCGTAATTACGATTGCGTCTTCAGCAGCAAATGGCGTACCCAGAAGGTTGTGTAGGTCGTCTCGCTTGTCGGTAGATAAACCAACGTCAGTTACGTAATGGATAAAGTCAAACTCCGTATCAGGCTCAATGGGGTAGAGTAAAGTATCATCAATCACCGCATTGAAGTTAGTGGCAAAGAGTTTGTGACCTTTGTGGATTTCAAACTTCGTGTTGATGGGGAAACGGAATATTAAGTTACCGTCTACATCACGACCGTAGTTGACACCCTCCACGTAAGTACGTTGCTCCTGACCACCCGGACGGAACGCTAACTGCAAACCAACTTTAGACGGATGCAGTTTTTCATGTCCTACCGAACCTTTTACGGTTACTGCTAATTCATAGCCATCGAATGTACGGTATAGCGACATTGCACTTAAGGTAGCTTTATAATCCACTTTACTGTTAGCTGCACCGAAGTAACGATTGTTCACCGTTGGGTTATCGATGTAGTAGTTGTTGTAACTAAAGACATCGTCGTTAGTGTCTAAAACGGTAAGGTACGGACTGAAGAAATAACTTTCTTGTTCCAGTAAAGAGATTAGCACATCGCCACTTGCCTGCTCCAACGCTTCCCGCTCAAGGTCACTCACAAAACTGATACCCACACCATTTCGTTTATACAACGTGTTAGGCATGATGCTCCAAATCTTGTTAGCGTAGTAGGCAGTCGACAACGTCTGTAAAAGCTCTGACCAGACCTTTATTGACTCAACAGTAGTGCCAATGGGGCTAGAGCTTAAACCACGCTCAGGAGCCGGTACAGTGCGAGATGCGAGGAATGTACGGTCAGTTATGTTATCCACCACGCTCAGTACATCATAACCACGGTCTTTCAGCGTATTGGTCAAGTCAAATTCAGTGACCGGTGCTGGTTTGTAAGTGGAGTTACGAACCGTACGGTCTTGCAACTCCTCAAACGACAGACCATTACTACCACCCTTAGTTACAGAACTACCGGCAATTGCCATTTGGGTAATCTGAGACAGAGGGGCAGTGTAGCGACCATTGTCCGTGTTGTTTAAATCTATCCACTTACTTTGGACGGCAGTATATGGGTACTCGCTGAGCGACAGCGAGATATTACCTTTAGTGGTGTAGACATCAATGCGAACTTCTGCACCGATTAATCCCTTGTTGAAATAAATCTCAGGAATCTTAACACGCAACGTGCCGTCGGCCAGTTTCAATGTGGCCGTAGGGATACCATTGTCGTATACGCGACCAGAGTGAGTAGTAACCATCTCTTCCCAATCGCCACCAGTGTGGCGATGAAACACTCTGCAGTAATATAAGTAATCGCGAATGGTCTTAGTCGTACTAAAGCCACTTGCGCTTGACACGGTGGCTACGGACGATTCTACGCTATACTGCAAACCCGGCACTTGGAACATTAACATCTCACTACCTTGGTGTCTGTGTAGACGGTAGTCGATAACGTTAGTCTCCAGTGCCATGAACGGTGACTGTTCACTTGTATCGTAAAGAATGCTAATCGATTCAGCCCCAGAGAAAATAATTTCAATGGGGTATACGAAACTGAAGTTTGCACCAGCCACGGTGACACGGGATTCACGTGGAATAACTAACTTAGTGTTGTTAGTTCCCGGAACAGTCTTCGCAAGACTACGTAACTCCGCCACGTTAAATGCAAACGTGAAGAGGTCACGACTTGGACTACCCCATACACCAACATATTCCAAATCGGAAATATGCCCATACAAGTCATCTTCGGTACTTACCAGTTTAGGATAAGTACGACGGGTTAGACTTTCACACTCACTGATGGAATCGGCTGCCATAACCGCTGCGGACTCTAGTAGTAGAGTAAAGGGGTTAGTGGGGTCAATGACATTCAGTGTACCCTTTGAAGCTTTATCAAGAAGCTTGTATACGGAACGTTGGACGGCGTTGGGATTTCGTCGGAACTTATCAAGGTCGTCCTGCAATTCACTAACTTGGATATTATCCATTACTGAATCCTCTTATTTAATATACTGTTCTGGTCTGAACTGTTTTAGTTCAGCGGCTGATTCAAGGTAAAGGTGCTTGTTAACCCACCACTCTAACTCCATGTTACCATCCTCACTGATGCGTGGGTAAGAACGGAAGTTAAAGTAGTCCTTTTCCTCGTCTCGTAATTTAACCATTTGCGTATCGCGGAAACGGTTAGACATACTAGGGTTAAACTCTGCAACCAAGGAATTGAACTCAATAACCAGAATGGGGTCATTGTAAATCCACCCGCTACATTTAAACGGGACAGATATTTCTTGGTTATCCTGAATCAACGGTTGGGACGAGTCGAAGTTGAACGCAGCGCCCAATGGGTTTACGTAAGGTGCCCCGTAGCCACAGGCTGCAATCTTCGTAATGTACTTACGACGCTGGTCTAATACCAAACGGTATATGCGAGTATCGTAGTCTTTTTCATTTTCGGCAATACACTCTGGCCACGGTAACATACTACCCTCTGACACCCGTGAAGCATACTGCGTCCAAATATGCATCAGTAGACTGATTGGGTCACCAGACATATTTCGGAAGTTTGCGGTAATGTCGTTGGTGCTGTAATCCATTGGGAGTGAATCAATCATACTCCACGATTCATTAGCAAGACCGTTAGGCGAGGTATGTGTATCCATTACCGAATCTGGCCAGCCACTCATGCTAATTAATAAGTTAGAGAGTAATGGGATGAACGGGTTTTGTGGGTCGACCATAGGACACTGTATTGGTCTTATGTGCGATTTTTCCACCCCCTTATGAGAGACTGGGTCTAGTATACACCGTATTGCACGAGGTAGTGTTAGGGGGTCTCCGGTGAGCAAAGGTGCAAAGTTACGTACCCCAGCAATATTATCATATGACAAATTTAGTCTAGGGCGGGTAAAAAACGTTAACCCGTGGTTATCGCTATTCGGTTTAACCTGAACACCAATGTTCCGATGGTTGAAGCCGTAAAACGCATTAGTCGCCGCCTTGGTGAGTTCCCCTCTGGAACTCCCAGCCTTTGATACGGCATCGCGCACAGCCGACTGGTTTCGGTAACCGAGGTCGTCGTATTTATTATCAGACATTTTCAACTAACTCCTAGGGGAAAACCAACATGTATAAGGAAAGTGTAGATACTACCCTTTCGGTCGTAGGGCGTGTATCTGACCTGATGCGAAGTGCTACTTCAGAATCGCTAATCGAGTATACTAAAGATACTCGTGTTGAGCCGGTAGTCATCTTAGACCAAACTCTTCGTCAGCAACCATACATCACCGATGCTTTACACTCTTTGGTAAGCATCTTCTCAGGCTACTATCTACAAGCTGTGAGCATTTCTACTAATGTCGGCAGCATCGACGTAACTAAGTTACTCGATAAGTTAAGCACTGAGCGTTCTCCAGTTAAGTCTGCCTTAGGCAACTTTTTATCTATGGAGTCATATGATGTTGGCCTACCGACGATATCAATGGAAGCACGTGGTAACCGAAGAGGTGAATCCAGTGCCCAAACCGATTCTGGTGCACATGCTAAATTAGCAGATGCATCGAACTTATCAGTAGGCAAAATGCTGAAAGTTCAGATTAAAGAAAATGGCCATGAAGCTGATATTGATGTGTCCATCCGCTTACGTGTTAAGAGCACGGGTTCGGACGCGATTACTAAGCTTATGGCCGGAAAGGCGAAAGACACCGGTGCCCGTATGCGTTACTTGCAATGGGATGCTCGTGAACTTTCGTTCTGGCATGATATTGTTCTCTGCAGCGACCTCATTGATGCGAATAAGAAAGCAATGTTGCAGGACAAGGACGGTACGATTGCAACGCTAGCCAATCGCCGTACTAAGAATCGCATTGCCGGTATTTTCTCCGGTGAGCCTTCGGTGAACAATGCCTCTGCCATGGTCGTTATGAGCGAAGCAACTCGTCGCCAAGTTGAAAAAGACTTAGGTGGTAAGTTGAAACGTTTTAAGGACCGTGAGCGTATGTTCGAAAACACTCTGACAATGATTGTAATGGTCATTGACACTGAGTGGGAACAACTCACTATCTACCATCGTGGTATTGAAGAACCAACCGAACTTGCCGTAAAAGAACTCAAGTCATTGAACAGGGGTACTGGTCCGGATGTTGGTGAAATTCTGAAAGCTTATCAGCTTGGTAATTCCCCACAATTCTAAATTGGAGTAAACATGAAAGTCGAAAATTATCTTCGCTCAATGTTGCCCTCTATGGAAAAGGTGTCTATCAAAGAAGACCTGCGTAATCTTAAAGAGGAATTGGACGGTAAGTCCATTCCTCCTTTTGTAAGTGCGTCAGAGTTCTTTAGTAAGGACTACACCTTTAAGTCGAGAGACGTTCAAGAGCTGCAAAAAATTGTAGACCGTAGAGTGGACCATAAAGCTAAGAACCTTGTTCTACTTACTCGAGCCGCATTAGAGCAGAGCACTGCGAACGTCAATTCCATTATTGACTTAGTAGAGAAGCATTACTCCAATGACGTGGTTCGCGACGGTATGACCTACCTGAAAGTAAACATCAACCAATACATCGAGTCCATGAGCTTCATGTCCATGTACGCTCGTCGTTTACTGTTGGTGGTTTACGGTCTGGAAGCTATGGGTTCAAGTGAAGCTGCGGACAAAGCATTGTCTCGTGACCTGAACTGGGTTCGTAAGCGCTTTAACGATTTCTTGGTTTGTGTTAAGGCAAACCTGAAGAACGACAAAGTTCTGAAAAAGGAATTGGAAGCCATTCCAGATATGCAGGTTAAACCTGAGTCAGCTGCGGCAGTTCGTGAAACGGTTGGACTGGACAAGATTGACCCTAACAGCTTTGGGTTAATCAGTGCTCGTCTGAATCCTATCTACCATATCCGTATGGCTTGGACTAAGTGGCAGGTGCATCGTTTACGTCAGGCTGAAGAAGAGAAAGAACTTCTTGAATTTAAACTGGTCTACCTACGTAATGAACGTAGCGGTAAGAAAGATGCGAAGCTTGAAGAAGTTATTGAGCGTTACGAAGCTCGTGTTCAAAAGCTTCAGTACAAAACTCAGGAGATGCTAGAAGATGAGTAAACCAGTAGCAAGCCCATTCGGCTTCTGCTTTGGTCAACCATCGGCGGGTAAGAAATTGCCCGTCCTAGCTGTCCCTGAAGTAGAAGCTCTCGCACTTGAGTACCGTACTTGTACTCGCAAACAGGTTTCTATGGACTTCCTCGGGCGAATGGTGCATACGGCTAAGATTCTTCTTGGTCCTAATCCCATTAGTCATTTGTCTTCCTTATATGAACGACGTGCTCTTGTTAGTGAATCTGACTATAATTATGATTTCCTTCAAGATACCGTCAAATTCATTGAGACGGGACACCGGACTATGGGTATTTCCACCATTAGTCAATTGATGGATTTCCTTGGAGAAGATGAGAAATTCGAATTCCATCCTCTCAAATATTTACCCCCGATTAATCCGACACGTATGGAACGCACGTCACAACCGTGTGAGTCCGTATACACTCGCTGGTTACAACAACCAAACGGTGTGAACGATATGTTATGTACGTTAATCGTTTTATTCGGTAAACACAACCAACTTTGTTGCAACAAATAGGAAAAAGTTAAAATGCGTAATTTAGCAAATATCGGTAAACAAATCGCCCAGACTCAATATGCTGGCGTACAAGTCGGTGGAAGCGAAGGTCTGGAAAGCATCCTTGAAGAAGTTTCTGTTGAAGCAATGCAAATCGAAGGCGATAACGCTCTTTGTGCCGACCTGGAAAACGTTGTAGGTTCTTTGGAAAGCATCGCTGACCAAGCTGCAGCATCAATCGAAGACGGTGGTCTTGACCGTCAAGCTGCTGGCCTGTTGGAAGTAGCTGTTGAATCACACATGGCCCGTGTTGGTCTGTCTGCTCAAGATTCTGTAGCGTCTCTTGAATCTTTCGGTGGCACTGGTACTCGCGTTGAAGCGACTCAGGTTTCTGTTGAAGCCATCAAGGACAAAGCTAAGCAGCTTTGGGACTTCCTGGTTAAGAAATTCCAAGAAGCTCGTCAAAAAGTTTTCGCTTGGTTCAAGAAAGTATTCTCTGGCGCGGCAATGCTGAAGAAGCGTGCTGAAGGTATCGCGAAGAAAGCTGTCGACAAAAAAGGCACTAAGAAAGACGACCAGGAAGAAATCAAACTGGGCGGCGCTGCTAAAGCACTTGCTGGTAAAGATGGCAAAGCTGACATCCCTGCACTTGCTGGCGATATCAAAGAACTGGCTAAAGTAGTTGACGGCGTATACCGTGGTCACGCTAAGCGCGTTGGTGATTTCGGTGGTGACGTTGCTGGTCTGCTTGACAAAGTAGCTGGTGCTCCTAAAGAAGACCTGGAAGGTTCTGATGCCGACAAGTTCTTCAAATCTGGTAAGTTCATGGGCGAAGACGTTCTGGCCATGCTGGTTACTGACTTCCCTGACGGTGAACTGCTGGGCGGTCGTACTTTCGTAGTTGCTAAAGCTGACAAAGCTGGCGACATGACTGAACTGAAGTCTGCTATCGACAAGTACAACGTTGAATTCACTTTCCCTGGTGACGGTAAAGCACCTAAGATTGCTGACGACCAGAAGTTCGATGCAATCGAGCCTGGTAAAGTTAAAGACATCGCTGAGAACATCGTTGTTCTGGCTGAGTCTATCATCGCGTTTGAAAGCGATTACTTCAAACACGCGAAGAACCTGGAAAAAGCAGACAGCGCTGCTGAGAAAGTTGGTAAAGCTTTCGATAAAGTATCTCTGGGAACTGCCGGTGCAGGTGCTGAGAAAGTATCTAAGTCTCTGTACTCTGCTGCACAGCGTGCAAACCAAAATCCAGTTAACCAACTGACTGGTTCTGTTCTGGCGACTGCTCGTGCTGCTCTTGAAGTATGTGACAAGTCTCTGGGTCAATACGAGTAATTAGTTAGTAATAGCTAGTTAACTGGTAAAAGGTTTAGGGGAACTTCGGTTCCCCTATGTCATTTGAATTAAATTGGAGAACGCATAATGCGTCATTTAAATTCAATCGTTGGCACAGCAACTGCTGGTCCAGCTCCTACGGTACGTCCTGAGCTTTGCGAAGAAGGTCAAGCACAGGCTATCGTTGCTTCTATGGAAGCACACGCTGATGTACAATTCCTTTCTGACGAATGTGACCGTTACATCGACCTGGCTACTAGCCTTGAAAACCTGGCTGACGTTACTGCAAGCATCGAATCTGCTACAGTAATGGAAATGCAATTGGTTGACATCGCTGGTGACATCGCAATGGCCGGTACTGAGTACGACGGCGCTGCACTGACTCCGGGTCTGGAATCTTCAGAAGGTTCTACTATCTCTGTCGAAGGTATCAAAACCATCGCTCAGGATATCTGGAAAGCTATCAAAGCATTCGTTGCCAAAATCTGGAAACGTGTTGATAACTTCTTCCACAACATTTTCGGCGCTCTGCCGCGTCTGCGTAAGTCACTTATCGCTCTTCGTGAACGTGCTGATGGCTACACGGACAAATCAATTGAAGAAAGTAAGACTGAAGTAGGTTCTTCTATCAACCCTCTGGTTGTGAACAACGTTGCTCCGTCTTCTTCTAAAGGTATCGAAGATGCCTTGGAAACGTGTAAGACTGTTGTTAATGGTCTGTTCGACGTTTACACCAAATGCATCATCGCACGCGGTGAAGTTATTAAAGGTGGTCTGAAAGAGTACAAGCCTGGTAAAGACTGGACTGTAGAACAACACGCTTCTGCGCTGGCCAAAGTTCACGGCTTCGACGACGACTTCAACAAAATCAAGAAAGCATTTGATGCTTCTGATTTCAAAGGCAAAGACCGTCGTTTCTCTGATGGTGCTACCATCTCTTCTGTGAACCTGCCTGGTAACATGTCTGTATTCGTACAGGGTGTTGAACGTGACGAAAACAGCGGTGCCCTTGGTACAGCTGAAGCACAACGTGCTCGTACCGTTCGCGTTATGTCAACTCTTGAGAAGTCTCAAGACGCAGTTGATGAGCATGACGTACAGACTCTGGCTATCAATGAAATCAAAGGTATCGTAGATATCTGTATTGACATCGTTGACGGCATCGAAGCCTGGGAACGCGGTAAGAACATCAAGACCATCAAAGGTCTGGTTTCTGACATCGAAAAGAATGGCGACAGCTTGAAGAAAGCTGAAGGTGGCTTGGAAGACGTAACGTCTGAAATCCGTGCTTATCCTAAGTCGGCCATGAACTTCGTTAAGTCGTTCACCACTTGGTCTGCAGAACCACATACTACCATCACTAACACCAGCTTGGCTGCTGTACGTGCTGCTATTGTGGTTTGTAACAAATCACTGTCGAATTACAAATAATTCGAATAGTTGATACAAGCAGTTGACCACACGCAAACTTGACAACCACACATTGTTAAACTGCAAGTGTCAACTATCGTGAGGGAGGGGCGAAAGCTCCTCCCTTATGACGTCTTAGGAATTTTACTCTATTTTTTTATCTTATACGAGAAACCTTTACTGATGGTAGCATTTAACTGTTAACATTTTTTAAACATATATCATTTAAGTGGGTTTAGGCCTAAAACAAGAAGCCTTTACGGCTACGTATTTTAGAAAATACATTTACTTAAATAAAAGGAAAGTAATGAAAGAAGCAACTAATGCCCCTATGTACGCAACCCTATATCCGGGCCTGTGTCAGATAGCAAGAGAGAACGGGTATACGTTGGCGATACACGGGAGTCTTCAACAAGACTTAGATTTAATTGCGGTACCTTGGACAGACGACTATTGCCATTACGTGACATTAGCAGAGCTGTTCTTGGAACATTTACAAGCATGTTTAGGTGAGTCATTTGATGACTGTAACCCTGAACGTAAATTACATGGGCGTATAGCCTACAACCTTTACATGGATAACGGGGCTAAGGTAGACCTTAGTATCATGATGCCTGTATTGGAATAGAGAGTGGGTTATGTTGGTCATAGGCGACGATAAAATAACCACCATAAATAATCAATCTTTAAATAAAAGGAAAAGATAATGAAAAATGAATTAGCCATCATTGAGGAGTTTCAAAGCTCTCAGTGGGGTCAAATATCAATCCGTGAAGCCCTGTGTATTGCACAGGACGTTTTAAATGAAAACAAGTACGTCTACGTCTTCAAAAAGGATAATGATGTATTTGAGGAAAAGGGTAAGAAAGTTTACGTTGAGGGCTGGAGTGTCATTGGGGGTAATCCAAACTACTACCACAGCATTGGTAGTATGGACACCCGCTTAGAAGTAGGGTACTTCATAAAGACCATGGAGAGTAAGCAGGGTGAGGAAAAGAAATCCATTACCTTACCAACCAACTACTGGTCACTATGGTACCGCTTCAACCGCATGTTTGATGAGGCAGAGCTGCACATCGTGGAAGGTCGCGTCATTACTTCTAGTCCTAAGAAACTACAGGGACTTATTGAGGGCTGGGAAAAAGTACTTGCCAGTGCCGACGGCCGTCCCATGATTCCTGTTATAGCCGAGTATACCCAAGAGGAATTAACGACGATAGTCAACTGGTCTCCCAAGCAGCTACAGGCCGAACTAGATAAACTTAAAGAACTGATTAACACCAAAGTTTCAACTAGCTTTACGCAAGGTGAAAGTAGTCTATTAACCAAAGGTATGGATGGTCGCGTTAAGGCATGTAAATCTCGTCTCTCAATGCGCCGTAACTTTTGGAAAAAGTGGAGTGAGCAACGCGGGGATATTGTGCAGTTGGCAAAGACCTATTCCGTCACTACCGACAGATGGTCCTCTGTAAATGGATAATTATATGGGGGATAGTATCCTCTAGTTAATTAACTGTTATCTTTATCTGGAGATTAACCATGGAAAACATGGAAATGCCAATGGCTGAAATGACCCACGGTCAAATGCGTGTTAAGGCACTTAAGTTACGTACTGATGCGATGGCCTTGCCAGTGACCGACCCTAACCGTGCTGACCTGATGCGCCAGTACCGTGAATGTCGTGCAATGTGCTTGGCCCGTCGTTGCAACGGCTAATCAACCATTTGGTTGGTTAAAATATCGGGAGCTTCGGCTCCCTTTATTTTTTTGTTTTCGTAATTTTATGTAAATCACCTATTTTGGAGTAACTAGCTATGCCGATAATTTCACATGAAGTTACCGAGACTATAGAAGCTGTCACTCGTCCGGTAATCTACGCGGTTGCTAGAAACCTACTTCAAAGAACTGGATTGAGTTTAGATGCTTCAGTTTACCTTAATAAAGGAGATGGTCAGGCCCGTAGTTTAAACAGTGGCTTAAAAGAAGCACAGGACGAGGCCACTTTTGCGCAGGATAAATCTCGCATTCAGGTAAGTATGGAAGAAGAGTACATGGATGACGATATGTTGGAGAGTAAAATCCCTGACAGTAATACCAACCCTGCTTTCATTGACCCCGTATTGGGCATCAGTATTAGACCTATCTACTACCAAACCCGCATTACCCTGACCATTGAAATGTATTTTAAATCTGAGTCGGCTGGGAGTAACTGGGTTAACGGCATTCGTCGCCGTGTTGGTAACGGAAGACAAGGGCAAAAACACACTGCGGAATATCACTTTGCTATTCCAGAGGTGTTAATGTCGGTATTGGCTGAACTGTACACTCTACGTGAAAACAATGCGGGTTATGGGGAAACGTTTAGTCAGTATTTGAAAAATAACTTCTCTCACCTAGTAACGGTTATCACTAACCAGGCTGGAACCAAGAGTCAGTTCGCCGTAAAGGAAAAGCAGACAGGTTTTAACGGATGGTTCAGTTTTGAGAAGCCGCCGGAGCTAGTGCAGAATACCCAACAGTTTTCGGCATCGTTTAGCTATACCTTTGAATATCAAAAGCCTGCGGCGTTTGTAATGTCTTATCCTTTAATGGTACATAATCAGTTAGTGCCTAAAAAGTTACGATTGATGGGTGAGAACTATAACATGTTAGTCGACCCCAACCATGCTGATTACACCAAAAGCCGTTTCATGCGTTTACAAGGTGGCCCTATTGTACCTGGACAATCTATTGGTGGGATTAGTGTGCCTAACTGGGATGAATGGTTACCGCAACGAGTGCGCCGCCATTACTCAACCTTACTACGTTGTATGTTGATGGTGGGTAATGACCCGAGGGAACTGATGAACTTGGATAACATACCAAATCTTCAGATTGACCCCATACTGCGCGAGTACATGGTTAAGCATCATACCTTGCTGACCACCAGCTACGCCCATCCTTTTCAGGTGGTGCTGTACAAGGATGGATTGCCTTTACGTGAAGATGCATTAGTAGTAGACGAAAACTTTAATGTGTGGTCTACATTCGATTTAAACCCTCGCCATCAGTATCACCTGTGGATTGGTTGTATGACCGACTTATCAATGTTAAGTGACAATGGGGTTGATGGTTTAATTGCTGATGGGGAAGTCACTAAGCAGGTTATTCGTGTTGTAGATTCAACGTATGATATTAGCAAGGTCCATGTTCTAGACGATGGCTCCATTAGCCTGCCGCGTTGGAACAAAATTAAGACTGAGTTAAAAGAATCGTATAAACGCTACACTAACCGTTATGAAAATAACACCTTAACAGTAGGTCAGTTTACTGTTACTGCTCAGAATCTTGGGAGAGACTAATGCCACTTGTTACTGAAGAAGAAGCGGTCGAACCGATTGCACAGGAGCAACCCCTACGTCCAAGGGAGACTCCAAAGAACTACCAGGATAATGTGGTTGATACCAAAGAGGTTGACCACAGTTCCTTACTGACCTACGTAAGTGGGTCTAGTTGGACAGTTAACTACTATAGTCAGATATTGGGAAAAGACCAAGTTGGGGTTACCCAGCAGGTTGACCAGAATGGCGTGTACCAGCAGTACAAAGAAATTAAAAACTTTGAGCTAAAGGTACAGTCGTCACTGTCTCAAGACCAAGACCCTGAAACCAAGGTCTTTGAAGTAGTGGGTACCAGTAACCTATATCCAAGTATCATTGCCAACACTGGGGATATGTTCATAGCGGATGTAGGAGATGGGCGTTCGGCTATCTTTACTGTTACATCAACCCGTAGACTAACCATCTATCGTGAAGCCGGTTTTGAGATTAACTACAAGTTAGTTAACTACACTACTGCCGAACGAATGACGGATTTGATTGGTAAAGTTGTTGAGAGTGTCTTCTTTAATAAAGAAGGCCTCAGGAAAGGCGCTAACGCCTTTGAGACGGCGTCGGAGTTGGTAGAGCGACAAAGTGTAGCCGAGCTAATAGAACGTCTCACAGGCTCATACACGCGACGTTTTTGGTGTGATGAATTTAACACCATTGTATTTCGCAATGAAAACGATGACCGTATCTACGACCCCTTCCTTGTAGACTTCATGAAGAAGCTAGACGTTCCATGGGTAAAGATTCCTACCAGTTTAAACTGTAACGGAATTGAAAGTCTAGATGAGCCAACTATCTGGACTACAATGGTTGAGGGTAACACATGGTTCCCAGACCTCATTGAGTGGATGGAAGAAGTGTATCCTAGTACGCTAAGTCAATTACCCACTATGGGTGGGATTGCTTGGACTACGATGGAACTTGTACGTGTACCGATGGTTGGCAAGCTACCTGCTGAGCCTGTCCCACCTGTACCAGTTGACGCGGACTATCACCCGACTGACCTAGAAAAGCATTATGTCTTATCTAGTTGGTATTACAATAAACAGCCGGACGGTATGTCTAAACTTGAACGCTACCTAAGTATGTGGTTTGAAAACAAATCATTAGATACCACAGAAATTATTCGGTTAGCAAAAGAAGCGCCTACCTGGGATACCCTGAGCCAGTTTTATCAGATACCCATTATCCTGACGCTTCTGTTATCACTAGAGAGATAAACGCTATGCAACGTGACGCAACCCAAACCGCAGTCTACAAAATCTTCCATTGGAAGTATCAATGTAAAATACCAGAGATGGTAGTTTATTCCGATGCTGTACTTGAAGAGTTCGGTACATTCGTCTCTGGAGACGAAGCGCGTGACGTTAGTAACGCAACCATGTTGGTCGGTGCAATCCGTACAATCGCTGAGCTGTGTGAGATAAGCGCTAAGGGATTTAAGATTGAAATCGAGGACAACAGAAAAGCTTTTGAAATGTACAGCTTGGTGTGTGAGCATTTAAAAGACTGCATCGAATACCAGAAAAATGGTTTGTTCGGTCGAATGCCCCCCATGGATGATTTGAAAAAGCTTGACAAGTTTGCGGCGTATATCTACCCACAAGCGCGCTGGCACTTTGTTGGTGAAACTGAGACCACCAGTAAACTCATGTCCTTCCTATCGCGTAGTCGTACTGGTCGTAAGACAGAGGAGCAGGTTAAGACTGCACCAGATGCACACGTACCTATTACTACTAAACTTGACACCGGTATGTTAACAGGGACAAGGCAATGGAAGTAAGAAACACGACTCTATACGAGGAGATGTTGAAGATAATCAACGTACCGGCTACACACCCAGAGTTTATGTGGTCGGTTACTTTGTTTACTCCTGAGGGCGAATTGGTTTTAGATGATGTTAAGTCAATGTCAGTCGAACGTGACTACGCACAGGACTTCTCAGATAAAACCATGCTCAACTTCATGATGGGGATAGGGACGTACACTAACAAGGTGTATCCCTATAAAAGCAAGTTAACTGTCGAGATTGTTAAGCGTCCGATTGTTGTAGGTTCTAATGATACGCTAGACCCTAACCAATACGCCACGAAGGAAGTTTATCGTGCTGTGTTAGTTGACCAGTCTAGTTTGGGGCTCAGGGCAGGTAGTGAGATGACAAGCGATGAGGCTAAGGGTGACCGCTCACAACGCATCCAGGTACAGCTTCAGTTAATTGACCCGCTACTGGACGCAATGCGTACTAAGTTTATCTCTGGTATCTTTGAGGGTACGTGGGAAAACATCCTTAAGGCACTGTGTCGGGCTAAGCTTCGTAAGGAACCGTGGGAGAAGGACGTTAACCTTGAACGAGTACATCAGCGACAGCAGTATGAACTAGCAGGGGTAGACGTAGTTGAAACGGATAATACCAATGACCCGAAACAACTACTCATTCCTGTTGGGACACGCATTGTTGACCTACCCGACTACATCCAACGTAAGTATGGTTTGTACACCACGTCACTTGGTAGTTACATTGAACGAGGTGAGTGGTATATCTGGGGACTCCATAATACCAAGCGGTATGAAAACTCAGAGAGAACCATTACGGTCGCTATGATGGACAGCGGGGTACTCCCTGCCACCGACAACTCTTACATCGTGGAAGAAAAACACGTTAAGATAGTTGCCACCGGAAACATCCAACATTTGGACAACACTGAATCCACACTTCAGAACCTAGGTAATGGAGTAAGGTATCAGGATGCAAACAAACTGATGGATGGGTATGCTGAGACCATTGATGGTGTAACCCACATCAGCCGGGGTAAAAACCTAAGGGAGTATTTGGTAGAGCCACGGGAAGATAACCTGAATGTGATTCCGTACGCAAAACAGCGTATGACCTCGAACCACTACAAAGAGCTGTCAGAGCTTAATGAGCGCAGGGGAACCATTGTAGCAGTTAAGTGGGAAAACTCCGCACCGGACGTTCTACGACCCGGTACACCTAGTAAACTACTGTACTCGGCGAAGGATGAGGTGAAGAGCGTTGAGGGAATATTAATTGGTTGTGTTCATGCGTATGCAAAAGAGTCACAGCGTTACACTGACCAACGAGTTAGATGTAATAGCCAGTTAGTCTTCTGGGTTAATCGCGATATCACCAACCCGGCATAATGAGGAGGCCTAGGCCTCCTCTGCTTTATGCTGTTTATTTTTTTCTTTACCAAAAATCTTATTCCAGAAAAGTGCAAGACCTACAGTTAACAGCCCATAATAGGCAGCTGCCCCAATCATCGCTGACCGAGGCAGGTCTGTGTAACTAGTAGCGACAGTAAACAGCAGAAATAATCCCAAGGTGAATAATAGGGCTCTCTGCTTAAAGTTCACAACCTGTCCTTAAAATAAACGTTTGAACATCGCTTTAAGGCGCGTCCAGAAACTTTTTACTTCTTCTGCAATTTCTTCAGAAGATTGCTTGGCTTCGCCAATAGCTTCTACCACGTCTTCCGCTGCATCTTCCACAGTGTTAAGCACTTCAGTAACAACGGTATCACTTTTAGTAATATCCTCAGCATGGATATCTACAGTGGCCTTACGATGTTCAGCCAACTCAGCGTTGGTCATCAAAGGCTTACCAGCTACATCACAAGCACCACATTTACTGTAACGCCCATCGGCAGTGTTGTTCTTACGGAAATCATCGATTGGGTGCACAACGTCACAAGCACGGCAGTGTTTCAGGTCACCTTCAATGTGGGCAACGGCAGTACCATACTCTTTACGCAGTTTACGGGTTTGAACTTCGATTACGTTTTTACGTTCGCAGTTCTTACAAACATCGCGACGCTCTCCCGATTTAACACGGAATTGCTTTTCGCTTTTGGTTTTCTTACACTGAATGCAAGTCTTCTTTTCTACAGCAGCAGTCATCATTTACTCCTAGTTACCACAGACAAAAACAAATTTAGTCATAACATAGACAAACTAGAGTAGGGGTGTTAACCCTACTCCCAGAATGCATCATCGTCAGAACCGATTGGTCCCATTCCAACTTTCTTAAGCGCAGCGCTTTCGCCCAGTACGTCGTCCGGTATTGCCCCAACTTCAGCAAACTTATACACGGTGTATAAATCTTTCTCTGGGGTAATGAACGGCATACGGTGCTTACCACGGTGTGCAGTTAAGAATGTTGAACCATCCCCTGGACGTTCTAAGTTAATGATAATTTCTAAGTCAAGTTCTTGGTCAATCTGTTTGGAGTCTGCCCAATAACCTTTGTTAGCTACTTCCTTAACAAAGTTCTCACAGCCATTTCTCAATAACTGTTTAGCATCCGATGATAACTGATGTGCAGTCAATAACGTAATGCCGCGAGGGTTAGTATAGTTTCGCATACGACGGAACAGGTCACGGATTAACGCAGAGTCCGTACCGCCTACGCAGCCATCTTTAGACATCATGTTAAGATAGTCCAAAGAACACAGGTGAATTTCATATTCACGTTCGTAATCACGCAGTAGCGATACAAACTTAGAATACGTAAAGTTTGAAGGGTCAAAACGAAGGAACTTAAAGTGATAACCGTTTACCGTCAATTTCTCGTGAACGTATCTGGCCGCCTCATCCAAATCAATGTTGGGGTCACGAGTATCGAAATCTTCAAGGGTCTCGTTTTCTTTAAGCCACTTGTAAAGAATCATCATGTTATCTTCAGCAGCGTTCTCAAGAGAGATGTGAAGAATTAATGGTTTCTTTGTTTTGTCCAGCATGTAAGGGATGTTGTACATTGCTACCTGACGGGGTAGGTGTAGTAACATACCAGATTTAAAATTGTGTTGCAGTGCACCGATACAGACTTCGTCACCACGACGAAGACCGCCTACCTGACCTAGCATTTGGTTAAAGCCCTGCCAACCTAAACGCATAACTCCTTCGGAAGAGTTGGTAGTACGCGCTTTCATTAATGCATCAGCTACTGAGGTAAGATTACCCAAGTCAATTTCAGATACCATCTCATCATGGATTTTCTTACCTGACATTGATTCGGCAAAAGGTTCCAGTTTAGCGGATATGTTTTCAGGTAGACTTGGCCAGTTAATTGACCCGTCATTAAAGTGCGTATCCATGTACGCCTGCTTAATGATTTCTTTTACCTGTTCTTTATTTAGCTCAACGCGTAATTTGGTTTCTGCCCGCTGAATGGCATCGATGACTTCATCTTGACTTTTAAGTGGGGCTAAACTTGCTTCTAGTGCGTCAACCAGATAGGTTTCATCCGCTACATTTACTCTAATTCTTTGAAGCAAGTCATCGCGATTGAATGCTGCAGCTGTGCCCTGTTCTAACATCCAGAACACTGTAGCTTTTAAAGCTACAATTGAATCTCGTCCGCTAGCAACTTCGGACACCGATTCCGACACCTTAATCTTATCCGCTACTGAGCGTACTAGAGAGGTGTTGTCGACTCCTGCACCTTCATACTCAGCTTCGCGGTATAAAAGAGTAATCGAGTCGACTAGAACTAGTTTGTGGTCCATTGGCTATTCTCTTAAAAAATTCTATTCATTAACAGACGATTAAGGATACTGACATGCAAGTATTGATTGTACCTGCTTGGCTGAGACGTAAACTCGAGGCTAACAACTTACCCTTAACCGTGTTATTAGATACTGAACGGTTGTCTTCTATATTAACTAAGGAAGATTTATTTTTTCTTCTAAAGGCAAACAGTCCAGAAGAAAATCATTTGGTATCGGATTACGCGGCTATCAAAAGCGACTTTGAAGAGTATCTCTTCTGCGACAAGTTATATAGCTTGTTTGCGGCAGGTGAACTAGAGTTGCTGCAAGCACAGTGTTTCCCTGAAGGTGACAAACCAAACGACCTTCTTATATATGGGGATGTATTAAACATGGGTGATGTAGAAACTCGTGCCTTTAATTTACATAACTATGAAACGACTATGCTTCAACCAGACGTGGCTGCAGTAATAGTTAAACCGTGTGTGTCGGCCGGTTATACTACCGCGTCGCTAAAATCTTTCCTGGAAGTCCTACAGGGACAAATGGGATACGAACAGGTCGCTAAGTTAAATTCATTCAAACGTTTTGTAGAAAAAGTTTAGTAGAACTTTTAACTATAGTATGTGTGGTTGTCACTCCTTAGGGAGTTTCTTTAAAAATACGTATTTATAAGGAAGAGAAGAGAATGTCTCGTTTTAATTCTTCGAAAAGCAATATGGTTGGCGTAGCACAAATCGCTACTCAACTAAAATCTGACATCACCGCTCAAGGCGATGACTTTATCCGTCCTGGTAATGCCGAAGCGGTAACAGTGTCTATTGAGTCTTTGGACCCACAAGCCCTGTCTCGCCACGAAGCAAGCTTTGGCGATGTACGCAACAGCATCATCGCTTCTTTGGAAGCGGCGAACATTGAAGTTGACCAAGATGGCGTTGGCCTTGAAGCAGCATCTATCATCGCGATGGGTCTGGGTAATCCTGAAGATTACCATTCAGCGGCAACTCGCGCTACTGTTACTGCCGGTGACAACGTTACTGTTATTCCTGACGCACAAGGCGTTCCAGCAATGGAAGCTTTCGACCAGAATGCAATCGGTAACTACCAGCATTACTCTCTGGCGTTCAACCTGGAATCAGCGCAACAAGACGAATTTGGCGAAACTCTTTTCCCAACTATCGTTCTTACTGCAGAAACCGGTGGTCTGGATGTAACTATCGAACAAACAGTTGTTCACCGCGAAGTTCGCCGTGCTACTTCTGGTGACGTTAGCGACTTCAACAAGAAGAAGGTTCTGGACGCTGTGGTTGACCACACTATCCTTGAGTCTGACACTACTCGTATTTACCCAATCGTTCTTGCCGACGGTTCAAATGCGAAATTCTTTGCTGACGACGCTGTTGTTGGTAAGCAAACTATCGTTGTTGACGGTGCGGAAATCACTACTGCTCCTCTGAAGCCAGGTGTTGCAGTTGACCTGTTAGCGGTTAGCTCTTCTTCTCCTCTGAACAACGGTCAGGAACTGACTGATGAAGACAGCATCGACAGCAATGCCGGTCTGGATACCATCTACGTTCAAATCAGTGACGCAGCTGCTACTAAGACATCTGTCGTTGCCATCAACGTTAAGAACCTGCCTCGTTCAAGCTTCTTCAAGTCGCCTGAAGGTAAGTCTGAGCGTGAAATGAGCATCCAGTTCTCAACTGACACTGTTGTGATGACTAGCGGTCGTCAAGACATCGCTGGTGCTGCTGCAGAAGCTCTTGCTTCTCTGAACGACCAGAAGTTGAACGTAAGCCTGCAAATGTCTGGTACACTTGACCTGGAAACTGGTGAGCTTAAGCTTTACAACCCAGCTCCATCTGTATCTGGCCTGTACGCTGCTGACGGTACTCAAATCGCTGTAAACAGCGGTGCTGGTAAAGCACTTGTTGACAACCTGTCGTTTGAACTGGTTGGTTACACTCTGGAAGCATATCACTCAAACGCTAACCTGCGTCACCGTGGTATCCTGGGTAGCCACACTGGTAAAGTTGAGCGTTACTCAATTGGCTTCAATGCGCCAATCACTGCTAAGGCTCCAATCAACGATTCTGAGCGTCGCAACGCGTCTGACCTGAAAACAATCACTGCTATCTCTCGTACGCGTAATGCGAACGAAGCTGTTAGCAAACTGATTGCACGTGCTGACATGCTGAAGTCTTACGCTGAAGCTGTACAAGGTGACATGCCTCTTCCTGAAATCGAAGGTGCTGGTCGTCACTTGGTTAACCCTTACTACGCTGAGCTTGAGATTGATATGGCGCAAGTCATCAACTCTACCAAGTCTCACGAGAAGGCAGCTGACGTTTCTGATACTCTGGTTAACGCTATCCGCAGCCTTGCTTACCCAATGGCTCAGGACAGTAACTACCAGACTGCTCTGGAAACAATCACCAACGGCCGCGAAACTAAGCCTCGTCTTATCATCGCAACTGACTCTGTACTTCAGCGTCACATCCTGGTATCTGGTGATGAGCGTACTGCTTCTATTGGCATGGACCATAAAGTTGTTACTTCTCCTGACAAGCGTATGTCTGGTACTATCTACCTGACGTTCGGTCGTGAAGGAACTAACGGCGAAGCTGACCCGTTGAGCTTCGGTGCGCACGGTTGGATTCCAGAAATGGTTTCAAGTGCACAAGTATCTCGCGGTGGTTCTACTGCCAAGGTTACTACTGTACAAACTCGTAACCGTCACATCGGCCTGCTTCCGGTAATGGCTAAAATCACTGTTAAGAACTTGGATAAAGTTCTTTCTCAGAAAGTTAGCTAATCGGTAGTTCGCTACTAAGTAGACAGGAGGGCTTCGGCTCTCCTGTTTATGCCGTCTAGATATTTTACATACCCAACACTATTTATGTACCAATGTGGTACTACTAATACTACTACTAGGATAACTACTGTGTTTGTTAAATTAATGGATAGCCTCGAAGGCTCCGATTCTGATATGAAAAAAACCTTTGAGCTTGTTGAATGTAAGCGAGCTAAGGTTGTGGTGGATACCGAACTAACCGACCGTCCCATTAAGAGAGTAATGATAGATACCGTTGGGGACGGTGCCAACTGGATGGGGTTTAGTATGGAAGGCAATGCCTACTTTATTAACGACCACGGTAAAACAGTTGCTCGTATTTCACCAGAGATATAAATGAAGGGAGGCTGTAGCCTCCCACTTATGCCGTCTTATCAAAATATTTTCAAAGATATATTATTATCGTGCTACGACAACCACTGTTAAAATAAAGGGGGCAGTATGCATCGCTCTACTACGGTGACCACGAGTCCGCCATGGTGGAAACAACCTACTGTTAGTAAGACGATACCCCAATCAGCACCGCAAGTAGAATTGGCGCAGGAGTATATCCCGCACAATGACGCTTGTCCCACTGTAACCGAAAATGCGGCCATGACTGGCGCAGTTAGAGTACTGTCCAATGAAGAGGCTTCCGCTAAGGGATACTTTTCTAATTCGCTTGGACAGCGTCCGTGCTCGCTTGAGGAGCGGACAAAGTATTTCAATGGCTTGGGCTATGACGTGGTTATATTTGATTCAAAAGGAATGTACTGGAGGATTCCCTACGATGCAACAAATATAACTGGCACATTTACTATTGCCTGTAGATACACTGCAGCTAATAGCGTTACGGTGGCAAGTAAAACAACCCCTGAAGATATTCCTTCCTTAATATCGGAAAGAATGTTCGCAAGAGCAATTACTGAAGGGTGGAGAGATACTGGTGGGGTGCAGAGCCAAAAACTCTGCGATTGGGAATCGGTGATTTACAGTTCAGAATTCGCCAACGAAGACACGTTGTACATTTCAGAATTGAATTTGTTTATCACTAAAATTACTAACTACTTGGATGCTCCATACCATCCAGATGCCATTGCTAAGATTGAAGGTCGCAGTTATGGTAAGGGTATTACGTTTGGAGCTTTTGTAAATTGGAACGAAGGAGAACGACCTCAGAACTACTACGTTCGTATTTGTAATAGAACACGAACACTGCCTCTGGTAAGAAACCATCAGCTCCCTACAGGCGTTTATCGCTTCGTTAGAGATGGGGACAGACCGATAGTACCAGTACCGGTAACGGATAAAGAGTTAGGGGTGACTAAATTTTGGCACGAGATACCTATCTTTAAGACGGCTACTGAGGCAGATAATGCAACCAGTCAAAACATCATCGGTCAGATGGAGTTGGATGCATTGGAGAATGAGAAACGGGCGTTATCAGAATTGCATGACAAGTTTGATGACGAGAGAACTAAACTACGTCAGGAGAAGGAGGCGTTAGAACAAAAACTACAAATGCAGTCTCTGGATTCTGCTAAAGAGAAGAAGGAGTTGGATTTGAAGCTTGCTGAAATCAAAGAAGCCAGCGCGAAAAGAAGTGATGCCAGAGAAGATACCAGTACTTGGTTGAAATACGTCGCAAGCGTGGTAACCATTGGTGTTGGTCTTTGGAAAGCATTCAAATAAGTTAAATATTACACTACACTCTTTTATAATAGAGTGGTTGTTTATGTAATAAATATCCATACTGAATTATTAAAAAATAACAGGAGATTTAAGGTGGATAATAATCTTTTCGATGCGATACACGCAGAACTTCCTAAGTTCAATGAACGGGTTTGCAGAGGTCTCGCCGTTGAACACCTTAAAGAATCAATGTCCTACATCAAGGGCGTGATGAAGTGTGCCAGCAAATCCTTTCCCCAAGGATTGGTTTTTGAAGATGTCGTGCGTTGTACACCTCGTGAAGAGTTTAACGAACTTACGCGCAAACGTTATGGCCGTCATCAGATTGAGTTATCTGAGTCTGATGTATACCTTGTCAAATTTCTGTTCTCGTATAACGACGGAACGGGTCCTAGACCACTCCCGCCTAAGTACATGTTTCTGCCAGCCGTAGGCCCAGGTGGAAGTATACGTATTAAAGGTACTCGTTACTTCGTGAGTCCAGTTATTGCCGACAAAGCCATCTCAATTGAGGAAAGTGGGTTGTTCATACCACTGACCCGTGCGAAATTAAACTTTGAACGTGCAAGCCACAGTTTCATGGTAAACGGTGTTATGCAAAACCATGGAGCCGTCGTAACTTCACGCATATATAATAACGGTGACGATAAGGCCAAAGGTCCTAATGCAGTAAAATGCGACGTCTCGATTATTCACTATATGTTCGCCCAGTTCGGGTTTACCGAAACAATGCGTCAGTTCTGTGGAATTGATGTTATTGCCGGTACCCCTGATGAAATTAACAACAAGATGTATCCGGAGGATAAATGGTACATATTCTCATCGCTACACTCATTCCAGGGTACGCGACCTAAAGGCGCTCGTCGTTCTCAGACTTACGAGAATTGTACAATCCGTCTTGTCATTCGCAAGTCAGACTTTAGCGAAGTTGTACGTGATTACATTGCTTCGTTCTTCTACGTTGCTGACCACCTTCCAGCGGAAGTGGTGTTAGAGGAATTGGATGATGCACGTATGTGGCGTTTAGCTCTTGGTCGTATTATCAAGAACCAGCGCTCTGAAGGTAAACTTGCAAATGAGATGGATGTTCACATGGCCTCGTTGTCAGAGTACGTGGATGAACTATCTATCCAACGCTTCCGACGCGCGGATATACACGTGTCGAACGTATGGGAGTTGTTCCACTACATTATCTCTAACATGGGCGCACTGATGCGTTCACGCCGTGGTAATGTAGACGACTCGACTGCTTTGCTTGGTATCTCCAGTATGTTTAACAAGAACCTAATCATTCTTAGTTACCTGCTGTTTGATATTACGTACAGCATCTTTATGGCGATGTACAAACTAGCACCCGACAAACGTACGTTAACATTCGACTCAATCAACGATACGTTGAGTAAAACGTTGAAGTACGATGCAATCTTTAAGATTAACGGGGAGAAGCATGGCGAAACAGCTACGCATCAAATCTCCGGCGACAACATGTTCTTGAAGATAACCAGTAACATCGTTCAGCAAACCAAAGCTAATGATGGATACAGTTCGGATACTACAGAGTACGACCCGCAATTGGTCCTGCACTCAAGTCAGATGGCTGTCGCGAGTTACCTCAATCAACCTAAGTCCAACCCGACTGGACGTGATTGTATTAACCCGTACATCGAACTAGATGCAACTGATGTAATCAAAATCCCAGCTCGCCATGAACCAGTTCTGCGCGAAATGGAAAAGGTCGTTCAACGCGACTAACGAAACAAATGAAACTCTTTCTGATAAAATAAAAGGAAACGCCGATGTTTAATCAAGGTAATCAGAATACCCAAATGTACACGCAGATTACAAATCAGCAAAGTGCATTGAACAGTGAGCCGGATTACGGCTCCCCCATCACGCCACCATCCTCAGTACAGGTAGATAACCCAGAGTTGTTTACAGGTCTATATTGGATGACGCGTTGGGTACTACAAAACGTGGTCTTAGAAGACCCTTACTTCATTCCTTCATGGAATATACTGAGTAACAACAACTTCCAAAACGGTGATTACGCACGTCTGGTTGCACGTTCATGTCAACAGGCTCAACAGCGCAACGTTGCCGTTAATCGGATGCAAGAAGACTTGGTATTACCAATGTTGGAAATGGACGCAGCAATGCGTTGGAGTGAAAACGTTCAGTTTGCTTCGCAGTACCTACCACCTCAAATGCAACAACGTGCTCAGGAATGGGCACAGCGTGCGCAGCAGTTAATTGGCGGTGGTAATAACTTTGGTGCTAGCCGTGGCTTCCAGCAAGGCGGTGGATTTGGAAACAGTGGTGGTTGGGGCAATAGTCAACCACAGCAATCTAGTTTCGGCCAACAAGGTAATGCGTGGCAACAAAAGCGGGCGGCTTACTCAGGTAACCAAAGCGGTTCTACTTGGGGACAGCAACAACAACATGTTAGCGGGACTAATCGTTCTGGTTTCTTCAGCAATGATAGAAAAGCAGCGCCAACGGTTAATCAGGCTGGTATTCGTACGCTTAACACTGCGTTAGAACGTTCAACAGTTATTGGTAAAGGTGACGTAGAGGAAAAGTCGGATACTGACTGGAGTCCTCGCGGTGCCACTAACCAATCGGGTGGTTGGACAGGTAAGTCTACTCAACAACTGGCGGCAGAAACACAGAAGACTGTAGGTAAGTCTCCTCTGGAAGAGCTGCTGCCTCAAGATGAGTGGAAGGTTAGTAATCAACAAGACGAGAGTCCATTAGATGTATTAGATACTGCAAACAATAAATCAGGGAGTTCAGCTATGTCACACGACGTAAATATAACCGATGCGTTAACCTCATCAACTAACGTAGGTCCAGCGGTGAGTGATATAGGTTGTCCGGTACTGCGGGCAATGGCTGAAGGTGTATACGGTGAGCGTTTGCCAATGGCAAGCATCTTAACTGGGCAACACAATAACATCCTGGTTCAACCGCACGGTCAAACCGAGCTACCTGTAGAATCACTCTCTGGTGAGAACGCGTTAGCTGAGAAGCTGGCGTATGGTGGCAGCACCATTCTTGTAGATTACATTTACGCCGACTACGAACTTGAGAAGTTGGTTTCTAAAATCGCTCCAATAACAGAAGGAGATGCAGACATGGATTACATGAAGCATATTTTGCACGGCCCGGTTACACCAGCCAATCCGAAGCACCATGTACAGGCGGCTAATTTAGCTAAACCTATTCAACGCGTCGCTGACGAAGGTATGGTAACTAAGCACGGTGTAACGGTCGATGTAACCAAAGCCACGTACTCGTCGCTGGAAACCAGTGAGTATGTAGCTGCAAGCATCAAAGCGCAGACGTACACCGACACAGATAAGTCTATCGAAGTGTATGACAAAGTAGTTGTTCCATTTGTTGTACCAGAAGACTTTGACCGTACTGTGTTCTCTCGTATGGTAGCACATACCTCTGAGAATCTAACGGCGTACATCGATGAGTTGGAAACATTACCACGTCCAATGCAATTGGCGGTATCAGTAAACATCCTAAAAGATGTGAACTTTACCCTGAAAGCAAAGCTGGATGCGGAAATGCAAATCGAAGACTTTGATGATGTTGTAGAAGTATACGACTATCTGAAAGCAAACCGTTCTGAAAAGCTGGCTGCAATGTGGTTGTCTGAATTAAGCTATATCATGGCAAACAACATTCGCGTTGTTCCAGACTCTGTGCGTGAAGATGCGTTGAAGGCGTTGGGTGACGGGATTCCTAAGAAGACTGATTCGTTAGTTCTTCTGGAACGTGAGCGTTATACGCTAACACTGCCGTACACACTGGCGGAACTTAACATTACTGCTAAGAGTGATGATATGTTCTACGTACAAGATACTGCACATGCCGAATTGCATGAAGCAGTGTTGGCAATCTTCGAGCGTCTGGTTAAGACCAACATCAGTAACTTCCAACTGCGTCTTGCAGATGGCGTTGTTTACAATGTTGCGAAGCTGGTACCTGTTGCTAAGACCTACACATTTACTAAAGTGTAAGGTTCAGTAACAGAATAAATAAAGGGGGTTACACCCCTTTATTTTTTTGTCTTAATTTACCTATATAGTGTAGTTGGACCCTGCCTTTTTAGTGCTATTAAAAGTGTACCTTTTTATCCTATATTATGCTAGTCCTGAACGCTCAAGGTCACGCTGACTCGTGACTTCTTTTTTTCTGAAACTGCCCTTATGCACAATCTGGAGTAAACGTAATGTTACTTGAAGAAATCGTAGCGAAGTTAGGCGAAATTAACGCCGATACTAACCTACCCATGAAAGCGGATGGCGAGGTTGATACAGCCTACGTTGACCAAATGTGGCCGGGTCTTACCTCGGGCATCACAAACTTCCTGTTGAATGAAGACGGTACCCGTAACGTATCTAACGTTAAAGCACTTAGTGCTGGTGGCTTCCATTCATTTGCTATGGAACGCTCTAGCAAGCCTAACGTGCCTGCCGGTCGTGTCCGTACAGATAAAGGTGTTATCCTCATTTACTAATCGCCTACCTTCTGGGTATTTGCTTGGTGGATGCTGAACGACATAAGTAGGGGTTCCTTCGGGAACCCCTGTTTATGCCGACTTAATAGAATTACCTACTAAGGGAAATCGAAACCACCGGTACCGTCGTCTTCAGGGGGTACCCCATCATCTTCAGGTGTATTGGTAGTATCTGTACCGTCACCAGTTAGGTCAGTGCTGTCATCGGTAGGTGCGGTTTCATCCTCACCACCAGTTAAGTCATCCCCACCGGTTTCATCGGTCAAGTCATCGTCTCCGCCTTGCTCGTCGGCAAGTCGTTGCTCTTCAGCGCGACGTTCCTCTTCTTCCTTCTTAGCGATTTCTTCTTCTTCCTTAGTGATAGCCTTCTCCGCGTCGCGCTCATGCTTACGTCCTACCTTGGTCGTCTTCAACATCTTCTCAGACATCATTTTCAGAATACCAGTTACAAACTCCGTATGTTGGTCGAGGATTGATTCCCCATTATCTTCCACAAACAAAGCTTCGATTTCTGGCAGTACGTTATTATTACGCATCCAGTTACGAATAAAGTAAGCACGAATTGCAGATTGGGTAGACAGGATTGAATCATCCAAGTCAGAGTCAACCACCATATCCATGATGTCTTGCGAGAAGTATGCCTCCATCGCCATATCAAGAATACTGATGTACTGCTGTAGTTCTTCCATCTGCGTCATGACTTTAGATGAATCAGGAGAAGGTAGCTGTACTTCAAAGTTATCCAAGAACTCGTTGATGGCTTCACCAATATCCCCTTCAACTTTAATCTTGTCTTCTTGAACCTTTTCAATAAGAGTAGATTGTATCTTTGGAGACAGTCGTGTGAACAAACGGGCAATGTCAGTTAAGTAGTCGGTAAACACAGACTGATACGAACATACACGTTTTACAAACAACTTGTTAGACATAATGACGTTGGCTGCAAAGTCAGTTTCACGAGTAGCGTCAATCATCTCTGGAGTAACACCCCAGCCCTGATGGTGACGTTCACGTAATCCATCTTCCAATTCGGTGTCAACTTTGGACACTGAACGGGCGACGTCTTCACTCTTTACCTTCGTTTGTGGATACGCAGGGTGGTTTGATACCGTGACCTGAATATTAGAACGATTGATAGAGTTAGCAATGTTGGTCAGGTCCATGTTACCTAACGGATAAGAACCCATGTTGGCCTGTTCACGCAACGCAAGGATTTTCTCAATGGTGGAGTCTGGGTCTTTATCCAGCGGGTCTAACTCGATATCCAGTAATGTACCGGGGGTTGAGTTACGCATACCTGCTTGAGTATTTGCCAGCAATAACATTGCACGCATTGAAGAAATAATCTTCGTTGACTCCAGCAATGATTTACCCACACCCAACTCGTTATAGTCAAAAGCCATGTAAACCATCAGTTCTTTAGGGATATAAAGAAGCTGGGTCTTCATGCGTCCAAGGGCACGGGACAGCATCAGCATTTCTGCGTCGCCATTGAACTCCACCTCAACCTCATCGCCATGAATACCGTTACGAAGGGAAGTGTGTAGCTTACGCTCTAAGTGCGTCACATAAGCCTTGTGGAGCTCTCTGACGGTCTTAATGTCCTTGTGTTCATCTTGACCAAACAGTTGTTCCCTGATGCGATTAATCTCGCTGCTATTGCCATTGTCGATGGACTGACTCTTTAAACGGTCCCAGTGCTTCTTGCTAGATGCAATGCTTACCGGGTTACCTGTCCCATCCAAGACCACAAAGTAGCCAACCTTGCGGGTTACATCGCCAGGAACGTTAATGGGGATGATTGATTCTGAAGGCGGATGGAAGAAGATAGGCTCTTCATTACCAACTTCTTTACAGTCCATCAGTTCCATAAACGGAGTAGTCTTAAATTTCCGTTTATTATACAGAACAACCTGCTCTTCCTTTTTGTCCCCATTGGCATCTTCTACCGAGACTTTTTGGCTATGAAGGAAGTTCATCGTATCCAAAAGGTTACGGCTACGTTCTTCACGAATACGTTCTTGAAGCAGCGGCTGCTTCAATACAGTTGGGTTATCGACCAGAGTCAAAAACTCACCAACCTTAATGGGGTCGCGGTTCTGACTTAAATCAGATGCCCATGATTCTAAAGAGGTAGTTACTTTATCACCTTCTTTATCACCAGCCCCACCTAACGGCGAAAGATAGCCAATGTTCTTAATGGTCATGTCATCGGTGAATTCTTCAGCCAATGCCTCGGTAGACACCGAGTCACCATTGATGATGGCATCTATACCTGAGCGCGGCACAGCAATAACCGGGTAGCTCCCTGTCTTGAACAACATATCTTCCAATGCAGGAACACACATCTTAGCCAAGTCAAGTTCTTCTGTGAAATACTCTTTCACTACCTGAAGTAACGCACCGTTTAATTCATCGTCGCTGGTGTTGTCACGCATACGGAACAACAGCTCATTAGAAATCATGTCGTTAGGGGACATGATGCAGGACACCAGAATGTCCATTGCCAATTTGGTATCTGGCAAAACTTCGAATACTGACTTAGCATCCGTAATGTGTTCAGCCGTCTCATCGACAATACGCTGAGTTGACGCTTTGTCTACTTTATAACCCGGTTTGTCAACGGCACGGCCTTCCGCTTGATTCGCTGCACCTACTAATTTCTTACGTAAAGTAGATTCATCAAAACGGGACTTGTTCGGGTCATATCTTTTGAGAACGGCGTCTTTATCTATATCAGACATCCTATACTCCTTCTTATTAAACGGAGGACCTGTGAGTAATAATAACTATTTCTCTATTTTTAGAGAGGATACTGTAAAGCTCTGCAAGTCTATGGTTATTAAATCACAGAAGACTGCAGAGGCCATTAATGCACATCTGTCTTCGATGGGATACAACCCTGAGACCGAGACTCATAAATGGAAGTACTTTTTGAATTTAGCGGGTGAATATCATGCCACCGACGATACTATGTTCGTCACATCGCTAGACACTCTTGAAGTAATTGAATTTAATAAATCAACCTTGGAGCTACATAAGACCACTCGTAAAGAGTACACCTTGCAGAGTACTTATTACGAAGAGTTGGTTGCTCGTTACCCAGAACAGGAAGAGTTGATTCGTGGCATTATTAACCCTGTCGACATTGACAAGGCAGTTGATGCTGACGACCACACCATCCTTACATGGGATAGCAGTCTTCTTGAAAGCCAAGAAACAAATCTCATTTCTGAACTTCAGGAGTGGGTTAAAGGGTTTGCTTTTCGATACTTCGTCGACGGCTACAGTTTGACCGACGATTTCTATACGGCAAGCTTTTTAGGCATACTTTATTTAAATATGCCCGCACGTGTCTTAAACATAAGACTGGCGAACTGTCATACTGAAATGGTACACAGCTACCATATTTGGAGTTATCTTGCTAGCCATTCCGCTATGGATGACTTCCGTGAATACCTCACCCACAAACAAGCCCATTGGCTGTATCGCAATATTCGCTATTTAGAAGCGAACGTTGGTAAAGGTGAAGTGTTCGCAGAATTGATTCAGAACTTCCTGACTGAGCGAGGGCTTAGTATTTATGGACATCGCATCGAACACGTCGTTGGCGAAATTATGTCCGGCAATAACAAACCTAAACCTCGGATTCGTCGTACACCGCTGAATAACAAATTTGCTGAAGAAATAGAACGCACCGTTGAAGATGTCTTGGCTTTGGAAGAGCCGCTTGGGCTATGGAACCCAGGTCACCGCTTTAAAGACAAGGACAAAATTACAACGGGCATCGAGGATTCAGCAACAGATTCATTACCCACTAAGGTTTTAGAATCAGAAGCGGTAGACCTGTCAGGGTCGTTACCGGTGACCCTTGGTGATACACTACTCAATCATTGGATTGAGTGGGCAGCCAGTGGGCGGTACGCTACTTATATTAACGTCTCCAATCCGTATACGAACAACACCATGCGGTTGAGTTCAAAGGATGCAGTTGTTGCGTATTTTTACTGCTACAACAAAGCCCATGGGGTAACGTTAACTTCTATGCCCGATATCCATTGTGAACGCACGGTTCGTACTGAAGCCTATATATGGACAGACATCATGCGTATGCTTGACGCGAGCCTAGTAGATGAGGGTGAGGTAGCGGCGATTAAATCGGTCATGCCTAATCTGGAGTTGTATACCAACACTGAAGATTTCTACAATGCATGTGAAAACATCATGGGTGCCGTCATCTACCATCGTGATTTACTTGGGATGATAGAAGACTTTAACGTATATGGTGAGTATGGCAAGGCAATTGATTATTGCTTCCGCGACTACCGTGCTACTTTTAACGTTCCTGACATCTCTGAATGGATGATAGAGAACGGCTTAGCCCTAGATACGTTATCGGCTGGTGATGCTGAAATCATGGCAAATGAAATCTTAGCGGCCGCTACCGGACAAGATGTCAATGCAGGACAATCGTTACGTGATTTGCAAACAGCAATGCTTGCAGCCATGAAGCGTTTATGTAGCTATGACCTACAGTTCATCCAAACTACTAACGAAGTTGAGTTACGTCGCACTGACTGGCCGACTATCAGAGGTGGAAATATCCGCAGTAAGTCCTATTCAAAAATTACTATGGACCCTACTTTAGATAGGATTGAACCAGTAGGAATTATCCGTCATCACCTTCACGCCGATGACCCGCTACGTATGATTGACATTGCCTATAATGACCAGATTCAATCACGTGTTTCAATGGATACTGGTTTGGACTACACCGTAGCAGAACAAAGTAATCAAATAACGAGTGGGGGCAGTGCTCCAATTCGTATCAGTAATTTAGAGGAGCTATAATGAGCTTAGCAACTAAACGTACCATTTACGGTAACGGCTTACAGACGGCATTGCTCAACAATGCTGACCATGTAATTCAACAGTTCTCCACACTGAACGAAAAGTTCAATGTGTTGGCAACTGATAACCCGGACTCTAACCCTACCCTTGGTTATTACACCATTGGGCGTGGTGGTCACCAGAACTACAGTGGGGCCGATGGCCAGGCTTTGACTAAGGCGCGTCCACACCGCGCACGTGACGCAGCGTTGTTTAAGCACCTGCCTTTCGTTATGCGTGAGTTGGACAATGACCTGACTAACGTAGAGCGTAACGCATACGCACTGCGTACAGTGGAAACCTTTGCTGGGGTCGAGTACTACTGTTATTACCTGAAGCGTGTGTCAACTGGTAGTCAACCTATCCGTTACGAACATCACGTAACGGTGGACGGTAATACCGATACCATGGCTTTCCAACCGGCTCAGTCTGACCTTAACCCTACACCTGTGGATATTCCTGCAGAAGGCGTTACAGCGGCAAGCGGTGAGAAACTCTCTGTCAGCACTACGTTTGAGATTAACTTCACGGCACAAGATGCTGAGAACCTCAAACAGGTCTGTCGCATTCGCCATAATGACGAAGCGTACGCAGTGGTGTCTGAGATTGGTATCTGCTCTGGGCAAGACCATGCAATTGATGTACAGCCTGCGGTAGGTAATCCTTACCAGATGTTGGAAGCTCGTGGTGTACAGATTGCAACGTTCGTGCAGTGTATGTATCCAATGGCCTTTGCTAACAATGGCTTTAACTTGAAAATTGACCTGGGTGCATCTGAACCTCTGGCTGTGGACAACACATCCGGTAATGCAGTTAACCTAGGTCAATTAAGGCGGTAATATGGAAGATAACTTCTTTCGAGTGGTCGCGATTGACCCTGCGTTAGATAAGTTGGGTATTGCAGTATTGGATGTAAATCTAATTACCAAGCAAATCCACATTCGCTACGCTGAAACAATCGATGCAGTGGCTGGCTCGCAAAAGTATCCGGAAGTTATCTCTCAATTTGGACTCCGGCAGGCTAAGCTGTGTTACCACGAAACTTACCTAACGGATTTCTTCCTACGTTGGGAGCCACATGCCATTGTGCACGAGGCTCCTTTCTTAGGACGCTTTCCACAAAGTTATGCAGCGCTAGTTGAGGCGGTCAGTGGTATTCGAAGAGCAGCTATTGCGTACAACGTTTTAGTTGACTTCGACCACGTTGACCCACCCAGTGCCAAGAAGGCGGTAGGGGTTAACGGTAAGTCCAAAGATAAAGAAGAAGTAATGGAAGCGATTACTAAGCTGCCAGACGTAGTTTACGATACTGATACAAACATCCTGCTAAGCTATTTATCAGAGCACGCTTCGGATGCTGTAGCTGTAGGGTATTGGAAGATACGTAGACTCTTTGATAAAAATCTATAATAAGGACACCAGTGGGCATGAGTAAGGTGCATTTGGCTCCGGCCGATATACAAACGGGATTACCTATTGGTGGGGGTGAAACTCCACCAGTACATCCTACGCAACCTGATGTTGCAACATTTTACAGTAGCATCGAACGCTACTTGGAATATAATCAGCATCACGTTGGGGATGTATTGTGCTATTGGAAGGCTATCGATTATACCGATGCTTTCACCGACCGTAGTTTGCCCTATGGTACATTCTGCATTCGTGGGGGGTATTCCCTACGTCATGGCGGATACATTGTAGTTACAGGTGACTGTGAATGGCGGTGGATTAAAGATGAGGCTGGAGAAATTTTTACAGGCTTACCCAATCTACTGAAAAACCATCACCCATAATTACAATTCCTAAAAAAGGAAATATAATGTATATCGCCTTATCAGGCATTGATGGCTGTGGCAAGTCCACAGCCTCTCGTGCCGTCGTAGATTGGTTAGAGCACAATCAACCAAAAGAAATTGTGTTCGTACATGAGTATTCCGGTACCCCTGAGGCGGATGCTATCCGTCACTGTATCCTTGAATCCGACACCCAGTTCACACTCAAGCAGCAGTTATTATTAATAGCGGCAGCACGAGACTCCATGCAGGAAAAATTAATTGGTCCTGCCCTGATGGAAGATAAACACATTGTGTCAGACCGTTGTCTGATGTGCAGTGAAGCTTATCAAGTCGACAGTGTCGAACAACGTCAACTGTTTGATTTCTTACACCAAGGAATTTACCTGCCAGACATTATTATCCTGGTGGACCTAGATGTAGATACTGCCGATATGCGCATCGGTGACCGTGAACGTGACAATATCGAAAAGAAGGGTAAGGGCTACCAGTCAGAAGTACGCGAGCGCTTCCTAGACGTCGCTAAGAAGAATCCTTTCTGTATAAAGGTATCATCGCATGGTTCTCAAGATGAAGTCTATCAGGACGTGCAGAGAGCGCTTACAGAGGCCACCATCAGCATGTCTCCGCTGGCTATTGTTATAGTGAACGGCGAAGTAACTTACTTTGGCTCTAATGGCTTTACAACCGTTCACCTTGATATCGTCTACGAGGCATTAGTGAATTACGGTTACATGTTCACTAAGAGTGGGAAAGGTCTATGGTCAGTTTCTCTTGGCTATAACAATTTAGGCGATGAATTGTTACATGAGCATCAAGCAGTGAAGATTGCTTTTTCAGATGCAATACGCAGAGGATATTGGAATGAGTCTTTTAGCCGTCTTGGGGACCGTGGGAAAAGCAGTACTAAGTGCTGTCATCCCATCCCTCGGAAATAAATTAGTTGAGAAAGTAAATGAGTTTGTTGAACCAGACCAACGACTCGACCCGCAGAAAGCAACTGGTGAAGAAGTTGCAAAAGCAGTCCAAGGTCTCCCGCCAGACACGCAGGCTCGCATTATCGAGAGTGAGGTGGCGAAAGAGATTGCGGCGTTAAACTTCCGTAGACATATTGATGACAACACCGTCAAGATTCAATTGGCGCACATCGAAGCTGAAAAACATGGTAGTAAGACACGTCCTAGAACTGTGGCCGCTATGGTGGTGTTAGTGTTTCTTGGTTTGTTGGTGGCAATTGGGTCAAATGCATATATTGCCTACAAAGCGATGTCAATGTTTGAAGCAGATAAGAATATGGCACTGGCCGCCGCAGAGCTAACTGCTCTAAAGGCTTTGTTGCCTGACTATACGTCATGGAGTATTATCTTGGGTTTCCCTATTTGGGTTATCCGGTCTTACTTTGGTGACCGTACTGAAGATAAGCGCGTCCGCGCCAATGCACAACTCGGTGTTGCTACCGAGCCAAAGAAAACCTTTGGCGGTGCTGTTGGGGATGTGGTTACCAAAAAGTTGTTTAAACTTTAAAAACCTGCAAGAAAGTCAAGGGGTTCTTTCGAACCCCTTTTATGCCTCATGATAAAAAATACTCAAGTCTCTTTAGATATAGAGCTACACAACGTAGCCACTTTAACCCAGAGAATAGCAGAGGTAACTAGATGGCCTATACCGGTAACAGACGAGGAATTAATCCTCGCGAAGATGACTGGGCAAGTTGCGAAGACAATCCGTTATCAGAACTAATGTTCGACCGTGGTCAGTCAGTTATAATGAATGTGCGTGGGCGCTTGTGTTGGGAAGATGAAAGAATCAACCACTTCCTAATGCGCGTACTCTGCAGGTCTATAATCTCCCGACTCACCCCCATAGTTGAAGACCAACTCGTTCCAGAGAGGGTAGTGAGAAGATTACGGACAGTTCTCGCAAGGACCAACGTTAAGCCCAATAATATTGACAAGATGGTGGCTTCAGTGGAAAGTTGTTTCCGCATGACCTTGAATATAATACCCCCTAGGTTCCTAGGGTCGGTATTCTTTTATTCAGAAATGCAAACTTTGCAATTCAATTCAAAAGGAGTCTACGCTGACGATGATATAGAAGGTGTGACTTACTTTGATGACGTAGACGGGAATCAGAATTTACAAATACTTATTAAACACTATTCCTGCCCTGATAGAATCAAAGAAGTCCAAGAAAGAAATAGGTATCTAGTTGAAGAGACAGATGCTCATCTGGCGTGATGCTGCGACCACGGTAAAGAGCACGTAACCTTAGAGAAAAAACTTTTTCAGTTTTTACCTATTATATGTTAATCAACTGTAACACCCTGTAACACTTACGGACGGAGTCGGGTCCAGAAGTTCGTGTGCTTGATGTTTGCATGTTCTTGACTTCCTTTTATTGAGTTAAAAGACTTCATTTGTTTCCTTTTAGGCTACTCTCCTTGTGGGAGTAGCCATTTTTGCCGTCTGTACTATTTTTACACTATGGACTTTAAGTATAGAACCCTTTAATAGAGAATTAAAAATGATTATTGTAAAAAAAGAACCCTTAAGATTATTAGCCGATTTTCTGATTCGTAATGGAATGTTTGACGCCGGTAATGTCTCAGATAACAGTTTGCTAAACCAGTACCGTGAAGCGTTAGTTAACCCTACCAACCCTAGCGTAGTGAGTTTTGTGATGGAGCCTAATAAAGGCATTGCCATCCTTGTGGATACCCCAAACGGTAAACCACAATTTAATCTGTATACGGCAACCCGTATGCGTGGACAAGGTATTGCAAGAGACCTGACTGAACAGTTCTTTGCGTACATGGGTAAAGATTGTCTGGATAACGTCGAGTGTACTGGTGTGGTAGATACAATTGTATCTGAGACCAAAATGCTGGCTGAGATGGGCAACGTTGTGATGGTGTAACTATGGCGCGTTTGATTACGGGAAGTGACTTCCATTTAGGGGCACACAACAACTACAAGTTTAGAGGCTTTGCTTCAGTGGAGGAACATGATGAGGTGGTGTTTGATAACTTTGCCTCCATGCTCCACAAAAAAGACTCGGTCATTCTGGTAGGGGACATTTGTCAAAGCTTGTATTGGCTAGGACGAATGAAGAAGTTGGTGGGTGACCACCACTGCGCTAAGATAACAGTTGTGCCAGGAAACCATTGCTGCGAAAAGAAAATCAAAATGCATCATTTGGTAGAGCACTATTGTGAAGTCATTCCGTATCTTTCCAGACGTAACTGTTGGTGGAGCCATATGCCTATCCACCCTGACCATTTACGTGGACGAAAGTATAACATACACGGTCACCTACACAGTGAATCAGATGTCCCCATCGATGACCCCCGCTTTATTAATGTTGCCATTGACCACCATGACCTTAAACCAATTAGTTTTGCAGAGTTAATTGCAACGCATGAATCCAAGGGTAGGTTATAATTACTTACCCGCCTTACTATATGTCGCGCTACATATATTTTTTCCAGAGAGGATACAACAATAATGAAATTTGAAAATTTCTTTGAAGACCCAAATAGCCGCAGTGCACTGACTGTCTATTCTAAAGAGCAACGCCGTGCCATGGCTAAAGCGTGTAACAATGCGGAATTCATTCGTAAGGTGAAGCACACCTTGTCAAGCCGTACTAAGAAAATGCTTGAAGGGGTAAACATTGTTCAAGTGTCTGCCCGTTTCCATCAGTCCATCGCAGGCCGTGAACTTCGCCCCATCATTGACTACGATGTATCCACTTTCTTTACTACGGTAAACGGTAAGCCTTGGATTATCATCAACTCCGATATCCCACTGGCTGAAGTGACACTGGTACACGAAGCTATTATCTTCGAACAATGGCGTCGCGGTGATTTGAACTTTGTTGAAAAGGGCGTCGTATGGAAGGGCACTATCTACCCTAACGACCTGATTGCTGAAACGTTCACCGATGATAAAAAGAACGAGCAGTGGAAATACCTGCCGTGGAAACTGGAAGCTTTTGGTCGTCAGTTTACCGATGCTCAAGTTCAGCACATCCGTAAGAACGGTAATGAAGAAACAGTGAAAGGCGTTAACGCTATGTTGGCTTTTTACGGTCGCGTGGTACCAGATGCTCCGGCGGAAGAATTAACGGAGACGGGTGATGTTGAAGCAACTGAAAAGCCTGAGTAAGTTACGTAAGCTGTACTTAACGTACCAATTACTTGTTGCAGCGTGTAACGTATTTCTAATTGCGGTAACGGCAACCCTAATAATCAAACACTTTGATACGTTGGGGATTATCTTGCGTGATTACTCCGCTACCTTGTTTGGATTACTGTTGTTCATTCCAGGTATTAGTAAATACATTACTCGCAATCCCATGAAGTGCTACCCCTATATAGTGGCCATTGAGATTACTTGTGTAACAGGATACATGGTTGCATCTCGGGATATCTATCCTGAGTTTATACTAGTAGCCTCTATGTTCTTTTTGGGTGCAACCAATACTCTGGTGCGACCCTTAAGGGCTAAAAACTATTCTCAGGTAATCAAGGGGGATGGTGACTATGCGGTACTGTCCGAACGTGTTTCTTCTATATCTTTAGTACTGGTAACAGCGTTAGGGGTATGGATGACATGGGCAGGTATTAGTACTTTAGTTAATGCTGCCTTGACCATAATCTTCATGGCCGGTTCGCGTTGGGTATATCACTATTTCTTAATTGAACTATTGGGTATTGAAACAAAAGCCAAGGAAGAAGTAGTACCTGCACACTAACACACTCACGTCCTCTCTAAGCTGCGTTAGTTACAGACTGGTAACTTT